TGTATTATCATATGGTCTACATATATTGTTAACACTAATACCTTTAGATGCTTCTTTAGTAGCAGTCGTAGTAGCAGCAGCATCCGTAGTTTCTGGTGCTTCCGTATTAGTTTTACTGTATGGTTTGCATGTACCAATAATACTTGCTTCTTTAGTAGCAGTCGTATTAGCAACCGTAGTTGCGGATGCTTCCGTAGTTGCAGCAGCATCTGTTACCTTATTTTCCGGTTTAAAAGATAAACATTTACTAGTTACAATAACTTCTGATTTCGTAGTTGTAGGAACAGATTCATCCGGTTTATATGGGTCGCATCTATTATTATTATTTATTTTAGTAACTTGTGATTTCGTAGTTGTAGTCGATGGTGTATTATCATATGGTCTACATATATTGTTAACACTAATACCTTTAGATGCTTCTTTAGTAGCAGTCGTAGTAGCAGCAGCATCCGTAGTTTCTGATGCTTCCGTATTAGTTTTACTGTATGGTTTGCATGTACCAGTAATACTTGCTTCTTTAGTAGCAGTAGTATTAGCAACCGTAGTAGCAGCAGTAGTTTCTGGTGCTTCCGTAGTTGCAGCAGCATCCGTAGTTTCAGAATCTGTTACCTTATTTTCCGGTTTAAAAGATAAACATTTACTAGTTACAATAACTTCTGATTTCGTAGTTGTAGGAACAGATTCATCCGGTTTATATGGGTCGCATCTATTATTATTATTTATTTTAGTAACTTGTGATTTCGTAGTTGTAGTCGATGGTGTATTATCATATGGTCTACATATATTGTTAACACTAATACCTTTAGATGCTTCTTTAGTAGCAACCGTAGTAGCAGCAGCAGTAGTTTCTGGTGCTTCCGTAGTTGCGGATGCTTCCGTAGTTTCAGAATCTGTTACCTTATTTTCCGGTTTAAAAGATAAACAGTTACTAGTTACAATATCTTCTGATTTCGTAGTTGTAGGAACAGATTCATCCGGTTTATATGGGTCGCATCTATTATTATTATTTATTTTAGTAACTTGTGATTTCGTATTTGTAGTCGATGGTGTATTATCATATGGTCTACATATATTGTTAACACTAATACCTTTAGATGCTTCTTTAGTAGCAACCGTAGTAGCAGCAGCAGTAGTTTCTGGTGCTTCCGTTGTAGTTTTACTGTATGGTTTACATGTACGAGTAATACTTGCTTCTTTAGTAGCAACCGTAGCAGCAGCCGTAGTTGCTGGTGCTTCCGTAGTTGCGGATGCTTCCGTAGTTTCAGAATCTGTTACCTTATTTTCCGGTTTAAAAGATAAACATTTACTAGTTACAATAACTTCTGATTTCGTAGTTGTAGGAACAAATTCATCCGGTTTATATGGTGTGCATCTATTATTATTATTTATTTGATTAACTAATGATTTTGTAGTTGTAGATGTATTATCATATGGCCTACATATATTGTTTACACTAATACCTTTAGATGTTTCGGTAGTTGTAGCATCTGTAGTTGTAGCATCTGTAGTTGTAGCATCTGTAGTTGTAGAATCTGTAGTTGTAGCATCTGTAGTTGTAGCATCTGTAGTTGTAGCATCTGTAGTTGTAGCATCTGTAGTTGTAGCATCTGTAGTTGTAGCATCTGTAGTTGTAGCAGACTTTATTTCATAAGGACTACATGTGTCAGTTACACTAACAGATTCTTTGGTTTCTTTATTATCCGGTTCCGTTGTGTTAGGTTTAAAAGATAAACATTTACTTGTTACAATAACTTCAGTATCTGTATTTTTAGATTCAGATGCAATAGGTTTGTATGGTGTACATCTATTGGTTTCTATTTTATTATTATTATGATCAACTGTAGTAGATGCTGTAGTAGATGTTATATTATCATATGGTCTACATATATTATTTACACTAACACTTAATTGTGTATTTGTTTCAGAACTATTTGGTTTAAAAGACACACATTTATTATTTACTATATTTTCTTGTAAATTATTAAGATTAGAAGTTACAGTTATGGATTTATTAGTAAATGTGTATTGTCGTCTCCCCCATCGTTTCCCTATAAATTTTGAAAGTGCGTTATTTATTAGTTCTTTACTCTCTTCTGATGTTTGAGAAATCACCTTTATGGGAATTAATATAGAAATGTTTCCTTCACTGGGATATGTTATAATTAAATCATCTTTATCGGTACATTCATTACTTCCATTCTGTTCGGTATTACATAAATTTAAGTTGTTTATAGTAGTAATAATATCAGTTTTTATAATAAGACCCTTTATAGTGTTAGTCGTATAAGTGTTTTCTTGTATACTAGAACTATAACTCACGATTAGTTCTATATTATTTAATTGTATAGATAAAGACTTGGGTGATTCAGTAGTCTCTGTTATTGATGGCAATTCAGAAAATTTGTGTGTAACTATTATGGATTTCGTCTTAAAGGTGTATCCCCAAAGACGGGTTCCCCAAAGACTGTCTATAAATTTCGAAAGAGCTGTATTTATTTTTTCTTTACCATCTAAAGCTGTTTGGGAAATCACCCTTATTGGAATTAATATAGATATTTCACCAACTTTAGGATACGCTAAATATAAATCGTCTTTATCTATACATTCGTCAAGTTTATGACTTTCATTCTGTTCGGCGTTGCATAAGTTTAATTCGTTTATGGTAGTAACTATATCATGTTTTATAATAAGATCCTTTATAATGTTCTTTGTGGGAAGTGGACCTTGTAGGCTTGAACTAAAGGTCGAAATAAATTCTATATTATAATGTTGTATATTTTGACTATTAACATAAGTTTCTTTACTTAAATGGTTTGAGTCTATAAAATTGTCTTTTTTATAGACAATTTTATTAGTTTTCATATAAATATTTAAAATATTAAAAATATTAATTTTTAAATTAAAGATAAAGATAAATAAACACTATAAAATATTGTAATACTCGCTTAAATTGGTTGTATCATATAAAACATTATAGTTTGTAAATCCTTCTGTTGTTGTTGTTTTAAATTCATTACTATTATCTTCTTCTTTATTGGAATTATCACTATTCTCTTCATCATCGTTAGTATCATTATTATTATCTTCATCATCATCCTCACGAGTATCATCACTATTATCTTCATCATCATCATCCTCACGAGTATTATCGTTATTATCTTCATCATCACTATTATCTTCATCACCGCTATTATCTTCATCATCATCCTCACGAGTATCATCACTATTATCTTCATCATCATCCTCACGAGTATTATCGTTATTATCTTCATCATCACTATTATCTTCATCACCGCTATTATCTTCATCATCACTATTCTCTTCATCACCGCTATTATCTTCATCATCACTATTCTCTTCAGTATCACTATTCTCTTCTTCATCTTCTTTTTCTTCTTCCTTCTCTTCATCTTCATCTTTTTCTTCATCTTTTTCTTCATCTTCTTCATCCTTTTCTTCTTCTTCATCTTTTTCTTCATCTTTTTCTTCATCTTCTTCATCCTTTTCTTCTTCTTCATCTTCATCTTTTTCTTCATCTTTTTCTTCCTCATTTTCTTCATCTTCATCTTTTTCTTCCTCATTCTCTTCATTTTCTTCATCGTTATTGGAGTTACCATTATTATCTTGATTATCAAAATTTTCTACAATAGGAGGTAACATATTATATAATACAGCAAGTATAGCTAAGGTAGATAGTAATAGAATACAAATTCTAAACATTATAATAATAGTATAAAATAAATTATTAATATATAATATGATGAATAGTAAAATTAATAATGGAAATTGGGTAGTTCTATACTATTCGGAAAATTGTGGTTATTGTACTGATTTTTTGCCAATATGGGATTTATTTGAGAAAAAAAAGAATAAAAAGTTAAATAAACTAAAACTAAATATTAATAGTTTGGATTTGCATAGTATAACACCGCCAATAAATGGAGTTCCGACAGTACATTTCTATAATAATGGGAAAATAACAAAGGATGGTATTTTTAATAATGAAAGAACACTATTAGAATTAAATAAGTTTTGTGTAAACAATTTAAAATCTAAAAAATCTAAAAAATCTAAAAAATCTAAAAAATCTAAAAAATCTAAAAAATCTAAAAAGACTAAAAAGGCTAAAAAAGCTAAAAAGTCTAACTAAATTAGTTAGTACCAATATCAAGACCACGACGGTTAATATCGGGTTCAATAGTAGACTGAAGCCATGGACTGACTTTAACCTGTGGGTTGGAGGGTTCAGATCTAAGCTGTCGGTTAGCGTTTCTCAAACTCTGTCCTACAGTGTTAACACCAAGGTGATGGCCGGCGTTAAGGAAGTTCTGAGAACTTAATTCGCCCTGACCAGCAGGAACATTTTTAGCCCATGCACTATCTTTATCCTTAGGAAGAAGTTCGCTAGGATCTCTGATATCCTTAGGGAAACATTGTTCTGGGACCTTTTCTAAAGAAGTATCCATACTAATTGGTGCAAAACTACTATCATCCGGCGACAATCCAGTAACACCAACATTGGCCGTGGTAGAAGCTTCGGTAGGAGCAACTGTAGTAGTCTCCTCGACCTGACCCTCGGGACGCACTGCCTCTCTCTCGACAACAGGGTCAACCGATGCAATAGGTTCCTCAACAACAGACTGTACTTCTTGAGACGAAACTTCGCTCATAGGTGTTTCAGGAGCATCCATGAACCCCTCACTAACATTATCATTACTTAAATCAGAAATCGAAGAATTATCAACTTCGTTAACTAAGTTAACATTGTTAGATTCATCTTCTTCATTAATCTGATAAGCTAAGAAAAGTGTTCCAACACACACCATTAGTAGAACACTGTTTGATACTTTAGGAGTTAAAGCTTTCTCATTGTTTTTCACCATTAGTACAACTAAGGCAGCAGAACCAAGTAGAAGTGTCATTTTGGTCATTTTGTCGTTTAAATCGAGAACATTACTTAACATATTCATATCTATAATATTAGAAAATATAAAAAATTCGTGTAAAATATTAAATTACAAGATTTTTTATATCATTAATTTTATTTTCATGAGTTTCAAATAATTTTTTATATTTTTCTAATTCCTTTTTTAATTCGTCAATATTTTCTACAGATTCAGTTTCATCAAATTCAATTTCATCAATTTCGATTTCATTCAATTCATTGTCCGAAATTTCATCTTGAGTATCTGAAATTTTTACAAAAGAAATTTCTGGTTCTGTGGATTCTGGTTCAGTTAATTCTGGTTCAGTGGATTCTGGTTCTGTGGATTCTGGTTCTGTGGATTCTGGTTCTGTGGATTCTGGTTCAGTGGATTCTGGTTCAGTGGATTCTGGTTCAGTGGATTCTGGTTCAGTGGATTCTATATTATTTTTAAAATTATCATTAATTAAATATTCCATGTTGGATTGAGTTGCAATTTCGTTCGTTTTTATTTGTATAGGAATCCATTCTGAAATAACTTGTTGAGATAAAAATTTTAAACCACAGAATTTTAATAAACAAATAACTTTATTATTCTCATTAAGATTTGTAATACTTACATTATTTTTATCATAGATTGAACAATCTATTTTATTTTTAGTAACCGGAACCTTTAATTTTAATTTAGGATTATTTTTATGTTTAAGAGGAGATGTATAAAATTCTTCTACAATATCTAATGGGAATTCTTTATTAAACCAACTATTACTTTCTTTATGAATTTTAAGAATATTATTATCATCGAAATTACTTAAAAATTCATAAAATTCGTTATTTTCTTCATTAGAAATATCAAGATCTAATTCTATATAGCATCTTGTATCTAATTTTACAATATTAGTTATATTTGTTAGCATAGGTGTTTTGATATAAATTTCATTTCCTTTATATTGTGCAAAACTATAATAACTACCTTTTATCTTTTCAGGTTTCTTAAGTTCTATCTGGTTAATATCTATATTCCTATAGTCTGTAATTGTAATGCTCATTATTTTAATAGACCAAAAATTTATGTTTTATTAAACGCTAATATTTATTTGTTGTGCTTTAATTTTGTAGTGTATAACATCATTATATATCCAAACTTTATCTATAATAATTTCTGAATCCAAATAGATACCTTTGGTAATTTTATAAAAATTAAAAAAACTATTATTCTGTTTTACTTCAGTTGTAATTTTGTCCTTATATTTTTTAATTTTTAAACAAATCATAGTATCATATTTTTCACTATATCTAATTTGTGAATTAATTTCTTTATTTAACTTGGTTTTTATCAAATTTTCTATATTCTGTATAAATTGTTCAAATTTATCTAATTCATTATTAAATTCTTTATCTCTAGATTTCCTGAGTTGAACGTTCAAAAAGTAATCTTTATCCGTCTTATCAACACCAAAGGGGAGATATAGTTTGGGTGTTTTAATAATTAGTTTTTTAATGACATTTTTGCTATTTTTATAAGAAATATTATGATTATCATCAATTGTAATATTCTCTATTAAAATTTGATTATAGTTCATACTAAAATACAATTATTTTCTATAAATATTTATTAAAAATTTTTATGTAGCTATATATAATGTCTGATTTATTTGTAAAAAATATACAGAATTGGATTACATTAGATAATAACATTAAAAGAATAAATAAGGGATTAAGAGAAATTAAGAACAAAAAAAATGTATTAGAAAGGGATATAATAACATTTGCTAGTAGTAATAATCTAAATAACAAGGTTCTTAATCTAAATGAAACAAAATTAAGATTTGATGTTAGTACATCATATCCATCTATTTCTATAAAATTACTCAGAGAAGTTTTAGAAGAAACTATAGAAGAACCAGAAGGTATTGAGGTTATCATGGATAGAATTTCTAAAAAAAGAGAAAAATTATCTAAAAATAATATCCATATTAAGAGAAAATAAAAATAATCAATAATAGTATAATGAAATATTCTAAACGCCTATCTGTCAAAAAATCTAAATCGATGAAACATCCTGCAAAAAAAACTTCTAAACGTAATATGAAAAAATCGGCCAAGAAAGGACCGATGCGTTCAATGAAAAGAAAATTAAACAAAAATAAAAGAACTAAAAAGAAAAGGGGTGGATTCGTGCGCGCTGGTTCTGTTCAACATTTTATTACCTGTCTAGGAAATATTGTTTGGGGGTAAATGAAATTACTCTATAACTATATCAAGATCATTCCAATAATGAATCTTGTTTTCAGCATGTTGTGAAAAATTAATTATACATCCAAAATCAACTGGTGTATTTTCTTTTTCAAGTTGGTCAAAATATTTTTTTACTTGTGTTTTTTCAACATCTTCTATAGATTTTTTTGTAGAAGCCTTTAGTTCTAGTATTATATTTCCGGTCTCATATGATTTATTCGGATGTATAAATAAATCTATACGATTCGAAGATAGAATATGTTTTAGTCCATTTGAATCTGTATAAATTACATTAAGATACCTTTCAATATCAATATTAAACCCATATGTCATTAGTTCATGAAAAAGTGCTTTCTGATAAATTTGTTCTGTATAACCACGACCAAGTTGTGAATATACTTTTTCAGAACTTTTTACAATAATAGAATATACTGCTTTTAGATGGTTCATTTGTATATACTATCGTTTATTTCTTTAACTTATTGATATTCAGACCAACTTTCTTTATTAAAGGGAGATATGTTGTAAGTATCTCTATTCTTTTTAAATTTTAAGACCTGTTTATCATTTTGACTATATTCATTTACATAATTTAAATTAATACGTTCTTTATTTTTAGGTGTTGGTTTTACGCCATAACAGTTGGCGCCGAATTTAAAATCTTTATTCTTATAGTACCCTGCGTTTATACCTGGCATACCACATTTTTCCGAATTAATATCTTCATCGCTAAGTTTATTCCAGAATTCTTGTTGAATTGGGTATGCTGCGATTTGGTCGCCTATCCACCCCATAGAACACCAGTTAGCACCTCTTTTATAAGCATCCATAAGCTGCTGAACTGTTGCTAGTTCAGAATCAAATGAACGACAAACTAATTTAGCTTCATCATAGGTAAAAATATTCTCAGATACATGGAAGACCTGATTTCCTTCACTGTCAACTTCTTCATCTTCATCCTCACTATCTTCAACAATTTTTTGTTCTATACCAACAATCCAATTATAGAGTGCCTTTAGGTCAAATGTAATATGGAGGTGTTTGTATAATAAATATACAAAAACTACTAACCCAACAGAAACTCCTACCATTAGAAGCGTATGTTTTTTTTTAGACACAGAATTAAGTGATTTATTGAACTGTCTGTTATAATAATTAAAACTATTATTCATTATATATTATAAAAATAAAATTTTATTTCGTAGTTCGTCTATAAAATAAACAATATGCATTAGATGTGTTAACACTACTCATTTTCATAACAGTGGTATCATTAAATTCATACCATTTGTTATCATTTTTACAATAAGATGTATAATGTCCTCCACGACTACCACCATAATGGTTACAAACACTATATAATTCATATTTATTATTAGTATCATTGTTATATTTAGACATGTCCAGATCTTCTGGGAATTCTATATTGTTATTTAGTTTCATGTTATTATTATTAAAACGGTTAATTGTAAAAATAATAATTTTAGGAAGTCTAAATAATTTCATTTGTTTATAAATATCTTTAGTTTCACCTTCATCATTAATTTTATGTGACTCCAATGTTTCTTTTTCTAAATACAAATCTATACAGTCATATATAGAACAATCTTCTTTATTATTAATAGGCAATGGTACAAAACATATAGGTTGAAAATTATTAGAATAAACTTTACCAGTTTCTTTATCAGAAATTACTGTTAAAATTTGACCATAAAATAGTTCTATAATTTTAGAATAATCATTTTCATAAAAATCACTCCAAGATTTTTCAGACTCTTTATTTAGACCTTCCAATTTCCTTAAGCTTTTAAATTTCTTTTTTTCAGAAAAACAATCGTGAAAAATCTCTAAAACAACCATCAAAAATTCTTGTATATCATTCTGCATATTTACAGAAAATCCTAGATTTATCCCCTTTTCATTACATATTTGTATTAAATTTTTAAAAAAACTTTTTGGTGATATAATACAGTTATCTTCCCATAATCCATTTAAAAGTTTGACCCAATTTTTTACAAATTCTGTATTTATATTATCATCCTTATCTTTAATTTTTTTTTCGTATTTTTTAGAACGGAAAAAATCAGTCAAATCAAGGGTGTGACTAAGACTTTGTATAGCAGAATTAATATAACAAGTATTACCATAATTTACTAATCCACTTAGACCTTTACCACTATAGTTGGTAAAATCATCCTCTATCATTTTATTTATTAAGTAAAAAACTTTAAATAATAATATAATACTATTTATTATGTCTTATAATGATATATCTTCACAAAGATTAAATAATACCTTAACCCATATAATTAATAACCAGAATACTATGTTTGATATATTACAACAACTAACAAGAAATTCATTAAATAGTAGATCGCGAACAAGATCTAACAATTTTAGAACGCAGGCTACAACACCATCACCACCAGTCCGTGCTCCTTTTAATGAAAATTCTACTAATATTCCACGACCAACAACACCAACACCGGAAACATTATTTAGAGATATAGAAATATCTCTTTCAGAACCTATAAATTATCATATACTAAATTCTATTTTTAATCCTTCATCAGAAATTAATACAGAAGTATCTATATCTATAGACAATTTATTAGATAATACGCACTTAAAACTGTATAATAGTTTAGAAGAAGAAGAAACGATGTGTGCTATATGTCGTATAGATTTACAACAAAATGAAATTATAAGAAAAATTAATAGTTGTGGTCATATATTCCATCATAATTGTTTGGATAATTGGTTAAAAACTAATCATACATGTCCGATATGCAGATGTTCATTAAAAACAAATAATAACACTATTACTAATGAGGAAAGTATGCTTTAATAATGTTTATTTAAAGTTAATCAGTATTTCTATTATAAATGGTAGAATTAATTAATGCTATTAATTTTTGTAATCTTTTAACTATTATAGGTTTTTTTATAACCGTTATTAGTAATTATACTATAATTAGTAAAAGATATAATGCTTTAATCTTTATTGTTAATACATTTATTTTGTGTATGACTTTTGTTCTTGCTCTTTTAAAGATTTATCCTGAAAAAATAGATATAGATATTAATATAGTCAATTTTAGTATACAATTTTTGTGTGGGATATTTATGTTGGGATTATCGGATATTAGTATTTGTATAGGCATTCTTTGTATACTGGGTTCTCTTCTGAATATATTTTATGTTATTTTTAGACATAGTATTTCCGAGAATAGTACTGATGGATTAACCGAAGTCTCAGAAGAAAATAATTAATTTCTAATATTAATATAATGGAACTTATACTTATACTTGCTTTAATTCTTATACTATTTGTTGTCTATATATTAGTTAAAAAAGAGACATTTACTTCTAGAGGGGATATTAAAATAAATAAAGATTCGTATGCTTACAGAACTAAACGTTTAAGCGATGCGCTTAAATGGAAAGAATATGAAGCATCCCAGAATTCGTTCAAAAAATTTCAGATCGGAAATAGTAATTTACATTAATTACATGAAACCCATCCCTTTTTGGAAAATTCTGGTGTGACATATTCAACCTTTTCTTTTGGAATATCTATTTTATCACCAAATATACTATATATAAAGTCTTTTAGTTTTTTACCTGCATTTTTTATACCATAATTTTTAACAAAATAGTTTCTTGGCGAATAGGAATCATAATTGTTTAAAATTTTATCTAATTTTTCTTCAAAATCATTTTCATCATTAAAGAATTCACCAGTTTCTTCGTTTACATATTTCCACCCACCAACTAGTTTTGTATTTACTAAACATCTTAAATTATGGGCTAAACTTTCACACAATACTCTTGGAGATGCGTCATGTACATTAGGTATAAAAATGATTTTACATTCATCATATTTTTTTACCAGATCATAATAATCTAATTTTTTTGTAGTATCAATATTTAGACTGGTACACCCTTTTATTTTACAACCTTCTCTACCAACAAGTAATCCTTTTAGTTTCTTTTTTTTACAAAGAATACTAATACATTTTTCTGCTAATTCAAGATTTTTATTATAGGCAACCCATTCTGTTTTACTACAGTCTTTTAAATTATCTCTATGACAAATATACAAAAAGTCATACTTTTTTTTTACATCTTTATTTTCTTTATGAATCTGACAATCAATAAAATCTGATTCACTAATTAATTCGCGTTTCATATTTTTGGGCAAATAATCATCCGGATTCCTAAAACAATGTAACCACCCTTTACCCATATTTATCCATTTTTTATAGTTGTATTTATTTGTAGTATCGTTATATCCATCACTAGGATTATATGGCTGATTCGGAAATTCTTGATAACTAGAGATTCCTAATATATTAAATTTATCCTTAATGGATTTATTATATATCTCCTCATCATTATTCTTATAAAATGGACGGGATAGCAATGCCACATTTAATATATTCCCATTATTATCATATAAATTAACCCAAGGCCGATCTAATTTTTTTTTATTTTTTTGTTCTGTAAAATGTTCTCTATTTATAAATAATTTAAATAAAATAAAGATTATAAACAAAAATATTATTATAAAATATTTGTTTAACATACTATTTAATAATATATTTTAAATATGTATATATTATGAATATAATACATACTGAACCATATAATAATACCTTTTTGAAACGATTTACATTTAATAAAAAATTAGGGTCAGGTTCATTTAGCACGGTTTATAGTGTATATGATAAATTAAATTCAAGAACAGTTGCACTAAAAATAAATACAAATAACAAGTGTTTTAAAAATGAAATAAATATTTTATCTAAACTTAAATCAAAAGAAAAGAATAATATAATTAAACTGTTAGAATCCTTTTACTATGATAATACAGAATATACGATTCTTAAAATGTATGATATTTCTCTTAAAGAATATATAAAGAATTATACTAGTTCTGTTGACGAAACTACTAATATAGCTCGTAAAATAAACAATGGAATGATTTACTTAAAAAAAAATAATATTATACATTGCGACATTAAACCAGACAATATACTTTTTAAAGATAGTAAATTAAAGGATATAGTAATTATCGATTTTGGTATTTCTTTATCAAAAAATAAAATATATAATCACAATGTTATACAAACAATTTACTATAGAGCTCCTGAAATATTATTAGGTACTAAGTTTGATTGTAAAATAGATATGTGGAGTTTAGGGTGTGTTATTTATGAAATATTTTATAGAACCCCATTATTCCCTTATAAAAAAAATGATGAATTATTTTTAAACCAGAACATTATATTAGATAGCCCTAATTCTAATTTTATTAAAAAATTTCCAACTATCCATTCATTTTATGATAATATTAATTCACCAACGTATTTATTACATAAAGGATTAATTTATGCATTTAAACACTATAGATTCATGGAACTTCATACCGAAAGTAGTATTATAAATTTAGTTCTTACATGTTGTAAATGGGATCCCTTAGAAAGACCATACCCCGAAGAATTCATAATATAGGATTTGCTAAATTATATTTATTATTATTTAATTTAACTTTTTTTGTGCGTTCTATATCTGGGGGGAAATTATTTCTTTTTGTAATAAAATAATCATTATATAAATTACCAAATTTTGTGTCATTAAATGTAAAATAGAAAATACGTCTCGAATGGTCGGTTGTATTCTTAAAACTTCTATGTGCAACAAACGAATCAAATAACAACAAATCACGCGGTGTTGTTTCTGAAAAATCCCATTCTAATTTATCTTCTATTTCTTTTTTTATTTCCCCCATACCTTCTTTATTATAATCACATTCCTTCACGAATTTGGTTTCTCCTTTACCAAATTGTAAACACCCATTTTGTTTAGTTGAATTATTAGCAAATAAAGCAACTGATATATAGATATTGGGTTCGAAATCAGTCCAGGCTGGGTGATCCTGATGTGCATTAAATCCATTACCTCCACCATGTTTCCAGTTTAATTTATCCTTGAAAAGATTCATATCTGAACCATTAATACTGTTTACTTTAGGATATACTTTAGTTTTCATAAATTCATTAAGTTCTGGGTAGTAATCAATAAATTGTTCTATTCTTGATTTCTTTTTTTCCTTTTCAAAAAAAATCATCCATTTATTAGCAGTTTCTTTCCAGGTTTCAAGTGTATTTGCAAAGTTTACAATTTGTTCAGACTCTTCTTCTGTAAAAAAATTTTTAATTAAAACAAATCCATTTTTATTAAAGGTTTCAATATCTCCCATATAAAAATAGAATAAATTGTCTTTAGGTTATATATTTAATTAAATAATTTATTATTATATATGTTATTTAGTGTTTTAATAACATTTTTGATATTAGATTCGATTTATCTTACATTAACCAAAAATTATTATAATAATTTAGTTACAAAAATTCAAAAATCTCCTTTAAAACTAAAAATAATGCCTGCGGTTGGTGCATATAGTATAATACTGTTTTCTTGGTACTATTTTGTATTTCAAAATATCAAGAATCAGAGTAAAAAAAAAAGTATAATAGATTCTGCTGTATTAGGGTTCTGTATGTATTGTTTATTCGATTTTACAAATATGGCTATTTTTAAAAACTGGGATCTTAAAACTGTTATTATAGATTCTATATGGGGGTCTATATTATATACATTAACTACTATTATTTATTTAATATCAATATAATTAGCATCTTCATCGTATGTATGTGGTTCTTCTGGAAGGGAATTTTGATATAGATCATTATTAGTATACATAGGATTTTCAAAAGAGGTGGTTGTTCTATTTTCTGGAACTGTAGTAGGAACCTCTGGAGTTTTTTTACAAAAGATTAGTGTGTAGATAATAACTGCTAGAACAATAAAAGCAAGCGCTCCAAAGATACTAAAAATAATAACCATTTCATCATTATCATCATCATCCTTAGAACTATCAGAGTCTGATGGATTAGTAACAATCCTATTACTTGTGGTTGTAACTGTTTGTGTACTAGTATTCTTTTGAACTGTAGTTCTGGTATTAGATTCAACTGTTGTATTATAGGGAACTGGGTGTGTATGATTATTAGTTAGGTTAGTATAAACGGTTGTTGGTTCCGGAGTTGAACTAGACAAATCTGTTACTGTAGAAGAGGTAGTAGTATCATTTGTTGGTCTAGTAAAGTTTTGTGTAGAACTAGAGGTGGAAGTGGATGTATGAGTAGAACTAGTCGTGGAAGTGGATGTATGAGTAGAACTAGTCGTGGAAGTGGATGTATGAGTAGAACTAGTCGTGGAAGTGGATGTATGAGTAGAACTAGTCGTGGAAGTGGATGTATGAGTAGAACTAGTCGTGGAAGTGGATGTATGAGTAGAACTAGTCGTGGAAGTGGATGTATGAGTAGAACTAGTCGTGGAAGTGGATGTATGAGTAGAACTAGTCGTGGAAGTAGTAATATAATCTAATCCATCAGGACCAATAAGTTCAGATTTAACAATTAGATAAGAACCTTCATCATAATATCTTTCAGTGTTATTATAATTAATGAGGTGATTATCACCAATAGAAATAGATTCACACATGTCTCTTCGGTCACATTTATTTCTAAATTTGTTTAGACAGTTATAGTTTTCGTTAGAAGTGCAGTAATCAATATTAAGTTTATTAATGATATTTGCGGGATTACTTGTACCTACTGAATTTTTATAAACCTTAAAGTCAGGAAACATATATTGGTTCATTTCGTATTCACACCCATTTACACAACTTTCTTTTATAAAAGTATCAGTATAATTTATTTCATGTTTAATTACATCTTCTTCCTCACATTTACATTGATATGTTTTATCGAATAGTTGACAACCACTATAACATGACAAAGCCTCATTCTGATCGAGTGTTCCAAACATACAATGTAGATCACACCAATACCAATAATGACAATCATTAATAAAAAATATAGTATAAGTTGGATTCAGTGGAACACTAACCATAAATCCAAATGAAGGTGAAAATATACTATCATCTACGACTTTTACACTTACTATATTAATACCATCTGTATGATTATCTCCAAAGAAATGTAATTTAATATAACTAATATGTTGTGTATAGTTTAGAATACTAAGGTCAAACCCAGTATTACTTGTATTAAGCACACCAATAAAAACATAATCAACATCATTATGACTAACACTAACATGAGCCTGCGTTGAAGAATTATTGTACGTATTAATAATAAGATCAACACCTGGAGTATCTATAATAGTTTCGTCAACAAAAGATACTGTAATAGTATCATCCGGAAAAAATGTAAGATATGTATTTTGGTTATCACCTAGAACAAAATCACTCGAAATCGATAGATTTGAATTATCTAGATTTCCTCCAGTAATTTCATTTTTATAGGTATGTAAATATACAATATTATCAACATATCCATCGCCATCGATAGTATTACCATAACCCCAAACGCCTGGTAGTAATTGTGTGCAAGTTGGTGGGGTAACTTCTCGGATTAGATAAGTACCATCTTTAACATCAGTAAAATTAAAGTTACCATTATAGGAAGTAGTAATAGGCTCATCTACCTCGTGCTTACCATTATGATTCATATCAATATAAACATCTGTATCAATAAGTTCAAACATCAGGCCACTTGTTTCAATAAATCCATAAATTGTATGTGTATCATCATCATCATAATACCTTGTCAGTTTTCGATAGCTAGAAATATTTAGAGAGGTGGACATAGGTGTCCCAAGTTCTGTAAGAAGATTACAGGTTTGTACTGAATTATTATACATATTAGATACACCTACACATAAACTACTATTGCTACATCCATCTTTACACGTTTCCAAATTATCGTAACTATTAATAATATATGTGTCATTTAGACTTGTTGAAAATATATATTTACCAGAATCTACTAGTGTATAATCTATAACCGTTGATAGTGAAAGAATAGAAGGGATTATCGACATAAAATACCAAAGGATTGACATTATATGTATTATGTATAATTCTTTATATATAAACAAAAAAATTGATTTTTTTTATAACTATAAGTTTAATAAATGATTCGCCCAGAAGTAAAAACTCTTCTAACACTACTTAGAATTAGTGAAGATAATGATTTGATTATACAAAAAATAAAAGATGTTAAAAAATTAATAGATAATACCGAATTTAAGTTGATTATAAATGGAGACAACCCAATACACCTAAATTCACTGACCTATAACCTTATATCAACGTATAATTGTTGGTCATTAAAATCACAAATTGAATATGAAATATTTGTAAAAAAAAACACTAACCTAAATAGCTTATACCAATATGTAAAGTCTATATAATTTATTATAGTAATTATAAATGTATTACTTATTTTTTTATACTATTTATATATAATGTCTGAAGTTATTCTAGATGAATTAGACCTTAAATCCAGTGGTATAGATACAGTATCATTTGATAGTAAAATTAATAAATTAATATCAAGCATGGTTAATACCGATGATCTTAATAAAAAGAAAAAATTGCAAAAACAAATAAATACACTAAAAAAGGAAAAATCTTATTATAAGGTAAAACAATATTTTAAGAAATTTATGGCAAATATATTTATCCTTGGGTTATTTACAATAAATCTTATAGCAGTAGCTGTATCTATGTCTTGTTCTAGAAAACTAGGGATATTTAAACGTCTTTCTTCCGCCCTCTATGCCTTCTTTTTTAGTATACTGTATATATTTATAAATTATAGATATTATAGACTTACTGTTAAAAAGGACACAACAAGTTGTAATATATGTCCAAATAATCCATTTGCTCTTTAAAATTTATATTATATTATTCTATATGAATAGACTATTATTTTTTGTTTTGAAAATTATAACAGTATTATCAGTTCTTATTGGTTATATAATATATAATAAATTTTTTTTAAAAAATAATAACTTTAAAAGTTTTCCACCATGGAAATCTAAATGTCCTGATATGTGGGAAGTAGTCGATGATACTAAATGTAAAAACGTACATAACATAGGTAGTTGTAGTATTACTTCTGATAAAATTATGGATTTTAATGAAGCGGTTTTTAAAACTAAGGATTCTGATTATTATAAATGTACATGGGCAAAAGAATGTGGAATATCTTGGGAAGGTATAGATAATTTATGTATTTAAAACTAAATATGAATATTATAGAATGAATTGGTTAGATAAATATAAACCAAAAATTCCAGAAGATTTATTAATTTCAAAAATTAATTATGACCAAATATTTGAATGGTTAAATAATTTTAAAAATAATAAATCAGGACATAATTGTTTATATTTATATGGACCATTAGGTTGTGGAAAAACAATCATAGCCCATACCTTTTTGAATTATTTTAAATATGAAATTAAGGAAAAAAATCTTTCAAATCTAACAAAAAAAAAGGATTTTAACCAAGATATAAATGATATTTTGCATAAAAAAAATATTTTAAATATGTTTAACAAAAATACAAAGGAAATCAGTATTATTCTTGATGAGATAGAAGGATTAACCAATAAAGAAGTCTATATGTTTAATGATCTATTATCGATAATATTTTCTAAAAAAAAATATAGATATTTAAAATATAATCCATTCATTATTATTTCAGATTCATTAAATAAAAAAATGAAACCATACAAATCTAAGTGTCTTTTTATAGAAATAAAAATGCCAGATTTTGAATCTATTGAAAATTATTGTAAAAAAATTCTTGAGAATGAAAATATAGTATTTGATAAAAAATTAGTCCAAAATATTATAGAAAAAAGTAAGTTTGATATAAGACAAGTCATAATTAATCTAGAACAATCATTTACTGAATTAAATGGAAACAATAAAATGATTACAAGCTATAAAAATGTAGAATTAAATGATTATAAATATATAGAAAATCATTTTAAAAAATATAGTGGATATGAAAATTATAGTTGTAATATTAATAAAAATTTTGCATATATGTTGTTTTATGAAAATTTTATAGAATATATCTTAAAAAATAAAATATCTAATAAATTAGAAACTATAATTAGTATATATAAAAACTTTTCGGATTCAGATAATCTAGACTATTTATTGTATAAATATATGAAATGGGAACTTATAGACTATAATAATACCTATAAAATATCTAGGAATTCTTATTTAATAAATAATAATAAACAAACAGATACTAATAAAAATATAGATTTAAAATACTCATTACTACTTAATAAAAACTCATTAGAATTTATTAACCTTAAAACTATCAATCTATATCTGCCCAAAATTTTTAAAAATTCTATGTCAATAAATATTTACAATTTGGGATACTACTTAAAATTGCTAGAAGAATTAAAATTAAACAATAAGGGTATAGAGTCTATAGAGACAAATATTTTTTATAAAATAATTAAGTTTATTAATTAAACAAGTATAATACAATACTTTTTTTTCTTTTAATAATTTATATGGTTGGTGTAGGAAAAATTACACAAGAAACAGACTTCATAGTGGGAAATCCCCAGATTACATTTTTCAAGGCAGTTTATCGCAGACATTCACATTTTGCGATACAACAGAAAACTCAGAGTGGTGACCAACCGAATGTTAATGGTAAAGAAATCGTTTATACTATTAATGATGGTGGTGGCCAGCTTTTACATAGATGTTGGCTAGAGGTAGATCTAAAGGTTACAAATAATAATACTGATAGTGAAGAGTACATTAACTGGACGAATAATACTGGTCATGCTTTTGTCGAACAGTGCAAACTTAAAATTAATAATAATGAAATTGATACTCATTCCGGTGTTTGGCTAGATGTTTACAATGAACTTAATGATAAAGATGAATTAGAACACATGGGATTAAATAAACACGCAGCAAAAAACGCATACCTAACTTCCAGTAAAAGACTTGAGCCACTACACATGATTATTCCATTCAAATTCTGGTTTAATAAAAATCCAGGTCTCGCACTTCCACTATGCTCGATTGACAGAGCTTCTGTGGATTTTGTTGTTAAGTATAGAAAACTTACACATCTGGTGAATACTACCAATGGAGTAGTTATCCCAGCAGCAACAACAACTATTACCGCTCCTGAAGTTACATTTTTCAGTGAGATTATTCATTTAGATATTGATGAAACCAGACGTTTTACACAAAACAGACACGAATATTTAATTGAAACTTTACAGGAGAAACAGGAAGATTTTGATAGTAATGTTAGAATTAATTTCTCTCACCCTGTTAAAGAATTAGTATGGGTTATTAGACACCAAACCCGATTTGAGGGTACTGCTGCTACATCCGCGGATTCTCCTGTGGACGCAACAAAGAATATTTCTTATAATAGTAATGGCGAGGCATTTAATACCGTTGCTAATAATCTTCTCGCCACCACTGTAAAACCTGCCAACGGTAATGACTATTTTGATTATTCTTGTGGTTCTCTTGGAACCATAGGGGATAGCATTGACTCTACTCATGGTGGTAATAATATTTATGGTAATCACGATCAGGGTTGCGAATGGTTTGATACATTCCAGCTTGATATTAGTGGTGAAACCCAGTTTGATAAACTTAAGGCATCATTCCTTAGAACATCGTTGCCGGCTCAGTATGGTCACAAAGTCCCGAATAAGCACGTCTACTGCTATTCTTTTTCGCTAAATCCAGATGAATATTCGCCGAGTGGTGTAAAGAATCTTTCTAACTCGAGCCACCAGTTGCTAAGATTTACTGAACCTATTACCGCAACAAATAGCGATGTAAAGATTACAATTTTTGCTGTTAACTATAACATATTTAGAATTATGAATGGTAAAGCAGCGTTAATATTTTCCCAATAAATTATAATAACTATATATAATAATGGGTGGATTAATACAGTTAGTTGCTTATGGAGCACAGAATGCATATCTAACAGGTACACCTGACATGACTTTTTTTAAAAGTGTCTTTAGAAGACACACAAATTTTTCTATTGAATCTATTAAACAAACTATAGATGGCGACTCTTCTTATTCCGAATTTGATGTTAGTACTATAGTTTCACGAAGTGGTGATTTGCTATCCAATGTTTGGGTTGAAGCAAATTTACCATCTATACAAGGTGTTAATGATATTGATCAGAACGATATTACCTATACATCATGGTGTAATAATACTGGATGTGCTTTTATTAAAGAGTGTTCTATAGATATAGGAGGGAACCAGATGGATAAACATGATTCTATTTGGATGGATATTAATAATGAACTAAATGAAAGAGATAAATTAGTTCGTCTGATGATTAATAAACACGGAAGTTTCCCAATTGTTAATGACCCTGGTCCAGAAAATAGACAGGTCCCTATATTACATCTTATGATACCTCTTAATTTCTGGTTCTGTAAAAATACAGGAGTAGCACTCCCACTTATTGCTTTGCAGTATCACGAGGTTAAACTTAACTTTACCTTTAGAGCTTTAGAAAATCTTATAGTCTCTTCACACGAAACACGGGCGGCAATTGATACAGCGCCAGATATTAATGTGTGGTGTGATTATATATTTTTAGATGAAGAGGAAAGAAAAAGGTTTGCACAGTCAAAACACTCTTATTTAATTGAACAGGTCCAATTAAATGTTGAAGAAATAGAAGTAAACAGTCAGAACCAGGATATAGATCTTTTCTTTACTCATCCAGTAAAAGAGTTAATATGGGTATTTACTGATTTTGGTAGAAATACAGAAGTTAATTCATCACAAAATACAGCAAACCCCGGAATATTTAGTCCACCCCTATTAGATCCGACTGGCACAACTATAAAAATAGATGGTAATGGTGTTGCTGGTGTTGATGGAGGCGGTAATGATTACTTTAATTATAGTGCAAGTTTTGATAATACTGTAATCAATGGGTTAGAATCTGGTTCCTTTATGGGAAATAGTAATGCTATGGAAAACTTTGGAACTATGTGTCTAAAAATGAATGGACATAATAGATTTGAAAAAAGAAATGCTTCCTATTTTGGAAAAGTACAGCCATACCTAGCAAAACATGAAATACCTAAAAAACATATCTATTGCTACTCCTTCTCACTAAATCCTAGAGAATATCAGCCAAGTGGTGCCTGTAATTTTTCTAGACTTGATACAGTTCAAATGGAGTTTAGTAGTCTTGGTACTAAACAACGGAAAATAAGAGTATATGCCGTAAGTTATAATATACTACAAATCGTTGGTGGAATGGCCGGATTAGCCTTCGCACATTAAATAAAAAATATAAATAACTATAGAAATTAAATAATCTAGTTGGTAACGATTACATCACGATTAATAAATGTTTCTACTTGCTCTATAATTTTTGCCCTTTCTTCATCATTTTCATAAAAGTTTGTAGATACATCTAGATACAAAACATTTATACCTTTAGATACATTATCCTTCATCCATTCTTCATGGTTATTATGTAACTGTTTAAGATATTCAAGTGGAATCCCAGACTCTTCGGTTCGTGACCTTTTTTTAATTCGTTCTTCACTAATCTCAGGATTTGTCTTTAGATAGATGAAATATTTAGGCGTAATATCAAATTTTTTACACAACCATGTATGCCAATTACAATAAATATCATATTCTATTTTAGACATTTTCCCATTCTCAAAACAATTTTTCGCAAAACAAATCTTATCAGTAAAAACAGACCTTTCTACAAACTTAATCCTTTTGTCTGGCGCATCATCAACTGCCTTAATCCTACTAATAAAGGAATTCATCTGGAATGTAAATGACCATCGTTCCTGATCACTATAAAATTTATCCAGAATATTTTTATTATCAGAATCCTTCGTAGAAAGCCACTGGTCTACAGGTTCATATACTACTGTTTCATTCTTATACAATTTGTCCAAAAAATCCAAAAAGGTTGTCTTGCCCGTACCAATGTTTCCTTCGATGTAGATTTCAGTCATTATGTATTGATATTGTATTTATCAATATAAACTTTAAGTTTATCAATTTTATTAATATTTAATTATAATTTTGAGGGACCCTGATATGCAGGGTTTGTAACTGTAACACTGGTATTCTTTTTAGTTCTATTTAAACTATTTCTTCTTGGTGAAGGAGATGGAGAACCCCTATTATTTTTTCTATTTAAACTATTTCTTCTTGGTGAAGGAGATGGAGAACCCCTATTATTTTTTCTATTTAAACTATTTCTTCTTGGAGAAGGAGATGGAGAACCCCTATTATTTTTTCTATTTAAACGATTTCTTCTTCCTGTATTTAATGTATTATTGGGTCCAGGGGTTCTTGCTGGTGATAGTGATGGTGATAGTGTTCTTTCAGACGGTGGTTCAGGCGATAGTGTTCTTTCAGACGGTGCCACCGACGATGGTTCAGGTGATGGTTCAGGTGATGGTGATGGTGATGGTGATGGTGATGGAGATGGTGATGGAGATGGTGTTTGTACGAGTTGAGGAACATCTGCTTTATAAAACTCGCTAATGTTTTTAAAGTTAACAAGTAAATCTTCTATTTTTTTTTCTCTTTTTTCTTTATAAACTGTATTAAAATCTATCTCCGAGGAAACCTCAGAAACGATTTCTTTTAAAGCAAGCCATATATCAGTTTGAATTTCTCCGGTTTTATTTGATTTTGTTAAAAATCGTGAAGAAATATCATTTAATTCAAATAGATTATCAAGAAATATATATAAACTTATACATGTTCTAATATCTTGTTTTTTAATATTAGATATATTTCCGAATCTAGTAACTATTTTTTCAACTTCTTCACTATCATAATAACCGAATCCTTTCAACATAGATATTAATTTATCTAACGTTTGTTTATCTAATTGTTTAGTAAGAAGTTTATCCCAGTATTTATTAATTATAGACGAAAAATTATTGCTAATATATAGTAATTTATTATTAAGATTAACCTTTTTTTCTATACTGGTTTTAACCCTCGCTTCATCTAATGTATTATTTTTGACCAATCCCTGTTGAATTGTACCAAATCCCTTTTTAATTGCATCAAATAATCCACTCCCCTTCATTTTACTAGTTTTTTTTACCGATTTTTTTTTACTATAAACCCGTTTGTTTTTTTTTGTATTTCTAATTTTGTTTGCCATTATAATAATAAAATAAAATATTAAATTATATGATAGTAATATTTTTTTATATAATATTATTCCTAATATTATGTTACCGACACCATACACTAAATTCTACAGAAAGATTTAGCGTTCCAACTAGTGATGAACGTCCATTTGTTAATGTATACGATAATAATAGAAACCAATTAAAAATAGTTCTTTTGTCACATCCATTTACACGTGATTCATCATGGGAACAATATAAAAAATATAAAAAAGATAACTTTTTAATACTTGGTATAGCAAGTTATAATGAATTCCCTAAAATAACTAAAAATAAGTTTGACGTTTTAAATAATCCAAAGGAAAAGGCATGGACATATAATTATATGGAACTTCTAGATGGATGGTTGCACTGTTTTAGAACCCCAGATAAATATATTTCTAATTCTATGCCTAAAGCTTTAATTTCAGAATCCGATTTTACTAACTATAGTCTTTATAAACCAGATATATCTGTAAAGAAGATATACGACTATATATACGTTTGTCCTAAAGATAAAACAGATGACTGTTATGGATGGGTATCTGAAAACAAAAATTGGAAATTAGGTGTAAAATGTATAAAAATATTAAGTGGTAAATTAAAATTAAAAGGTTTAATTGTTGGTAGAAAAGGATGCCCTATGCCTAAAAATTGTGATCATTTATTAACAACTACCGATTTTTTATCTCAAAAAGAATTAATCAATAGCTACAGACAATCAAAATTTGTTCTACTACCTAATAAAACAGACGCATCTCCTAGAGTTCTAACAGAAGCATTATGTACGGATCTACCTGCATTATTGAATTATCATATCGTTGGTGGGTGGAAATATATTAATGAAAAAAATGGGGTTCTATTTAAAAATCTCGATGATATTGAAAATGGAGCCAAACATATTCTGAAAAATATTGAAAGTTTAGAGCCAAGAAAGCAATACTTAAATAATTATGGAAAAGAAAAAAGTGGAAAAATACTGAAATCTTTTATAGAAAATAATTTTAGCAATAAAATATCCTTTAATAATGTAGACTATCTAACTTTATAAACTTAATAATTATTCATATTGTATTCTTCGAGTTGTTCCTCGTAATCATTGCGCGAATCACGATACTGTTGATTATAGGTTTCTTTTTGGTCGTCTGTATAAGAACCCCAAATCTTCCCAAGTTCCTTCATAACATCACACATCTGTAGATCTGGTTGTTTATCCTTAACCTTTCCCCGGAACTCATCGCAGAAAATTAGAAACCCTGTTTTTGGCCTCTTAGGGGCATTAGGATCTTTGTGTTTCTTAAATTTAGTCTGGGGTCCTAGAAACATCTCAATCAATTCATCTGATTTGTCAACCGACCCAAGTTCTCGTGCAACTTTACGAATCAAATCTTTATGCGATTTGAACCACATTTGATTGATATCAACAGTCATGTTATGGAAAGGAAGACTCATTTTATTATACTTATATATATCGTCTTTTCATTAAGTCAATTTTATTAATATATATTATTTAATTAATAAGACCCTTATAATTATATAAAATACTCTAAATAAAAAATAATATAGTCTATTTGTATATGAATCAATGTAATCTAATAATACTAACATTTATAGTTACCGGGTTATGGGATGTTGTTTTGAGAATAATGGCAGAGAACTATGACAAACTACCACAGTATTTTAAAACCCATAAATTTATAGAATATCTAATTCCTTATTTTAAAAAACACACTCTACTTTCTGCCGCATTAGTTGCAGCATTTGTAGGCGCGACCACACAATATATAATACTAAATCTTATAAGCTTTCCATCGCAAAAAAGTTCCATTTATGAAATTATGAAATTTTTACTAGTATCCTTTATAATAAGCGGACTATATGGATTTATTATGAAATGGAGTAAATTATTTCCACATTTAGAAGAAACTTACTATAAAAAATTAGGACATTTAAATGGCGCATATCATGATGGTATTTCTGGATTAATAGTTCAAGTTACAATATTAATACTACTTAGGATATTAGTTTAAATATTTTAACACTAATATAGAAAAACAATCAATATAATTATCCCATATACATTGTGTATTTTTTAAAAAATCTGTTTGTTCTTGTAATTTCCACCCATTTTTTGTAAAAAGTTTAATTATTTCCAAATCAGATAATACAAATTCTATCTTAGGTTTTATAAACCGTCCAGAATAATAATACTTTATTTGTGTTTCATTTATAAATTTTACAAAATTAGAACCACTTGCTATAATATTGTTGTTAGATATAATTTTATTTAGTAATCTTTTGTTTAAAAATTTAATTACTATTGTTGTACCACTCTTACAAACTTGAGAAAGATTTTGAATAAGTTTATTATGATCTGTACAATAGTGTATAGTATTTAACATAAGAACAACGTCTATATTACTTAGGTATATATTTTGTTTATTTGTATATTTCGTCCAGTTATCATTAATATCTACTAGACTAAATTCATTATTGTTTTCCATCATAGAAATATCACAATCAAATCCATGATATTTATTGCAACCTGAAATACGTTTTGTTTTATTAGAAGAAAACCCACATCCGATATCTAATATATCTTTTTTATAGCATATCTTACAAATTAGTCGATTTAAATAGGTAATATTTCTATCTACAAATGAAAAATCATTCTGTTCATAATATTTTGGAATATCATCAAATACTAAAATATCTTCAATAGTCCATCCATGTTTAAAATAATTCTCTATTTCTTCTACAATAAATCGATTATTTGGTAAGACTTTATCTAACCGTTCCTCTCCTATATACCATATTTTATTAATTTTATTATAATAACATCGATATACTCCATTTACAATGGAATTATTAGTTAATGATTTACTATTATATATATTTTTAAATTTAATCGAATTATGATAGTAAAATGAATTATTCATAAATAATAAATCTAATGTAATATGACTATCTGGCTTTAGTTTAATAATGTTATCTCCATCTAACAAAATCCACCCATCCGTCTCAAAAATAGAATATGATAAATTTTTTATATTTATAAAATCATTATATAAATCGGTTTTGGAAATAGACCAGACTATTTTAGGCCACCATAAACATTTGGATTTATGTTTATTTTGATTTATATAATTTTTAAAGGATTCTACTTCTGTCCTTTCATATAGTTTATCATCAAAACTAAAATCTGTTGTTAAATCTTTTACATAGGGGTGTTGTTTTCTTAGATAATTATTTATATCAAATGATTCAATTACTATATATACAGTAGTATTATTTATAGTAATTTGTTCGCATTTTATACTATCTAAATTAAATACATCCATTATATCAAAATAATCTATACTTGGATAACAATTATTCACCTTTAGATCAGTTTTTATACCATCTGCCTTTTCTGTTATATAAATAGTATTACTTAATCCTGCAATATTTTTCAGTGTACTATTACAAGCATTAGAATTTATTAAAGTTTTATTCGAATTTGTATATATATGAATTATATTTTTTAGGGTTTTAGAGTAGTCATATTCTATAAAGTTCACCTTTTGCTTACAAACCCTTCTTAATAATTTTAATGTATTTTCCCATTTACAAATTACTTTATTATAGTCGTTTTTTTTTACATAGTCATTAACTTTTATTAATCTATTTAACCCACATAGATAGATATAATGTATTACTTGATAACCATAATAGTCTGTTCTATTATCTAGTATATAAACCGGTGATATATTAAAATCTAGTTTACTATAAAAAAACATAAATAATTCTTGTAAATAGTTCAGATTTGATTTACTATTATTTTTAATAAGATATATAATTATTTCTATATAATTTGAATTTGTTATATATTTACCACAACAATAATATATTTCATTTGCAATTAGTTTATTACATTTGTAATTAGTTACAGAATATTTATATAAGTTAATCATACTTCTAAAATCATCCGTTGATTTATAAATATTAAATAGTAATTTTATAACAGTTGTTTCTTTAGCTATAGTAAATCTAATATGAGTTATGTCTATAACATTATAAAACTTTCTTATACATTTACACAATATATCAACCGGTATTAAAGGTAAAATTGGATTAATAAATGTGGTTGAACCAATTATTTCTTGTAATTTACACATTTTTTTATAGATATTTTTACTATTATTATTATTACCAATCCATGAGTAGATTAAATTACAACAGTAATTCTGTTTGGGAGTAGGATTATTATATGTTGGGGAACCAAACAATGGGGAGAATAGTTCGACTAATTTTTTATTGTTAAAAATATATTCAAAAATACGAAGATCTTTGTTATAAATCGAACAACTAAAAATATTGAATGTGTTTTGATTATTTCCATATATAAAATAATTATTTACGTCAGTTTTATCAAGTAAATAAAGAAATGTATTAAAGTCTCCATATCTAGCACAATCTAACAATGGTGTAAATCCATAATAATCAATCTGATTATAGTAGTATTTGGGGTTATTGTGTTTTAAAAATGTCAGTATTCCTTTCCAACTAACAAATTTATTTAAATTAAAAATATCATATTTATAGCCATATAAATCAGAATGTTTTAAAAAAATTTCCAATACTTTTAAAACAAATACCCTACCTTTATTTGAAGAAGGTTCTAAGTATTTATATTCGGTTATAAACCCACCTATTCTCTCTAGTTCTGTCTTATTATTTATACTTCTTATTAAAGTAGTTATATAAAATAGGTTTTGGGTATTCCAGGCTACTAAAAAATTATTCATATATGTACTATGATTAAGGTATAATTTCCTAAATATTATTATATTTATCAATTATACTTTTAATATCTAGGTCTTTATAACTAGAAACTTCTGTAATCAGATCACCAGATAGAGTTTCATAGACATACCTATAATAAGTTAACAATGTCTCGAGAACATCTTCTGGCACATCTAGTCCCTTATTAACATACTCTCTAATAATATCTTTGTCTAGATTTTCAGGAGATAGACCCTGTGCAATTCTTGATTTATACGAACCCTTTTTCCAGTATCGGGTAGATTCGATTGTATGAATTTCATCAATAAGCATAATAGTTCCATCAGATGCTTTACCAAATTCATACTTAGTATCACACATTATTAGACCCTTCTTATCACATTCATACTGTCCGGAAACATACAACTTAAAACACTTATCATAAATATAATCCAAGTCTTCCTTAGTTAGAAGTTTATTTTCAAGAATATAGTCATAGTCAATAGGCAAATCATTCTCACATTTTGTAGTAGGAGTTAGAATAAATTTATCTAGAATTTGATACTGTTTAAGGTTCTCTGGTAGTTTATTACCACAGAAAAGTCTTTCTCCAGCAGAATATTTTTTCCACATAGATCCGGTAATATATCCACGAACAATAAATTCAATTGGAATTAGGGTACACTTTTTAGCTAGAATATAATTACTATTCTGTTCGATAACATGATTATCAACAATATCCTTTGTTTGTGTAAACCAGTAATTAGTTAGATTAGATAGAAGATGTCCCTTCCCTTCAAGTTCACACACAACCTTATTACAAGAACTCAACCTATCAGTATGCATAATAAGTATACGATTTTTATTAACATTATAAATATCCTTCACCTTACCTGTTTTAAATACAGCAGGAAGAAACCCCGAAAGAGCTTCAAACAAAACCTGTTTCTCATTCTGTTTAATTTTAGTCTTAAGAGAGTCTAGTGTATCATCCTTAGAAATTAGGATTTCTTTTTCCGCCAAAACTTCACCAACATCAAGTGTATTTGTAACAGTATGGACCATAATCCCGGTCTTATCGACTGTTCCATTTCTGGAGGCATTCCACGCATCTTCAATCGCGTTGTTTCCAGGGAAAGTATTAATTAGTGCGGGGTGAAGATTAATAAGGATTTTATCATTCATATGGTTTACAAATGCAGGCGACAAAATATGGTCCCATCCTGCAAGTACAATAACATCAGGGTTTACAATATTTACAAATGCTAGAAGTGTTTTGTCATATTCTTCTCTGGTTTCACTGGATTTATCCCATGAACGGTAGTAAACCGGTAGTTTCTTTTTGATTGAATCCGAAAGACCCAGACAATCTTTATTTGAAACAACCCCTACAATTTTACAATCGGTCAACTCCTTAGAATTTATTTTTTCGTGTACAAAATCAAGGTTGCTACCTTTACCAGAGACAAAAAATAGAATACTCTTCATTATAAAACTAATGAGTTAATTATTTAAATAAAAATAAAATAAAAGTAAAATAAATAAAAAATTTATAAATAAAATAAAGACTTAATCAACCTCTTCGACAGTAGCACCTGAAGCTGGAGCCGGTCCACCAGGCATACCACCAGGCATACCACCAGGCATACCACCCGGCATACCACCAGGCATACCACCAGGCATACCACCAGGCATACCAGTCGGGGCACCTCCAGGCATATTAGCACTAGCTTCTTCGTATAGTTTAGTCATGATTGGTTTACACTTTTCCTGCATCTCGGCAAGTTTGCTATCATAAGAGGCCGCATCTTCTGTTTGATGTGTTTCAAGCCATTTTTCGTTATTAGAAAGTTCTGTATTAAGAAGAGACAGTTCTTCTTCACTAAATTTTTCTTTTAGTTTTTCATTACTAACACTATCCTTCAACGAATAGATATAGGTCTCATATGTATTCTTGGATTCAACCCTTTTACGGTTCTGTTCATCTTCATCCTTGAACTTTTCAGCATCCTGTACCATCGCATCAATCTCGTCCTTACTCAAGCGACCCTTGTCATTAGTAATAGTAATCTTCTCCTTTTTACCAGTAGATTTATCTTCAGCAGAAACACTTAGAATGCCGTTCGCATCAACATCAAATGAAACCTGAATCTGTGGAACACCACGTGGTGCTGGTGGAAGACCAGTAAGTTCAAATTTACCTAGAAGATTGTTATCCTTAGTCATACTACGTTCACCCTCAAAAACCTGGATTAGAACACCTGGTTGATTATCTGCGTAGGTAGAAAAGGTTTGTGTTTGTTTAGTAGGAATAGTGGTATTCCTGGAAATCAAATTAGTCATAACGCCACCAGCAGTTTCAATACCAAGAGATAGAGGAGCAACATCAAGAAGTAGAAGGTCATTCACTTCACCATCCGCATCACTATTTGTTAGAATAGATGCCTGGATAGCCGCGCCATGTGCAACCGCCTCATCTGGGTTAATAGATTTACACAATTCTTTACCATTAAACATATCACTCAATAGTTTCTGAATCTTGGGGATCCTTGTAGAACCACCAACCAAAACAATTTCAGTAACATCCGCCTTATCCATTTTAGCGTCCCTCAAAACCTTTTCAACTGGATTTAGACAATTCTTAAACAGATCCTCGCACAGAGATTCAAATTTTGCCCTTGAAAGAGAACTATAAAGGTCAATACCATCAAATAGAGCATCAATCTCGATAGAAGCATTAGAACTTGATGAAAGCGTCCTCTTAGCCCTTTCACAAGCAGTTCGTAGACGACGCACAGCCTTTTTACTAGATGACATATCCTTCTTATTCTTACGTTTGAACTCTTCAATAAAATGATTCACAAGGCGACTATCAAAATCTTCACCTCCAAGATGAGTATCACCAGCAGTTGCTTTCACTTCAAAAATACCATCATCAATAGAAAGAAGGGACACGTCAAATGTACCACCACCTAGGTCAAAAATTAGAACTGTTTTTTCTTTACTAGATTTGTTGTCCATACCATAGGCAATTGCAGCGGCTGTAGGTTCATTAATAATACGGATAATATTCAATCCAGCAATAGCACCCGCATCCTTTGTTGCCTGACGCTGTGAATCATTAAAATAAGCAGGGACTGTCACCACCGCATCAGTCACTTCATAACCAAGGTAACTACTCGCAACCTCTTTCATTTTAGTAAGAATCATAGAAGAAATTTCTTCTGGATGGTATGTTTTTTTTTCGTTTTTATATTCAACCTCAATTACTGGTTTATCATTATCATCACCCTTAACCGTAAAAGGCCAGTGTTTAATGTCTTGTTGAACTTTAGAATCATTAATCTTTCGACCAATTAAACGTTTCGCATCAAAGACGGTATTTGTAGAATTAATAGCAGACTGATTTTTAGCAGCTTCACCAATAAGTCTTTCTGTATCAGTAAACGCAACATATGATGGGGTAGTCCTGTTCCCCTGATCATTTGCAATAATCTCAATTTTTCCATTTTGCCACACACCAACGGCACTATATGTAGTACCAAGGTCAATACCAATAGCTAGTTTTTTAGATTCTGTCATCTTAGATATTATAATAGTTATTTTTTTAAATATATTTTTTAAAAAAAAATATATTTATTAATGAAATAAATTAATATAAAAATAATTATAGTTTTAAACACATTGATTTCTTATTGTAATTTTTGTGCATAGGTGCTCCAAAATAATTTAATGGAAAACGACCAGATCCTTTTTTAGTTTTAGGTTTGATACATGTAACATAACGCTTCTTTTTAGAAGTTAAACGAGAAAAACATCTTAATTTTTGTGCCTTTTTGGTTTTCTTAACTGATGATTTTTTTTTGCGTAGTGGGTCATTTTTACCAAATTCTTTACGCGCTTTTCTATAAGCTTTTCCTGATTTTTTTAATTCCTTAATTACTTTCTGTTTCTGTTTCGCTAATTTATTAACACTGTTTCGTTTCACTGATTTAACCATATAATTATATACAATATTTTAATTAATCCCGACAACAGGAATATCCGAGTTGTTATCAGCATCAAGGTTAGATATATCATAATCTAGACCCATGTTCATATCACAAAAGTCTTCGTCATCACCCCAAGATTCAATATTCTGAACTTCTTCTGGAGTATTGTTAACATTCACTAATTTAGATTCATCCATTAGAATATTAATTGAACCAGTACCACAAGGTGCAATCTGTCCAAGCATAATATTGGATGACACGCCAGATAGCGTATCTTTTTCGCCAAATACAGATGCCTTAAACAACTGGTCTGTAGTTTCTTCAAAAGATGCCTTTGCAAGAGGACCGATGTTATCACGATTAATACCAAATCTATCAATAGACATCATATTACCATTTTTGGTCATCATATCACATAGAAGATTTAGATGCCTATAATTTACATAAGAACCACTACCCTCAATGACTTCTTTGATTTCCATCATGATAATATTTCTAGCGGCTTCAATACCAAAGATACTAAACATTTCATATACATCATTTGTAATAGTCCTTTCCAAATCGATGTTATTATGTTGTAGAACCTCAATTAAATTTGTACCATTTGTATCAAGGATCCACTCTTCTTTATTAACATATGAATTTTCAGACTTTACCTTTTTATTTTTCTTGAACATAGAAATGTTTTTGATACGTTTAACACCCTTAATTACAACCTTTTCTAGTAGATTATTAACTGTATTTTTAATGTAATTAATATCATTAATCTTGCTAGAATCACCTTTCTTCTTTTTCAACACACGGATACGGAAGATTAGTTTATTACTGTTATCATCAGAGTAAACACAACTTATATCTTCAGAAAATAGAACATTTAGTCTGTAATATAGAAGTTCCATCGTAACATCTTTATTGAGCATTTTATCTTTATTAAGTTCTAGACGAATAATCCAATTAGATGACTGTGTGTTATCTTTGAGTTCATCGTCCATTTCACTAAACATTTTATATATTTGAAGTAATTCTCTATCTTCTTCGATTAGAGTTTCATTATCATCTGGATCATAGTAGACATTGACCGAATTTAGAATATCTACGAGCTTAGTAAGTTCCATTTCATTAAGAATACTTTGGGACTTGAATTTATCATATGAAATATCATCTTTAAGGTAAACCGTTAGAGAAGGTGCTTTCAAATTCTTAGAAAGATGTAGAAGTTCTTTTAGTCGTGGAACACCACGAGTAACATTAGATTTGGATGAAATACCAGCAAAATGGAAGGTATTCAAGGTCATCTGAGTAGCTGGTTCGCCAATAGACTGTGCAGCAATCGGACCAACCATTTCATTCGCCTCAATCTTACTATTTGTATACAGTTGTTTAATATTGTCGATAATATAATTAAATGCTATTTTGTTAATCCTATGATATTTTAGTAGATACTTCGGTGAAAGATAATTCCGAAGAAGAATATTAAACAATAAGTTATTAGATATAATATTATTAATAGGTAGAATTTTTGTAAGTTCTTCGATTCTGTTAATAACATATAGTGGATTTAGGTCTGATAGATGGGTTCCTTTAATTTTAAATGTTTGTTTTGCGTTATTAATAATTCTGAATAGATTGATTGGTAGACTAATAGAAGTATTTTCATTGTTTTTAAAAACAACTTCATTTACGAAATCGTAATCACTTTTAATCATATCAAAATATTCATCCAGTTTTTTTTTGTAATCTGGAACATTTTTAAGAGCTTTTACTACATTTGACTTTAGGAATGTACTAAAGTTATCATCATTAAATTTATGGATTTCTTCGATTTTATCAAATGATTTTCCCATATAATCTAGATGTTGTGTCTCTATACTGATATAACTAAATCCGTCATCGCCATAAACAAACTGTATAATTTCTCCTGCAGCATTTCTTACAGACAAGTCATAGAATATCTTATTATCTTCCATGGCTTTCATCAACTTACGCTGAATATAGCCGGTTTCACTAGTTTTAACAGCCGTATCAATCAAACCTTCACGACCACCCTGCGCGTGATGATAGAATTGCGCCGGTGTAAGACCCTTGATGAAGGGACGTTCAACAAACCCACCACTTTCTGGACTTTTATCGAATTTACAGAAATGAGGTAGAGTTCTATAATTGTATCCGTTAGGAATCCGTTTACCATCTACATTTTGCTGTCCAACACAGGCAATCATCTGTGCAATATTAATAGATTTACCTTTAGACCCAGCAGAAACCATATTAGTCATCCTATTATCCTTACTCAAACTACTAAGAGCAATCTTACCTGCCTCAGCAATAGCTTTGTTTAGAATATTGTTTACACCCTTTTCGAAGTTATCGAGAACCGAAGTTCCATTATTGTTTTCAATCGACTGTTGATGAGTGTTTTGAATCAACTTAGCAACTTCCTTCTTCTTACTAATAATCTTTTTTTCAATCTTAGCATTAATCAATCTATTAGATATAAGATCACTAATACCAACACTAAATCCAGACTGAACCAAATATCTTGTAACAATATTTTCTGTGTCGTCTAGGAATTGTTTTGCTCTTAGGTGACCGTAATCATTATGAATAACATGAATAATACCTCTTGTACCAGAACTCAATACCTTTTTATCAATTCTACCCTGAATTAGAACTCCATTTTTAATAATAACGTGATTGATGGCATCTTCATGGTCATCATAAGAATTATTTTTGATATCAATATTAAATCCGGGTGGAAGAATAGTAGAGAACAACTGTCTTCCAGACCACCTATTAGGATTTGTTTTTTCTGGTTCAGGAAGAATACCAGAGAATGTAGAGATAAACATGAGAATATTCATCATATCTTTCTCCAAAACATAGATACCATCATTGGTTAATCTGTTAAGACCAAGCAAACTATCCTGGACGAGTGTAATAATCGGTGTATGAACCCTTGGACTAATAAGTTGATAGTCAACAAGAGCAATATTTCTAATATCAATCATAGACTGAAGTGACTGTGGGACGTGCATATTCATTTCATCGCCATCAAAATCAGCATTATATGGTGTTGTAACACTAACATTCAACCTAAATGTAAAGTAGTCTAATACCTTAATTTTATGTGCCATCATACTCAATTTATGGAGCGAAGGCTGACGATTAAATAGAACAACATCTCCATCCATAAGATGTCTATGGACGATATCGCCTTCAGATAGTTCAAGAGACTCTGTATCTATATATAGCAATGAAACAGTCTTTTTAAGATTCTTTTTTTCAATGCTTTTTGCACCTGGATATTTATTAGGACCATTTCTAACAATAGTTGTAAGTTTATTAATATTAAACTTATTCACCATTTCGGGTATAGTGAGATTTTTAGCGATTTTCATAGGAACACCTAGCTCATTTGTCTTGAGGTTTGGGTCTGGAGTGATTACACTACGAGCACAGAAATCAACACGTTTACCCATAAGATTACCTCTCATACGACCTTCTTTACCCTTTAGTCTTTCTTTAATAGACTTAATAACCCTACCAGAGCGATGAGTAGATTGATTAATACCTGGAATATTATTATCAATATATGTTGCAATATGATACTGTAGAACAGATGCCCATTCATCTATAGTATTTTCTAGTGAATTTTCAGCTTCTAGTTTCTTTTTAATATGATTATTAGTCTTAAGAATATCTATAAGTTTATGAGTCATATCATCTTCACTCCTTTGTCCATTACCCTGACGGACCGATGGACGAACTGTAGGAGGTGGAACTGGTAGGACCGTACAGATGAACCATTCTGGTCTACACCATTTAGGGTTGAATCCCACGATAGCACTGTCTTCATCTGTAATACGTTTAAATATTTTAAGAATCTTTTCTGGAGAAAGGTGTTCAGTTTTATTCTCATTGTCAACATCAGAACCGATTGATTTCCAAACAGCAGAAATTTTTATAATACCTTCCTTAATAAATTTGGTAGGTGTAAGAGCACCACACTTATGACAAACCTTTGTTTTAGATGTTTTCTTTGTAACATATGCCATCTTATCTTTATTCTCAAGAGTTTCAATGTAGTCTAGATCATCTTCACTCAATTCGACAAGTATATTAGAACAAGTAATGCAAAAGTTTTTAAGAGTTGAGAAAACCATATTTAGAAATTGGATATAGATAACTGGTTTAGACAATACAATATGACCAAAATAACCAGGACAGTAACGGTTATCTAGCAAATCTGTCGGACAAATTTTACCATTATCAATAACACCCATCCTCGGATCAAATAATCCATTAATAACAGGTTCTCCTGAATTATCGTAAAGTATAGTTTCTGTAACATGACAAACCGATCTATTTATAACTTCATCCGGCGAAGAAACGCTAAATTGAACACCAGTGACATTTCTAATCTTGGATGTGTATTCGAGTTCTTGATTGGAGGACATTATATATAGTGTAATATATTTTTCTTAAGTTTATTATTCAATTTTATTAAAAATTAATTAAATGAATTATTAAATTATAATATTAAAATTAGTAGTTACCCGATCAGGTATACCTTATTTTAATTCTTATAATACTATAATAACCATATTCTATGTATTATATTTGTGTTATTAATCGTTATTTTAATGATTACAAAATTAAAACTAAAACAAAATTTTGTTTCTAATTCTAATAACAACAAACTTACTATAGTTACCTCTTATTTTAAAGTTAATCGAACACGTAAACTTGACTACACAAATGGAAGAACAAATATGCCTAAGGATAGTGATGGTATCTATAAGGAATGGATGAAAGGGCTATTATCCTATCAGGGACCAATGATCATCTACACCGATAACGAGACGTATAACTATATTAAAAAACTTCGTAAAAATTTCAAAGAAACCAAGATTATTAAAATGGAAATAAGTGAACTTCCAACCTATAATTTTTTTAAAAATAATAAAAATAATAATAACAAATACCCAACTATGATATGGAAGGAACATGCTGATAAAGATATAAATAAAAAACTCTATACTATTTGGAGTTCAAAATTACCGTTGCTGGAAACCTCTGTAAATGACAATCCATTTAATACATTTTATTTCGCATGGTTTGATATAGGTTACATCCGCGACAAAGACAAAATCCTAGGTGTGGATTGGCCGTGTAAAGACAAACTTAAAATATTAAATAATAAAGTTGTTTTTAATATTGTATATGGGGGACCAACTTGCAAAGAAGGTGGAAGTACAACAGGTGGATTTATAGGATGTAATATAAATAATATCTCAAATATTAGTAAATTATATGTGAATAAAATAAAACAACGAATAAAAAATTCTACTCTAAATGGAAACGACCAACCTATTTATAATGAAATTCGATGTGAACAACCACATTTAATAAAAGGAATAAAAGGAATAAAAGGCGTTAAATCGAAATATTGGACAGATGTTCTACACAATGAATGGTTCTATGCTATACCCTACTTTTTTGATAGAAAGTATAAGTATTAGATGTAGTAAATCATTTATTTATAAATCATTTAAACACAACTAAAAAATAAATATAATGCTATTTTACATTAATCTTGGATTAAGTCTTCTTGTTTTATTAAATTTTAAAACTTGTATATCATATATTGCAAAATACTATATAATTGGGGAAATATATGTTACCGACTATATCTATAAAAATCGTAAACAAATTACTTATTATAATCTAGAAAATTTTAAAAAGATAAATGATTGTTCCGAAAATAGTATAGCTAAAATCGAATATGAAGATAAACTAAAATATTTAATTACTGATAAAAAAATAGATAAAAATGAAATAGAACAATTAATTAAATCACCTAAATTTTTTCTATCAGTAGAACTAACGCATAACAATACTACGACCGATGTAACCTCTGAAATAAATATGCTAATTGAAACAAAAAGTTATAATTTTAATCCTAAAACAGCACAGATTTTAATGTTTATTAAAGATAATTCTAATACAGATAAAATTACAGGGAATGTTAACTGGGGGATTATAACCAATAATGCTCAAATGTATAATACAGATAATATAATATTAAATATTAAAGGAAATAATATATTAAACCTTAAGGACTAATATTATTAATAACATGACACCTTTAAATAATAACTGGGTTATTTGGTATCATGATAATAATAATGATTGGACTATCAACGGTTATAAAAAAATTTATGAGATTACAACTATTGAGGATTTTTGGGAAATATATCTACGTCTAAATAATTATATTTTATTGAAAGGACAATTTTTTTTGATGAAAAAAGGGATTGAACCTATATGGGAAAATGAAGAAAATGTGAAGGGTGGTTGTTGGTCATATAAAATTAACAAAAATGATTCATTTATGTCTTGGTTGTATCTTTCAATAAATATCTGTGGGGAAATTATTACTAAGGATCATAAAAATATTGATAGTATAAATGGAATTTCGTTGAGTCCAAAAAAAAACTTTTGCATAATAAAAATATGGAATAATGATAGAACTAATATTGAAAATATTCTCGTTGATAAAATTAATAATATTAATCTTTCGTTGTGTTTATATAAAAATAATAAGGAACGTAACTAGTTTTCTTTATCATCTTCAAATTTAGGTGCAAGACACAATTTTATTTCACCTAGAGACGCAATACTATATTTAGTAATTAGTGGATAATCATTCTTTAGGAATAATTCTACTGAATTACATAGATTTGTACATTTACTAAACAATACAAGATATTTTAAAGAATAAATACCCTGTATTATATTTTCATCCGATTGATGAAAGGTTAACCCATTATTTGAAGCTCCTATACAAGTTTCTTGATGAGCGAACTGACCATCACAGCTAAATATTAGTTGTTTACCTATACTTTTAATTTCTATTTCTTCAGCAATATTTGACATATCCCTACAAATCTTTTGAAAATCAATTGAAGGCATTGTTATAACAGATTCAAATTCTGGGGAGGGAACCTGTAGTTCATTATCATTCAGATCCATTAGATTAAGATTAAATTTAGTTATGGAGTTTTTCTCACTATTTTCAATTTCGATATTCAATACACAAGTATTTTCCTCGGTTACATATAGTTTCAATATATCATTATTACCCATAATTTTCATTAATTTGTAAAAGTTTAGAAGATTTATGCCTAAAAGCAGCTTTTTTTTACAAACGTATTTCTCAAGATTTTCTGAGTTAATTCTTAAGTGAACTAAAACAGTGTGTGTAGAATCCATTGCAACTATTTTTAAACCATGTTCATCAAACTCAAAATTAGCATCAGTTAAAATTTCCTTTAGAGCCTCTATCAAGATTCTAAATGCAGCTGCCTGGACTGTGTGAAATTCAAGAATATTCATTATTCATTTTATTTAAATTATCCCTTTAAGTATTTCTTTTTAAAAAATATCGCCAACAATAATACTAGATAAAGAGCATAAACACAAACTAGATATTAATCCTACTAGTTTATCTTTCTGTCTAGCTAATATATAAAGAGACATTATATAGGTACTAATACCTATAAATAATATAAGATAATCTATATTATATATTGGAGCTATATTCACCTTACCTATTGTTATTTCTTTCTGGATTTCTTCGACTTCATTAACGAAATATGATGCTATATTTTCTGGTATTAATTTAATGACTGTATCACTAAAAATTATTAGTAATGGTATACCAAATAATAGATAAAATAAACTAAAACTCAATGCAGTTGGACCAAATGAAGCTGCTGACATTACGGTTAACACAATTATTATTAAAAATAACAAAAATAGTGTCTTTTTATTTTTGAATTTACCCTTCGTCTTAACTGAATTTAATTTAATAGGTTCTTCTATTTTACTCATTATTATAAACTAAGTTAATATATTTATTATACTTGTAACAAATTAATAAATTTTTGTCCTATAAATATCTAAACACAATGTTGATATATTTAAACTTTCGCTTAAATGACGACTTATACCCCTAATATACGTACCACTACCTACATTCGCCTCTATTTCTATTACCTTATAATCACACTCTATTATATTCTTCCATGATTCCAAAATTTCTTCCTGTCTAAAATCATGTTTCTTATCTAATCTACCTATATTTGTTTTAACATATTCTATAATTTCTCCCTTATCCATCTCATAACCATCTAGAATGCTTATCTTATTTATCATAATAGTTTGATTAGGATAGTCCTTTATTTCATCACGTTTATTATATTTTCCATAATACCATAATGGTTTCCCGTTATACCTTTTTGATGAAAATAATGGATAGGGTAATTCTTGTTTACCTACCAATGAACTTATTTTTTCTCTTAATCTAGGTATATCTATTTCTGTTTTATTTCCAACTATTTTACCTAATACATCATTTGTATCAGTTTCTACACCACATAATAACTTGAATTTATAGATTTTATTTAAATTATTGTAATTATATTGTTTGTAACAGTCTTCATCCGTCAATAATAATAATGTTCCATGCGCCATAGGATCTAATCTCCCAGCATAACTAATCTTTTTATATTTTACTGATTTTACCGATTCTACTATTTCTAATGGAGTTTTTCCTATTGGTTTGTAAACATAAATTAATCCCATCTATATTAGTCGCACGTTTGATGTTTAAATATTAACATTATTCCTATAATAATAATAATTAATACCATACTACCGAGTATAATATGATTATACCTTTCAACTATAGATTTTTTATCATCAAAAAATGTATTCCTTTTGCAAGCCATATTAATTTGTTATGAGAAAATATTTTAAAATAATATTCTATATGTTTAAATTAATAATAGTTATAGTTTTATCTATAATTTTATTTCTTATTTTATCAAGAAATGTAGAACAATTTAATGACAAAAAAAATAATGATTTTTTTAAAGACAAAATAGTTTTAATTACTGGTTCTACAAAAGGTATCGGTCTTTCAATTGCTAAAAAAATATCAAAAACTGGTGCTATAGTTATAGTAAATGGTCGTGATGAAAAAAGACTAGAATCAACCGTGAAACTGTTAGAAAAAAATAATAAAAATAAAGTTAGTGGTATTCAGGCTGATATTTCATTAGAAGAAAATATAGTTAAAATGTTTGATGATATTATTAAAAAATATGGACGAATTGATATTCTTATTAATAATGCTATTGGTAGATACGGTAAAAAAAAATTAAGTGACAAAAAAATCAGTGATTGGAAAAAGGAACTTGATACAAATGTCAACGGTGTTTTTCATATTTCGCAAATGGTTATTAATCATATGAAAAAAAAAGACCTTCCTTGTAAAATTATAAATATCAGTTCTCCTCTCGCTAAACATAGAGATACCACTGCTAGTTCTGGTAGTATTGCTCTAGAAAAAAATATGATTGAAAGGATGAGTGACATCCTTGCACATGAAAACTTTGAAAAAAATATTTCTATTTCTGTTATTAGAATTGATAGTGGTAATTATAAAAGTAAAAGAGTTGATACTAAGAATATGGATAAAGGTATTATTAAAAGTACATATGAAAGCTTAAATAAAGTAAATGATATGTTCTATGATAACCCTGATAGTATTACTTCAATGTTTATAGATATACTCAAATTACCTCATCACCAATTAACCGGAAAAATATATTCTACATCATCCTATGGTGATAATAAAAAATTATCTAAAATAGTCCCCGCGTATCAGTTAATGCTTAATAAAAATCTTTTTAAAAAATATAAATTTACGAAAAAAAAGGCAAATCCAGATGATATACATATTACAAAACAAAACCCTTACGGTGCTTCAAAAAATATTAAAAAATTTCTAAAAAATTATGACCTAAGTAAAAGTATGTTTAATGTTAATACTGATAATGATACTATACTAACTAATAAATTAGCAGAAGAATTAGGGGTTAACAAAAATGAAATCGTTTTGTTTAAAACTGAATTCGATGCTATAAAAAAAATATTTTCTCTATTTGTTCCAAAATATAGTAATATTTTTTCGATGTATCCTAGTTCTGAATATATAGAACTTCTATCTAATGAAATGAAATTTGGTATCAAATATACAATTTTTACAGTGAATGACAAAAAAATACAACCCAAATTCAAACACATTTTAAGTTATATTACACCCAAAACAAAATTAGTTTATCTATCCAGTCCAAATGTAATAACCGGTCAGTCTATAATAGGTAAGGAATTTATAGAATTTCTCGATAAACTAAACGATAATATTGTTATTGTTATAGACCAAACATATCTAGATTTTGTTATAAAAAAACAACAATTTGACCCATTTAAATATCTAAATAAAAATGTACTTATTATAAGATCATTTAGTAATTTTTATGGATTTGAAAATCTTGAAATGTCATATGTTATTGCAAACAAAGATATATCACTCCTATTAAATGAAAGTAATATTATTCAAAATCAAACTGATAGACTATCAGAAGAAATTGCCCTACAGTGTTTAAAAGATAAAACACACTCTAAATTTATTAAAAATGAAATACACAAAGAAAAACAAAGATTATATAAAATTTTTGACAGAGAAGATATCGACTATTTCCCAAGCGAAGCAAACTATATATTGATTGACCCCAAAAAAAATAGAGAAGAAATTTCAAAAGAACTTGTTAGCAATAATATTATTATTGAAGAAAGTGATCTTCACTATAACAACTACTGGCCTCTACCTATATCTACAAAAGAAAATAACGATAAAATAATAGATATATTAATTAGTAGTTTTTAATAAAATTTTTATAATCTTGTAAATATTATATGGATGTTAGAATTGATAATTACCAAATTCCAGAAATAATGGATAGTGAATTTTTTTTTGCTGGAGAATGGGTTGATGAGAATGCTTGCTATACCTTAACCAATGGCAAATTTAATCCTATGACTCGTGGTCATGACGCTATTATATTAAATGCGTTTGAAATGGCACACAAGAAACGTCTTGGAGGATGTCAGAACAATCATGTCTTTGTATTTACCCCACCCAAAGATGCTTATGTTACAGGTAGTAAAAAATTCTCGAATAATGCTAAAAAGGTAGTTCTATGCGATTATGACCGGGTTATGTTTCTTGCCGAGTTGTGTAGAAATATTAATATGAGACATTTTAGTGGAAGTCCTATTACTTTCAGTATTGTACCTCTTAACCTTTATACATTAAATTCGGTTTTTAAAAATTTAAATGTGCAAAAAAGTCTTGGATCTAATCGGAATAAAACCAGCGGTATGCCTAGACAGAATATGAAAAAAGGCCAGGAAGAACAGTTTATAGATATTATTGACGATATTTATAAAAAAACTGGTAAAGTACCTGTAGAATACGCAAGTTCCTCATTAGTTAGATATGCTATTAACCACGAACGGGAAGATTTAGCTAAACAACTATTATCTGATTATATCGATGCCTCTAAAAAGAATTTTATACTCAAGTGCTATAAAGAAAGAAAGGCTTTACATTCTACTTTACAAAAAAGCAAACCTATGAAAAGTAAAAGAAAAAAAGATAGTAGAAAAACAAGAACTAAAAAAGTAAGTAAAAAATTACAAGCTCTAAAAAATAGTTTAAAATAGATTATATTATAATTAGTTGTTTATTTACATATCTTTAATCATACGATTAATAATGTCTAGTGTCTTTTTATCATTAAAACTACCATTCTTAGACTGTATCCATTTATCAATGATTGTTCTCTGTTCTTCGTTACACTTATCATTATTCCGGTTATCTTTGAGTGTTCTCCTTTCTACTTTATTAGGTTTATTAGTAAAGTCATACGGTTGTTTACCTGTCTTGTTCAAAGGTTCATCTGGTTGAGCTACCCCTTGACCTGGCTTGCTCTCTGGTTCTTTCTTTTCTAGTGCTTTAGTTTCTTCTTCTAGTGCTTTAGTTTCTTCTTCTAGTGCTTTAGTTTCTTCTTCTAGTGCTTTAGTTTCTTCTTCTAGTGCTTTAGCTTCTTCCTGAGCCTTCTTTTCCAGTTCTGCTTTAGCCAAAAGATCCTTTTTAAGTTGCTCGGTTACTTTACGCTGTTCTTCTTCTTCTTGGAGATGTACTGTATATTCGGTCTGTGCAATAGAATATTCCTTTTCTAGAAGTTCGTGTAGATCTTCGTCATCAAATTTATATCTGTTTGCTTCTTCCAATAGTTTAAGTTTTTCATCTGGGCTTTTAGTTTTGGCATTAGAAATTTTACTCTTAACAACACTAATAATATCACAGTTAAGAATATATTTTTCGGCTTCTTCATGACTCATACTATGTTCCTTCATAATCGTATGAATCTTTGCTTCACTGATTTCGGCATTTGCTTTTTTTTCAATCAGAATACTGATATCATCAACCAATTGATTAACCCGTTTCATAATTTCAGTATTTTTCCTTTCTGTTTTTGTGCTATCATTTGTTTTTTTCTTTTCCTTTACTTCAGCTTTAGACTTACAATATTTAATAGTCAAATCATCTTTATCGAAATAACTTGTTTTAAAATCAACCAGATACTGATATTTTTGTTTTATAGTTTCTAGATTAACATTAGATTGAATAAGCTGTGTGTTATTACAGTTTTTTATGAAGGCAATAGTTGTTTCGGCTAGATTAACTTGTTCAATATGTGTATTCTTTAGATTGTTAATATATTTTTCATACATATCATTGCACTCAGAAGCCTTTTCTTGCAAGATTTTAAGCAAAGTTTCATCAATTTCTTTGTTATCATCTACGATTTCTTTCCAGGTTGTTAAACCCATTTGGTCATCCATATACTTAATATCTGTTAGTTTATGATTTTCATATTCAAAGGTCATATGACACATATTACCTCTCATTTCACTATTAGACATAAAGCGTCCAATATCTCCCAATCCTGTTAGAGGATTTTTAGTATTACATAGACGATTATTCCTGTAAATATCGATACCTGGATGTGTTCCAAGAAGTTCATTTTTTTTTAGTGTTTGTTTGAGAATATAGAGTGTTACCAACCCAACTTTCATCAGATTATTATTATCAACATTATTATCTTCATCATCAGAATCCTCAGTAGCAGATGGAATAAATATGTCAGATGTAAATACATCTTTATCTACATCATAGTAAACCACATACATTTTTTTTACTCTAAATTCACCAAAGGGACAATGTTCACTTGGAATAACACTAATCCCATTGATAACAAATTCTACGTTGCTTCCTTCTTTATGATATGCCCTTTTAAGATGCCTAACCAAATTATCACAAGAGAACCTTTGTAGGTAACGATGGTTTAGTTCCAAATCAAATTCACTCCGATTTTCACCGTTGTATTCAACTGTATTATAAAGATTAGTGGGAATGTAGGTATTTTTAGATTGCATCTCAATAAAGTTAGTACCGATTGAATGTCCGGTGTTATCAAAATAACTTGTGATATGAATATATTTAGCAATATTGATTAGAGCTTTGTAACCACCCTTACCATATTTACCAATCTTATTAGTAGCAACATCTAGGTTCCTCTCCCCCAATCTAAAAAATCTTTCTAGTGCTTCCCTTGTTTTAAATCCTTGTGGAGAATAATCAACATACAATAGTTTACCAGTATTAATATCATAAGTAATCGTAATTTTTTTAGAACCACCCCAGTCCAAAGAATTATCAGTAAGTTCTAGAATAGATGTTTCAAGACCAGGTCCATCCCGACTAATATCTTCAAACCTTGACGTCACAGATTCCTCGAATTTGGAAAGAGACATGTTTATTGTTTATGTGTATTAATAGAAACAATATCTGAATTCAATTTTAATAAATATTAATTCTTTTTATTATATTAATGTATAATGAAATATTTATATGTTTTTATAATTGTTTTGTGTTGGTCTATTAATCCATTCCTAAAAAAAATTGTTACAAACCATATACAACCGATCGAATATAATATATATAGCAATACTCTTAGTTTTATATACCTTATAATGTTTTCACTCTATCAAAATAAATATAATATGTCTGGAATAACAATAAATATAGCGAATAAACTAAGCAAAAATCATATTGGTATTATGATGATTGTATCTATTTTAACACTTGTTCCATCTTATCTTATGATTGTTCTTAACCAAAAATATAGTGTTTCAGGTATTACAGCGGTAGTTCAGTCGCTAAATATAATAGTAACAACAATAATAGGTGTTGTGTATATGGGTGATCCAATAAATATGACAAAGATAGGAGGTATCTTAATGACCTCTTTAGGAATATACTTATTACAATAATTTATATTAATATATTATATGCTTAAAAAAACCAAAAAAAATAAAAAACCTATTAAAAAAACAAAATTAACAAAAATGGAAGGGAAAAGGATTCCTTGTATTAAAATCAAAACGCGCGTTAAAGATGATAAAGTTAAAAAAAATCCATATAAATGGAAAACTTTAAAAACTAAAAATATGTTTAAAAACAAAAAGATAGTTGTGTTTTCACTACCAGGGGCTTTCACTCCTACCTGTTCGAGTTCACATCTACCTGATTTCGACCAGAAATACAATCAATTAAAAAAAAAGGGTATTGATGAGGTTTATTGTTTTTCTGTTAATGATGCGTTTGTTATGCATAACTGGAAAAATAATCTTAAAATTAAAAAGGTTAAATTAATACCAGACGGTAATGGCGAATTTACTAAAAAAATGGGAGCTCTTGTTAAAAAGAATAATCTTGGATTTGGTGATAGATCATGGAGATACTCTATGATTGTTGATAACGGTAAAATAATAAAGGTATTTAGCGAACCAAATATGAAAGATAATCATAAAACAGATCCCTTTTCAGTTTCGAGCGTTCATTCTGTATTAAAATTTATTGGTTCAAAAGGTTTGTAAACTGATCATAATGGTGGCTTAAAGAATCCTTACTACTATGTTTTGTTGAACTGGTTGCTGATGCACCTTCCTGAACTGTAGGTTTTGTCTTTGCGGTCGTGTTAGATGTTGTGTTATTAAATACCTTTTCAGAAACGGTATTTTCCATAATATCTACTAATCCTTTTATAGTTTCTTTCATACCTCCTCCTGATTTTACTTTAGTTTTATTCATTAATATTATACAATATTTAAACTGATTCTATTATTTCTTCTCTACTATATTCCAAATCATAATCTATAAAAAGAACTATAATAACAAATACAAATAGAGTTGTTGAAGACATAAAATGCCAGATATCATGATTATCAAAATAATTAAATAGAACACATTCTCTATTTAGTTTATTCGAATCTTGGATAGATACAAATGTATCATAGTCGGTGTTTGTATAAAAAAAGAGAGATATAATTAGAAGTATTAGATCTAATAGAATTAACCAGAATATAAATGGTCTAATTTTTTCTTTGTTAATTATTTTTGTAATCAAATAGTATATAAAGTAAATAGACAAATTTACTATACCTATACAAAGTAACCATCCAGTAAAATAGGGTTTAAAAAAGGATGCATATACAAGCATACCTAATGTAAAACTATTTGAAAATAGAATCAACCAGAATTTTGGATTCCTAATTAAATTATCATTTCTAATAAGGTCTATAAATATTCTTAAACTTTTTAAATCAAAATCATACATTTGTCTACTATAAATATAGATAGACGTAAATACTAAACAGTATGACGTTATTAAAAATATTAGTGACCAGAACCAGATGTGAGTTGTTGTTGATGTATTCCTCAGTGATAAAATATTTAGAATTATTAGCATAAATATCAAAATATAAAATTTTAGTGGGTTGCACAAATCTCCAGTATGCCTTTTATTGTACAGTGTAAGATATGAATATAATATACCAATGAACATGAAGGTTGTATCGAATTGTAAATTTAATCTGCTTGGACATATATGATAGAGAGATGACGAAATTCCTTCAAAAATCAAACATAGTCCAAGAGAATAATATAGCGATTTATTGCGGTATATACCCAAATCTTTTAGTTCATATAAATTTCCTCTTTTGAATCTAACAATAATAATATACACTAACCCATAAATTATATATAGTAAATTTGATATAATATTATTAAATGCTGGTATAAAGGACCACGCATATTTACATTTAAAATTATAATAACAATTTACAACATTATTCGACTGGAACATAACAAATTGAAATGAAGGTGTAATATAGAATAATCCGGATATAATAAGAAATTTTAGGTATAGTTCAAGACTAGTATTTAATTCTTCTTTATCATAGTTCAAATTAATATAATCTATTTTAATCATAGACAAAATATAGTTTATTTTTATAAATAATAAAATATTTTATAATATTATAAGTATGATTTCAACCAAACAGTCTATATCCGTTTGTTTGATAATTTCAGTATTCCTATTATGTTTACACATAAAATCTTGTTATATAGTAATACATACAAAAAAAGCGAATAATGTAGTTGAAGAAGCGAATAATGTAGTTGAAGAAACGAATAATTTAGCAGAAGAAGCGAATAATGTAGTTAAAGAAGCGAATAATTTAGCAGAAGAAGCGAATAATGTAGTTGAAGAAGCGAATAATTTAGCAGAAGAAGCGAATAATGTAGTTAAAGAAGCAAATTCCTTAGCAGAAGAAGCTACGAATGTTGTAGACGAAGAAACTAACGTAGTTGAAGTAAATGATGTTTTTGATGAATCAAATAATGTTTTAGACGATAGTGTGTATGATAAAGCACTAGGAGATGAACTTAAAACAAAAATACCCTATTGGTTATTTAATGTTCAGCCAAAAGGACCTATTGATAATGATAGTCCTATAAATCCTTATAATTCAGAAAACAACCTTGGTGAGGTTAATTTTGAAACAGATGATTCTGATTCTGATTCAGAATAAATTATTTTTTTTCAAATACGAATGTTGTATTTAGGAAACTATATTGTTTTAGTTTATCATTCATTTTTGAGGCTTCTCCATATTTAATTTTTTTCTTATTAAGGTGAGTGAAATAATCATCAAATGATTTCACCTCTTTTAGTTCTAGATCAAACTCCAATGCTTTAGTTTTAAGATATTCAAAATTTACTAACCATTCTGTTGTTGTATTTCCAATAGATTCAACGAATACATCTATAGGCATACCAATAGAGGATGAATCATTCCTCATAACATCAGTATCATACAATTTAGTTATTTTCCAGATTAGTTTATCTTTATCAAAAACAGAGATATCATTTTTATTATTAAGTAGGTCAAATACTTTTCTTCCATCAAGACAGGTACCAACAAACTTACCTCCTTTTTTTAGACTACCTGATACATTTGTAAGGAATGTATCCAGTTTAACCCGATTTTCAAAGAAATAGTGAAATGAGAATTGAGAACTTCCTATATCAAATCCTTTATTTGCCATATTATAGAATTTCTTTAATTTAGAACTTTTAATAAGGTCTGCAGTCGCATTACCATAAAGTATATCTAAATAGTATTTACTAAGATCATCTTTTGCTGCTACTCCATTTGAGGTTAGTTTAGAACTATCTGCCCATACAGCAAGAATATTTCTTAGAACTTCACTTTTATTTTTATTTCTTATATTTAGAACCCGATTACAAAGACCATTATCTTTGTTGTCTAAATTATCTCTGTTTACATCTAATCCTACAACAAAACTGACTTTACTATCTAACCAATGATTAATATCACCACCTTTACCACAAGCGAAATCAATTAATTTACTATAGTGTTTTGAATTATTGCCTATAATTTGTTTCTTAATATAGGAATGGAAATCAGCCATCGGTTTAGTAAATAGTTTATTCCTTTCAATATTACCAAAGTAATACACATTTTCTTCGTTATTAATCGTTTTACCAGATGTTATAATTTCACGTGTAATCGGGTAATGAATCGACCTCCAAACATTAATTGCTGTAATAAAATCATTAGGAGAATCATTATTTCTGATACGCAAAGGTTTCCAGCAAAATCCTTCTCCATGTCTTTTATCATAACTAAATTCAACAATCATACCATCCTTAATTTTTTCTCTATTTTCTGTAAACAACGCATTATTCTTTACTGGTATGTATGCAAGTTCGATATTTTTTATATATGGGTTTACAGGTTGGAATGGAACCATACTATATTCTTTACTATATTCAATATCTTCATTCATAACACGGCATGAATTTACATTTGTATGTTTCTCAGAACTATAACCAACATTTAAAACTAAAGTTTTATAAGCTGTAACTCGTCCATTATGACTAGAATATTTAACATCATCCTGTCCATTTTCCTTTAGAATACTGACCCTAAAATCAATCGTATTCTCTTCAGGCGGTTTCCATTTAAATAATTTATTCCATCTACCCTGAAATCTAGCAGGTTTCCCGTCAATCTCATCACCAATAATAAGATTAACTGGAGTGAAAACTAACCCATCAATTTTATAGATATATTCTTTTTCTAATACCTTTTTTGCTTCACTAAAAATAGTAGTGTCTTGATGTAAAGTGTGAATTTTAGTAAAGATTTGATTATAAATATCACTATCCTTTTCAACCATTTTTAGTTCACCTTCTAATTTTGTAATCTCTTCATCTTGTTCACGGTTATATTTTTCTTGATTACCATAATAGAATTGTTTTTTAATAAAATGTATAGTTGTACCTGTATTATTATTTACCTTAATATCTTTAAACATATCTGTCATAATCTCATCCCTTGAAATTTCTATCTTTCCTTCTTCTTTTTCTTCACTTGTTCTATTAAAAATACGTTTTCGTATGTCCTTTTTATTATGAAAATAGATGTCGAAAACTGCAAAAAGCATAATATTTTTGTCATTTTTATCCTTTAGAATTAATTCTCCATCCAGTATACTATTTTCAAATCCTTTAATTGAACATCCCAGTGGTTTGATTTCACTTTTTCGGTTCATTAGGAAAGCATCCCCATTTTTTAGAATAATGCAAAGGTTTCTTTCTCCATCAGCCTTTTCTGTAACACTATAGTTTCTTCTTATTGAAAATAACTGTTTATAATCAACATAACTATGTTTTTTAATATGATGGTGTTCAAGAGTAACATTCTGTGGAGCACTAAATTTATTAGAACCCATTAAGTTATTATATTCATCCATGACCTGTTTCTTATCATCATTACTTATAATAAAATTACTTTTGTTTACACCTTGTAAAATAATACCAACATGTTGTATAATAATATCTAAAATCCTTCTGTGTTCACCTTTATAATTAATATTATTTCCAAGCCATTCTAATTCAATCTCATATTCAAGTTGACTTTCTAATACACCAGAACTATCGAACCCTTTAGAATACTTAAATTCATATTTCTTTTTACCTTGTATTTCTACCATATCAATATCATCTAGTTTATCCCACCATTTATCAAAATCTACCTTTTTTGGTTTTACAACAAATCTTTTCAAAAAATCAGTAACATCCTTTTTTTTCTTTTTATAATTTTTTTCGTTAGTCATAATTTTGGGCGAGGATTTCAATACAGTAAAATCAAAACTAAAAAGTTTATCTTGAGTAATATAACTAAATCTCTTTTTATATCTAAAATATTTACCTTCTTTATCCCATGCATTTAGGTCAAATTCAGAAATGTCTTTTCTTTCTTCCCTTTTAAGATTGAACCGAATATCATAGTTAGAAACATCTACACTATCAGCCTTAGATTTTTTCATAATAGTGATATTTCTCTCATTTACTTCTGATAATTTATTACTTTTACAAAACTTAGTAATCGAATTTCCACCTAGAACAGATACTCTAAAATCATTTTTGGGAATAAAAACATCTAAACTTTCACTAGAAGATTGTAGTGTAATATTAGGAATCCCTTTAATTTTTTTGATAACCCTATCAAAGGTGTCCTGATTTACTTTATTTTTTAGAACTACTTCTAATTCCATTGAAGGATCTTTTTGTGCTTTTTTAATTAGTGTTATTAAGGGTTGGATATGTTCCTTAATATTCATTATAATAATATAATATAATTATTTCTTAAATAATCAATTTTTATGTTAATAGCAATAAATCATCATAAAGTCTCTGTTTACTTTTCTTTTTATTATTATCTAATGTGATAGAAATATCATTATTATTTGCAAGTAGTTGTAAATCAGGTAACTTATAACTAGTAAACTTGTTCAAAATCAACTTTTTACTAAAATACGAAAGAATTTTCTCAATATCTGAATAAGAGAATGAATTATTATGAATAGACATAAGAGGTAGGATATGTTCTTCCCACATTACTAGAATAATATTTTTATCTGAAGAACTAGTGATATAGTTATAATATAGTTTTTTATCAGGATCCAAAATATAAATATTAATCTTTTTGGTATCTGAAATAAGATTAAACACATCAAGATTAGATTTTATTGTTTCACTAAACATTAACTCCTTTAGATATGTTTCAATAGGTTTACGTTTAATATTATTTTTAGCATACATAGCTTTACTTTTTGTAAAAGAACTATTAATATTCTCCAGAAGGAAATCTCGGAACGTTGTAAGTGCATCCTTTTTGCTAATATTACCTAGTCTAAAATCTTCACTTATAATAAACAGAATTGACTCAAACATATTAGAAGTTCCATATAGATAATAATTGTTTTTATCTAAAAAATCAAAATAACCAGGAATCTCAATAATTTCATCATGTGTAACAATACTTACTTCCTCAACTTTTTCATTCTTAATTTTTTCTGGTACTGATTCTGTCTGAAGAAAATTAGAATTTACATTTATTTGTTGAGCTTTAAATTTACTATTCTTTTGGATACACAAGGAAATTTGTGAAAGGGAAGGCATAATTGATAATATAATACTATTATTATTATATCAATTTTTTAAATTAAATTAATTTAATATTTGTTTTGTCTCATCTAAAAAAATTAAAAAATTATTTATTTCATTTATAACTTTTTCGTCCAATTTATTAAGTATTAAAAATATACCATTTTTATTTTGTGTATAAAATACATCATATGTTTTTATTATTTTAAAGACTTCTATCTTCTCTATTTTAGATAAATTTTCTATTTTATTTTTCATATCTATATACCTTTCAAAAGTCATTTGTAATAGTGATTTATATTAATAATAATATTCTAACTTGTTATCGTCTTCTCAACCCACCACTATGGTCTATTAACTGATCCATTCTATATCCTTTTTTATTTCCATAAATACTTGTTTCTTTAGCTGGGGGCATAACATAATCAGAAGTCTCACTAATATTTTTAATATATCCTAAATATTGTTTTATATTAGTATAAATATTAGAAATACAGTAATCTAGAACTTCCTTATTTAGTTGTTTCACCTGGTTCTGGACATCAACATTACTATTCTTAGAAAATTGTAGATAAATAGACCTCATTATAATTTGCATTTCTTCCTCTGATTGATTATCAATATCATAGTTTAATATTTTTTTAATACCAATTCTTATTTTAGTATGTAAATTATTTATATTTTTTCTAGAAAAAAATACACCACTTACAATCGTTGGCGAAATTATCCCCTTAATACTATCATTAAAGTTATCCTGTTTCTTACTTTCCTGAAATAAATTATAAGAAACATGGTTTTTAATTTCTCCTACATCCGGTATTAATCTATTATCATTTTTATCCTCCTTTATATTTTTAATTAGTGTTGTATCATTAAAATCATTTATACTACTATAATCATTCAAAAACTCTATATCATCACCATTTATAACATTCATATTCATATTATCATCTAAATCGGTTCTTAAAGATCCATTACCATTATTATCTAATGATTTAAATGTACTATCTATTTTCTCAAATGATTCCTTACCATTTCCAAAAGTTTCAAATCCCTTATCTGCAAATTTAGTATCCTCTAAAAGTGTTTCTTTCCAGCTCATATCAGATTCACCATAATAATCATCTAAAAAATTTGTATCCATTATATTAATTAATAATATAAAAATTTAATTATTTTTGACGTTTATACTAACTAAATTCTGTAAATCATTATTTAATATATAACCAGATAAATCCCTTTCTATATGTGTACATTCGGCGTCGTTCTCCCCAAAGTTACCAAATTCTGGATTAGCAACCTGTCTTAGCTCTTGTAAATCAAAAAAATCTACTGTTTGATGACGACCTTGAACTAAATCCAGAGTTGTATTTGGAAGAATTTGAATTATATTATATAGTGTAGTTTGAAATACAGAGTATGGTCTGTAATTATGGAAGTTATAACGACTTAATCCTATAATAGTATGACCCTCATCTCTTGAAAGAAATTTAGTTAATTGAGGGTATTTTTTATAATCGCCTGGTGATTCTGGAATAACAATATCTTTAAAATGAATAGTATCACCAATTTTATATTCTTCAGAACTAAAATATTCGCCACAAGTTATTTCTATTAACTTTGAGTGAAATTCAATACCACCAAAACCTGGATCATATTCGTCAGTGGGTTGTGGCGGCAGGTCATCATCATTTTTCAGAAGTCTATTATATTTAGCAGTGTAGAACTCGCCATAAACGTCACCAGGTATACTAGTTGTTTCTTTTATAAATACATTAATTGGATTTTTATCAGAGAAAGGATTAAACATTCTAGTTGCCAGAAATAATCCTTCTCTTAAATGCGCACTATTTGTTTCGAACTCAGATACAGTTGAATATAAAAACCTTGTGCCGTCTTCGAGGAATACAGATTTAATAAAAGGAGCAACAGCTGTTGAAAAAACATTTTTAATTGTAAGTTTATCATTCAATAATTTGATCGATTCTCCATTTGGTTTATAAAATTTTAAATTAATACTACTTAATATATTTTTCTTAAACAAGGTCGGCTCGCTCGACACATTCTTTAGAACTAAATAAGTATGAGGTTCATCCATTATAGATTCACCTATATTCTTTAATCTAGTTCGTTTATGCACCTTAATGTCTGAATCATCAAGATAATAATTTTTTACCAAAGAAGCAGTAGAACTTTTTGGAATTATATTATCAATTATAAACATAGATGAAGACTTTTTATTACTTGAACCAATAACGTTACCATTTAATTCATTTACATGTACATTTATATATTTTAAATCGGATAATTTAGGAAAAGAAAAATTACTATGATTCACATCTTCATTCTCAAAGGGAAGCATACCTAAATGTTGTACTGCATGTACTTCTTTAACATTAATAAAAAGATTAGGAATAACAATATACTCTATATGAAATTCGGAAACATTATCCACCGATTTATACAATACACCCCTTCTATCATCTCTTTTATCACCAAAATTAAAGGTATAATCAAATGTGGTATCACTGATTATTCTATCTATACTATTTAATATTATTACATTAGAACTCATTGACTATTTATTAGCAACAATCTTTAATTTCTTTTTTTTTAAATCATATCCATAACTTTTAAGTTCCTTTTTAATAGACCCAATATCTTCTGTCCACAAATCCCAATGGGTTTTACCAAGAAGTTCATCAAGTTCACCCTTAAGATTACTACAGTTTTTCTCCAAATCTTCTATCTTTTCTTCTGTAAGATTATCAATCGAAATCTTAAGTAGGTAATCATACTTATCATCTACCTTAGGATATTTTTTGTCTTCGAGTTGTTTAATAACATTTGCACGTTTAACCCTGATAACCTTAATCGTTTCATTAATAAATTCATTGATAAATCTAATTTTAATTTCCAACATATTAATTTTAGACTGAAGGTCTTTTACCAAGTAATCTTTACGTTTATGATAGAATACAACCCTAACATCACAGAATTCTTCAATGATTTCTTTTGTTGTATTATATTTTTTAATATTGCTATCTTTATCGAATAATACCATATTACTAAGATTAATAATCGAACACAACCTTAGTGCCTTTTCTAGCTTTGTCATATTGCTTTTTGCATCCGTTACATCAAGTCTTTCAATCAACTCAACGTCCATAAAAATCTCAAAGTGAATTCTAATATCTGTACAATAAGTATTATAATGTTTAATGATTTGTTTAGAATTCTTATTCTTAAGATCAATCGTGATTGATTCAAGAAATTCCTTATATTTATCAGTCCAAACACCGACCGGTAGTTCTGTAATTACAACCTTATTAGCATGAAGCGTATAATTCCCTTTAGTTTTATAAGATGTATCATTGATTTTAATAATTTTACCAGTAAATCCCCTATAGTATGGGGTCATTTCAGTCATTTCCTTTCCCTTGATATGTTTCTCAATATTAGAAATAATATCCATAGGATTATAGCAAGGAATATCTGTAGACCATCCTGTTCCAATACCTTGTGAACCATTAATTAGGATGTTTGGTAGAACTGGGACATAGTATTCTGGTTCAATAACTTTACCTTCATCATTAAGATAATTGAACAATGGGTAGTCCAAAGGATTAAACAGGGCATTTGTATGTTTCTGAAGAGCCGTGTAAATATACCTCGGTTGTGCCGAATCTTTGCCACCACCAACTCGTGTTCCAAACTGTCCAATAGGTTCGAGTAGAGGAAGATTGTTTGAACCAACAAAATCCTGTGCCATATTAACAATTGTTCCTTGTAGACTTACTTCACCATGATGATAAGCACTAATTTCACTAACAGCACTCGCCAACTGTGCAACTTTAATTTCCTTCTTAATACACTTTTTAATACAACCGAATAGAACCTTTCTCTGTGATGGTTTGAAACCATCTACAATACTAGGAATAGAACGAATATTATCTGAATTTGAAAAGTGTTTTAGGTCTTTGTTAATAAAGTCCTCAACCGCAATTTTACTTTGTGTGTAATCAAGTGTTTCTTGACGATTATAGGTAGAAAGCCATTGTTTCCTCTTATTTGAACTACCTTCTTTCTTACCAAAAGCAAGTTCCATAGAATTTTTATCGTTAACATTATCTGAGGTATACTCTACCATTTTTAGTTCTTTAAAATATTCCTTCGCTTCTTTAGCAGTACTCGTTCCCAATCCTTTATAGTATTTAGCTGAAAATTTCTGTGTTGTTTTCTTTTCCCAAGCTTTGAAGTCTGGAATACTATAGAATGGAATAGCCTTTTTATTACAAGTAACCTTGATAATCGGTGTAAGCATACTATTTTTGAAACCATCATAATTAAACAAACTAGGCCATAGTGTCTCAAATAGATTGAAGAGAAGACCCTTGATATGGGAACCATCTTCATCCTGATCGGTAAGACATAGAATCTTACCATAGCGTAGTCTATCAATAGATGTATATTCTTTACCAATTTCTAGTCCAAAAATCTTAATAATATTTTTAATCTCTTCATTCTCAGCAATCTTTTTAATATTCTTGATATCCCTAACATTTAGCATCTTACCCTTTAGAGGGAAAACACCCCAGTAATTCCTACCAACAATATCTAGACCTGACATCGCTGTAGATTTAGCTGAATCTCCTTCTGTAATAATTAGGGTGCATTTACCACTTTGCTTCGAACCAGCAAAGTTAGCATCTTCCAACTTAGGAATACCCTTTAGTCTACTCTGTTTCCTACCATCATTCTTCTTAAGAGATTTCATTTCTTTCAAAGATGACAGTTCCATAGATTTTTCTACAATACCACTTTTACTAAGATTATCAATAAATTTATCACTAATCTCAAAAGTAGAACCAAATTTTGCCCGGTTTGTAGTCATACATTCTTTTGTCTGACTATCAAAACTTGGATTGTCGATAATACACTTAATGAATACAATAATATTATCCTTAATGAAATTCTGTTTTACATCAATCTTATGTTTTTTAGAAATAAATGCACTTAGTTTCTTTGTAATTTGTGATACAATATAATCAACATGCTTACCACCCTTAGATGTAGAAATACCATTTACAAATGAAACCTGTTCAAAGTTATGATTTGGTGTCATCGCCACACCAATCTCCCAGCGTTCACTCTTTTCATACACCCTAAAATAGTCCTTCTTAGGACCCAAGAATAGGTCAATATATTTTTCAAAATTTTTACTTTCTAGTTTTTCATCATTAAAATAAACAACTACACTATTATCCGTACAACAAGTAAGATCATAGGCGCGTTTCTTCATAATCTTAATCATATCATCTGTAATACCATCAGACTTGAACCTTTTATAATCAGGTGTATAGGTAATTTGGGTATAAGGTTTAGATTTATATGTAGTAATTTTAGGTTTATCCTTTCTAGTTTTGTTATCGTAAAAGGTAATAATACATTTCTTTTTTAGTGTATGATCTACAGTTTCCACACAAAACTTGGTTGAAAATATGTTTGCAAGTTTTGCCCCATAACCATTCTTACCACCAACATGCTTTAGTTCTTGTTTATTATAGTTTGAAGATGTAAGCAAATCGCCAAAAATCATTTCTGGAATATATTTTTTTTCTTCTGGGTGAATCTTAACCGGAATACCTACACCATCATTATAGACACTAATTTCACCAGTATCTTTATTAACTGTAATTTTAATAGCTGTAACCTTATAGTCTGAATTACTTTCTTTCAGACGGGTATACTGGTCCAAACTATTAACAATAATTTCATCATATAGTTTATATTCTCCAGGGATATAAGTCAAATCACCTTCTTGCATCCTACTATCATCTTCATTATAATACCACGTATGGATAGTGTTTTGTTCTGTATCACCGATATAGGTATCCGGTAGTTCAAGAACATGCTGTTCGTGGGTAAACTTTTTATAGGATTGAGTCGCCATTGTGTATTAATCGGTTGTATTTTTTAAATAAATCAATTTTATTTAATATTATTTTTTTATCTATAGATGTTATAATGATTAACAAAATTCTAATTTACACTATCTCAATAACTATATTACTATTAATTCTATTATTTATTAATAGAATTATAAACTATAAAAAAAATAAAACCACAACAACAACAACAACAACACAACACCCTAAAGAGTTACGACCTATTATAATTAGTAATTCTATAGAAGACCAATTCTATTGGGGTAATGATGAAATGAAAAATTAAATTATAAATATATATTAATATGAATATGAATAAATTTATTAAAAATTTAAGCACTGTAAATATAGTACTTCTTGTTGTTTTAGTGTGCATCTGTTTAATATTTCTATCAACTGTAATAAATAGTAAATATAAAAAATATAAAACAAATAATAGTGTAGAACAAACTATTAATCGCATTAAAGGCATTCGTGAAGGATTCAAAACAAACGATTTCAATCAAGCTAATATGAATAGTGGTAAACAGGCTGAGGAAAATATCAGTATAGCTGAAAAGGTCAAAACAGCAAAAGAAGAACAGGAAGAAAAAGAAAAACTTGAGACGGAAACGAATGGTGATGAAGATCTAGAATCTGGTGATCCCGATGATTCAACCGATGGTGATGAATTGGGAACACTTGATGGTAATGAAGGTTCTTCTCTTGATGTTATGTTTGAAAACTTAAAGAGCTTAGAAAAAAAATGTAAAGACTATGAAGACAGTCAAGAAAAAAATGACTTGGATGATAAAAGAAAACACGAAGAACTAATCCAGGAACAGCTTGATATAGAAAATGTAAAGATTAATGAATTAACCCAGATTGTTAATTTTTATAGAAAAAAGTATACAGAGAAAAAATCGGTAACCGGACAATGTAGAAAACAAAAATTTGGCGAACTTGAAAAAACGATGAAAGATGTTGTAGAACTAAGTAACCAACATAATAATAGTGCTAGTAAACACGAAGTTAATGTAAAATTACCATCTAATTAAAATAATCTTATATAATATACAATGATATATGTAAATATTATGGTATTTTTATTACTATTAACACTTATTTTACCTAATTTTATGAATAGTTCTATTTAATATTATATTGTATAAATATAATGAATAACTATATAGTTTTTTTAATACTATCTCTAATAACTATTTTTTTATTAAAAAAATTATTAGAGCAAAATGAACAATTTTCAGTTAATGAGTCTGAATTCCAATCTAAACAAACCGCATTAAAACGCAAGGATGAAAATAGATTAAAAGTTATCAAAGATGATTCTTCTTTATTTGCACAGTTTTGTAATAAAATTAAATATTTTGATGATAACTATGATTCTTCATCAAAGATAAAAATGTTTACAAAATACTCTAAACAAAATATTATTAAAAAATTAAAGAAAAAACAGGACAAATTACTAAAAGAAACATTTGATCTTCAAGAAAAAATATATAATAATAAGGATGATATTGAATACCATAAAAATTATGAAGATTTAATCGATGATAAAACAAAACAATATATACAGGTATTAGATAAAGCGATTGAAAATATAAAGGAAAATATTAATATTACACCTAAGATTGAATATTAAACATAATTTTAAATTTTAATATTAAATAATAGTAATGAATACTACAATTTATTTAATAGTAATTATAATAGTATTGCTATTTATGATAAATATGTATAATAAAATGGAAGGGTTTACCAGTTCTAATAACATGTTAACTATTAATAAATATTTTATAGAAAATATTGTACCTTTATCAGACCCTAAAGAGACTGGTTATATAATTACTGCAATTAATCCTAATAAAGGCGAATTTAATCCTAATCACCTCTATAAAATTTATAGTTTGAAAAATATTAATAAAAAGGATGATACACATCATAATAACTATAAACCTTTGATTAATGGTAAAGTTGATGATTATACTTTAATTGTACACTTGTTATGGTATCATGATGAATTAGATAATAACTATAAATCAATCGGTAAACGATTAATGTGTGTTGGTCTAAAACATGTTAACAGTAAACCGGAATATACTATCTATTATAAACAAACGAGTGATATAGAAAGTAAATGGATAGAATACCCCAAACAACACAAAGATAAATCTATAAAAAGTATTATTTATGACCTTAATGATAATTTGTTAGGTATTGATTATAGAGACAATCAGATTTATCAGTTAGATGATACGACACATATGTGGAATGGTCCTATTAATTATGATCCGAATATTAACTTACATAAACTTATATTTAATACAGAAAAAATTATGGTTGCTATAGATGTTTATGGAAAAATTCACAAACATTCATCTGTTGATTGGAAAAATACTCCATGGATTAAATTAGATGAGCTTAATAAACCAAATCATAAAACAGATAACATTATTCCAGAATATTTATTTTATGATTTAATTTATGATTCTGATGGTAAATTCATTGCTTTAGCTAAAGAAATAGATTCTGAATTAAATAAACAAACCAGAATATTAAAACAATTTGTAAATCAATCTAAGTTTGTTGATTATTATGAAGATGAAAAGGTAAACCAGGTTGTTTCTAAGGATGAGAAGGTTCTATCCAAAAATGATATTATTATGTATAAAACTGGTATTGATAGTAATAAATTCGATTATCTTGCCTTAGATGATGAAACAATTCTTAGAAATAAAGATAAAGCGGAATTGCAAAGGAAAACCGTTGCTATGATTAACCTAAATCACTATCTTAAAATAAAACGCAAATTACTACAAAAATGTAAAAATTTAAGAAATTCATTTTCTAAAACTAAACTTAAAAAACATGATATTAATTCTAATATTTCTGTTTATAATACTATAGAAAGTATTATTAGTGACCTTGATAAAAAATACGATAATTAATTATATAATAATATATATAATATGAATACATTTACTAATGAAGAAATAGAACAGGTTGTTATACCTAGGTCGCGTAATATTACTAAATCCAAAGTAGATATCGCTAATTTATCTTCTGAAGGTAGTGATGAAATTATGAAAGAGTATATTAAAAATGTCAAAAATAATACAAAATGTTCTACACCTAGATTTACTAATAATTTCTTATCTAAAACTAGTATTGAATCTATTGAAAGACAAAAATTACTACAGATTGTTAAACTTAATGAACTAAAACATATTTTAATTAAACTATCTATTATGGAAAATTTAAATAATACAGAAAATTAAATATAATTATATATCATAATATGATAAACTATATCAATCTTTTTTTTATAGTTTTTAACATTTTTTTGTTATTGATTCTTTATAATAATAACAAAAACAATATAGAAACCTTTACAATTGAAAATGATCTCGAATGTATGGAAAAAACCAGTTCATGTCTATACGATGAATCTAAAAATAAAACCGAAAACAGAACAAAATGTATGGAGGAATGTAAAAAATATCCCGATTGTGAAGAATCCGCTTGTGTTACAAAATGTATAGACAAAAAATGTAGCAAATGGACTTCATCTAAATGTGACTTCACTCCATTTGGCAACAGTATAGATTCTTGCACTAAGGTATGCCTTGATACACCTGGCTGTAGTTACACTAAATGTTATGATAAATGTAGTAACTGTAAAAGCGAAATGAACTGTCCCTGGTATAAAAAAATAATTAATGAACAGGAAATATTTATTAAACAAAATACATCCAAACTAATAGATCCTTCTGTCCCCTTACCACCTACTATTTTTGTTACTGTTAAAGATGATCATACCGCAAAAGTAAAATTTAACCCACCATTTTCCATAAAATCAACCTCTACTACCACTGAAGCTGCTACTACCACTGAAGCTACTACTACCACTGAAGCTACTACTACTACTGAAGCTACTACTACCACTGAAGCCGATACCACTGTATTCGAAGGTTCTAATACAGAAGGATTTACTACAGAAGGATTTACAACCGAAGGTTCTACTACAGAAGGTTCTAATACAGAAGGATTTACTACAGAAGGATTTACAACCGAAGGTTCTACTACAGAAGGTTCTACTACAGAAGGATTTACTACAGAAGGATTTACAACCGAAGGTTCTACTACAGAAGGTTCTACTACAGAAGGTTCTACTACAGAAGGTTCTACTACTGAGAGTACAGTTCCACCCGAAATAGATTTTAATAAATTAGATGTAGGTATAAACTCATTTATGTATATTGTTTATAAAACACAAGATAAAAATAGCGGTACAAGAATAGGAACACATTATTTATCAGATGATGATAAAAAGGAAATAATAAGTTATAATGAGAATGAGAATAATGATAAAAAATTACCTTTAATAGAATTTGATATAGGAGATTTAGATAAAAATACATTCTATAATATAGCTATACGTTCGTATAGAGATGATGATACAATTAGTCCATTATCTAATATATTTACTATACTTCCAAATAAAGAGAAGAAACATAGTGTGCCAAGACTAATTAATGACAAAAATAGCAGTAACAGTAATATTAATACTGATATAGATATTGAATCTAAAATATGCAATAATGAATAATATAAAAATATCTAATTAACATATATGAAATATAATAAACTTATAATTTGTTTAATTACCTTTTTAATTGGTGTTCTTATTTATAAAATTAAAAATATAAATAGAACAGAAGGATTTAAAGATGTAGAATCAGATTATACACGGAAGATTGGACTCTGTACAAATTGTAACGGTGGGTATAAACAGTTTACAGGAGACTCCAATGATAAGGCTACATATAATACTTATATAGAAGGCCTCAATATAGACAAATGTAAAGATAAGTGTATGAACGAGTCAAATTGTTTTAGTATTTCCTGGCAAGAAAACTATAAGAATGCCTCGACTGTTGGTCAGTGGTGGTCCCCCAACTTATGTAGACTTCATTATTATAATGACCCTGGATGTACAGATATTAACAAAATTTCAGGGGATGCCTTCTACGCTGATCATCGATGTTTTATTAAAACCAACAGTAAGTTTGTACCCCCAAAACCCATTATTTATGAATTAATTTGGAACACCAGTGATAAAATGACTGGAATGTATCCAGCTGCAAAACGATTAACAAAGGATTATACAAAATATTTCAAAAATAATATTAGGATTGTCTTAGATAATAGCTTATATTTATCAGGTGTCAAACAACTTAAGATTGATAGTATAGATGTTACGGATGGTTGGTTCGGAGGTAATTTTAGAATAGTAGCTAAACTTACTGGTAAAATTGTCAAGGACGCATTAGACTTCACTTATAATGATATCATTAAACAAACACTCAACAAGGTGATAGAAGAGTATAATAATAATACCACAGAAGCACCTACCGACGCACCTACCGACGCACCTACAGACGCACCTACCGACGCACCTACTGACGCACCTACCGACGCACCTACTGACGCACCTACAGACGCACCTACAGACGCACCTACAGACGCACCTACAGACGCACCTACAGATGCACCTACAGACGCACCTACAGACGCACCTATCGACCCAGGATGTAAAGATACAAATGAACAGTGTGCAGCTTGGGCGAAGGATGGTAAATGTAAAAATAACCTCGCTTATATGCTTCCCAATTGTGCGAAGAGTTGTAACATGTGTGGTTCTAAAGAAATACCTAAATGTTTTAATCTATATAATGGAAGCTGGATACTAAATAGAGAAGAAATAAAGACTGATTTTGAAAATAATACAACTACTCAAGATAAATTAGATTTTATAGAGAATATAGTTAAACCAGCTTATATTGAAAGAGATAGAAAAAAAGATATTCCAAAGGTCTTTGATTATGGTGAATATTATTATCGTTTTAAATTAAGACCACCAGGTGTTAAAAATATAGAAGAATGCAAAGATTTAACATTAAAAATGAATTATAATTTTTTTTCATATAATAAAGGGTATAAACAGTGTGATATTAGATATTTATATCCAAGTACTTTAGAATTTATAAAAAACGAATATAAAAATGTTAAGGAGGATACAACCTGGGAACATGGGTCGGTTCATACACATAATACAAATATTACAAATTTTTCTGAAAATTGTATAAATTATATAACAAATGAAATAAATGAATTACCAGAAGTTAAAACAAGTGAGATAACACCGAATGATTCTCAAATTTATAAAATATAAAAAAAAAATAATGTAATATTTTAATGTATACCAATATAATATTTGTTTTACTAATATTTATTTTAAGTTTAATTTATTTGAATAAGTTTAAATTAAACCGTGAAGGATTTGATGATCATAATGGTATTGAAAATATAAAAAAAAACAAAGTATATTTTTATAACTTTGATGAAACTAACACAAATGTAGAAGAAGATAATAATCAAGAGTTAATAAATTTTTATAAGTTTACTTCTGATAATAACGACAAAAATACATCTAAAATCATTCTTAAATTAGAAGACAATAATCAATTAAAAGAATTCTATATTTCCTTTTATGTAAAATTCGAAGATATTAATAATAATCAGAAACAACCATTTATTAAGTTTATATCAAGTAACAATAAGACTGTATGGAGTTTATTAAAGTTTAATAGTAATGTTTATGTATCAGTAAATAAAGGATACAAAAAGTTTTATACACCACTAAATATGAAAAATGACGAAAACAAAGGAGAATATTATAGGATATTAATCCATAAAGAAGAAGATAAAATAACTTTTAGATTAAATGAAGAAATTATAGATAATATATCATTACCAGAAGTTTCCGAAAACTCCTTTATTGTATTCGGTGGTGCTAAAACAAATTTACTAACAGATATATCGGAATTTAATGGGAATATTTCTAATATAGAATATAAATATGGTGCACCTGAAAAGGGCGTAGAAGAGAAACTATGTAAATTCTATCCTAAAGGTTCTGACCAAGATAACTGTGAATCATTGTGTAATAAATCGAATTCTTTAGACTGTAATACATCTGTATGTAAAAAAATATGTGAAGGATGTAAGGATATGGTTAGCTGTCATTGGTTAGATACTGAAACTAAACCCCCTAATTATTTACCAGACGCACCTTATCCCATAAGGTCAACCGCTGGAAATAAAAGAGTTTTGTTAGAATGGAAAAAACCATTTGAAGGAACTAATGGTAAAATAAAAAGTTATATTGTAACTGTAAAAGAATCCTATCCTTCTAATACTAATCAGACGAATGATGAAATGATATATAATTTTAACGCTAATGACTGTGAGAATTGTCAGTATGAAATTAATGATCTAAAAAATACTATTTATTATGATATATCTGTTAAGTCGCAAAATACGATTATAGAAAATTCTGAAGTAAAGAATAATATTAGTAAAAATTGCTCCAATATCGAAACAATTGCACCAATTGGTCCTATTAATATTAAAGATTACCACCCATCTCTAATAGAATCGGATGAAGAAATAGAACTAATTTATAATAAAAATAATAAAAATGGTGGAAGTTGTAGACAAAATAATAATTATGGACTTGAAATTGATAAATTAGATATGTCAAAATATAGTAGTTATGGAATTTCTAAAAGAATTCTTGGTGAAAACTATGAAGATAATTTAAATATAAATAATAATTTAGATTATAATGAAATATCAGATGATATTAAACAGTATTTAGGAGGTATAGAATAAATATTTATATATCTTTATATTAATGATTAAACTTATAGTAATATTTATTTTAATTTTACTAAATTTATATTTCTATTGTAAAATTAGTAATAAAGAATCTTTTTCTACATATGTTTCAGAAAGACATTGTGTAGATGATTGTCTTATAGTAAAAAAGGTAGATAATACGGTCGGAACTGATTGGGATTTAGAATCCATTTCTAAGGAAACTATAACAAATTTGGTATCTGAATGTAGAAAAAAGTGCGAAGGAGACTGTAAAAAAAATAACTGCAACTATGTTGAAGTATTAAATCTTAAAAAAAATCCACCAGAGAAAATAAAGAATGAAAAGGTTGATATACAAAACGATTATATACGTGTATCATGGTTTAAACCTAAAACAAGTAAAGAGCATCCTATTCTTAGATATATCTGTATAATAGAAAATCTCAATGATAAATCTATTGAATTTGAAATACCAAATATTAGTAATAATGATTTAATGGAGCATTATTTTAGAGGATTAAAAAAGGGAGAGTTTTATAATATAAAAATATATTCAGAAAATGATAATGGTATAAGTAATCCGATTATTTTAAGAAGACTATCCTTAAAAGAAAAAGTTGTTACAGAGGTTAGAAAAAAAAAGGAAGTAAAATTAAATACACGTGATTCTGTAATAGACGAATCTGTTTATGGTAAATTATTAGGGAATGACTATGTTAAGTCCGCCTTCCTTAAAGTTTTATCACCATTATTTTAAAATATAATATAGCAAAATAATATAATCGATATGAATATTATTATTAATTTTTTAAGTTTATTAATCATTTGGAGTATTCTTTATTACTATATTAATAATTATGAAAAATTTCAAGAAAATGAACAATCTAATCAATGTAAATTTCAGCCATGGGGACTAACCAAGGCTGCTTGTATAAGTCGATGTATTGTTTCTGGAAAAACAATAGACAAAGAAATTATTGGAGATAATTGTACAAAAGAAAATTGTATCGAGATATGTAATAACTGTTCTACAAGTTCTTGCGAGTGGTCGAATTCTTCAGAAGTAATTACTAATACCGAAAACACAAATAATTTAATCTGTATACCTGGTAATAATGAAATAAAAGTAAAATTATATTACGAGGTAACATCTTCAGATCCCAACCAATTCTTTGTTATACAATATTATAAAACAAGATACCCACACGAAGGTATTCATATACTAAAAATTCCAGCAAAAGAATACAAACAATTTTACGAAACAGATATTACCAATAATATAGAAAACAATGTAGAATATTCTGTTTTATTCTATTATTCAAATAACAGCGATGTTATTGATTATACAAATATAAATACACTTCAGTCGGTTTCTAAAATTGTAACTGTTACACCATCTGCAATAAATATTATTCAATAAATTATTTTTTATAGTCTTCTTCTTCTGGTTTATATGGGAGAAATTTTTCTTCTCCTGCCTTTTTATAAATTTTTGTAATATAACCCTTTTTAGGTTTACCATGTTTATATGTTGTGTGGTTTAGTTCTTCCATTTTATCAAACCACCGATTTGATAAGGTTGTCTGTATCTTGGAAATTTCCTCTCCTTGGCATTTAGAAACATATCTTCTAAATTTATGTTTATTACCTTTATTTTTTTTTGTCTTAAAGTATTTCTTTTCAGATTTTAAGAGACTATTTAGTAAACATTTATAATTTGTTGGAGAATCTTCTAGTTCTTTTAAAAAGTTAGGTGTGCTGGAGGACTGATAAAACAAATATTTTAGTCTATCAACAGTAACATAACGTATTTTATTATATTGGACGTATGGAATACATCTGTCTGTTTCTGTAAACGTAATAAGATTATTAAATTTACCATTATCAAGTTTTACATTAACAATATAGTCAATATCTTCCTGTTCTTTCCATAATTTATTTTTAATTATATAACTAAATTTCATTTTTTTGAATTTTTTATGTAATACCTTTAGGAGTTCATTTGACTGATAAGCGCCATTCTGAGTATATACTTTATAATCTGAAATTGGGAGTGCTCCTACGTTAGAATCATTCTTAACAAATAGATTAAACGCGGTAGCTCCGTAATTGACTAGTTTTCTACCTTCAATAAATTTACCAATCGCATTTAATACAGGTTTTATGTCCTTATTTACAATTTTTTTATACTCGACTGGTGTGCAATCAAAATGATCAAAATCATAGAGTGCTTTGAATTTTTCTAAACGCGTTCCTACCTTTGGTAGTCTTACTGGTTGTCCTAGTGGTTGTGTTAATTCTTTATACATCTGTCCTTTTAACCAGTCTTTATCCATAACAAATAGTTTTTTAGGGAATTTAGATTTCTTTGTTCTATAATCATATGTTTTTCTATAAACTGTAGGGTTTTTGGTCGTTTTTTTAAAAGCAGAATCTACTACTGGTTCATCATCAAATAATTTTAGGCATTTACCTTTTGTTGATCTACCACATGAATCACAATCATTACTCTTTATCTGTTTTGGTGTACATCCTTTCTGTGTAATATCTATAATAAACTGCATGTCTACACCGACTTTAAATGTCTGGTGATGGTAATCATTTAAAACACTAGAACGAGCCTCCACAAACTTGAAGCCCATTTTATGAAGAATATTTGCAAGTTCTTTCGCATGATTCCAGGCATCTGGACTTAAAACATCAAAATCCGGGAATTCAGAATCTCTATATAAACCCTGTTTATGTTTTTTAAGATAGGTATGTAATGCTAATCCACCATATAATTTTAAACCTTTATCCATTATAAATTTTTTTACAACATCAAATGGATTTGGTAATCCTTCATCTTTCCAATAATTTTTAAGATAATCACTATCAAGTTTTTCCTTAACCTTTTCATTAATATCTGAGATATCTTCCAACCTTTTTTTTAATTTATCTTCTTCTGTTTTACTGAAAACCTTTTTTTTTGACATATAATATATATCTATATTTTATATAATGTTGTTGTTGAAAGTAATAATAGTAATATTAATTTTTATCCTACTATCTATGTTTAGGCATAAAGAACCATTTGATTCTGATGATATTAATATTAAATTAACAAGTTTGTATGATGGAGATGTAGTAAAACTTTTTTGGCATCAAGAAGACAACACGAATGAAAACACTAATATAGATGGGTTTAATATTAGTGTAACTAATAAAAATGACGAAACTAAAAATAAATCATATATGGTTAATTATGATGAACAAACCAAATTTTATATAAAGACTATTATAATTGATGAGGATAGTACCATTTTAATTAGTAATTCTTCTGGTAAATCCGAATTAATAGATTTTAAAAAAATTAATCTAGCAAATTATGATAAAAAAAAACATATCGACCATAAAATACAATGCTATCCAGATGGTTCATATGGTACTGTTTTAGATTGTTTAAAGAATTATAAATTTCCAACTACAAAAAAAGCAGGAATTTTTTATGAATTAAAAAAAATTGTTAATTCTATTTTTAGAAAAAATATTATTTTACAATAGTATATGAACCTCTCCTTTTTAGTTATATTAAATATCCTCATACTATATTTTATTTATAGGCAGCAAAAACGAAACAGTATAGAATGCAAACAAACCATGACTTTATTTTTAGTATTTATTCTTGTATTATATGAAATATATATGGATTTAGGTTATAAAAAAAAGAAGTTAATACCTATGTAAAATTATATTATATTAATATAATATGGATTTACTTAAACTTTTAATATTTATATTACTAGTTTTTTTTACTGAATATAATTTTAAATTTACAAATCTATTTGTTACTAAAGAAGGTTTTGAAGATAAATTTTCTTTTAATACTAAAGAGAATTTTTCTACCGAAAAAAAGGAATACTCGCCTGGGTGTTATATCTTTACAAGAAACTGCAATGATAATGAATACTGGAAAGAAAACTCAACGGGTGAATGGTATAATGATGAAGTAGATGGCGTTGCTCCTGTTAATTCTAAATATGAATGTAATAACAAACAAACAAGTGTAAAAGAGATGTGTGGGACGAGAGCTTACGTTAGAAATATGTATGTTCCAAGACCTAATACAACTTTAGATCCTAACGCAACTACACCTGAACCTAAGCCTACTACTACTAAAAAGGAATACTCGCCTGGGTGTTATATCTTTACAAGAAACTGCAATGATAATGAATACTGGAAAGAAAACTCAACAGGTGAATGGTATAATGATGAAGTAGATGGCGTTGCTCCTGTTAATTCTAAATATGAATGTAATAACAAACAAACAAGTGTAAAAGAGATGTGTGGGACGAGAGCTTACGTTAGAAATATGTATGTTCCAAGACCTAATACAGAAGCACCTATTAGTGTTTCTTCTGTTACCAAACAACCTTATACCTATAAAGCAGGAACAGATATATATGAATTAAAATGGAACACCGGTGCAAAAATGACTGAAATGTATCCAGCCGCAAAACTATTAACAAAAGATTGTACAAAATATTTCGAACTTAAGATTAGTAGTGTCCTATTAGACGATCTATATTTATCACCACCACAGTTTGAGATTGATAATATCGATGTAACCGATGGTTGGTTTGGTGGTAATTTTAGAATTGTAGCTAAACTATATGGTAAACTTGATAAAAAGGTATTAGATGAATATTATGATTATATAATTTTAAGAACTCTAGAAAAGGTAGTAGAAGAGTATAATCCAAATTCTACGTCCGTATCGTCTAACAATGGGGGTTCAACTACTACTATACCTAAAACAACTGCAAAAATTTATAATCCAGAAGAGTTAAGTATTGTTAATGATGTCAGTTCTAATGGGGAACGACAGTTTCGTTTAAAAGTTTCTAAAAATGGGGTAGAAAATAAAATGGAATATGCTGACCAGGTTCTAACTCCCGAAACAATTACTACATATGTAAATGAAGAAAATATAAATTTGAATATAGATCCAGAATTAAAGAAATGGATTATGAAAAAACTAAAGGAAAATCCTAATATACTACCAATAACTAGAAATAATAATGTAGAAGAATCTAAAACAGTGAAGTTTAAATGTTCATCCTAAATTAATTTCTATTAGTATTTTAATGAATAATTTTATAATAATAATTCCTATTTTGGTAATACTATTTTTTTTATTAGTTGTTAAGCGTGTAGAAAATTTTGAATCAACTGAACCAGTTAGCACAACTAATATTGCAAAATTACACAATGATATAGCAATGTCTATTGGTTCAAATAATAATACTAGCGAACCAGGAGTTACCAGTTCCGGTGGATCTTCAAATGGTAATTCAAATATTAAAAATACTCAACTTGAAAGAGTGGCAAGAGAAATAGCAAGAGAATACTGTCCTTGTGATAAAGATTTTGATATAGATGATTATGTCCCAAAAACATCCCTCAAGGATAATTGTCCTAAGGTCCCAAATCTTGATGACTACATTCATAAATCAGCTCAGCAACCCCAGCAGAAATGTCCGGCATGTATATGCCCAACAATTGACCTAAAAACCCCAGATCTAACTGAATCGCAGTGTAAAAATTTATTTAAGAAATGTAAAGATAATGAATCATTTTTACAATCTCTCGATGACCACATTGTAGATAACTTTAATAAACCTATCTGCCCTAAGGCCCCTGAGTGTCCTAATGAGGAAAAAATTAGAGAGAATCTTATGTCTAAACTTAAATGTCCACCACCAGCACCTTGCCCGGTCTATAAAGATGTTCTTCCTCTAATAATGAATCTATTAGAAAATAACACAGATGAAAATACGGTTACCTTAAATAGAGTCAGAGAACTTCTTAAGGATAAAACCAAAAAGGCCCAATCTACTACACTTGCTCCTACCACTACACTTGGTCCATCTACTACACTTGGTCCTTCTACTACACTTGGTCCATCTACTACACTTGGTCCGGTTACTACACTTGCCCCGGTTACTACACTTACCCCTGTTACTACACTTGCCCCGGTTACTACACTTGCCCCGGTTACTACTAGATCTCCTGCTACTACACTTGCCCCGGTTACTACTAGATCTCAAGTTACCTATAGACCAGAAACGACTACAACAAAAATGGGTATGAATAACCATAATCATTATAAGAATAATAATGTTACTGTTGACCCTTCTAATATTAATAGTTTGTTAGAAGACCAGAGAGCAGAAAATATGAATTATAATGGAGAATCAGAGGATGATTCAAATGGAAATGATTTTTTCCCGGCAAGTAACTCTGAAAAATGTAAATCACTACCTCTCCGAATATAAATTATTATAGTTATATATAATGTTATATCCATTTCTTCTATTATTATTTTTAGTAATTATAGTGTGTGTAAGTTGTTATAAACCAGAACCATTTATTCCAGGAAAATCATTTGCAAGATATTATAAACCACAAACGTGTAATACCCATGATGACTGTTTTAGAGGTAGTGTATGGAGATCTGAAATATATCAGGATGTTTGTCAGCCACCTGGAAAGTTAAATCGGACTAAAAAACCTCTTATAACAGATTGTATTAAACGTTTGTAAATGAATCATACTCGTTTGATAATTTTTTTTTTCTAAATGGAGAATTGGGGTTCCAGTAACACCAATACAACCAGTTATATATTTTATAGATATAATTATAATAAACTATACTTTCAGACCTAATTATATGTACTTGTTTTTTAAAATCATTAAGAAACAGATATGATATGTCAACCTGACTTAGTAATGTTTTATCCCATAATAATGAATTATTTATAGATAATTTTTTTTTATTATTAAGAACCGAATTTAAACTTTTATATCGGTCAGAATTATCAAATTCCTCTTCTAAATAATGTGTTTTATTAGAACCTGACAAAACATATAATGTATTTGTTTTAAAATTCTGATATGTTTCTGGTAATAAATATTTCCTAACAAAATATTCGCTAATATAACTATTATAATTAATATTATTATCATTCAAATAATGGTATAAACACATTTCAAATGAATAATAAATAGAGAAATCACAGGTGTCTTCACTAAAGGTATGATTATTTGTATCACATATATGATTCTTAAATTTTTCGGTATTAATGTCTTTAATTAAATTATAAACTTCATGTTCAGGTATTTCCTTTCCAATATTATGCATAATAATTTTAATAAATAGGTTATTTAGAATAAGATTCGTATTTAGATGTTGATTATTTAATATCGTTATATATAGTTTTTTAAGTAATTCTATATTTATAAATTTACTTTTATAAATATGACAACAGACAACTTCTAACGAAAAAACCTCAATTAAATTATAAACATACTCATTAAACATCTTATTTATATCATTTTTTATAATACTTTTTAAAGTTATAGACATGTAATATTTCTATTTATAAAGTATTTAAATCGTTTATTTATGTCTCTTATAAATAATCCTAGAGAAACTTTAATTTTAGCCAAAGATAATCTTTTAAATAGTAGTTTAGAGTTATTTACAGAACACCAAAACGTTATAACAAAAGGTGTTTTATTTATTGGTGGGTTTACATTAACTTCTATACTAACAGGTGATTCTTCTATATTTTATTATTACTACTGGTTTTTGTTAGGGGTTCTATCAACTATAGGGTTCGGGGTTGGATTGCCTACAGGTACATTATTTCTTATCCCGACTATAATTAATAATTATAATACAACAACTATAACTGAAACAATTAGTTCTGATGTTTTCTGGAAATCACTTCCGATAGTGTTGAGTTGGGGAATAGGAACAGCTATAGGTGAATTGCCACCCTATTTTCTGGCAAGATATAACCAGAAGGAATATCAAGAATATGTAAAAGATTATTCGAAATATATAGGTTATCTAAAAAAAAATAGTTTCGTATTTATAGCAATTGGATCATCCTGGCCGAATGTCACATTTGATTTTGTTGGAATGTTATGTGGACTAAATGATATATCTGTTTTTAATTTTATAATTCCTACTATAATAGGTAAAGCTTTCATAAAGGCTCCGTTCCAGTTATTATGTGTAATTTATTTCTATTCTGAACTATCGAATAATAAGATGATAATTACGCCACCATCCTACTTTGCATATATACTAAATATAATATTTAGTTGTATTATCGTGTTATTTATAAAAAAAACGATTGAAACCCTAGCAGATAATGAATTAAAATCAAAATTGATTTCTGAAAATAAATAAATTAATAGTAACAACATGAAATACCTTGTTATCCTCGAATCTGGGACTAAAATTGATAAATTTAAAAAGATTCTAGGTAAAACAGACTATGTATTTTGTGCTAGTTTTGGTCATATCAGAGATTTAGAACAAAAAAAAATGTCTATTGATATAGAAAACAAATTCAAACCAACTTATAAAACAATACCTGGTAAAAATACTGTTATTAGTAATATTAAAAAATTGTATAAAGATTGTGACCGTGTCCTATTAGCTTGTGATAATGATAGAGAAGGAGAAAGTATTTCTTGGCATCTTTCCGAAGTTCTAAAACTAAAACAAAATGAACGTAAGAGACTTATTTTCAATGAAATTACAAAAACAGCCGTGATTGAAGCAGTAAAACACCCAAAGGATATTAATATGAATATGGTTTATGCACAGCAAGCAAGACGGTTGCTTGACAGAATTATTGGATTTACAATATCTCCTATTCTATGGAAACATATACAAAATTCATATAGCAAGGAAAAAACACTATCAGCGGGTAGGGTCCAGAGTGTGGTTCTGAATTTGATTATAGAAAGAGAAGATGATATTAGTAAATTTAAAAGTGCTAATAGTTATAAGGTAAACAGTATATTTATTAGTTTAGGTAATAATATAACTTGTGATTTGAATAAAGAAATCAAAAACAAAAAAGAAACAACTAACTTTTTAGAACAATGTACTGATACTACTTTTAAGGTGGATGATATTAAAAAAAATAAATTAGTAAAAAAACCATCCCCTCCTTTTATTACATCTAGTCTACAACAAGAATCAAGTAATAGGTTTAGGATGTCCCCAAAAAGCACTATGTCTGTTGCACAAAAATTATATGAAAAGGGTCATATCACATACCATAGGACAGATTCTGTAATTCTTTCTGAAGAAGCTAAAAAAAATATTAAGCAATATATTATTGAAAATTTTGGAGATAAATACTATAATAATAATACCTTTAAAAATAAAGATAGTAATTGTCAGGAAGCACACGAAGCAATCCGTCCAAGTAATATTAGTTGCACTCCAGAAGATCTAGAACCGAATGAAGAGAAGTTGTATAATCTTATTAAAGAAAGGACACTTTCATGTATGATGGCTGATTCAAAATCGGAAATCACCTCTTCCTTTATTAAAAGTGAAGATATAGAAAAATACTTCTTTATCTATAAAACAGAAAAGGTTCTTTTTGATGGATTTATGAAACTACAAAAGAAAAAGGAGGTTCCTAAATCTAACACACTTACTAATGGCGAAGAGATTGATTTTAAAAATATTAAAGCAACTGAAAAATACACAAAACCTAAACTCAGATATACCGAAGCAGGACTTATCAAAAAACTAGAAGAACTGGGTATAGGACGACCTAGTACGTATGCGTCTATGACTAATATTGTTCAGGAACGTAATTATGTAGAGAAAAAGGATATAGAAGGTTGTGATGTAGAACTAGATGTTATAGAAATTAATAATAATGATAAAGAATTGTATCCAAGTAAACTAAAAACAAAAAGCGGTGTAGAAAAGCAAAAACTGGTTCCTACTAATATTGGCGGTATTGTTAATACCTTCATGGTTAGTAATTTTAAATACCTTATATCGCCTGATTATACCTCTATTATTGAACAAAAGTTGGACGAAATTAATCTTGGTAAACTAAACTGGTATGACTTTTTGAAGAATATCTATGGTGACCTAAAATCAAATAGTTCTATACTTATTGATACGACAAGTCTAGAAAAAGACAAATATAAAAGAGTTCTTGGAAAACATCCAGAAACAAAGGGAGAAATTGTTTGTTATATTGGAACATATGGACCAGTTGTCAGGCACACCAATAAATCTAAACATAATTATTCACCTATTGCAAATATTAATATAGAAGATATAACACTAGAAGAAGCTATTAATTTACTTAAATATCCAAAAAAACTTGGTAAGTATAAAAACAAAGAGGTTGTTATTAAAAAGGGTAAGAATGGAATATATCTAAATTATGACAAAAAAAACTTTTCAATCCAGGAAGAATGTAGTTTGAAAGATGCAACAACGATTATAACTTCGCAAAAGAATAATCTTATCAAAACAATTAATAAAGATATTATCATTAAAAATGGACAGTATGGTCCATATATTCATTATAAAGCAAAACATTTTATAAGTATTAAAACAGACCCCGAAAAATTATCAGAAGAAGATTGTCTATTACTCATCAAAAAAAAATTCAAAAATTAATTGGCATTAAAGGCAACCGGTTCGCTTGATTCATTAAAATCAGCTGGATTAAAAATAGCACCATTACACCATTCCTGGTTGTTAATAGTTAGGTCTTTAATTATCATTTTGCGACTAGTTCTTTCGTTAAATAGACCACTTTTAGCGCTATCTGTAAAAATTTTATCTAGGTTAGAAGAATCATCGTGTTCTATAAGTTTATTGTGGATATTGAATGTTTTATGTTTGTCCGCCTTTTTATTGATATTTAGGAGGAATGCTTCGTCATTCATATAACCCATATTTTGTTGGTCATAGTGATCATTAAATGTATCCTTATTTTCTAATAGTTTTTCAGATGAAAGAGGGTATCTATCATCATGTCTATCATATTTTTTAGGATTAGTACTTTCCCTAACACGAGGTCTTGGGGGAAGGATATTATTTTTTATTTTATTATCAATCGGTTTAAATCGCCTATAAATAGTATTATTTTCTGCACATTCTTTATTATAATTATTATAAACAACCGGATTAAAATCACACGGTAGAACACGAGTAAATTGATTACTAATATTTGGTTTCTGCTTTAAAATCTGTTGGTATAAAGACATTTACTATTATAATATATTTTATTTATTAAATAAAATTGATTAAAATAATAATTACATATAATAACATAACTTTACACTAAACAATGTCAACCGAAACAGAAAAGAAAAACCCGTACAATTTCAACAATAAACTTATTACAAAAGAATTCGTAGAAGACATACTACAACAATATGAAATCTATGAAATCATAAATCTTAAAATTTACCAGCAAGCATTTACCCACAAATCCTATTCTATTACAAAAAATAATCTAGAAGATATTATTGATAAACCAGAAGGAGGGTTAGAACTAATGGATGGCGACCTTGAACGCATCGAATTTCTAGGCGATTCTGTTCTTGGACTAGTTATTGCTAAATATCTATTCGAAAGATACCCCAAACAGAATGAAGGGTTCCTTACTAAACTTAAAACAAAGTTGGTAAATGGGGAAGCTCTTGCCTACTTTTCTAAAGAACTAGGATTCAGTGAATATATTCTTATGTCCAGACATATTGAAGACAAATGTAATGGTAGGAGTTCTACCAATATTCTAGAAGATGTTTTTGAGGCCTTTATTGGTGCTCTATTTCTGGATTTCAATAATATTGAAGTTGAAGATAGTAATAAGGTATATACTGACTTCTATTCAGGAGTTGGATTTCAGATCTGTGAACGATTTATTATTAATCTAATCGAGGAAAAGGTCAATTTTGAAGACCTTATTAATAATGATACGAACTACAAAGACCAACTGAACAAATACTATCACGCAACTCATCATATGTCGGTAACCTATAAACATATTTCGTGTGAAGTCGTCGACAACCATAAGAGTTTTATGGTGAATGTTATTGGATTTCAGGATGAAATACTTTCTAGTGGTGAAGGCAAAACAAAAAAGAAGGCAGAGCAGAATGCATCTAAAAATGCCCTGGTTAATCTAAAACTTATCTAGATGTTATTAAATTATTAATTGTAATTGCTATTCCAGGCAGAATTGCCGCGATATCCAGTATATCCTGTATACCCTTTATTATTATTGCTAAAAATGTACTCGTCACCATATAATTCTCGTGTTTTCCATGCCATTTCTCCATTATAATTATAATCATCGTTTGTATTATTATTAACTAGACTTTGCTTTTTTATTCGTTTAGTATACTTTCTAGGTTTCTTTTTAACTACCTTATTGATGACCTTTTTAATTTTTTTTTTTGATTTCTTTTCTATTTTCTTCTTTACAACATTCCTTATAGGTTTCTTGTGAGGGGTTCTTTTAGGTGTTGGTAGTGAACGCGAAGGAGGGGTTCGTTTAGGAGGAGGAGGATAAGATGGTGGAGAGGGAGGTGTATTCCTTGCCTTTTTCTGGGCTAATCGTCTTCTTTGCTGGTCTCGTTCTAAATAATATTGTTGTTTAGGTGTTAGAGGCGGAAAATCGTTCTTAGTTTTACGAGTTTTTTTCGTGTGTTTCATATATTATTCTACTATATATTTTTTGTTATAAAAAATTGATTATTATATTATGAAGATATATTAGTATGCCACGATTTTACAAAGATACCTACCAGAACCGAAAACTTGACCGTGTTGGAAAAGAAATCATGTCTAAAAAAACGTTGAAACTAAAGAAGGTTGTACCTAAGGATGAAGAAAAGAAATGCATTCAGAAATGTTCTGAACTTTCCAAAAAAAAGAAACTCGTTATTAAACCTAAAAAAAAGAAACTCATCATTAAACCTAAAAAAAACGAATTTGTAATGCCTGATAGACCAGAAAGAACAGACGAGGAAGAAAAACTACTTACTACATATGAAGACCAAATGTTAAAGGAACTACCGATGCGTAAATTAACGGACATGGAATATGAAGCAGAGACTAGACGATTAGAGGCGAAATACCTTAAGGTTATTCGTGGGAAATAAATAAATAAATTAATAAATTGAATATAAATTTATATCTATTTTTTATTACAAATAACATGTCTTGTCGTATCCCATCAATGAATATGTCTGAATGTATTTCATGGGCAACAACAAAACCACCAAAAATTGTTAAATTAGTTGGTAAAACTATTCGTTCACAAACAAAAGAGAAGGAATTAAGTGAACGAAAATGGGGTAATAGTATGATTGGTCAAGTAAATAATGGTCAATGGACTACAAGATTAGGAGAAGAATTAGTTTATACTATTCTTAAACAAAGAGGTGAGAATCCTATAAAGGTTACAAAAAAAAATGGATTTCAGCCAGATTGGGAAACAGATAATTACATTTACGAAGTTAAAACTTCAAACTGGTGGGTAAGTGGTACAGCGGGAGAGAAGGTTTTAGGAACATGGATTAAATATCAACATGTTCCTAAATTGTATGGAAAACCCCTAAGAATTGTTTGTATTGCAAATCAAGAATATGAGCTAGAATATGGAAAAATAAAATATTTCGGCGATAATGTTACTCCAGAAACAACACAAGTTCTTGATTTAGCAAAATCTTGGGATATTACTTATGTAAGATTTAGTGATATGGTTAATACCTTTAACAATTAAAAATCAAAACTTCCGTTGTTTTAGACCCTGGATTTTTAGAATTAATAGCCCTTCTTGCTTCGATATCGAGTATTTCATAGTCTTTAAAACTCTTAGTAACCATATCAACCTTGGCATTACTCATCATAAATAGTATTCCAGTATCATCTAAATTTTTTGTTTTTTCAAATAGGTCTTTATGATTTTCTTCAGTAAATCCATCAGCAACATAACCTACAAATGATGTATTATTCTCTGGTGCATAAGGAGGGTCCAAATATACGAAATCACCTTCAATAGGTGATTGGATTGATTCGACAAATCCTTTATTGGTAAATTCTACATCCTTAATAAGTTCGCTAACAGTATAAAGGGTTTCCTTTGTAATTACAGTAGGCGTCTTCTTATAATTACCATAGGGGATATTAAATCCATTCGGTCCTTCACGATACATTCCTCTGAAACAAATTTTATTAAGAATTAGAAATAAGGCAGAAACTTCAATTGCTCTATCCTCGCTATCTTTAATATTATTAAACAAGGACCTTAACCAATAATAATAACTTTCTTTGCTTTTAATAGCTTCTTCATAAATATCTGTATTTCTTTCTTCCTTTATACATTTATTTGTTTCGATACTACCATAAACATCCATATAATTTTGTATAAAATCATATACTTCATCTTTATTGGATTGTATGTGTTTATATAAATTTATAAGATATGGATTAATATCATATGCATAAATTTTATCTCTAATTGTAATTTTATTCTGTTTTTGTCGCGATAACATAGCAAGCAATACACTACCACCACCAAGAAACAACTCATGATAATTTTCCATTTCAGTTGGAATTTTAGATACAATTTTATCAATCATTTGTGTTTTCCCACCAACCCATTTCAAAAAAGGTTTCTGTAATTGATTCATGATGTATGTTATTATTATAATTTATATTATAAATCAATTTTGTATTTAAATAAAAGGGGAGGATTTATTTATAAAATTGTAGATAGAGTGCACTAACAGACATTATACCATAAAAAAGAGGAATCATATCAATTACAGTATTATTCGGGTCTTCGCCTAGAGATATTTTTTTATTAATGTAAATATATTGAAATATATTTACTATTATCATAATTAGTCCAAACATAGCAATCCATTTATGTTTGAATGTTCCTGCAATACTAGCAATACCTAATCCGGTTCTCATATATGCGAGGTATGTTCGTTGATTAGCGAGTTTTGTACTAAATTCAGGAGAAATCATATACTATTTAAGAATATTTAAAAATAATTAAGTTGGTGGTTTTAAATAATTAAAAAAAGTTGTAGACATCCACATACTAATTGTAATCCACATATTTTTTATAATTGTTCTAGAATTTATTTGTACCCAATCTATACCCTGGCATTGTGGAGATATAACCATAAAAGGTGATTTCAAAAACCCAATAATATTTTTTGGAGTACAAAAATAAATATAGGCATGAGAACTAGCATAATGAACCATTATCCAAAAAAAATATAACTTACTATAAGACCAACCAATTGAAAACAACAACTTGGCGGCCTGTATAAAAGATGATTCAGCCAACATTAATAAATTTTATAATTAAACTTTAAATAAATTGATAGATAAACATAATAATAGCTATACCTGTTACAATATAAACAGCTTTACTGCTATTATATAGTTTTCTAAACACCTGTCTATTTTGTAGAGAGCATTCCAGTTCTTTGAGTTCATCCATTGTTAGAAAACTACCCATGTTGATTGTATTTATTTGTAAATAAATATAATTATTCAATTTTTTATAAAAAAAAATAATAATATTATTATATATGTCTTTAAAAGTTAAACTTGAAAATAAAGATGGAATTATAGAAAAAAAAAAGGGTTTAGATGTAAACAAAGGTGTATGTGTCTTTCCTTTTGTCCATAAAGATGTAGAATATAATGAATGTTTTAAAGGAGCTAAGGGGAACTGGTGTGCAACTGAAGTAAATCCTAAAACAAACAAAATTCGCAAATGGGCATATTGTGATCCAGACCCCAAAAATAACAGCTACTCTAATTATCTTAATAAACTTATAGAAGATAAATTTGAAGAACATAAAAAATCAAAAGAAACCAAACCTAAAAAAAAACTAATACTTAAAACTAAAAAAAAATCAGCAGCAAAGAAAGTGATTCCATCTAAAAAGGCAGCGGTCAAGAAGGATTCTCCTAAAAAGGCGACACCACCGGTTGTTAAAAAAACAAAAAAACTTAAGTTATTAATTAAATTTGACCCACTAAAAGTAAATCCAGATTGGTTGGTAAGTGTTCCTAAAATAACTAACCCAACTAAGTATGTTTTAAATAATAAAAAATCTTTTATTAATTGGTTTGATTCAACTTATGGTGACTACAGAGTTAAAAAGGATAGTCAATTTGTAAAAAGTGCTAAATTCGATTATTTTAATCACCAAAAAATAATTAGAGACTATATTAACCATAATTCACCTTTCAGAGGACTTCTCTTATATCATGGATTAGGTGTTGGTAAAACCTGTGGTTCTATTGCAATCGCCGAAGGATTTAGAACACATAAAAAGGTTGTTGTTCTTCTTAATAAATCTTTGAGTCAGAATTTTAGGGATAACCTTAAATTTTGTGGATTTGATTATTTCAGGACAAATCAGCATTGGTTCTTCCATAAATTTGAAAAGAAGAATGATAATATGAAACAATATGCGAAAAAATTGGATATTACAATTAAAAAGGATTTAAAGGGTGCTTGGTTTATAGACTTTAAAAAGGAACCGAACTATGGTAGTTTAACAAATGATGAGAAAGTCCAAGTAGATAGACAAATAGAAGACATGATAGATAAAAGATACACATTTGTAAATATGGATGGATTAAACGAAAAAAAATTAGAAAGTATGGAAACTAAACGAGCTTTTGATGACTGTGTGTTAGTTGTTGATGAAGTCCATAATCTTACCAATGCTATGTCTAAAGGTAGTCCTGGTAAGAGGGCAACTTATCTTGAAAGAATAATTATGGATGCTAAAAATGTGAATCTGGTATTCCTTTCAGGTACACCTATGATTAACAATCTGTTTGAAACTGCAAAATTATTTAATCTACTAAGAGGATATATCTATAGTTATGAGATTACAGCTTCGACAGACACTGACTGGGAAATGTTAGAACGAACTCTTTCGACTTCTAAAATAATTGATCAGTATTTTATTGATAAACGAAATAAAAAAATAACACTAACAAGAGTCCCAATTGGGTTTGTAAAGGCAAATGGAGGTATAGTGAAAAAAGACGGGGATAATATTTATACAGATGAAGAATTCAAAGAACACATTAAATCCTTTATTACAACAACAGAGTTTGCTGTTCGAAAATTTACAGCTTTCCCCAATAAAGAAGATGATTTTATGAAAATCTTTTTTGACAATAATAAGAATGAATTTAAAAATCTAGAATTATTTAAATCTAGAATTCTAGGTCTTGTTTCATATTACAGAACACAGGATAAAGGTTTAATTCCAGAAGTAACTAAAAATGAAGTTATAAAGGTTCCTATGAGTGAATACCAGTTTATGAATTATGCCAAAATAAGAAAGGATGAAATAGAGAATGATAAACAGAGAAGTAAAAATAAGAAGAAAAAGAAACCTAAGAAAGGTGGAGAACTCTTTGAAATTAAGTCTAGTTACAGGGCATATTCACGTATGCATTGTTCATTCGTGTTTCCGGAATCTATACCGAGACCTTATCCAACAAATGAAGAGGGGGAGATTATTGCTGAGGTAGAAAAAGATTTTGATGAAATAAAGGATAAAGAAAAAAAGAAAGAAAAATATAAAAGATATGAGGCAGATAAAAATAAGGCACTAAAGGAATTAGATGAAAAAAAAATCGAGTATCTTACGACTGAACCAGATAAATTAGAAAAGTATTCCCCAAAATATAATACTATTTTAGAGTCTATAAAAAAGAATAAAGGTACATCATTTATTTATACCGAATATAAAACACTAGAAGGTATTGCTACTCTTTCTATAGTTCTAAAGGCAAATGGTTATGCACCATTTATAATTAACAAAAATAGTTCCGGGGAATATGTTCAGGAGTATGAGAATCCAGAAGATGTGAATAAACCTAAATTTGCTTTTTGGGGTGGAGGTAAACCAGAGGAGAGTGAAATAATTAGAAAGATCTATAATAACGAGTTTAAAGATTTACCTAAAACATTGAAAGAACAGTTAGAAAAAACTTCTAAAACCAATCTTCGAGGGGAAAGCATCGAACTATTACTTACAACAAAAACCGGAGCCGAAGGTATTGACTTGAAAAATGTTAGACAGGTCCATATTGTTGAACCATACTGGAACCCTGTGCGTATTAATCAGGTTAAAGGTCGAGCGGTTCGTGTTGGATCACACATACAACTCCCTAAAAAGGAAAGAACTGTTGAGATATTTTTATATCTTTCAACTATAACCGATGAAATGAAGAAAACTGATAAGGTTATTCAGATGGATAAGGGTGGTTCCACTTCTGACGAGGTTTTATATGAATTATCTCAAAAAAAATTAGTTGTTATGGAAACACTTCTCCAACTAATTAAAGAAGCTTCTGTTGACTGTAGTTTAAATTACAACGATACTTACAGTCCAGACAAGCCATTTACATGCTTAAGTTATGGAACATCGTTAGATAGTTCTTATTCGTATATTCCAGATGTTACAAAGCAGACGGAAGATAAAGATTTGAAAAGAAAAATATTAAAAACATCATGGAAACCAGAAATTGTTTCACTAAAAATCAAGGGTGTTAAAACGAAATTTGCATTAAGACCAGCCCCAGATGGCGAACCCAAATTAATTTATGATTTTAATGTATTAAAAGAAAGTGGTAGACCAGGCGAACCGATTGGTGAAATTAAAACGAAGGCTGGTAAAAAAATAGTAAAATTTTATAAAAAAACTACATAGGTGGTGGTTTTAACATAAGACGTACAGAACAACGCGCAGTAGATCTTGTCGGATGAAGATACGACCAGGTGTTATGTCCAGTCTCTGGGTCTGTAGTTGGGTCCATAAACGTTCCCATAAGGTCAATTCTTAATTCCTCTATTATTCCTCCTTCTCTAAATGTGCCAATATAACCACTTTTGGGTTTTACGGTATAAGTATCTTGACCTGAACCATACTCAGATATAGTTGCTCCACCTGCTGCTGCTCCCCCATCTGCGAGTTCAGAAACAAATTTATCGAATTCTTGATTACCAAAACCATCGTTAGGTATAACAATTGTTGAAAGATTACCAAGTGACCTGGTATTAGAATATGATTTCAATGATTCGAATTTCCCCCCTTTAATACTAAAAACGAATGATTCAATATCTTCTAGGTCTTTATGAGTTTTATTAGATGTTCTGTCAATAAGACTAAAATGATTTATAGTAAAATATTCTAACATAACTTCTGTTCCTGGGGGATAGTGTATAGAGTCGTGGAATCTTACTACAAAATCACGGATATCAAAATCGTGTGATTCAATAGTAATATTATCTACATTAAATAACGACTCAGATCTAGGATATTCTTCGTCCTTTACAATATCTATAGTAACAAGTGTTTTATGTATGATAGTGTTATCTGTAACTTGATATTGATTTGTAAATTTGTCTGGATTAACCTGACTTTTTAATTCCTTTAGTTCATCTCTTAGCAGTTGAAGTTCAAGGTTATTTGTTTTAGAAGTATCATTTAAAGTATTAAATCCTTTATCTGATACGTCAATATCATTATTGCTATTAGGAAGTACACCTAATGTATTGTCATCATGAGAGACATCAATATCTTGTAAAAGATTTTCATCAGAATTACTATATTCGCCTGTGTTCATTTCTGTTAAGAAATTATCATTATCTTTAGTATTAAATGTTTCTAGTGGTTCCATTATATTAGAACTGTTGTAGTCTTCTAGATAAGATTGTAACTCATTTGATGAGGTTTTTTGTGCAGCTTTAGAACTTTCTGGGATCATTCTATCCATACTTAAATTAGGAGAAAAGGCTTGGTCGAAGGTTTTAGTTTTTTGTATTTTGCCAATAAGAAACGGACAAATTGTTTGTATTGCGACTGTATTTAATTCATTTAAATTAAGACTATTTTTTTTAGATATTTTAAAGATAAGTTTATAAATTACATCTTTATATTGGGTTTTTTTATCTATATTATAGCTAATTTGACTATATATTCTTTCCTGAATTGATTTATATAAACTATCTACGTTGGATTTTAATAAAAACTGTGTATTCATTTAAATTATTATAATAAAAAAAAAGGAAGAAAAAACCTATATTACCTAGGTGGTATAAGATTTAGTCGAATAATGCATTGTGCGTCTACATCCCAAGGATACATATAGGTCCATGTTGAAAATCCATTTTCAGGTGTATCAGTAGTATCTACAAATGTTCCTAATAAATCAATATGTAAACTATCAATAATACCTCCTTCTTTTAATGTTCCTATATAATGGTCTTGTGTAGTAAAATTATAGGTAAATTGGTTTTTTAATGCTGCTGCTTGTGTTGGATTACCAACAGTCTCTGTTTCACCATATATCTTATTTTGAATAATAATTGTTGCATTATCTGTAAAATTATTTTGATTAGAATACTTTTTTATATGTTCAAATTTACCACCTCTTATTCTAACAATAAAATTACTAAAATCTTCACCTTTTATAGCTTCAGTAGTAGTTTTATTAGCTGATGATCTAGGGTATCCCTGAAATTTGTGTATAGTAAATGAATCCAACCAAACTTCTGTATTTGCAGGATAAAATAAACTATCATTAAGTTTTATATTATAATCTCTTATATTAGATATTTTTGTCTGTATATAGGTACCTACCTTTGCATCTGCTGCTCCTATACCCCAACCACTGCCTACTCCGGCTTGTGGGGTATGTCCCGCATGCGGACCAAATATTTCTATAGACCTGTCGTAATTTTCATTTTTTGAAATATCAAGAATAAGTAAAGTTTTTGTTGTTATAGTGTTATCGGATACCTGAAATTTATCAATAAAATTTTCTGATTTTAATTTACTTGTAAGTAATTTTACTTCCTCTTTAAGATTCTGTATCTCTAGATTAATAACACTATTCATACCAGTCATATCATTATCAAGAATAGTATTGTCAAAAGTATCAATAAGATTACTATCTAAATTTTCATTTTTTTCTAAATTCGATAATATGTTTTCGTCGCTATGGTCATATCTTTCAAATCCTTCAAAATCAGTGAAACTTTTTAGGAATTCTTCAGAACCCTTTTCTAATAATGTTTTTCCGTCCTCTAAATTTTCATCTATTTCTCCTAATATATCTTCAATTGGTTCCTCTGGCTGGATTTCTAAACTGTTGTTATTTAAACTGTTGTTACTTTCAAAATTCTCAATCGTATTTAAATTGGAAGCAAAGTCATTATATTCTTCATTCTCTATAGTTTCGTTCATAACAGGGAGATGCATGTCAAGAGTGTTAGTTGGAACAGATATATTGGGTGTAGGTGTGTTCTGGATTTTACTTACCAGAAAGGGACTAATTGTTTCTATTGCCATATTATTTAAATCTTCTACACACAAATCCTTTTTTGAAATTTTGATAAGAAGTTTATTAACAATTCCTTTGTATTTATCACCTTTAGTATCGATATCATAATTAATCTGACTGTAAATACGTTCTTTTATAGAATTATATAATTCATCTATATTAGATTCTAGTAAAAAATTTATACTATTCATTTAAAATATTAAAATAAAAAAAAAGAAAATAAAGAACCTATACTAAAAAATATTTTTTACGATAACTTAACATTGTATCATCATCTATTATTTTCTTACAGAATCTGGAGAATGTAGTTTTGGTTGTAAGCATTTTAATTATAAAGTTTATACAATACATACCACATTCAGAAAATTTATACTGATGTCTTATATTATTTATATGTTTTTTCATATTTATACCTAATTGTTTATATTGGTGTTGGAGTTTATCCATTAATTCAACAATTTCGTTTTCAGGGGGATATCCATAAGAATCAAAATAGAATATACCCTTCCTATCTGTATCTACAAAAAGCGCGGTCCAATGTGATCCTGGTTCATCATGTTTATCGAGATTAAAAATAATACCTATTTTGGTTTTATTTTTATCAAGAGTTCTTATCTCTATACTACACAAATCATCAACCATACACATACCTTTTTTGTTTTTTAAATCAAAATCGATTGGTACTGGTCCTATAAATGTAAAATCATCTCTGTCATTTTCATACTGTTTCATAACATTAATAATATTATTAGAATCAAGCCATTCCCTTGGATTCTTTTTCCATTTTGCAGGCATATCTGGTCTAAAAATACCAGGAATATTTAGTAATTGTTTATTCCAACACCATTCTGTATTACAGGTTTTTCCTAATTTATTATTAAGTTGTTGCCAGACCACCTTTTTTTTTTTTGAGTTTAAATTAATTTTTTTTTTGTTATGTTTATTCCATTTTTTAGTCATCTGTAAAAGTTGTTTTCTTGAATAACAAGTATTGATTTTTTTGTTAGTTTTTGTTTTTGGACTACAAAATTTCTTTCCCTTTAAGGTTTTTCTCATATAATAAGAATAGAAAACTTTATTGTTTATATGGGATTTGGAGGTAGGGGCATTCGTGATCTTTTCTTTGCTCTTGTTGTCTTTCTTCTTTTTCCATTATTACTATTATTATTATTATTATTATTACGATTGTTGCGGTTACTATTAAATGTATTATATTTACCCTTTTTTGTCCTTGTAATACGTGCCAATAAATTTCACAACCCCCTTCATTATAATATATATAAATATATTTAAAATTAGCAGTATAATAATTAATAATGACTAATTTCAGAAAAGTTTGCGTTTTTAATCAGAGTTTTGGCCTCCCCCATACTGATACACTAGAACCAGATGTTCTAAAAGAAAATAAAAATTTGTCCAAATTGCGGGTTGATTTGTGTGTGGAAGAGGCAGAAGAATTGACTGAAGCCATTACAACTAGCGATTTTACAGAAGTGATTGATGCACTTACAGATGAACTATATGTTGCTTATGGTGCTGGTTCATCTTTTGGTATTGATTTGGATAATCTGTTCCGTTATAAAGTATTTAACAATATATGGAAAGAAACGCACCCAGAAAAGGGTGATTTGGATATTGAAAGTTTTGAAGAAACTGTTCTAAGATGCCCTTCTGTAGAGACAGATATGTTGACCCTTTCTAATTACAAACTTCTTAAAAATATTCTAGAAAATACAGATTCATTTTTTACAAAAAAACGAGTAGATACGATTAATAGTGATGATATTTTTAGTGATAAAATTAAAACAGAGGAGTATGATAATATTCAAATTATGTTTAATGAACTTCATATGAATCTAAAACAATCGGTGAGTCATCTAGTAAAGAATAAGGAAAGCATGAATTTTACTGGTGTTATGGGTGATCTGGTGGATATTCTTCATGATACCTATAAGCTTGGTATTTTCCTAGGTATTGATTTGGATGTTTCTTTTGATATTGTTCATAAGTCGAATATGTCTAAACTATGCATTAACGAACAGGAGGCAGAAGATACAGTAAATAATTATAAGTTGAATGATAAAAGGTATAATAGTCCAGAATATAGGAAATCAGATAATAACAAGTACTGGGTTGTGTTTAATCGTGATACAGGAAAGATCCTAAAATCAATTAATTATACTCCAGCTAACTTTAGTGAACTATTTTAATATAAAGAGTTTATGATTATATTTTCTATGAATAGTGATAATAGTGAATTATATAATAGTGACGAATATATTTCTGATGATGAATCTACAGTAAATTTAGAAGCCCAGATATTAAATAATAGATATATTTGTTTGATGTTTCTTTCTAATGGTTCTTTTTCTTCAGTATGGGTTGTGTATGATATTTTGGATTTTAATCTAAAGTCTGCAAAAATATTTTATAAAAGTCCGGATGAATTTAATAATGAAAAACAGATATTCGAGAAATTAGATACAGGTAATAAAAATATAGTTGAATGTATTGATATATTTGAGGAGGATGGATTGATGGTAATTGTAACCGAACTTTTGGGAATAAGTCTACTAGATATTATAACTGATATGAATAGTAATAAGTATACTTTATTTACACCGAACATTAAATATATATTTTATCAGATACTGAATGGTATGAATGAACTACATTCTACGGGAGTGATACATGCAGATATAAAACCAGATAATATTCTTTTGAATATTTTTCCAAATAATATAAAAAGAATGAGTGATTTAATTTCTAAACTAAACATTTTTGATGTCTATAATCAGATACAATCACAGTTAATACCAGAAGATTTTGAATTATTTAATAGAAATAAAAAAAAAATGGTTAAACGAAAAATAAAACAAAAAACCTATAAACTTATTAGAGATTATTTGTTTAAAAAAATAGATTTTAGTAATATCCAGAAATTAGAGAGAAATTATGATGTTGATAGAATTTTAGAACATAATTTTATTCTAAAGATAATAGATTTTAGTAATTCGGAATTAGAAGATCATATTACTCAGAATGAATTATATATTAGGTGTTATAGACCTCTGGAAAATATAATAAATATAGATTATAATAAGAAATCAGAGGTATGGGCTATTGGGTGTTTATTTTATGAATTGATAACCGGAATGTCTTTATTCCAGATAAAAAGATATAAAACAGAGACAGAAACAAATAAGAATCACATTTATAATATATTAGAAACCTTTAAAAATCATAGTTATAAAGATATTATAGAGGGAAGTGATTTCTATGATATATTTTTTATAAATGATGAATTAAAAAACAAACCAAGATATGATGTATTAGATTTTAAACAAAAATTAATTCATAATTCGAATATAGAATTTGATATTGATGAAATGTATCAGTTTTTGTCATGTTTCTTTATTTATAATATCAACCTAAGACCTGATTGTAGAATCTTATTAAATCATACATTTTTTAATAGGTAAGGTTAATTTTATAAAATAAAAGATTATAAAAATTATATGGATTCTCAACAAAATGTACCAGGAGCAAAAACCCTAACTCAAGCGGCTAGATTATCAATAACAATTTCTAAGCCTATGTGTTTTTATTTTTATCAGGATTCTTGTAATGATAATATTAAAATCTGTGCGAATGATACAGATAAAATCATTTTCAAATCTATGGACGAACATACATCTTCTATAAGTAATATTTATAAGGTAGATACAGAATATTTGATAGTAACTGAAAATACAATTTATATTATTTCGGCTAAGACTAAGGTTGCAAAAATGCCGGAAGAACTATCATATAATTAATAACTTAAACCTAATTTTTATTATATTTATAAATGGAATCTTTCAATCTATCTTTAGAAAATCTACAGAAAGAATACCTTAAGAAACAATTTTTAAAAAATTTATATATTTATTATCTAAATAAAGGATATTATAATATTATCTATACACATCTTAATATTATATTTTCTGGATTATTTCTAATTTTTTATACAATTTTTTTATACAACTGTATAAAATGGAATAAAATAGTATATATTAAAACCCCGACTAATTTGAATGATATAATAGACCTAACTAACTTTTTTAGTTTTAATTTTTCTATCTCTATATTTTTTATAACATTTGTTGTTATATTGATATTTAGAGTAGTAAATCTTATAAACGATATATCATTATTTATATCGATTAAAGAATTCTATAATGACGAATTAGAAATAGAAGACAATGAATTAGGTATTATTAAGTGGAATACTGTTATTAATAAATTTAAAGATAAATATAATGATGATGATATAACTATTTACTATATTAATAATAAAATTACAAGTATAGATAATTATTTCATTAGTTTAGTAGATAAGAATATAATTAAGACTAAAAATATCAGTAAATTGTTTGAATGGAATATAAAATATTGTTTTATTAATTCACTTTATTCAAAAAATAAACTAGACACAAAGTTTATACATAAAACTGATGATTTTTATAAAGAAATAGAAAAAAAGATTCTTAGTGTTATAGTTGTAAATTTTTTGTTTATGCCATTCATTATAAATTATATGATGTTGTACAATATATTTAATTATGGGGAAAAATTATATACAAATCCATCCTATTTGTTTAATAGAAGTTGGACTAGACTAGCAAAATGGAAATTTAGGAATTATAATGAATTGGATCATGAATTTAATGAACGATTAGTAAAATCTGATAGAATTTGCAATGAATATTCTAACTTATTTAATAATAAAATATTAGAAACTATAAGCAGTTTTCTTTTATTTATCCTAAGTTCTATTTTCGTAACATTCATATTATTTAGTGTAATCAATGAAAAATTGTTAATAAATCTGTATGTTATTGAAAACAAACAAATGTTCTGGTTTATGGGTATAATAGGTTCTTTTATAGCTATTTTGCGTACAACAGTTAATAAAAATATCGATTGTTACCCAAATGAAAAGATGAAAGAACTAAAACAAAATATTAATTCTATACCAGATACATGGTTAGAAGTAAAAAATTCTGAATTTTTTAAATATAATAAGAATAAATTAATTATTATTGTGTATGATTTTTTTTACACGATAAATGCACCATTTGATTTGTTCTATTTATATCTTGATAGAAACCGAATCTTTGATTTTTTGAATAATATAACAATAAATTCGGCCCAATACGGTCATATAAATAAATATTCATTATTTGATAATAATTTTATTATTAATGATGATAAAAAAAAATCTGATTCATTAGAAACATTTAGAAATAATAATACTTAACCTATAATAGGTATTATCAATTCTCCAGATGATTGTATAAACATTTTAACAATAAGAGAATCTGAAATACGTTCTAGATAAATAAAGGAACCGGGTAATATATTTATATCACTTCTATTTGAATTCATTAATCTTATTTTATTGTATACATTTTTAACAATAGTTTTTTTACTAATTTGATTGTTATTGTTACCAGTTAAGAAACATTCAAAGGCGACATCTGTAAATCTAAGACCTGTATTCAATATATCAATTTGGAAAAAGTTTTTGGATATAATAGTATTATTATTAAATACGAACAAACTCTTATGGTTGTAACCTTCTAAATCAACTGAAATCATATTTTTAGATAAATTGTTATTTTGTTTGTTTTTATTGAACCTAACAATACTATTATTTTTTACTGGGAGTATATCCCCTTTATTTATATCTATTATATCATTACCTTTTTCTCCTAACTCGCCAAAAACACTATTAGCTTGTAATTTAGTTGGGATAAAATTCTGATTTGCAATACCTTCTAGTGAAATCGCTAATTTTAGGGCAATGTTAGGTTCTGTTAAAATATCCTTTGTATTAGAGATTTTACCTGTTCCAAATTTACCAAAATTCTGATTCCACTGTGGATTTAGACCGAGTATAGTAGTGCTAATACCATTATTATACCATACCTTAGAAGCAAACATACCATCTGTTCCATTCATACTATTAGATGATTTAAGATCATTAAAAATGGTAGGTGTCATATTATCTGGTAATTTTTCTCCCCAGTTGTTAATTGCCTTTAATTTATTATTTGAATCTACAAAAACGTTAAAGAAATTTATCATAACATAAATTAATGTTACAGTTGAATCAGTCTGTGGTGTATCAAATTCTAATTTAAGAGAACGTTTTTTATTATTATTGTTATTTAGATATCCATTAATTTTTGTTTCTGAATCTGTTTTATGTTTATTATTTGAAAAATCTATAAGATATATATGTTTTTTGGGAACTTGACCATGACTAGTAAGAGTTACAACTCTTCTATAGTATATAGCATCTAATTTTGGATTAGATGTAACCCATTGCTTGTCGTCATTATCTACATGAACGGTTAAATAATTAAATCCATCATGTGTATCCCAAGGACCCGGGACATCACTACTATATTTAAATATATCATTTGGATTTAGATCTGTATCAGAATTTGTGTATACTGTAAATAATCCGGTTGTACCAGGAATATTAGGTATAACCAATGGATCAGCAGTCTCAGTAGTATCTGGATCTGCAATTCTAGCATCTTTTCTAAATACAAAATATACGAATTTTACAGGGCCATCTGTTAAAACATCCCTACAAATGATTTCGTTATTCTCAACTGGTTTATGTTCCATAGCAAAATTATCAAAATAAACTCTGTAAGGTGTATTTATATTTTTATAAGAATCATACAAACTATCAATTGTATTTTTTAATTGCGAATCACCATTATTATTATTTGCCCTTATACTATCATAGATAATCTGAATAGATTTAATTTTTTTATCTTTAAATGTAGAATAGGATACAGAGCCAGACGTTACAACTAAATTCTTAATAGGTCTTGTTTTTATAGAAATAGACAAACACATTTCGCGGATATTATTACTTTTATTTACAAGAAAATGTGGGAAAGCACTTTCATTATTTTTTGAAAACCAAAAATGTAATGGTACATAAATAACGGACGGGTGTATTTTAAATTTCTGTAATGTTGGTGTTCCGGATACCTTTCCTATAGTATTCCATTCTTCACTATTTTGGTCGTGTAATTCATTATAAATATCTAGCCATAATCCATAGTCCGTTTTTTTTGTAATAATTTCTTTTCCGAATGCACTTAATGTTATACTTTCAATTAAAGCATGTCCAATATTATCAACCCAATTTAAATATTGTGGGTCTTGTGCAACAACTACCGCATCTCTTTCAGCTTCTGTCAGGAGTGCTGGTAGTTCTACACGTAGAGTCATATCAGTAATCCATCCATCAAAATTTTCATCTATATGAATTGGACCAAATGTTCTTCCAAAATCCGCATCATTCCCATTATTAAACTCTTTTACTGTTTTCTTTTTTTCAAAATAATCAAAAATAACAGGTTCTGGATTATATAGATTGAATTTTTTATTATTTGATAAAAAGTCTTTTGCCATTATTATTAATATATATTATTATTCAGTTGTTTAAACTTTAATTAAATTCTATTTGTATATTAATATGGTTATCGAAAAAGATTGTGAAACTGATGCTAAATTTGAAAGTATTACATTTGTTAAGAACACTACTTCGCTTGATGAGACATCTATTGCAACATTTGAACATATTTATTATGATCCGGTCAAGGATAGGATTGTTACCGATAGAGCACTAGAAACCACTCTTAATTCATTGTTTTTAGGAGAACATCATAAAATGAGTTCAGGTGGAGAAAATATATTCTTTACAAATCTTTCAAGCAATATAAATTGGTATCCTTCATGGGGTGGTTTAAGAGATCATAGTGTTTTAGCAAATCAATCATCATCTGGTGTAATATCTCCTTCTGCAAGAGTTTATAAATCATATGTACCACGTCCCTTGGGAGGAAATCCTGTTCCAGGTACATCTATATTCTATTCGGGTACAAATTTTTTTGGGGGTAATATTCAGGGTGTTGGTGTTAAGACCGTTATAGCTGAACCTATTTCAGCAGATATTGTTTTAAGATATGAACTATCTGTTAATAATGTTAGGACCTACGTTCAATATAATAATACGCATAATGGGTTTTCTGTTGGAGATGACTTGGAGTGGTGGTTCGACCACCCAATTGATATAGTCGCTGGTTCAACAAATACTGTAAATATTAATAAAATAAATAGTGAAGGGGTCGACACAGGTTATCTTCGTGTTTATGAAGGAGATGTTCCTGCGGTTCCGGTAGGTTCACCCGCAGGCACAGCAGCAATTCCAAGATATCAAACATCAGTAATGTCTAGATTATTTGTAGATAAATCTATATGTTTTGAATCAGATTTAGAAATATTAGACCTTGATGGTTTTTATAATATTTATGTTAATCCGTTGTATACTGGTAACGATTCAAATGGAACTTTACTAAAACCATATATTAGTATATCGGATGCTGTTACAAATTCAACATTAACAAATAATAAAATTTTTATCCAGGGAGACAATATAATAACATCTGAAATTATTTTACCGCGTAGTTTAAGTTTTTTTGGGTTAGATGGAACAAAAATAAGATATCAAACGTTTGATGTTTCTAATGAGAATATTTTTAAATTTATAGGAACGGATAATACATTAGAATTTTTATTCAAAAATATAGAATTTAGTAATGCTGGCGACTATGCACTAAATATAACAAATTCAACTAGATTAGATGTAATAGATTGTAGTTTTTATACTAACGGATGGAATGGAACAAATCTTAATACAGTAGTATCTTCTACTATTAGTAATGTATATGGTTATGATTCTACAAATGTAAATTTAGACAATTTTTTTAATTCAGCTGATATATCAAGCAATAGTGGAGCGGTTTTATTAGAAAATATTAATACATTACAGATAGTAGGTAATAAATTTATTAAAAATAATGGTAGTATTAGAATTATAGATTGTGGTATAGGAAGCACTGTATTTATTACAAGAAATGTTTCTTCACAAAATGTAGGGGTTGGTATATCCTTGGAATCAGGCACTCTTCTAGGATGTCAAAATATTACAACGTTGATGAATTATAGTTCATTTAATGCTAATAATGGATTATCGGTTGTTGGTGGTATTAATAATAAATTTTCTCAAAACGAAGTAAATGGTAATTGGAATGCTGGATTTTATGCTTCTGGTGCGGTTAACACGACTTTAAGAGATAGTGGATTATATGATAACAACCGGTCTTTATTTACTGGTATAGGTACTGATAGTAATTCTAAAGCAACTATACATTTAAATGAAGAATCTGATTTAATAAAAAATCAATTACAGACTAATACTTTATCTAAATTTATAGTTGAAATTCTAGATACACAAATACATAATACTGGACTAGGTTCTAATACGAGTAAAATAGGTATATATATATCTGTAAATATAGGAAGTCTACCTGATTCTGACAAAAATATAATAAAAATAGATGATGTTGGATTTATAGGTCAGTATTATGCCGTAGATTTAACTGAAGTAAATATTACAAACATAAGATTATCATTAGGAGATAACTCTTATCAGAATATAGGATTATATGCAGTAACTACACCTTTAGGCGGTATGTATTCCGAACTACCATTTTCTAATCATATTATGGAGGTGCCACAATTAGATGTTTATGTAGATACAATAAAAAATATAATATCTCTAAAAGAAGGTATTGGAGGAAATGTGATAAATAATTATGCAGTAAATGAACTACAATCTATTAATCACACTACACATATAAATATTATTCAAAAAGGTAGTAATAAAATACAATTAAGAGGACTTGAATTAGGACAGATATCAATAAATGGAGTTTCGGCGGGGGAAACATTATCGTTTATAAATAATTCGTTAAATGCGGTTTTTAATATGGATTTAACAAAATACAAAGAATTTTTTATTTCAGAAGTAGGATTAAACCCTGGTAATATTTTACCGGCACAAACCGACAATTGGTATATATCATATGGGATTCGAATAAATGAAAAGGTATTAGTTGGAGAAATGGTAACAGATTTAGAAGACAAACAACCATTTTATAATGGTAATTTATTAGAAAAAGGACATCAATATACGTGGACACACGATACAGTTGGTGAATATATTATAGGATTATGGGTTGGTGCAGAAACTCCTGTAAATATTACAGAATCTAAAAAAATTTCTAACTGGGATGTTGCCTTTTCATTTAAACACAAAAATCCAATCAGTTTAAATAATCATGTTGCTGGAATGGGTCCAATAACTACTGATATAGGTGGATCTGTTGCCATAGACCTAAATTCAAGATATTCCGAAGGATATTATAATATTAATAATTCTACTAAATTATCTTTAAGATATGGTAACGATAACTACCTATATTTATTTGATGTTACAAATAATAAAAATACTATTATTGCGGCATCAAATACAGCATTAACTGGAGACAATCAAACTATATATTTTGCTGGTACAAATACTCCATCCGCAAGATTTCCAGTAATGCAAGAAAGTACAGATATATGGTCGTTCGTCCATGATTTAGATAGTTCTGAAAATAATGAATGGTCTGATGGTATTGAAGAAGATTCTATATTAAAATCAAATATGGAAATAAATCCAGGTGAAAAAATAAACATAGACCTTTCCTATTTTGGTAGAGGCGAGATATTTGGGCTTGGTTATACAGGTGCCTCTACAAATGTAAACAATGCCCCAGATACTATAACTGATTCATTTAAATATGAAACAACCGAAACTATTCTAGTAGACCCGGTTTTTTGGAATATAAATGTAAATTCAGTCAACTATCAAGTCGATAATAGATGGAAAAAATTAAATGTGTTGTCTAATGTAGGTATTATATCATTAAGATATTATAGTGATAATACCTTAGTTTTATTTTCTGAAGATAATGATGACATAATAGCAACAAAAAACATAAATCTGGATGGAGACCCATTTAATTTATATTTTGGTGTAAACGAAGCTCACCCCTTTGAACGAATTCCATCTATTCAAAAATTTTCCTTGAATGAAGAGGAGAATGATAGTAATAGGATTACATGGTATTATATAGAAAGTCCAGATGGTGTTTTTCATTATCCACTCTTTAAAACACAAGAAGAAGCTAATACAATTGATAGAGTAGAAGGTGGAACCGGACAAAATACAACAATTACTTATGTTGATGATATAATTAACGGAACAATATGGTATAAACCTGTAACAAATTTTGTTAATAATGGAATAACCAATCCATCTGATGGAGTTTTTGGTAATTCTACTAATGTGTTATGGAATGAACAGGCTACTAACGATGATTCTAATTATGTCCCAACATTTACCAATATAACATATACAATCCAAGAAGGTAACCCTATAAATATCCCATATAAAACTTCAGGTGATACAAATACATATACAATAACAAATATACCGCTTGGATATACAAATACAGGAACAAATATAACCAGAAGTAAGGCTGAAGATATCACTAATGGTTATGGATTAATAATAACTCATGTTTTAAATGTTTCTAAATTTAATAATTATGGGTCTGTTCAGGGAACTATTACTATAAATATTCTTCCTGATTTATTAGGAAATGAATTTCAAATTATAGAAAAGGAAGATAGCGGGGTAATAAATAATATAAAATTTACTCAAGATGGAGGAAATACTGAATTAGAATTTAGTTCAGTTATATTTTATGCGGGGGAAACATATAAATTTTACATAGATGATTCAAGTATAGAAGCGACTGATGCTATTGAGATTGTATTAAATTCTGATGGTTCTACATATTTACCTGGTGTAAGTTATTCTACAGAAACAATAAGTACTGTTGGTTCGTTTATGCAATTTATTTTACCAGAAGATGTTCCACCTGTTAGTATTAAGTGGACTAGTGGGTCTGGTGAAGTAATTACTTTATCTTTAACAATAAATGGGTCTTCTTTGGTTGAGAATATATCAGGTATTATATTAGAAGGACCATCTGCAAATCAAACGGGTAATAATCTGTTTGATAATGGTGGTGGACACGGTTGGATGGGTTTTAATGAAACATTAAGTGCAGGACAGAGATTAATTTTACCAGGAGAATTTCTTAAAGATTTAGCATTAACTATGTCTGATAATAGCAATGTTTTGATTGGATTGAAAGATGACGCCTGGGGAAATTTTAAAATAGGTGCTACTGGATTAAAGGAAGAAGTTAGAATTGTTCTAACCAGAAATACTTCAACATCAGTAGATATTACTATTGGTATTAGTGCCGGTGTTACAATTAATAATATATCTACCAGTCCGAATGGATTAGAAAATATAGATGCCTTTATAGAGATACCTTCAACTGGTAATAATATTAAGATTGGATTTACTGAACCAGGTGTTACTGGTAGTTCAGATGTAATAACAACACCTTATAGTGATTGGACTACCGGTCATAAAGGTGATATTGGATCCCAATCGTATGTTATAAGTTCGATTGATATTCTTGTTTTCGGACTGGGTACAACTACAGCTTTGAATACAGATGATGTAGATTGGTCGGTGTTAACCAAAATTTTTGCCCCTGTAAATATTCTTTCTCCATGGTCTAAAGCAATAGATTTTACCTCAACTAACCATAATCTATCTAAAATTCAAACAACTTCTGTATCTTCTCCAATATCCCAGGATTTGAATACGACTGTAGTTGAACCAGTTACTTCTGGTAATACAACTAATGATAATAATGGTAGACCTTGGGCTACTTCAGTTGTCTTTAATGTTGATGGGGATACGACTAGTCAGTATATTTGGAATCAGGGAGACGGTGTTGGTAATGCGAATATATACCTAAAATATATTAATAATTCTGGTAGTGGTAACCTATTTTTTGGTTGGTCTGATAGTAGTTCAACCCCAAATGAAATATATATAGGTTTGGCATCTACAAATATTTGGACGGGAGTATATATAGGTTATAATGGAACAAGATTATCTTCATCTGATGCAACAGCTGCTAACTTAGCTGCTTGTTTCGATATTAGGCTTATGGATAGTAATAATCATTGGACTTTAGGTCCAAATATATCTACTACATCTCAATGGGGATTAGGTTCTTCTACTATTGGTATTGGTATGGATAATATTGTAAGTGGGTTATTTACTGTGGGTAAACCTTTTGATGGTCAAGTCGCTTCTATGGTTGTAACTACATTACGAATAAACTTTCTTATGCCAACAAATGCGGAAATATTACAATTAATAAAAGACCCAGTTAGATGGGTAACTGAATATAAAATTGACTCTCTTTATAGACCACCACATGTGAATTATAATAATGCTGATTTCCAATTAACGTGGGCGCCCTCGCGAGCTACACAAGTCTGGTTAATGGGAGATGGTATTCAAGATGGTTTTACAAATAGTATACGAAATTATATTTATACACACGATTCGATAAATACTCAGTTAAATATTAATAACATGTTAGCGAGTAATATAATAGATATAACTATACCAAATTTATAATTGAATTATTTATTATTTTTATTTAATTGTATCTATATATATTAATATGGTAATTGAATCAAAATGTGATACAGATGCTAAATTTACTAATATTACATTTATAGATAATAATACAACTATAACAAGCGATGATAATAAAACTCTTGAACATATTTATTATAATCCAGATACTGATAGGATTGAAGCAGATAGGGCAATAGAAACTACTCTTAATTCATTGTTTTTAGGAGAAAAACATAAAATGAGTTCAGGTGGAGAAAATATATTCTTTACAAATCTTTCAAGCAATATAAATTGGTACCCACCCTGGGGAGGTATAACAGATCAAAAAATAGAAGATAACAGAACACAGCAAGGATTAATACATCCATCCGGGCGTGTATATCAAGATTTTAACCCAGTTCCACTTGGAGGTACACCTGTTACTGGTACTTCTATACCATATTATGGAAATAATTCATTCCCATTTAATATACAAGGGGTTGGTATTACTACACAGGTCGCTGAAGTTGTTCCTACTAATATAAAATTAAAATACGAATTTTCAATGAAAGGAATTGCTGTTTATAATCAGTTTTTAAAACACCCAACTGTTTTAGATCCTGCAGACCCAAATAGCAGATTATTAACTTGGTATTTTGATCACCCTATAGATATTACAGGTTCTGATTCAAATAGAGGAGTAAATACTGTATCTATTACAAAGTTCGATGAAAATGGGTTAAACCTAGGTTATCTTTTAGTATGCGAAGGTATAACGCCAGCGATTCCTCTAGATGAATTCGGAAACGAGATAGGTGCTGTAGCAATTCCTAGATATCAAACAACCGTTTTATCACGATTTTTTGATGATAAAGATATTTGTTTTGTAGATGATTTACAAATATTAGATATTGTTGGATTTCACAATATTTATGTAAATCCAGATTACCCAGATAATGATGAAACCGGTACAGTCTTAAAACCATTTAAAACGATTTCTGATGCGGTTAATTCATCTAGTTCTGGTGATAATATATTTATTAAAGGAGATAACATTATTACATCTGGAATTACATTACCACACAGTCTAAAATTTTATGGACTTGATGGAAGTAAAATTAGGTATGCATCATATTCACAAAATAATGAAACTATTTTTACAGTTGAAGGGAGTATAGGTTCTCAAAACAAGTTTGTTTTTAATAGTATAGATTTTAGATATTCTGGAAATTATGCTATAAAAATAAATTTATGTGAAAGTGTAGATATTATAGATTGTACCTTTTTATTTAATGGATGGAATGGAGTAGGTCTGGATACAGGTTCAGCGGAATCACTACCGACATATGGTTATAATAGTTCAAAAGCTAATTTAGGGACAAATAAAGATACAAATATGTCTGAGGGGGGGGCTATACAACTAAGTAATTTAAATGCAGTTCAACTAATAGGTAATAAAATACTTTATAATTTTGGTGCTATTAGATTACTAAGTTGCTGTAGATATGGTAATGGATTTATAACTAGAAATATAATTTCAAAGAATATAGAAAGTGGTATTTATTTAAATAAATTCAATCCTATACCAGATTCTTCATTTGGATGTTTTAATATTACAGTTCTTATGAATTATATATCATTTAATGCAGAAAATGGTATTTTTCTATGTACAGGAATGAATAACAAATTTTCTCAAAATGAAATAAATGGTAACTGGAATGCTGGATTTTGTTCATGGAGTGCTGGAAATATAACACTAAGAGATAGTGGGTTATATGATAATAATAGAACAGAATTTACAGGTTCAGGAAATGATGGACAAGCAAAGGGGTCTATCCAAATTAATGAAGGAACAGATACCTTTACAGGAAATGAATATAGACTAGATCAAAAAAGTGGAAATTTTATTATAGAAATTTTAGATACACAGATACATTATACAGGGGTTGGGTCGACTTCTTCTAAAATAGGAATATATATAGACCAACAGGTTGGTGATTTAAGTGATAACGATAAAAATATAATTAAAATAGACGATGTAGGATTTATAGGTCAGGATTATGCCATTGATTTATCTAATGTAGATCTATCTAATATTCGACTTTCATTAGGTGATAATTCATATCAATCAATAGGTGTAATGGCTGTAACTACACCATTAAATAATTCTAAATATTCTGAACTACCCTTTTCTAATCATGTTATGGCTGTCCCTATATTAGATGTTTTAGTTGATGTGTTAAATCATAGTATATCATTACTAGATGGTATTGGGGGAAATATTATAAATGTTTATTCTATTAATGAATTAGAATCAGTATTAGTTAACACCAATTATGTAAATATTATTCAAACTAATACGTATAAAATACAACTTAGAGGATTAACACATGGCAATGTTTATGTTAATGGAGTTGTAGCTGGTACTGATATTAACACTATGAATAATACCTTGAATGAAGCCTTTAGAATGAGTTTAATAAATTATAAATCTTTCTTAGTTTCCGAGATTGGATTAAATCCTGGAAATATTTTTCCTACACAAGTTGATAGTTGGAAAATAGCATATGGTGATAGAAAGGATGAAGTAATAACCGATAATTCGGTTGTTTCATCTATTAGTGACCAACAACCATTTTATAATGGTAATACATTAGAAAAAGGACATGAATTTACATGGACACACGATAATACTGGAGAATATACTATAGGTATATGGAGTGGGGCAGAAGAAGAGGTCTCAAGAAGTGGGGGAAATACCTTATCAAATTGGAGTGTGTCATTTTTATTTAGAAAAAATAATGGTGCACAAGGTATTACTGATAATGTTGCTAGTGAAGGAATAAAGAACACCAATATTGGGGGTTCAGTTGCTATTGACCTTAAATCAAGACATACTATAGGTTATTATAATATTACTAATAATACTAAATTCGCTTTAAGGTATGGTATGGATAATTACTTATATTTATTGGATATAACAAATAATACAGAAGTTATAATTGCGAGATCTAATAGTATATTGATAGGAAATAGTCAGATAATCTATTTTTCTGGTGATAATTCGCCAGATGCCGTATTTCCAGTGATACAAGAAAGAACAAATATATGGTCTGTTGTCCATAAGTTTGATACTTCGGAGAATGACGAATGGATTGATGGGGTTGAGGAGGATTCAATAATTAAATCAAACATGGAAATAAATCCGGGAGAAATGGTAAAAATATATTTAACCTATTATGGAAGAAGCGAACGTATTGGAATAAATTATACTGGTGCTTCTAGTGGAAATAATAATGCGCAAAATGATATTGTTAGTCATTTTATATATAGAAATAATGAAAGTATTGAACCAATAACAGATTGGACACCTAACACAAGTTCTTCTAACTGGGATTCTGGTAATAATTATTGGAATCATGTAAATAATGCTGGCGTAATATCATTAAGATATAATACAGATAATAGTTTAGTTTTATTTTCCGATGAAAAAAATGAAATTATAGCTACAAAAACAGTCCCATTAGATGGTACCGCCTTTAGTGTATATATTGGATTTAATGAAAGCCAACCATATGAAAGAATTCCGAAGATTAAAAAATTGTTAATAGAAAATGTAGAATATGGTGATAATTTAATAACGTGGTATTATATTGAAAGTCCCGATGGAAATTTTCAATATCCATTATTTAAAAGGGAAGAAGAAGCTAAATTAGTAGATACAATAGAAACAGGTTCAGGTACTTCTTCAACTATATCTTTTATAGATGATATTAGTGGAACAACATGGTATAAACCTGATACTAATTTTGTAAATAATGGAACTGTTAAACCACCACGTGGAGCATGGGGAGGGTCTACTGATATTATATGGAATGAACAAAAAACATTAGATGATTCTAATTATGCACCAACATTTAGTAATATCGTTCATACTACGCAAGAAAACACTGGTATAAATATTAAATTTAACACAGAAGGTAATACATATACATATGAATTTAATAATGGATTACCGATTGGTTATTCCCTAAATACTACAACTCCCCCAACAAGACTTCTAGGGACAACCGAAATAATTGAATTTAGTGTACCAATACAACATGTAATAGATGTAACTAAATCGAATAGTTTTGGTTCAGTAACAGGTCAAATTATTATAAATGTTTTACCTAATATAACATCTAATGAATTTACAGTTATATCAATTCCAGCCGATAATAATTTAAAATTAACCCAAGATAATGGTGTTACTGAATTAAGCATGTCAAATGAAGCAAACTCACCTATATTTAAAGCAGGCGAAACATATAAATTTAATTTGGACCATAGTAGTATAGTATCAACCGACGAATTAGATTTTTTCTTACTATCTGATATACAAATTCAGATATATGGTGGTGGTGCTACTGCTTATGGAACAGGAGTTACCACAAATGGGACTTTTGGTGATGCTGGTTCTTATGTACAAATAGAACTAGATGATGATGTTCCACCTCTATTTCTTAGATGGAAGGCCACTGATAGTATTACAAGAATAATAAATATTAGTATTGAAGATTCTACATTTGAAGATAATCAATTAGCTAAAACTGTTATAGGTCCGAGTTCTAATATAAATGGAACCCAAGTGACGGACAAAATATACGTAGAACTAAATGTTAAACTTCTACCTGGTCAACGATTAATTATACCAAAAGAATTTTTAAAATCTGCAACAACCGTTATGGATTCTTCTACAAATGATCCTGAACTAAATACTCCATTACAGATTGGAATAAAAAATACAACACTCTTTAATGAAAATGATCCTTTTTTTGATTCGTCTTCTAATCCAATAACATATTTAAATAACTTTGTTGGTGATCAAGTGTTATCAAAATTTATAAGACAAAATAGTGTAAGTATAGAAAATAATATGGTTGATGGTCTAATTGATATATCAAGCGAAAGTTTTAGTAATTTAGAATATGGTATGTTTATAGAAATTCCAATAGAAGGTGATACGGTTCGTATGGGTGTATGGGCTGAACCAGAATCAGGTAATGACCTGAACGGGAATCTAGTAGATGGGGGTGGTTATGATATTAATAATACACCATTCATAGACTGGCCTGGAAATAATAAAAATGTGTTTCAAACAAATATTATACCAAATACAGTTATACCATATTATACAGGAGCTCCGGTTGTATTTAGATTTGATGTTCAAAATAATTCAAGTGCAGGATTTGATCTAAATAATTTAGATTGGGATTCTATCTATAAAGTTGATTCCCCATTAGGTAGTAAAAATTTTAGAACAACAAACTGGAGTAAAGGAGTTGTGTTTAATAGTTCTAATAATAGACTAGTACTAAATAACACTAATAATTTATCTCATGTGTTATCACCTACATTAACATCAACCATTGATTTTGTTCCATTAAATCCAGATGATATTACTAAAACTAGTAAACCATCTAATATAAATAGTAAACCTTGGGCTTGTTCATTAGTGTTTAAACCTAGTACACAACTTAATAATCAATATATTTGGAATGAAGGTTCTGGTTCAGCATCTGATTCTACAAATATATATCTAAGAATAGAAAATAAGGTATTATATTTTGGATGGGGAAAACACATTTATCCATCTACATCTACAACTATTAGTGGAGTAACTACATTTACAAATGAATATAATGAATGTAAAATTTACACTCTAAGTGATTTAGAAATGACTGAATGGTGGGGTATTTATATTGGATTTAGGGGCGCAAGATTTAAAGCAACTGCGGATACAAATGTAACTAGTGAACAGGCATCACCACAAAATTTATCTGATGCGTTTGATATAAGAATAACTAGTAATTCATTAGGTTGGGATACATTATCACAATGTAGCATATTAGCTAATTGGACGAATGGTTCTTCTGGATTTTCGATGCTAAATAATCCAACACCTTTACTTACAGTTGGTTCTAGAAATAATGATAGAACATTTGAAGGTGGAACTATAGCAAGTATGGTTATTACAACCCTTCTTGGTGATTCTATAATGCCATCAGAAAGTGAAATTAAATTAATGATAATTGACCCAATTAAATGGACTAATAAACATAAATATGGACACGCATTTAGACAAAATAATTCAAGTAATGTAGCAAATAATATTGTTTGGAAAGATAATTCTAATACTACACAGGTTTGGTTAATGGGTGATTTAATTACTTACGATAGTTTTAGTTTAGGTATATCGACTTATAAGTCTCAACTAAACACATCTAGGTTATTATTCACGAATATGTTGGCATCAAATTTAATTAGTATAAATATTCCAGGGTTATAATTTATATTTTTTTTTTAAATTATAATTGTATATTAATATGGTTATTGAAACAAAAACCGAAACTGATTCAATATTTAATAGCGTTACTATAGGAAATTCAACTACTGGTTTAGATGGCACTAAGACATCTTCATTAGAACATATTTATTATGATCCGGTCAAGGATAGGATTGTTACTGATAGAGCTATAGAAACTACCTTAAATTCATTATTTTTAGGAAAACATCATAAAATGAGTTCAGGAGGAGAAAATATTTATTTTACAAATCTTTCTAGTGATATAAACTGGTATCCTGGATGGGGTGGTGTTTTAAAACAAGATGCAAAGGACGAGAACGGTGTATTAATTAACCAGCAACCTGGGGCTGGAGTGTATAAACCTTCCATGAGAGTTTTTCAAGAATATATTCCTCTTGCTCTTGGCGGTCAACCAAATCCAGGAACATCTATACCATATAGTGGTTCAAATACTTTTCCATTTAATATTTCTGGATTAGGTATTACTACAATGGTAGCCGAAACGATTCCATCGGATATGGTATTAAAGTATGAAATTGCTATTGCTGGAACTCCAGCATATGTTCAATATTTAGATAATCACGGCGGTAAAAGTCCGAATGAACTTTTAACATGGTTTTTTGACCATCCGTTAGATATAACAGGAACACAGGAAAATCCTGGATTAAATACGGTATCTATTTCAAAACTAGATGCAAACCGTAATTCTATAGGTATTCTAAAAGTTTGTCAGGGTCTTGATGAAATAAACTTTGGTGGTATACGTTATCAAACAACCGTATTATCAAGAAAGTTTACAGATAAAAATATAGCATATAAAGATGAATTAGAAAATTTACCAATCTTTTATGAAGGTCAAAACTTTTATGATATTTATATAAATATAACTTATGATAATAGTTTTGAGGATAGTAATGGCACGTTAGTAAAACCTTATATAACATTAGAAGCTGGTATAAATGCATCTACTCCGGGTGATAGAATATTTATTATAGGTGATTGTTTTATATCCTCTGAAATAATATTACCAAACCATAGTTTATCCTTTTATGGTTTAGATGGATCATCAATTAAATATACAACTTATAATACAACAAATAATACAAATTTATTAAAATTTACTGGCGTAAATAACACAGAGACCATTAAATTTAAAAATATTGAATTTTGTTTTGCAGGAGAATATGCTATAAATATAACAAACGCTAAACAAGTTGATATAATAGATTGTACTCTAAAGTTTAATGGGTGGAATGGTACAGGATTAAGCACAACATCTCCTTCAACATCATCTAGTTTAGGTTATAATACGACTAATCCAGACGATTTACAAGATTTTTATACAAATACTATACAATCTCTTGATGGTGGGGGTATTTATATTAACAACACCACAACAGTTCAAATTATAGGCAATCGAATACAAAAATGTTATAATCCAATCAAATTAATAAATTGTGGTATAAATGGTAATGGATTTATAACAAGAAATATTATTGGTGAAAATATACAAAGTGGTATCTATCTAGGAACAGATAATGATACAGGATGTGAAAATATGACAGTTTCAATGAATTATAGTTCTTATAATGCCAATACTGGTATATCTATTATTGGCGGTATTAATAATAAATTTTCTCAAAATGAAATTAATGGAAATTGGAATGCTGGGTTTTATAATTCAAGAGCAGTTAATACAACCTTTAGAGATTGTGGTTTATATAATAATAATAGAACTATTTATAATGGTATAGGGGAACAAACTGTGAAATCAAAAGCATCTATAGTAATTGATGAAGCTGATAGCACAACGCCTGGTGAAATTTCAATTAATACTGATGCTACTTTTATAATAGAGGTTCTTGATACACAAGTTCATTATACCGGAATTGATACTTCAAGTAATACTTCAATAGATTTAGGTGAAAAAACCGGTATTTATATAACACAAAATGTAGGTAATTTAGTTGATAGTCCTAAAAATATAATTAAAATAGATGATGTTGGATTTATTGGACAAAATTATGCAATTGATTTTTCAGATGTTAATGTTTCATCGCTAAGATTATCACTTGGAGATAACTCATATCAATCAATAGGAATAAAAACAATTAAAGATCCTCTAGGTGGTATGTATTCAGAATTACCATATTCTAATCACGTTATGCAAGTTCAAGAAGTTGATATAAAAACTGATTTGGACCTAAAAAAAACAATTAAACTTTGTGAAGGTCAGAATGGACACGTTATTAATGTTTATTATGTAAATGAATTAGAATCTATTGTTGTTGGTAGTAAAATTAATATTATTCAAAAAAAATCCAATAAAATACAGTTAAGAGGTCTAGAACTTAATAAGGTCTATATTAATGGTGTATTGCCTACCGCAAATGATATTCCTTCATTAAATAACACAATAAACGCGGCATTTAACATGATCCGTGATCAATTTGAAAGTTTTTTAATTTCTGATGTTGGATTAGATGGTAGAAATACTTTACCTGTTAGGGATAATATTTGGAAACAACAATTCGGTCCTCAAGCTAATACTATTATAACAACTAATATTGTTACTGATGCGAATAAAAACATCCAACCGTTTCGTTATATACCACACTCAAATTTAAGAAAAGGTAAAGAATATATTTGGACACATGATGACACTGAAGATTATATACTAGGATTTTGGAACAATAGTAATTCATCTACTACGCATAACGAAACAGATGTTTTCTTACCTGTTAAATGGAATTTTGCATTTAAGTTCACAGAAAATTTGGTTTGTAATACTACAGATGGTTCTGTGAATAGCGATATAGACACACGACATGTAAATGGATATTCTATCTCTAATTCTACATTATTAGCATTAAGATATAGTTATGATAATTTTGTCTATTTACTAGATATTACAAATGGTGGTAATCTTATAATCGGTAAAGCTAATTCCCCTCCTAATATTAGGTTTAGTTTTGGCGGTGGATTAAATTCTAAATTACCTATAATTCGAGAAACCAGTTCTATATGGGATATGGTTCATGATTATTCAGGAAGTGAAAATAAAGAATGGATTGATGGTATAAATAGCAAAACCGTATTGCGTTCTAATATGAAAATTTATCCTAATCAAAAAATTACATTAAATTTTGATTATTTGGGTAAGGATGAAACTATTGGGATGTTATATAATGGAGCTTCTTTTAGTAATTCTAACGCACCTACTTCATTGAGATATTATTTAAAATATAGTCTAACAACTAATGTCTTATTAGATCCAACAAATTCATGGATATTTGATACTTCTGCTTCAAACTATAATCCTGTATTAGAAGGGTGGAGTAGGGGAGCATCTAATTCTTTGGGTGAAATATCGGTATCATATAAAAGTGATAGTAGTATAGAAGTATTTTCTCAAACAGAAAATCAAACTATAGCAACTTTAAGATATAAATTAAGAGACCCGTTCTTTCAAATATATTTTGGAGCAGATACTTCCCATACTTTATCAGAAATACCAGTAATTAATAAATTTTCAATACTTAATACTGATATATATCCATATAATCAGACTTGGTATTATATTGAATCACCAGATGGAATATTTTATTATCCATTATTCAAAACATCTATCGAAGCAAGAGGTGTCGATGTTCTACTTGGTGGAGACGGAACACATCATACACATACATATGTTGTCGACCCATCAAATACTACATGGTATATGCCGACTAAAAATTCGGTTATGAATAATACTGATGGGGCTCCTCAAAATGGGATATGGAATAATCTAACAAATATACTATGGAACCAGATTTCAACTGAATCAGATGATGGATATAGACCATCTTCATATAATAATCTAGAATTCACATATCCTGAAAATACAACAAATATTTCTATACAGTTTAGACCAATGGATTCAAATAGTTATACACTAACTGGTCTTCCACCAGGATGGACTCAAGGAATAAATACAATAGATGGTAATGCAGAAGATTTATCGCATAGGGGTTATGGTAATATAAAAACTTATGTTGTTTATGTCACCAAAGCTAACACATATGGTTCGGTTGTAGGAACTATTACAATTAATATTAAACCAATTTTAGCTTCTAATGAATTTCAAGTTATAGAAGAAACAACGTCTGGTGGTGTAGTCGATGATATAAAGTTATCATTCAATTATGGAATAACGCTATTAAATCCAAGTTCTATAAGTTTATATGTAGGTAATTTATATAAATTTTTCCTAGATAATGATAGTGTAGAATCAAATGATGTCCTTGATATTGTTCTAGAATCGGATAACTCTATTGTATATACGACTGGTGTTACTAATATAGGTACAGTATCTAACGAAGGTGCCTATCTACAATTTGATATAGACGACGATGTTCCACCTGTTAAACTAAGATGGACAAGTGGTACTGGGGAAGTTATTCTTAAAAATTTAAATATTAACGGTTCAACCTATTCTCCACCAGTTACTGGTATAACACACGAAGGACCAGATACACTTACTGATTCTGTTGCAGATTCTAGCAATTGGTATTCAATAGATACACAATTTACCAATAACCAACGCATTCTTTTACCAGGTACATTACTAAAAGAAATTGCTTCCGAACTAGGAGATATTAATTCAACAGCAACAAGTTCATCTGTTATTATAGGGTTAAAAGGTACATCCTGGTCTAATACGGATAATGGTGATGGAACTTCAGGAACTGGATTTCTACATGAAATGGCTATAAAAATATCAAGAGGAAATGTTGGCGAATATATTATCAGTATGGTGAAGGATGGGTTAGCCCCTGGTGCAACAACTCATAATATTACATTTACAAGTTTAGTTGATATAGAAACAAATGGTAGTGCATTTATAGAGATTATAGGTTCTGGTGATGCGTTTAGATTAGCTATAACAAATGATACTACTAATAATAATATTTTAACAACTACTAATTTTGCGTGGAGTAATACTAAACGTTCGTCAGGAGTACAAGGATTTAATATTACAAATATAGACTTAATGATTTATTTTGATAAACAAGATGTAGATTTTGATTATGATAATGTTGATTGGACACAAATTTCGAGTATACCAGCAATTAGCGATAATATAATAACTAACTGGAGTAGAGCCCTAGATTTTAAAGGTGGTAATCAATATGCTATACTACCAAGAGTTCCGAATACCGATTTTACTAATACAGTTAATAGGTCTATTATTTTCCCAATGTCTATGAATGATTTTGCAAAGACAATTCCTGATGATGCTACGAATTCTACCAAATTTTCAAATGATGCGGATGCCAGACCTTGGTCTCTAGCAACAGTATTTATGATAGATGGAAATAATTCAGATCAACTAATTTTAGGTCAAATAGAAGGGTCTGCTTCAGACCAAGATAACATTATGCTTAAAGTAAATGCTTCTAGAGTTCTTTCATTACATTGGGGTCGAAATAATGATATTACTGGTCTTGCTTATAATGTATATAATATTCAAACTATATCAATTAATACTTGGTATGGGCTCTACATAGAACACACTGGTTGTAGATATAATGCAGCTGATTCAACTTCAACAAATTTAAATAAAGCCCTTCATTTTAAATTTGTTGATTTAACTAGTGGGGTTGTAACAGATAATCCAGGTACATGGACTATTACTGGACATAGAATAAATCTAAATATTAGTGGTGAATTCATGATTGGTGGAAGAACAACCGATAAATCATTCAATGGGAAAGTTGCTTCTTGTGTTGTAACTACTCAACTACGTGGTGCCGATTATCCTGTTAATGCTGAAGTATCTATGATGGTAAGAGATCCTGTTAAATGGCTTACTGATTATAAGATTGGACAAAACTTTAGAGTATCTAATGATGGTAATGTATATTCATCTGTGTTTGCTCTTAATGATAACTATAGTTCATATTCTACACAGGTTTGGTTGATGGGTGATACATCTCAAGATAGTTTCCCTTCTATTAAAAATTATGTTTATCCAGCATCTATAACTACACCACTTGACATGACAAATATGTTATCTACTGATATTGAAACCATATATGTTCCTGAGTTAAATTAATTAGAATTAATTTAAAGAAATAACCCTATAATTATATAAATATAGGTATGACTCTAATCGATGATTACCTTGAACTTCACCAAAAAAAAGAACTCGAACATGGTGAAAAAACTTGCGTTCTAATGCAAGTCGGTCATTTTTATGAAGTTTATGCGGTTGATAATCAAAAAGAACAAATAAACCATGAAAATATTAAACGTCTTTCTGAAATTATGAATGTACAAGTAACAAGAAAAAATAAAAATAAAACTGAAAATAATCGTGGTAATCCTATTATGATTGGGATCAATTTACTATCAGTTGAAAAATATATACAAATTTTAACAAACCATAATTATACCACTGTATTAGTTGAACAGGTTACAGACCCTCCAGAACCAGAAAGAAAAATCACTAACACAATTAGTCCAGGTACCAATATAAATTATGTATCAAATGGTGATTCAAGTAACCTACTTGTTATTTACATCGAAGAATCAAAACAGATTACTACTAAAGAAACAATTAATATCGGATTAAGTGTTGTTGATCTTTCTATTGGGAAAACAACCGTTTATGAAACATATTCTAAAACGGATGATAAAAATATTTCTCTGGATGATACCTACAGATTTATCCAAATTCATAACCCGAAGGAAATAGTTGTATGTTTGAATACTAATAGTCCTAAACTATCTGAAAAACAGATTTCTTCCTACCTTGAACTAGATAAATATGTAGCCCATTTTAAAAATACAGAAAAAAAATATATGGATTTATCTGGACAGAAAGAAATTCTGGAAAAGGTCTATATTAATCGCGGTATGCTATCTGCTATTGAATATATTGATATGGAATTTACACCATATGCTTTGATATCATTTGTAGCTTCTCTTGATTTTGCATATAAACATAACGAATACATTATAAACCGGATTGGAAAACCTATTATCTGGGAAGAGAAAAAACATATGGTTCTTACAAATAGTTCTGTTACACAATTAAATCTTGTAGACAATAATTATAATAATTATTCTAAATTTAGTAGTCTGTTTGGTGTTGTAAATAATACTAGTACAGCTATTGGTAAACGTCTTCTTAAAGATACACTACTTAACCCTATTATTAATAAATCAGAATTATCCAAAAGATATAGTTTTACTGAATCTATGTTGAATAGTTATAGTGAATACGAAGAACATCTTAAAAAAATTTCTGATATTGAAAGACTACACAGAAAAATTAGTCTTAAACTTATCCAGCCAGCTGATTTTGTTGGATTAGATATATCTTATAATAATATTCTTACTATTTTTGATATGTGTAAATCTAATGCCGAACTTGTTAAACTTATGCCATCTGAACATGATATCGCACATTTTGAAAATTTTATCAAAGAATACCGGCGTTTTTTTAATATGGATGAAATCTGCAAATACCATATTGGAAAAATTACAAATTCTTTTTTCAATGAAGGTATCTATCCTGAAATTGATGCAATTAAACATTCTATCGATACCAGTTTATCTCGCATTGAAACTATATCTAAAAAACTATCAAATCTATTAGAATGTGGTAGTAATACTGTTAAATCAGAATATACTATTTCTGAAGGTTATTCAATTTCTCTTACCAATAATAGAGCAACTGTACTAAAAAAGAAATTTATGTATACAAAATACACGAATATCAAAATAGATGATGATTTCTTTATTGATCCGAAAGAATTGAGATTTGTTAGTTCTAAAAAAAAATCTCAAACAAAACTAGAATGTGATAAAATTTCTCAATTATCTAAAAATATTTATATTAAAACCGAAATGATTGGTCGTTTAGTTAGAGACAAATTTTTTGAAGTTATTGAATTTCTTGATAAGAATTATATTGAAGACCTCAAATCTATTTCTGATTTTGTAGGTAATATTGATTTGTATAAATCTAATGCCAAAACCGCCTCTATCTATGGATATTCTAAACCAATTATTAACCAGCAATCTAGTAGTTATATTAATGCAAAAGACATTCGTCACCCTATTATTGAAAGAATCCAAACTGATGTCGACTATGTAACAAATGATATTTCTATCGGCGATACTACTAAAGGGGTTCTGTTATTTGGAACAAATGCCTCAGGTAAAAGTAGCCTTATGAAAGCACTCGGTCTAAATATTATTATGGCTCAATCTGGTATGTTTGTTCCTTCTTCACATTTTGAATATAGTCCTTATCACTATCTATTCACTAGAATTAATAATAATGATAACCTATTCAAAGGACATTCTTCTTTTGCGGTTGAAATGAATGAATTACGTGGAATTCTTAAAAGGGCGGATGACACCAGTCTTGTACTTGGTGATGAACTATGTTCAGGAACAGAAAGTATTTCAGCTCTATCTATTTTTGCTTCAAGTGTCCAGTTTCTAGTAAATAAAAAATCCAGTTTTATTTTTGCCACACATCTTCATGAATTGTGTAATCTTGATGTTATTAAAGAATTAAACGAAAGTATTAAACTATTCCACCTTAAAGTTATCTATGATAAAGAAAATGATAAACTAATTTATAATAGAAAACTAACAGAAGGTAGTGGTGATGCTATTTATGGATTGGAGGTTTGTCGGTCTATGGATATGGATAAATTATTTCTTGAAACAGCTAATAATATTAGAAAAAAGATTATGGGGATTGATAATAGTTTGCTGAATGGGAAAAAATCTAACTATAATTCTGAAGTCTATATTAATCGCTGTAAAATTTGTAATGAAATTGCTGAAGATGTTCACCATATCAAATTCCAGTGTTCTGCAAATAGTAATAATATGATCGGACATATACAAAAAGATACAAAATCTAATCTAGTCCAGCTCTGTAAAAAATGTCATGATGATGTACACAACAACAATCTTGAAATTAATGGATATATCAAAACTAATAAGGGTATCGAACTAGATTTTAGATATATTGATAAAAAGGAAATGGAAGTTAAAAAGAAAAACAGAAAAAAATTTAATGAAACACAGATACAAGAAATCAAACAATTTATTGATACATATAGTGGCACCCTAAACAATAAACTATTATGTTTAAAACTAGAAAATGATAAAAATATTAAAATCTCTTCTACACTACTAACAAAAATTAAAAATAATACATATTAACGTTTAAAAGATTTCAGTAATCTTTTCGAATATTTAGGTTTATTCCCCAATTTATTAATAATATTTTTTAAAAAAACCCTATGTTTTTTTGTCCTATATTTATTTTTTTTAAATTTTTTAATTTTTTTTGAAATTTTATTAACTGCCTTAATTTTATTTTTCCTACTATTATTTTTCATTATATTATATATTATAAGACTTAATTATTTCAACTAGTTCTTTTATTTCCCAAAATGGCATATTATAAAGAGTTGGGATGTAAACAAGAGAATTATTAAAATTTTCATCCTGTTCTTTTGTATCATAGTCAAAATTAAATAATTTATAGGTTGGATTATCTATAACTGGTATATTATTGTAATTTAAATGGTTAATAAATAATTTTTTATTTTTCACGACAATTGTATTGTAAATTGTTAGTAAATCTTTACCTCTGTCCCATGGAATACATTCATTTTTAATATTTTGGCGTTCTAATAAAAAGGAATAAATAAATCCTTTATATTTTTCTTCCTTTTCTATTTGATTAACATTTTCTAGGGAATATTGAATTGATTTTAATGTTGAGGAACAAGGCTGTAGATTGTAATTATCGTGCATAAACCCTGGATTCTTTTTTCTATAATAACAGATAAATTTGTAGAGATCAAGACTAAATATTTTAAACATAAACAGAATTATTGTTATAATAAATTTACAATTATAAATTATATAGGTTGGAATTTTTTTTAAAATAAATATAAATCTATCAAATCTGGTTTCCTGTTTATATGTTTTTATTTCTTCTGATGCTTCTAAAATAATATCTAATCCATTTTTCCTAGCATACATAATACCACCACCTAAAGCACACGGTTTCTTATCCATACCACAAGAATAGAGTGAAATATCAAATAGCATATCACTAAATTTTTGTTTAAATTCTCCACCTTGTACACGGTCTTCAATAAATAAACAGTTTTCTTTATCCTGTAATTTTTCTAGTTCTGATGTATCTAAATCCTGTCCAAAAAGATGCGAAATAACACAGATATCATAATGGTTATTTGCAATTTCAGGTGTTACCAACACTTTATTATAGTTTTCATTCATAGGTAGAACTGTAATATTTTGGGGTTCGAAAAACAATTCTATTATATTTCTAAAAGATGTGTGATGAATAGGTGAAACTAGAATTTTCTGGTTGTCCTTTTTGTCTAAAAGTTTTTTTATAATAGTATGGAACAATGACCGACATGATGAACCATAAAGCGTATTTTTTTTTCTATTTATAATTTCAGATTTATTATAAATAAATAAGTATGTAAAATGTAATATAAAATCAAAAAATGATAGTGGTAAATAATCTAAACCAGCGGAAATCATTTTGTTTAATAATTAATAATTTAAATGTTTAAATAGTATTACTATAGAATAAAATAATCAAGAAAAATAACTAACTGTCCCACTTTGGCCCAAATATCTCCAGGTTCCGCCGCCCCCGCGGTGCCGGGCGCTGTAGGTGTGGTTGCTGTAATAGTTATCGTACCACTAATACCGACCTGACCGGCTAGGTTCAACTCTACCACTTCATTCGCAGTAAAAACTAAAGAGGATTTAACGCTTATAGATCCGCCAGTGCCGCCAATAGAAACAGCTCCGGCACCTGGGTTAATACCCGATCCCGTAAATTCATTATTCTGTCTAACAAATACATAAGCTTTATATACTAAAGCATTTGATGGTAGTGATACGGTTTGTGCGTATGTGAGTGTGGTCGCGTGCGTGCCTGCCTCGGCTAAAGTTTTACCAGCTTCGAAGCCATTATAGTCATACACAACCGTTTTTCTAAGCGGCATTGATTTAGAAATAGCGTTTTCTAGGTCAATATTTCCATTAACTTGAAGATTTTTAAATACTCCATCTTTTAAACATCCGGCTTCACCCATTATATATATATATTAGATATTATATTTTTAAAAATATTTTAACTTGATATAGAATTTGTAATATCTATATAAAATCCAATAGTCTCTTTTTCTAGATCTAAATTATCTGGATTATATATTGTAAGAATATAGTCATTGCCGACAAACATTCCTGAAACGATTATAGTAGACACAATAGAAAATGTTTCTGAATTATTACCAGTAAATCTTTCTGTTATACCACACTTAACTATAGCTAAAGGATTATTGTTGCTATCCTTATTTGTAATAAAATTTTTAAAATCTATTATTTTTAATATTTTATATTTTTTTGATGTAATATCAATAGTTAAATTAAAAATGAAAATATTCGTATTTAAATCAATCGGAGAATAAGCAGAAAAAATATACCAGTCAGTGATAAGGTATGTAGTTATTGGTACGAGTTGAAGTGTAGAAACAATATTGTTATAGTCGTCGATATTTATATTTTTTTTTATATAATTTGTTTCTAATACTGTATTAACAATAACTTTTGAACTAGATGTAATATTAGTTATAGTTGCATTTTCATTAGGATTATTATAATCAACCGTTTCAATATTTAGTGAATTTGGATTAGCCACAATTGTATCTACAGTTAGTTTATTTCCAGATATTACTTAAGCATCCCAGTTCGCTCATTATTAATAATACACAAAATTCTTTAAATAATTATCCCAATATAGGTGTAATTATACTATTAGAACATCTTAGAACCATTTTAACATTTACCATATTATTATTTTTTTCAAAATATATGAATGAACCTGGTAGCAAATCAGTATCTTTATTACCATTGTTTAGCAATTTAATTTTTTTATACGTATTTTTATTAATAGAATGCTTCAGGATTGTATTGTTTCCATTTCCAGTCAAAAAACATTCAAACGAATCCTTATTAAATGAGATTACATCACTATTTAGTATATTAAGTTGTAGAAATTCATTCGGTCGAATTTTATTTCCTGTAAATATAGTTAAACTTGAATGATATTCTTCTTCTAAACTAACATTTAAGAAACTCTTAAAAATATTATTATTATCTTTATTTTTATTAATTCTAATTACACCATAATTCCTAAAATAATATACATCTTCATTGATAATTTCTACAATATCATCACCTACTGTGTTAGAATATCCAAAAATACTATTTGTCTGTGGTAGTGTTGGGATATAATTCTGCGTTGCAATACCTTCTAGAGAAATTGATAGTTTTAATGCTACATTCGGAGCAGTAAATTTATTGTTAGAATTAGAAACCCTGCCTATTTCACCAAAATTTTGATCCCATTGTGGATTTAATCCTAATAGTGTTGTACCTATTCCATGATTATACCATATATCTGACGAAACTATACCCGTTGTATTATTCATACTACTACTTAATTTTAAATCATTAGAAAGGGTTGTGTTATTTTTACTATTCGCTAGTGTATTATCCCAATGATTCACACATTTAAGTTTATTCTCACTATCAACATGTACATTTAAATAATTAATCATATGATAAATTAAAGTTATTGTAGAATTTGCCATAGGGTCTTCAAATTCCAAATGTACATTCCTTCTTTTATTACTATTATTATTTAGATATCCGTTTATTTCATAATTTCCTATATCTTTAGAATTAGAAAAATCTATTGTGTATATATTTTTTTTAGGAACGTGTTTTTTTGATATATATGATGTCATTTTTCTATAATAAATTGAATCTAATTTAGGCTTATCAGTAACCCAATGTTTACTATTATTTTCTACATATACAGTTAAATTTTTAAATGTGTCATATGTTCCCCAATAACCGGTAATTATATTACTATAATTAAAAATATCATTCTGATTTGTTCCATTATTTTCATTTAATAATATTGCTAAATTTGTCTGTGTAATATTTATATCTCTATTTATTCTATTATTATGCCTTATAACAAAATATATATATTTTACTGGACCATCTACCAGTATATTAGAACAATCTACAACTGTATCTAATAATTGATGGTGCATCTTATAATTATCAAAATAAATACGATATGGATTATTTACATTTTTATATGAATTATATAAATTATCGATGGTTTTAGTTAATTCTATATCATTATTATTATTTTCTGCTCTTATGCTATCATAGATAATATCTATACTTGTTATTTTTGTATCTTTATATGTAGAATAAGCAACACTCCCAAAAGAATTTATTAGTTCCTGAATAGGACGGGTTTTAATAGTTAACGAAAGACACATGTCTCTAATATTATTACTTTTATTTACCAAAAATTGTGGGAAAGCACTGTCATTATTTTTTGAAAACCAAAAATGTAATGGAATATATAAAACATTTCTAGAAGTTTCATATATTTTCATTGTTTCATAATCAGCATTTTTTCCTATTAATGACCATTCTTCATTATTTTCATCAGTTAATTCATTATGTATATCCAACCATAATCCATAATCTATTTGTGATGATATTATTTCCTTTCCGAATGCATTTAATGTAATACTTTCTATTATAGAATGCCCGATACTATCTACCCAATTAAGATATCCATTATCAGCTGGAACAGCGGCATCCACAATAAGGTTAGGGAGTTCGATTCTTAAGACCATATCTGTTATCCATCCATCAAATTTTTCGTCTATATAAATAGGACCATATGTTCTTCCGAAATCTAATTCACCAGAATTATTTAATTCCTTTACTGTCTTTTTTTTTTCAAAATAATCAAAAATAGTTGGGTCTGGATTATATAAATTAAAGTTTTTGTTATTTTTTAAAAATCTTTAGCCATTATTATACTATTAGTTATTATAATTAATATCTCTTAAATTATTATATATAATGGTTATTGAAAAGAACTGTGAAGATGTTCCATTTAATTATCTTAGAAACATAGATTTAACTGGCGGAGGAGGTGGAGGTCTTACAGATATACCAAATCCACTTATTTTAAACTCTTTACAAACCACTAGTTCCGCTAGTTTAACTCTCCGAACTTTAGAAAACCCTACTAATTCTAATATAGAAGAATTAGAGATTTTAGCTTCTGGAAATGATCCAGCAGGAAATGAAGCGCCTTTAGCTATTCGTTCTTCAAAAATATCTGTCGTGTCTGCAAATAACAATAATAAGTTAGATATAGGAGAAACGGATTGTACTGTATCCAGTAACACTGGCAATGTAAATATTACAGCAACTGCAGGCGATGTTTCTATTAATTCCGGTGGTACACAAGGGACTACTATTAGTGCAAATAATGATTGTAACGTATTAAGTGCTACAGGAAAAGTAATTATTACAGCAACTGGTGGGGATGTAGATATTAATGCGAACGATGATGCTATTAATTTAAACTCTGACTGGGATATAAATTTAACGGCTGGGTTTGATATTTCTCTTGAGTCTGATAGCGACATGCACATCGAAAGCATCGCAGGGACCGTAACTATAACAAGTCACGATAGCAATGTAAATATTTTATCAGAAAAAGGTAATGTATTTATTAAAGGAAATGCTAATGTAATACAAAATTCTTATAACAATTATTTTGTTCTATTACCTAAAAAACGAGTTAAGGGAATACCAGGCCAAGCCCCAGGATACCAACCACCACCATTCGAACCCCTCACAAATATTGGTACAGGTATTAGCGATGTAACAGAATTAAATGAATTAATAATTAATAGTAGTTATAATATCGTAACGAATTTACAAATTAATATTGAAGGATTAATAGCAAAACCTATAGCAAATAATTGGACTAATAATACAACACCAGATGGATTTGCAACATATATAAACTGTGGAATTATATGTAATAATGGCGCGTCAGGAAATAGCGAACAATGGATATATCAAATAAAACATAATGGAACAAATTCTGATGGACAGGCAGTAGATGTAAATGGTATTATAAATAAAATAAGAATCCTATGTGTTTCTTCTGCTGTAACAACTACAACAGTAGACACAAATAAATATAAAATAGGTATTTTTGCTTCTTCATCTAGTTCTATTGATATTTCTGGTGATTTAGATTCAAGTAAAACAACAAATACAGAAATTCTTACAACTGGAATATATCCGGAAGTTTATTTTAAGACTATAAGAAACTATACAAATAACTATGTAGACGATAATGGTGCATTGGTACGAGAAGGACTTAATTTAGATAATAAATACTTATATTTATTTTATTATTCATATACTACTGATATTGAAAATAAAGTGTTCTCAAATGGTAAATTTATAATAACATTGGATGGTTGTTCTGAAGAATTTAATAGAGAAGACTTTTAATTATTGTAACTAAATACAATAACAAAAAAAATAAAAAAAAATAAATTATACAATAATATATACCACACACACACACTATAATAATATATTTACATAACCGTCATGGTTTCAGTATCAACGTGTTCCTTCCTGAAAAACCACCCTTCTTGGGATTCCATCCACCAACCATTACGGTAGTATTTGGAACCATATTGAGGATGAGACTTTAGGGGCTTAAGAAGGAAACCACGACCATATTCAACAACCCATTCAAGGAGGGCGGATGAATATTCGACTGCACCATGGCGGATGAGTTCATCATAGTGCTCTTTCTTGAAAAACCACCCTTCATGAGATTCCATCCACCACCCATTACCGTAATATTTCTTACCGTAATCCGGATGATCCTTAGGAGCACGGACAAGATACCCCTTACCATAGGTCGTAATATCTAGACTGGTAAGGTCCACCTCTTCACCTTCATCACTATAGACGGAATCTTCATCGGTAGACATTTCTTCACTATAAACACTATCTTTACCATCATCTTCCTCACTATCTGTGCTATACATCGAACTTTCACCATCAGTAACTGTATATGTTTCAGTATCTACAACAACATCTTGGTTATCAACTAGTACAACATCAGAAATATATTCAGCACCAAGTTCAACAAGAGTGTTCAACTCAGACATCTTAAAAAACCAGGCATCATGCTTCTCAATCCACCATCCTCCCATAAAATATTTTTCTCCGGCCCTCCAATCATCCTCAGCAGGACGGAGGAGAAGACCACCCTTAAACACCTCAAGGGTCATATCATATAGTTCTAGATTATAAGATTCATTGTAATACAATTCTCCCTGAGGTTCCGATTTGAACATACGGAACTCTAGTAGACTCGGGTCCATTGTAGTGCAGTTATGGAGGACACCTTCCATATCCTCCTTGTTATGACTACAATCGGTTTGAAACATAAAGTTTCCATCGTAGAATGCGTTGACTGTGTAAACTGGTTGCGTGGTATGGTTAGATTGGGACATCTTGTTATACTTACTTATATTGTTATTTCCTAAAATCAATTTTTTTTTAATTATTATTATTATTTTAATTTAAAATCTAATTTTTGATATCATCAAGAGTTAATTTTTTTCGGTTAAAGGGATTCTCTTCTTTTTCCATTAAACATCTACTTATTATATAGCGGTCCATATAAATATCAGTATCTGGTATTTTTACAGGACATTCTATAATACTACTACAAATAGGATCTCTTGTAAAATCCTGACTATTTTTATAATCTATCTGTAATTTAATCGTTTCAATAAAATTAGTAAATAAATAATTTTTATTGTTATAACTCTCATTATAATTGTCCCAACATAATTTACATAATGGATTTATATCTGATGAAAAATAGTCTAGAACTGAGTTATAAGATTTTGAAATTAAAGTTCTTATAATAATGTTTATTAAATCAGCCAGGTTTTTATTAATATCGAGTATTACTTTATTTCTAAAAATAGAATCAAATAAAGTAAATATAGTTTCTATATATATATTTCTAATTTCATATGATAGTAGAATATCTTTATTTATTTTTCCTATAAATGTTAGATATGCAATGATAACTTCAGTTTTATATGGTGATACCTTTTTAATCTGGTTAAGAAATGTATAAGCTATTTTTTTCTGATAGTTTGTATTTACAACACGTATAATTGAACCTTTATTTTCCATTTTATCATTCAGATCTGCAATATTTAATAAATATAATTCTATATCTATATCGGTTTTAGAAATTTTGTAAGCTATATTAAATATTTCTCTAAGAAATATTGTAGTTGATATTTTTTTAAGAAATATATCATTTTTAGATTTAAGTGTTAAATCGAAATAGAAATTACTATATTCTATAATAAATTCTTTACTCTGGATTATTAGAGATTGCATTATTACTTTAGAGAATGTTATAAAATCAAATATATTTTTATAGAAAAATGGATTATTCTTTTTATAAATATAAATTATATTATAAACATCTCGATTCCTTATTTTATAAAAATATTTTATTAGATAATCTATAAAATCTTCGATTGAATAATAAAGACCTTGTAGTATTCCATTAAGATAAAGTCGTCGCTTTATTATATCATTTTTTTCTTGTGTTAAAATCGTTAACTCTTCATGTGTAGAAGCCTGTTCAAGTTCATTCCTCAATATAATCAGGTCTGCTCTACGTAAATTTAATTCTTCATAATAATTAATAACCCCTATATCTAATAAATGAACTATTTTATCAATAATATAGGTCTTAATTGTTGAATCCTCAGAATATTTAAATTTTCTATTAAATAGTTCAATAAAAAAATAGGTTAGATTTATTAAATGTCTCTCTTTGCGTTGGTACATAATATCACTTGTAGTTGATGCTTCTAGATACTGTGATTTTAAAAAATAATTGTCTATTATATAATTTGTCGTTGGCATTATAAGTTCATATGAATAATTATCCAAAAATATAATTAAGAAATCAACAAACTGCCGATTAATTACAACATTAAAATCCTTATCTTCTATAAACATTTGAATAATATTATAACTTGATGGATGTGATAAAAACATTGCATCTTTAAATACATCCATCATCTTCTGACTCTTTGAAATACTCTCCAAAAAATCCATTTTACTATATATGTTTTCCTTTAGTTTAATATAAATTAAACAGTATAAAGCTTCTTTATTTGCATAAGAAAGTCCTATATGTACTTGATTATCGTCATACTTAGAAATCGTAAAACTCATTGTAATATTATAATAATATCCGTTATATAAATTTTAAATATTAACTTTAATTAATTACCATCCACGACTGCTTGTATGGTCCTTCAATAATTTTTTTGCATTTGTTGTTATCTGTTTATGTTTTTTTTCAGATATATCTGTTTTTAATAATTTTACCAATTCCTCACTTGACGAAACTACAAAACAATTCACACCATCCTTAAAAGGTGTTTTCACATTATCTACCCACTTAGAATTCAAAACCAATATACAATCCATATAAATCGCCTCTAAAAATGTATACTGGCTACCACCACCATCATTTTTTATCGATGATAAATCCACCATATACTTACAATTATCTAATAATCCCTTTAGGTCTTCAAAATCCTTTCCGAATTTCCCTTTATAGTATTTACTAAAATTAGTATGTCTTAATTTATGGTATATATATAAATCATTCAGAGCACCATAGATTTCTACCTGATTTTTCTTCGCCAATTTATTATTAGCCTCAACCACTAAATGGGTGTTTTTATCAAAATCTACTCTGGAAATAGAGATATTCCTTGTTTTTTTCTTAATACTTGTTTTATCAAATGGGAATTCATAAAGAGGGTGATACAAAAATTTGCTTTTTATACCATGCTTTTCCTTTAATAGTTTCTGGACGGTTTTTCTAATTGTTATAACCTTATTCCTTTTAATGAAATCTAATACCTCTTCCTTTAATTCTGTTGGGTCATGAATAACTATTGTTGCACCCTTTATAAATGGCAAATATTCATAGAATTTTTTATCAACAGCAGTTATAAGCAAATTCGGTAACTTTACTACATCTTTTATCGAAAGATTCCTATAATTTACACCATAACCATATGGACGCTCCTTAGACTCTGTTTTATTTGAGATCCGGTACAATTTATAATCCTTTTTTAACGCAAGGTGCGATGTAAAAGAAACCCAACCACCATACACAGGTTTAGCCATATAAACCAAATTATATTTCTTATTTTTTTTAGTTCTTTTAATATTCGACATATAATAATTAAATAAAATAATATAAGGGTATATAAATCTTTATTGTAATGGATTACGTCCAGCAAAATTGCGAAATTAGATATAAATGTTCACTAGAAAGGGTTATAGACGGCGATACCATTGATGTCTGTATCGATTTGGGGTTCGATGTCCTAACTCGTAAAAGATGTAGACTTCTTGGTATAGATACACCCGAAAGTAGAACATCTGATAAAGAAGAAAAAAAATATGGACTACAAAGTAAAAAAAAACTACGTGAATGGTGCCTCAAAGCAATCGAATCTGATAAAGATGATATTCATCTTGAAATCCGCTGTAAAAAAGGCAACACGAGCGATAAATATGGACGAGTTCTTGCCGAAGTATGGGTCATTGATGGTGAAACCGAAACAAATATTAATGGATGGCTATGCCATAACCACTACGCGGTCCCATATAATGGCCAGAATAAAGATGATATTAAAGACGCACACCTTAAAAATCGTGAAATCATTGGGACTCTACTCTAGTTCTACACCGCATAATAGATTTTTGTTATAAAAAAAGACGTAATACCATAACAATATAAAGATTACTATCCAGTGGACGTATATCGTTTTAGTTAGATTTTTATTATTCCATTCTAATCCAAATAAATACATAAAAGGTTCATATAACCACCTCATATAGACTTCAGAAAAGGCCGAATCTGTGCTGGAATCCTTGAGCCCACCTACTTTCTGTGTTAATACTGTAAATAAACACATATCATCGAATAATCCCCAGTGTAAGGGAACCAACATAATAGATAGATACATATATATAAAACTATGGGGCATCATATTTTTTGGTATTGTATAAATTAGAACCGGTATAAATAGAAAAAATACATGTATCCAATTTAAAATTGTTGCAAGCATTATAATACTATTGATTATTTTATTTTATTTTAACTTAATTTTATTGGACCATTCCATCATCATCACCATTATCACTATTATAATTACCAAGGAAAGGGCCAGTGACAGGTATGCCGACGGACACGCGGAAGATTTTTAGCTTCACCCTGGTGCTTAGTGTCGTCGACTTCCAGAGCGGGTATAGCTGGTTGAACATTGATCGTGCCACCGCTAGCCTGGTGTCGACGTCAATGTCGGTGTTGCCGTCGTACTCGATCATCGACCCGGGGTGTCTTAATACGGTGACGATCTGAAGCTCTTTGCCGCCGCCGATGCAGACCTTGTCCGCGTCCTTGGTCTTTCCCCGGTGCCAGTGCCAGGGGCAGTGGCAGTGGCAAGGAAAGGACCAGTGCCAGGGGCAGTGGCCTGTCCATTATTTTTTTTAGAATTCATTTCCGAATTATGTTCTTTAACCAGAGCACGGCGTGCTTTTATTATAGCTATTTCATCCGTTTCGCCTTCCGGAGCTGTTTTTTTTAACAATAACCAAGATTCTATTATATCGAATAAATAGACACCATAAATATAGTCTAAATTCGACCATAAAAATGGTTCAAATATGAAATCTAAATCCGTATCAACTGCAAGTACTGCCAAATCTTCTGCTATTTTATCATCAAGGAATAGTATTTTATATATAGATTCATCATAAAAATGTTCACTATCTAAATATTTTTGTTTAGACCTAGTAATTATGCCACTATATCTATCTGTATAAATCTTCACACCCTTATGTTTTAATTCTGATTGGGTTTTTAAATCAAATTCTTCTATCTCTCCATTATTAACCTTTAAATAATATAGATAGGTTTCTACCTGGTATTGTATTAGTTTAATAAACGATAGTCTACCCTTTGTCCATTTATCTTCATTAAAAAGTGTTGGTCTAGATAAATTTTCCTTTTTTACCCATGAACTTACCCAGTCATAATAATAATAATTATTAGCACTAACAACATAAGTTACATCTTTTACAATCTCCGCCAACTGAGTCGGTAGGTGTTTCTCTGGTTGGGTGGTTCTTGCACCACGTAAAGTTTTTAATTCATATAATAAGTCATCTGTAATCCGTTGAATTTCTAATTCTAATTCTTGAGGTATATTAGACCTATTATCTTTCGAGAAAATTTCAATAAATGAGGACGTATCTTTATGACTTAATTTTATATGATATAGTTCTGCTAAGAATTTATTTATTGTTGTAGGGTCTATTTGTTCACGACTACCTGGTTCTGTCTTTTCCACTAGATTATGTATATCCCTAATAAAAACCTTTATGTCCTCGTTTTCACCATCTTCATTTTCAGTTAAACTATAATTCTTAAGCAATCCAACAATTTGAGTTCTATAAAATTGTTCTTTTAATTTTTCATCATTAGTATTTGATACTGTTGTTTTAATATTTTTTAGTAGTTCTATCAAAATATTAGACTGATTTACTGGATTTGTAGCACCACGATTACTTCCACCGGCACCTCCATCTTGTAAAAATTTATTTTTTTTAGATTTATTTTTAGAATGTTTTTTATTTTTCTTTGTTTTCTTAATTTTTTTTAATGCCGGTTTGCGTAGTGGTCCCTTACGACCATTTCCACTCTGTGGTGCTTCAGTAATCATCGGTGTTGCTGGTGCTAAAGTATTCGTTGTGATCTGTGATGCTTCTGCTTCAGTATTCATCTGTGGTGGTGGTGCTGGTGCTAAAGTATTCAATTTTTCTAGTATATTAATTACTTCATCAGCATTATCCTTAAATCTCTCATAATTCTTGGGCCAGTCCTTCTTAGACATTAAACTAGCATGTTCGCCACTATTTACAAAAAAGCTTATTAATTTTATTAATCCCGAAAAATCATTGCTTGTATTATATTTAAAAAAATCGGCAAAAAATTCTTCAAAAGATATGTAACCTTTTAACATTTTATTTAATTTCTGTTTTTTCACCGCCAACTCCTCCTCCGTCTCTGCCGTCACCTTATTAAACTCATTTATATATTTTGATAGTTCTTGCATCGAACTAACTTTATTTTTAACATTGTTTTGATATAAAACAAAAGGTTGGTTCAATACCATTTGTCTAAACTGGTCTGATAATATAAGAAGATTATCAGTCGAGTTTAGATACCAGTTGTTAGGAGAATCTCTATTTCCTATTACACCATCACAACTTTCCCAAAAACGTGCCTTTATCTGTTCTATCTGTTCTGTGGCTGAACCTGTTCCAAATTTTTGCTGTCCTAATTCTTCTAATAACATTTGAATATTTGGATTTCCGGTTGGCTTGCCGGCATTAACAATTCTTTTTGATAGATTCAAATAATCTAATAAAGAATCAATCAAATTTTTTACTCCTGTTAGTTGATCCGGTAGATCATCAACAACTTTTTTTAATACGTTAAAGTCATTATTTGTATGGTCAATATTAAGAGTAAGATTTGAAAATTCTCCAGATTTGTGGTCTTCGGTAATCTCATTATCAGGGGTGAGCCTGTTCTGCAATCCTTTTGAATCAAACTCGGAATGTCTTGGAACATTCTTGCGTTTTCTTTTTGAAGCAAATGCTTCACGTTGAAATCCATACAAAACGGTTTTTATTAAAACTTTTAATTGACGAGGAAGATCTTCACTTACTAATGCGCCAATATTTACTACTCTATCAATCTTTTTTAATTGTTCTAATTGTTCTAAAATATCATCAAATTCAAACAAATCTTTTAGATGTTTTACTAATTTTTCATTTAAAGCCTTATTAGATAATCCTTCTACTGACTCTTGTATTAAAGCAAACTGAGCCTGCCATATACCATTTAAACCAACATTATTTAATGAATCTATCTTTTGACCTATTGTATTAATTTTCTGTTGTATACTAGCGCCAGTTGATTCTATTCTTTTTTCAATATTTTCCATAACATATACTCCAAAATATTTAACCTTTACCCCCTTAAACTCATTGGCAGCATCACCTGAAATCAAATTTTGTGTTTCTTTTTGTTTTTCTTTAATCTCTTTAACTAACTGTTCATGTCTTCCTTGGTCGTTTTCCTGTAAATAAACACCGGTTTCAAATAATACACTCACATTTTCTTCTGTGCTAATATATTCTGTATTTTTTATATAATTCAACATACGACCTGACAAAATACGTTCTAATGTTGTTAATACTGTAATTCTGGTGGGTTGTCTTTCCCATACTTTAAAACCTTCCAACTGAAGAATTGTTTGGACCATATGTGAAGTATCACCCGAGAATTTAATTATCTGTAAAATCCGTTTGTGAACCTCCTTTTCTTCATCAAATAAATACTGGGCCTGTGCAAACATTGGTAAAATATTTGTATCTACTATTTCAGCGTCTTCGTCTCTTCTTGAAGAAATAAATAATTTAGGGTCTTTTATATGTTCTATAATCTCGTCAGCGCATATAGATTGTGTTACAGTCCATGGTTGTGGATCTGATACTCCAGGCCATAGTCCACCTTTACTTGCCATAAACTCTTCACTTAACCCATCAGTTTCTCCGAGTTCTAATGCCCATTGATTAAATGTAAAATATATATTATTATCATTTACACTAAATATTTTATATTTAGGTGTACGTCCTTTCTCAAATGAAGTAAATTCTATAGTTCTTAAATATGCTATGGCTTGCCATGGTACACCTTTGGCTCTGCGTTCTTCTATAGAAAAACTTAGATAACAAAACACCATCGTTAACTGCCAAACAAAATTTGTAACAAATAAATTTATCTCATTTGGATTTGTTAAATTAGGCGGTGCGGTGCCCTCTTTTTTTCCTAGTATCGTTTTAATATATTTGTAAATTAGAAGACTATATTTTGTATGATACCAAGGCCTTGATGGATTATGCTCATCTCCCGTACCGTTACTCCAGCGTGCATCTTCATTAGCACCATCTTTAGCCATAATAGTTGAATCTATATAATCTTTATCTGGTATAGGAGGATCTTCATCTACACCCTCGGTTGGTAGATTATAATCTAATGGGACAATTCTGTCATTTTTAGCATCTCTTTTTGGTGTCCCAGCCGAATCAATATGATTCGAAACAGTTGGCATATGTGTAGTTATTAACTGTTTTCCAGCATCATGTATAGTTTGGAACAAAAATGATTTATTCGTTGCGTAAGATTCTTCCTTTGTCATGTCTTCCTTTTTAAACATTACATTATGTATAAAATTACCTGTATCTTTTGATATATTAGAAGCAGTTCCTCCGAATGATTGTAATTCATCATTATCATCCAGATACCAAAATTTTCTGCTGGGATTTTTTTTATCTTTTAATTCCTGAACTCCAAAATATTTTACATTATCATAAATCCCTTTTTGTTTTAGATACCAAACATATCTATCTTCACCACTAACACCGGCGGGTATATCTGAAAAATAATCGGTCGTTACATTTGCAAGTGATTTATCAAATAAAAAATCGTGGGCAGAATCTAAATTAAAAATCCCTTTATCTGCGTCATTAATATTACTATTATTAAGTAAAGTTATAATTTTATCTTTAAACTCTGTTTTTGATAATCCTAAATCTACCATTATATAATACTATTATAAAAAATATAATATCTATAAACTAATCTATAAACTAATCTATAATTAATTGTACTTAATCCACTTATTCTCTTCATAGTCTCTAAGAAGACCGTGCATTACATTAAAAATCACTTCATCCATTTCTATCTTTCCATCAACAAGTAGATTTAGCCAGTTAATCATTTCCTCGTGGAAGGTTTTCCAAAACTGTTCTTCCTGTCCCTCGAAAAGGAATGTAATATCTTTAAATTCTATACCATTATTAAATAGTTGACCATACGAATCAAAGTGATGTATACAGACGTTGTTGTTTAGACGGACTGAAACAAACAATTCTGAGCGCAAACCAAGGTTGTTCTTGTTGGGTTCCATGTTGTTGTGTGTGTGTATTTATATATATATTAAAAAAATTATTCAATTTTATTTATCTAATTTAATCAATTTAGTTAGTTTTCTATTATTCAAATGCAAGTTCCTCATTATCACCGATATTTTCCCAACAAATATTTTTAAACAATATACCAGCATGCTTACCTTTAGTATATTTAGATTTCATACTGGTTTGTAGTTCTTTTCTAGAAGGTGTTTTACCAGAACCATAAGCAGATTTGAACCATTCCAAAAACTGTGTAAATGCCTCGTCAATATGGATAGATTCACCCTTAGTTTCCTTGATACGTTCCGAGAAGAACTGAGAGCAAGGATCACTATTATTCTTATATTCGTTCGTGTTTTCTTTAACACTCGCTGGTTCATAGATACCTTCTTTCTTGTAGATTTTATATTCTTCTAGTAGAATCCACATAAATGCTTCAGGCCAGTGTTCCATTTTACGACTCAATTCATCATCAATAGGGAATTCAAAGTTGTTGTTAGGGTCTGGGTTATCTACAAACCGAGACCTAAATTCAAGGTTCCTAATACGCCTCCAAGTACCATCATCGATTTCCGATACTTCTGGTTTGTTATTACAGGTAAGAACGAGTTTAAATTGTGGATAGAACTCGATAGGGTCTTTATGCAAAGCTCTTGCTGTAATTTTATCACCACCAGTAAGTTCCTTCATAAGACCGATATTTAGTTTTTCTCCCTTTTCTGGTTCCTGTAGAACAGCAAACCTCTTACCCTTTGAACCAGCAAGATTAGGTGTAGCTGTTTCAGCAGCGGCACGTGTCTTTGTAAGAAGTGCTGAAGGGAATGTTGTAGTGTAGTCACCAAATGTTTTCTGAAACAATTCAATCAACTTAGATTTACCATTACCACCAGAACCGGACCACATATGAAACTTTTGTCCCTTAATCTCACCGTCAAGGAAACTAGATAGCAACCTAATCGCATATTCACGCTCATCTTTAACAGGTAGAATCTGGTGTAGGAATGCACGAACCTCCTGGACCTGAGGGTGAAAGTTATCAAAGTCTAGTAGATAGTTTATCTTTGTAGAGTATTTGATGTAATCTTCAGAAATACCATCACGGAATGTATTATTCTCTAGGTCAAAGACACCATTCTCAAACCCAATCAACTTAGTTTTGATATCAAGCTCAGCTTCAAAATCTTCGAGATAAAACAATTCCTGACATTCGGTCATTACCTGTGCCTTGAATGGTGTTTTCTGAAGTTTATCAATCAACCCATGAATAGTTTTTATCCTTTTTTCCATTTCATCGAAATCTGGATCATCACTATCAAGATTATTCTGCCTATTACTAAACTCAAGACGAAGTTTTGTAAATTCTTTAAGAATAATAGTTGAAATACGTTTTTTTAGTTCAATACCCTCATCAAGAATTTTCCAGCGGTGGTTAGAGAAATGATACCATCCGGTTTTCTTATGAGCATAGACAAACTCATCTTTAAACATCTGATACATTACCATCGCAACCGCATAAGGTGTACCATTAAGACTTTTGTAGAGGTATTTCCTAAGATCATTTTTAGTAAGTTCAGCATATGCCTCTGGATTATCTTCTTTAGCCCACATATAGAGTGTTCCTAGACCAAGACCCTGATTATCCATATAAGGCCATTCCTGTTCACATTCACCATCTTTAAATTTAGGTGACTTTTTACTAAATGTAATCCAGATAGGAAGTAGCCTGTCATCAATATTATGCAAACACCAACCAAGGTTTTGCCACTCATTGTAATTATTTGCTCTGTCTAAAGAAAGAATATCAATAATTTTTTTGATTTTATCAAGATTTTCATTAAAATTAGTATTAATTCTTGATGGACTTTTCTTTTTCTTATTCCTAATAACAGGGCGTTGCTGCTTCTTTAGACGTTCCTTCTGAGGAATTGCCTGATACATCTTTGTAATCTCTTCATGTTTCTCATCCTTAATTAGTGTAATATCTTTCTTTTGCTTGTTCCTAATACTCATTAGGTCCAACAATTTACGATGACTATATTTACCCACATCAATCAACTTAAGATTGGTGTTAAATGATTCATAGATTTTTGTTAGCTTATAGGCCTCGCAGTTAGGTTTGCGACTACCATACATCTGCCAGTTATTTTTCTCAATAACACAAATATCGATAACATCTTCAATCGAATTAGTAATACCAAGCTTAGATAGAATATCCTTAACACGCTCATTGTTAATCATCTTATATCGAAGAATATACTGAATCATAGGAAGAGTAAGTAGTTTAGGTATAATAATATGAATACCATCCTTTACTATTTTCTTTTCTTTGTCTACTTTAGGTTTTGTCTTTTCTAAAACAAAGATTTCAATATGTCCTTTAATATTTAGTAGTTCTTTTGCCTCTTCTAAATAGCATTTTAGGTATTCAACAATAAACTCATCGTTATATTTCCTAACACTATCTTCTAGATTAAACCTAAAATCTAAATCAATCAAAACTGGTGAAAATTCATTGTGTTTTTCTGTAAGATAGGCTTCTTTACCTTGTTCAAAAACATCTCTATGGTAAATATCTAGAAAATTATCATACTTGTCGTCGGGAATAGTAAATGAACCACCATAATGGACTGGATGGTTTGGAATAATAGTATGTGTGAATTCTGGTTTATCATTTCTCTTATATTTATTGAGAAATGATTTCAAAGTTGGGACAATCGGTTTTGCGATTTTTGTAGAAGTCATATTAATTTAATAATACATTTTATTAATTTTATAAATTCAAATTTTTATTTAAATATAATTATATATATCTATAAATGAATTCTACTAAACGAATTCTTAATGACATTAAGAACTATACCAATAGTGATTTAAAGGATAATGGTATTTTTTGTGAATTTAGTGAAAATAATATTTATAATGTAAAAGTTCTAATCATAGGGAATAATGATACTCCATATGAAAAGGGTTACTATTTATTTAATCTTACTTTTCCACCAGATTATCCATTTAATCCGCCTAAGGTTACTTATTGCACACAGGGAAATAATATTAGATTTAATCCAAATCTATATACAAATGGAAAAGTTTGTGTTTCTATTCTAAATACATGGGATGGTCCTGGATGGACTGCTGTCTGTTCTTTAAATTCGGTTCTTTTGTCTCTACAATCTTTACTTAATGAAAATCCTATACAAAATGAACCAGGATGGGGTGCTATGGGAATTGATGATACACGGGCAAAACAATATAATGAAGTTATAAAATATAGCAATCTATATATTGCTGTTCTAAAGAATATTATTCAACCACCAGAAGGATTTGAATGTTTTAAACCTATTATGAAAGAATTATTTATTAAAAATAAAGACTTTTTTTTGGATTATATAGAAACAACAAAATCTATAGATAATTCTTTATTGAGGTCTCAGATTTATGGACTATTTATTAAAGTAAATTATAATTTTTGTATAAAACAATATAATTTATTAGTACCTAAAGTGAAAATATCTAAACGTAAAGCTCCGAATAAAAATTCGAATTTATTTGAAGTTGACTATGAACAAATCTCAGAGAATGACGATAAACTATATGTTGTTTCGCTAACAAAAACAAATAAAAAAAGATGGAAATTAAAAAATAATAATAAAATTGAAATTTAAAGTATAGTTTATATTATATACAACAATATGCAGTTCTGTGAAAATTGTGAAAATATGCTTTACTATAAAATTGTCAATGAAGATATAAAAGATCCGGAATCAGATATGGTTGAATCAAAAGAGAAACTAAGTTATTATTGTAGATGTTGTGGTAATACCGACGATACTATAAAACCTAAAGAAAATAGTGTTTACTCAATTAACTTTAATACAGATGGTATCAAAAAGGAATCTATAATTAATCAATATACTCATCATGACCCATCACTTCCAAAAACAATTGGTATCAAGTGTCCTAATAAGAATTGTCCTGCTAAAACTCCTAATATTATTTACATTAACTATGATGAAACAAATATGAAATATATTTATATGTGTCTAGACTGCCATAAAAGTAAAATCGAACCTAATGTCTGGTAATTAGTATTATTTATAAAATTGATTTATAAATATTTTTTATTATAAAATAATATGTCTTCTAATATCATTACCGAACCGACATTTGTTGATAACAACGATTTTCTCAAAAACTACCATACCCTAAAACTAAGTAACGTTACAACCAACAAACTATCTAAATATGAAAGAACTGCTGTTTTGGGTATACGTGCAACTCAACTAAGTATGGGAGCACAACCTTTTATTGACCCACCTAAATATATGACTTGTGTAGTAGAAATTGCCGAACTAGAACTAGACAAACATAAAACACCTTTCATTATTGAAAGAGATCTTAACACAAAAAAAGAATACTGGAAAATAGAAGATATGATTGTTTAATTTAATACATACCATTATTTAATAGTCTATTTGGTTCAAATTCATCATTAAATTCCTTCGGGGCTTTAGTTACATTTTTTATTTCATTACTATTATCATCATGTATTATACGCTGATATGGGTTTAAATCTTCTTCATAGCCATTTTCCCATATAAGATTTATTGTATTATATTCTAAATTCTGGTTTAACTTTTTTAAAGCTCTAACCTGCTGTAATCTATCATAAATATCTTTACCTATCGCATCACTCATCATTTTTTTACTATCTATTATCTGTTTGAATCGCATATCTTTAAAAGTAATAATTATATTCAAAGAACCCATAAAAAATTCAATATCTACCTCTACTAAATCAAATAGTTCTTTGTTAGTAATTTTATTAGATGATTTGTTTAACAATTTTTTTATATCCATTAAATCTGCCGGATTTAGCGAATCTATAATATATTTCATAGAAATATTCGCCAATACTTCCTTAGTACAATCTTTACACTCATTTACATCAGAAATCCTTACCTTGAGCGTTTCTTCCTCTCCTTTCTCATTCTTTATCTCATTCTCTATTATATTATTTACACCTGCTTCATCTACCACATTTTCTACTACTTCATTTTCTAGTATATTATTTATTTTATCATTTACAGAAACATCTGCAACAAAGGAATTCATTATATCACTATTTACTTTATTTATTTTAGAACTATTAACGTTATTAGAAAATTTATTTATTTTATACATAAGAATTGATATTAATACCAATAAACATAGGGTAATAACTTGTTTCATTATTATTATATAATATATTATTCTAATAATTTACAAGAGAAATATAATTCAGAATAATTCCAGGTTAGTTTTTCTGCCGAAATAGGTTCATTATTATCAATATCATATTGTTCAGCTATATCCATATTTTTATTGATATTCATAACAAAATATATTATTGTTTTAGAACTATTCTTATATTTTATATTATTCTCTGTTTTATAGATATATAGATAAAACTGAGCTATAGACAAAGAACAAATAATCCATATATGACCATTATAGTATTTATCATTACTATATCTTCCGACCATACCATAGGTCTCACCTTTATATCTTTGTTTAAAATCATTTGTAATAGTTTCTGCTATTTTTTTGAAATTACTTAATCCAATAGAATATAATATAGTTTTATCGAAATCTATATGGGTTAATGCCATTATAACCGAAGTATCATTTAATTTTTGTATATTCCCATATGTATCAAAAGAAGAAATAATACCATTCTCTGATTTATGATGATTAATTTTCATTAGCATATCATCTAATATATTATTTATCCAATTATAGTTATAATCTTTATAAACAAGATTTATAAAATTAGAATATTCTTTTACAAATTTAAATTGTACCACCCTTGTATAAAAATGCCACCCATATAGTTCTTCCCATAAATCAAAACTTGGCGTGTTATAGTTACGTACAATATAATCAAGATCTCTTTCAATTATAGGTAAGATAACATTATTACATAGTGTATACCACCCCTTGTTATAAAAAAAATTATATAATTTAATCATATTTAATCCTCTAAGTGCAGGACCATCATTCTGAGGTCTACCCCAAGGTTCATTAAACGCACTTTTATCTGGATTAAATTTAGGTTCACCTAATCCAGTTAGTGTGTCTGTATTTTGCAATTCAAACTCTGTTTCTATATAATTCATTATTTCAGATAAATACAAATTCGTTCTCTTATGTTCTTCTATAATAGACCGGTATACTAAAGCCGCATCTCTTATCCAATAATATCTATAATTTGGAGAATAAGAAGGAGAGGCATATAAAATATTATAAAAAATATTTTCCTTAATTTTTTTTATACATATTTCTTTTGTTTTATTGATATCCATTATACTATACTATTTATATTTTTATCGTCGCTTACAACAACCACATTTTTGATTCACTGTTCCATCAATATTTAGACAAGTAGGGCAGCAATTACTACGCACACAATATTCACAGATATTATTATAGGTGCCGTCTTCATTCTTACAATCCCTACATCCATGCCTTTTTTTACAGATAGAACAATCATCTTTAAATACGTAGGCACCTGTGAGCTCCTTTCTATATTTAATACAACTCTTACATCCATATTTTGTTTTCTCTTTCAGATTAAATTTTGCCTTCTCCTCAAGACTATAGAATTCCTGCTTACATATTTTAATCAAATTTTTTGGGTCATCCAATTTAAGCCAATTATTATGTGTAAAAAGATACTCGACTTCATTCCATTTCCAAATATTAATCGCCGAAATACTAATATTATATTTTTTTTGTAGCATCTTTAGATTTGCTTTGTTTTTTCCACAAATATCCTCGGTTAGTTTATTAGAAACCCTTATACTTACTTGGCGATCCCTATAATACCTGTTAAAGGCATCATGATTTGTTGGGGGATTGTAGTACTGCATGGTTTGTTTGCTGTTTGTTTGTATTTAAGATATTGTTGAATAAAATTATTCAATTTTTTCATATTTAAAAGATTAAAGGTATATAATTATAAATGGACCTTTATTCTTTAAAGAAAATTGGTCAGGGCGGGTTTTCAAAGGTAGAACTAGTTAAAGATGCGAACACATCTAAATTATATGCTCGTAAAACTATTTTTCCTAGATATGTAAAACACGTTCATAAAGAAATAAAAATTCTCAATATTTTAAAAAAGATTAAACACAAAAATATTGTCAACTATATCGGAAATCAATATAGCGAAAATAAATTGGGATTAATTTTTGAAAGATTGGAATTAAATCTATATGATTTTTATAAACAATATCCTGAAAGAATAGATTATTTGTTAGTCTGTAAATTTACTAAACAAATACTAGATGGTATAGAATTTATTCATTCTATTTTTATAATCCATGCTGATTTAAAACCAGAAAATGTAATGATAAAAGACCTTGAAACCACGACAATTAAAATTATAGATTTTGGATCAAGTATTGTTAACGGATTAGATAAACATACACATTTCTATCGTGTATCTAGATACTATCGTGCACCAGAACTTGTTTATGAAGAACAATTTAATGAAAAAATAGATATCTGGAGTGTAGGATGTATTTTGTATGAACTAATCGTTTTTAAACCACTGTTTGTTTCTAGAAATGCCCAAACACTAAAACTTATTATGACTACACTTAGCTATGAAAGAGGATTTTTGAAATACCTACAAATGAATCATCTTTTTATAAGTTTTAGTAATAATGAACAATTATATATTGCAAGTCTTCTATATAAATTATTGGAATATAACCAAGAAAATAGATATTCAGCAACTAAATGTCTAACTTCTCCTTTTTTTAATTAAATTTATATTTGATTATAATAATGAGTAAATCGCAGAAAAAAATTAAAATTTTCGAAAAACATCAAGAAAAATTTGGTAATAGTATAACTGGAAAAGTTATAAGTCTAGATTTTGATGATCTATCTGGACTCTTCTGGGTTCACTCTCCTAAAAATCTAAAAAACAAATTATCAAATGGTCGACATACTCCTAATAAATTTGATTTTAAAGATATTAATGAATCTAATTCTAATATAGAAGAAGGGTATATCATTACATGTAATTTTGTTATTAATAAAACAAAATCAGGTAAAGAACTCAAATTCTTTAATGTAAAAACCAAAGAGATTAAAAAAACAAAAAAAAATAGTCTTAATGATAAAAAAAGAAATAGAAGTAATAAATTTAATAAATCTAAACCACTACCTAGAGTTTTTATGTTATTTGGTCATTCAAATGAATGTACTCTTTTAGATATAGATAGTACACAATCATTGAATGTTATTAATGATAAAAGTAGAATAAATCTAAAGGAAGATTTTAAAGATGTTCTACCATATAACAATAAAATTAAATTTCTTAATGGTCAACTGTCTGGAAGAATGGGACTAACTAGTACTAGTTATAGTATTATGGAATTTATGCAAAGTAGCGACTATTTCAGAGATTTGATTTATACCTCAAAAAATATGAATGATATGAAAGAATTAGATAACTTTTTAAATATAGTAAGTAAAACTCACGATTACTACGGTGATGGACAAGATACTCATTTTGGTATTTATCCTAGAACAAATAAAAATGGAAAAACTATTAATGGTCCTAAAGATTCTGCTGTCACATTTCTTCCATCTACAGAATCTGGTAAATACGAGTTTTATAATGGTAGTTCATGGCCTGTAGGTATATATGAACTGCCTATATTTGATACTAATGATTTTTATACTTCGAATCAAAAGTACACAACATTGTTTAAAAATTATAAAAAATCGAAGGACCCTAGTTGGGAGTTTTTTAGTGTTATTAATGATCCACCTCCACACCGCCTTTTAAAAAGAGGACTTCTTTTAGATATACCACAATCAACAGAATTCGAAAATGAATCCGAATATTTAGATATGTTAAAACCAGAAATAGATGAGATAACTAAATATAACAAATTTTTAATGAATGATATAAGTTCGCAAGAATATTTTTCTCCAGAGCGATACTTTAGTTTAAGTTATTTAATACGGAATATTATTAGACTGGCTAATATTAAACCTGATGAAGAAATTATTTTTATTACTAATATCTGTAGAGGAGTAAATTCGCCACATAATACTAACCCATCAATAAAGGGTCAATTTCCGATATTTAATCAGATGTATGACCCATTAGTAGGAAAACAAACCAAAAAAAGAATTAATGCTTTAAGAAGAAATTCTAGAGGTGGAACACGGAAAAAAAAAATAAATTATTTTATTATAATATAATATAATGCCTGTTATTAGAACCCCCGAAGGCTATGAGAAAATACATGTTGTTAATCTTGCGGATGATTTAAGTAATAATAATTCTTCTACTCCTGTCAAAACCGCATTTACTATTATGAATACTATTGCTATTGCGGGTGGAACACTTTTAGCACCAACCGTTGTATTTAGTAACACACACGATGTTACAACTTTAAGACATATGTCTATTGTTGGATTCCAAGGTAGTAGTAATACAGTTCCAACTGTTATTACAGAAGATAGTTCGTGTACTGTAGAATTATGGGTTTCTGATACGAATGTAGAAGCGGATTTCTATGGACCAATTGCATTCGGAGAATTCAGTAATGGATTTTTATTTTTTGGTCAGGTATATAATTTATGTGCTAATTTTATAAAATTAAGAATAGTGAATTCTTCAGCGGTTAATACAAATGTTAGTATAAAATATTTGTTTAGCACTTAATTCCAATTTATAAATTTATTAATTTCTTTTTTTATTTTTTTATTATATAGTAGAATGGCTAATTTAACAAATATACAAATAACCAATCTTATTAAAAGATTAAATTTTGCATTAGGTGAAGTTGATTTAAGTGATACGGTTATCTTTACAGAAGGAGAAAAACAAACTCTGGAGCATATAAAATATAACCCAATAACTGATAAAGTTGAAGCTGATAGAGCTATTGAGACCACACTAAATAGTATATATTTAGGTGAACAGCATAAAATGTCTTCCGGTAGTGAAAATATTTATTTTACTAATATGTCCTCTAATACGAATTGGTATCCTATGTGGGGTGGTATTAAAGACCAGTCATTACCTGAAAACCAAACAGACGCAGGTTTATATGCACCTTCAGCTAGAGTATTTGGCCCTTATGGAGTAAAAGAATTAGGCGGACAACCAGTTCTAGGTACTGCTATACCTTATGAGGGGAATGACCTTTTTGAAAATAATATGTCTTGTATGGGTATTACTACTGTAGTTGCCGAAGAGGTTCCAGCACATATTAGATTAAAATACGAACTATCGGTTGATGGAACTCCTGTATATAATCAGATTTTAAAACACAATGGTCTTGTGGTTAATCAGACACTATCATGGGTTTTTGATCACCCTTTAGATATTCTCGCTGGTTCTACAAATCATGCTTCTATTAGAAAAATAGATACACAAAACGAGAATTTAGAGTTGCTTCTAGTTTGTCAGGGAGATAATACAGTCACCGGGGGACAGGTACGGTATCAAACAGATATTCAAAACAGAGGATTTGAAGATAAAACGATAGCGTATATTGATGATTTAGAAACACTTGATGTAGTTGGCTACTATGATTTATATGTTGATCCAAGTTATGTAGGCACCGATTCAGATGGTACAAATCTAAGACCATATACTGTTCTTGCAATTGCTATTACGGCATCTGAAGCCGGTAATAAAATATTCATTAAAGGAGATAATATTATTACTGATTCTATAATTATACCACATAGTTTAAGTTTCTATGGAATTGATGGAACTAAAATTAGATATGCTAATTATTCCAATGCTAATAATAATCTTCTTAAATTTACAGGAACAGATAATACCGCGGTATTTATATTTAAAAATATAGAATTTAATTATGCTGGCAAATATGCAATTAACATAACAGGCGGTGCGGCAAGTGTTGATATAATAGATTGTAAATTTCGCTATAATGGATGGAATGGAGCTAATCTAAATACAGTAGTAGCATCATCTGTTTCAACTACTCTTGGATATGATTCTACACAAGCAGACCTACAAGCGTTTTATACCTCAACCGACACATCTAATGGTGGTGCTATGTTACTGGAAACAATTACAAATCTACAGGTTGTAGGTAATAAAGTTCTAAATAACCTAAGAGGTATTAAATTAGCGGATTGTGGTATTAATGGAAATGGATTTATTACTCGTAATGTTTCCGCTCAGAATATTGACTCGGGTATATATCTTGGGGTTGGTTCACTTAGTGGTTGTCAAAATATTACAGTTACGATGAATTTTAGTTCATATAATGCGAATAATGGTCTATTAGTAATTGGTGGTATTAATAACAAATTCTCACAGAATGAAGTGAATGGTAACTGGAATGCTGGGTTCTGTGCATGGTCTGCCGCTAATACAACATTAAGGGATTGTGGATTATATAATAATAATCGTTCAGCTTATACAGGTATAGGAACTATTGGAGATGCTAAAGCGAGTATTCAAATAAATGAAAATTTTGATAACGACGGAACTATAATAACTTTAAATACAGATGCACAATTTATATGCGAAATTTTAGATACACAGGTTCATAATACCGGATTAGTAAGTAACTCCGAAAAGATTGGTTTCTTAATTACAACTGATGTTGGAAATCTTGCTGATAATGAAACAAATATAATAAAAATAGATGATGTTGGATTTATAGGTCAGGATTATGCGATTGATTTGAGTGAAGTAGATATAAGTAATCTACGTCTAAGTTTAGGTGATAACTCCTATCAATCTATAGGATCTAAGGCAGTAAAGGTACCTTTAACCGGAAATTATTCAGAACTTCCGTTTAGCAATCATGTAATGTCTGTGTCTGTTTTAGATGTTGTCGTCGATACACTAAAACATACAATTTATCTAAAGGATGGTATCGGAGGTAATGTAATTAATACATACAATGTTAATGATTTAAAATCTATAATTAATGGAAGTAAAGTTGATATTATACAAAATAATAGTAATAAAATACAATTAAGAGGTCTTACTTACAGTAATGTTTATATTAATGGAGTTATTGCGGGAAATACATTAAGTTCTATGAATGATAGTTTAAATGGCGCATTCAATATGGATTTAATTGAATACAAAGAATTTTTAACATCTGAAGTTGGATTGAATAGTGAAGATGACATCCTCCCAGTCCAGGCCAATAATTGGTATATTTCTTATGGTACTAGAACCACCGAGCAAATTTTAGTCTCTTCTATTGAAACAGATTTAAAAGACCTACAACCATTCTATAATGGCGATTCATTAGAAAAAGGTCATGAATTTATATGGACCCACGATAATACTGGTTCATATATAATTGGTATCTATACCGGAACCCAAGAAGAAACAACAGAAGATAACATTTTTTCAAGCTTGAATTGGGGGGTTGGATTCAAATATGTAAGAAATTCTGCTAGAATTTCTGGATCAGCTTCGGTTGGTGTAACCATAAATAGTAATAATGATTTTACAAGCAACCAGTGGGATATTACAAATAATACCTCTTTAGCACTAAGATATGGTAATGATAACTATTTGTATCTACTAGATATTACAAGTGGTAGTGAAGTGATTATAGGTCGTTCTAATTTGACACAGATTGGTGATTCAGTTACTATTTTCTTTGGAGGAGAGAATCAACCTAATGCTAAATTCCCAGTTATGCAAGAGAGAAATGAAAGATGGACTATCGTTCATGATTTGGACAATAGTGAAAGCAACGAATGGATTGATGGTATTGAACCGAAAACTATATTAAAATCTAATATGTCTATATCTCCTGGAGAAAAATTTACATGGACTCTACCAGGTACTTGGTCTGGTAGATATTACTCTATTGGTTATACAGGCGCATCAACTGGAGTAAATTCTACAAATCTTGTGATGACTAACCGATGGAGGTGGCATAGCACGTATATACTACAACACGCAACATCACAAGGATGGATTATGAATACGTCTAATTCATTATATAATTCTGGAAGTGGTCAATGGAACCCTACACATAATAATTCAACTTTAGTTTCGTATAGACATTTATCAAACAATACATTAGAAATGTGGGATGAAACTTATGGAGAAAAAATTATGACACTTGGAAATGCAACTACAGGTCCTATACATCTTTTCTTTGGTGCGGAAGCATATGGTTCCACTTATTCACAAATTCCATTTTTAACTAAATATAGCATTGATGCTACAGAATCTTCTTCAAATGTAACCGCTTGGTATTATATTGAATCACCAGATGGTTCATTTTATTACCCATTATTTAAAAATGAATCTGAATCAAATTTTGTAGATACGGTCGAAGGTGGTGGTGGCACAAGCCATACACATACTTTCTTAGATGATCTATCTAATACTACTTGGTATATGCCGGACACAAACGGTGTTCATGCTGGTCCAACTGCTCCACAACATGGTGTATTTGGCAATAGTGTCAATGTATTATGGAATGAACAAGTGACTGGACCTGATTACGGATACGCTCCAACGTTCAATAACATTACATATATTGTTCAAGAAGGTAGTGCAATTAATATTCAATACAAGCCATCAGGAGATACTAATACGTATAATATTCAAAATGTTCCAACCGGATATGCTGACAATGGTTATTCTATAATAGGAACAGCAGAAGATATCTCTAATGGCTATGGTCAATCTGTTCAGCATGTTATTAATGTAACTAAAGCAAATAACTTTGGATCGGCTCAAGGAACTATTACTATTAATGTACTAGCTGATTTAGCTGGTAATGAATTTACTTTAGTAGATCAAGGTGGTGCAATTAAGTTTACACAAGATGGTGGACTTACAGTATTAGATTTTAATACAGTAACATTTAATGCTGGTTCAACTTATAAATTTTATGTAGATGGACTAACATTACAAACTAATGACTTTGTTAATATAATAGATTCTGATGGCAATGGATTAACAAGTAATGATGGATTAACACAAAGTGGTGGTTCTGGTCCAGGATATGCCGGAACATATTTCCAATATGTAATTCCTTCAGATGTTGCACCAGGTAAGTTTATTAAATTTACTGATGGAGCAACTTCAACTGATTATGCGGATGTACCATTAGTATTGGCCGGTTCGTCTTATAGTATTTCAGTTACTGGAGTAACGAATGAAGGACCGGCTGATCTAACTTTGACAACTGAAGTTACAGATGACAACTGGTATTCAATAGATGAAAATTTATCTGCTGGAGAAAGGATAGTTATTACTGGAGCATTCCTTACAGATGTGTTTAATGAACTACAGATTGGGTCTAGCTTCATATTTGGAGTTAAGGACGGAGCTTGGGATAACACTCAAGATGGTAATTCTTCTTCCAATACAGGATTTGAATATGACCTATGTGTTAAATTCAAAAAGAGTGGAGCAAGTGGAGGTACTCTAAATGTAATGCAAGGTGGTGCTATTCAAGGTGCAAACGTTATTTACATAACAAGTATGCTAGCTGACTATAATGCAATAATTGAAATTACTGCTGATGGGAACAATATAAGAATGGGTGTAGCTCATAGTTCCCAAAATGCTAGTACTGATATTTATTCAGATTGGAATGCAGCTAAATTTGAAACTGGAGATCAAGGATATGGACTTACATCAATCGATGTGTTGGCGTTTTATGATAATGCTGGTTCATCTGTAGCATTTGATTATGATAATATAGATTGGACTTTATTGTCTGAGATTCCTACTCCAGTAGCAGCATCAAGTTTTGTTACCAATTGGACTAAAGCTATAGATTTTAATGGAGGTAGTGAATATTTAAAACATAATGCTACTTACGCTAATGCAGATAAGATGCCTTTAGGTATAAGTAATGGTACTTATATAACAAAGAATTCAAATCCTTTATATACAGCTACCTCTTCAAGTTCAAGACCTTGGGCTACTACGATAGTATTTAAAGCTGATGGTAATAATTCAAGACAAACTATATGGAACAATGGTGAAGGGTTTATTAGTAATCAAGATAACTTCGGATTAGAGATAGATTCTAATAATACGCTATGGTTCTATTGGAGTCATGGTGTAAATAGTACTTCTTCTAGCAATAGATGTTATGTACAAATTGGAATTGACACATCTAAATGGTATGGAGTTTATATAGCTCACAAAGGTGGGAGACTATCTAGTGCTGACGCTATACCTGCTAACCTAGGAGAATGTTTCGACATTAGAGTTATGAGTTCATCTGATAACTTTGCTAGTATTTCACCAAATAGGTCGGGTTCTAACTCAGGAGGTAATTGGCAGCAAACTGGTAGACGTATGGATAAGACAATCAATGGAGTATTTACAATAGGAGCTAGTGCAACTGCCACTCAGCCGTTCTACGGGAAGGTTGCTTCTAGTGTTATTACTACGCTTAAGAATAATAGTCTAGCTCCTGTGGAGGCTGAAATCAAGATGATGATAACAGACCCTATTAAATGGCAGATGGACCATAAGCAAGGTACCACATATAGATTAGCAGATTCAAGTTCTACTGCCTCTGTTCCTAGTGCTGTTTCAGTTGACTATAACTATGCTACTCAGATTCACTTAATGGGAGACTCAGTAGGTATTTACCCTTATAGTCACAGTGATGCTTACCCGAATATCTTTAACAATCTACGCTGGGTTACAGCTACTAGGATGGTAATGCAGAATATGGTAGCTAATGATATAGAAAATGTTTCTATTCCTGGGTTATCATAAATTAGAATAAATAAATATACTTATAGCATTCTCTAATAAATATTACATTATGGATGAATTTAGTATAAAAGCTATTTCGCCTATTGATGGCCGATATTATAATAAATGTTCTAAACTTAATGATTATTTCTCTGAATATGGATTAATTCGATATAGACTAAAGGTCGAAATTGACTATTTTATGGAACTTTGTAAAGTTCTCCCTGAATTAAAAAATGTTAAATTTAAAAAAAGCGAACTAACTGATATCTATACTAACTTTGACCCCCTCGAAATCAAAAAGATTGAACGTACCACCAACCATGACGTTAAAGCAATCGAGTATTATATCAGGAACAGATTTAAACTCATTAATAACCCACATACAAATTTCATACATTTTGCCCTTACTTCGCAGGATATTAACAATACCGCACTCCCTCTATCTATATCTGAAGCTATGTCTGCACTTATACTCCCCAATATAACTAATATCATTACTAGTCTAAAAACTCTGGCAGAAAAATGGAATCATATCCCACTACTTAGCCAAACACACGGACAACCCGCATCCCCTACAAAACTTGGTAAAGAAATGATGGTCTTTGTCGAACGACTAGAAATACAATTCGAATCTCTTTCTAACACAAAACTTTATGCTAAATTCGGCGGCGCTGTTGGTAATTTTAACGCACACCATATCGCCTATCCAGAAATAGATTGGAGTAAATTCGCCGACAAATTTATCAATAATTACGGACTTAATCGAAGCAAATACACCACACAAATCGACCATTACGATTCTCTCAGTGGGTTATTCGATAATTTAAAACGTATTAACACTATCCTTATTGACCTATCTAGAGATATGTGGATGTATATTTCTAAAGAAGTTTTTAAACTAAAAATTATTAAAGGTGAAGTCGGTTCTTCTACAATGCCCCATAAAGTTAACCCAATTAATTTTGAAAACGCCGAATCTAATCTTATGCTCGCCAACACCCTTCTTGAATTCTTTTCAAGAAAACTACCAATTTCAAGACTACAGCGAGATTTAACAGATTCATCTGTGTGTAGAAATATCGGCGTATCATTCGGTCACTGTTTGATTTCTTATTCATCCTTGCTAACAGGTCTGGAAAAAATAGAAGTAAATAACCCAAAAATAGAATTGGATCTGACAAATAACTGGGTTGTTGTAGCTGAAGGTATTGTTTCTATACTAAAAAAAAATAATTATCCTGAACCATACGAAACCCTTAAAAAATTTACAAGAAATAATAATAATATAACAAAAGAGAATATTTCCGCATTTATTGATTCGCTATATATTACGCCTGATGTTGAATTAGAACTAAGACAAATCACACCATTTAATTATACAGGAATAGTTATGTAGCTATACTTAAACAATAGACACTATTACTATTTAACCATAATGGAAATTGCCCAACTACCACTTCCCGCTGATTGCTCTATTCTCTATTCAAGCAAGACATTTTATAAAATTAGAGTTACTAATATAGAACTATTTAAAATCCCAATTCGAACACCTGAATGTCAACGTTTTCTTGATAATAGTCATGTTAATGCTATTAATGAATTCCAGAATAAACATCTAGCAGATCACGATGAATTTTTTTTTCCGAATTCCATAACATTTACACTACTTGATGGTTATTTTGATATTATTGATGGTCAGCACCGTCTTAATTGTATCGAAAATCTTTCAAAACAATATCCAGATAAAATATTTGATGTTTTTTGTGATATTTATATTGTTAAAGACCTAGATGAACTAGAAAAAAAATATCAGGCATTGAATGAAAATAAAAAGGTTTGTCTTCCACCCCATTTTGTTATTTATAAATCTTTCTCTAAAAGGATAGAGGAATATATCAATAATAATTATAGTGTTTATCATAGTCGTTCTGAAAAACCTAATATTCCGCATTTTAATATGGACAAACTTTTTACTAAACTTGGAAGTGAAGAACTCGATCTTTCTAAAAAGTGCAAAGGTGATTACCGATTGTTTATCCACGAAATAGAAGTACTTAATACATTCTACCAGCAACAATATTCTAGTCCCAATATTTCTAAACATTTTGTTAATATTGAAAAATCTATTAATAGGTGTAAAAATAAGCAACCAAACAAACCGTTTGTTCTAGGTATTTATAAACAATTTGAATGGATTGAACGTATCCTGTTTAAAATTAAATCAGGAATCAACTACGAACAGATGGAACATATCCAAATTGGCACACGTGTTAAAATTAAAAAGGTTCTAAGGAGAAATGTTTGGAAAAAACATAATGAAACTTCCCTTATTGGTAAGTGTTATGTTTGTGATAAAATTATTGATTATGACAATTTTCAGTGTGGGCATATTAAAGCGGTGTTTTATGGTGGAAAAAATAGTCTAGACAATCTTGAACCAATCTGCCAGACATGTAATCTTGATATGGGTGTGCAAAATCTTGAAGAATATAAAAAAGATTATATTAATAATTGTTCCTAAAAATGTATTTAAATATTTAATTAAAATTTATTATAATGATTAATGATTCTGATAAAAACAATAAAAATGTGATAATGTCTGTTTATGATAAAAGTAATTTAGATAAAATAGCTTTATTTCTTCTAGAAAATGATTATAAAATATATTCTACTGGTGGTACCTATAATTTTTTATTGAAAACTATGGATACGTTTCATCATAAAAATATTATCAATATCCATACACTTACAGAATTTCCAGAAATATTAGATGGGCGTGTGAAAACACTACACCCTAAAATATATGGAGGTATACTTGCAGATTTAGATAAACCCAGTCATAAAGAACAGATTAATGCTTATAAAATCCCTATATTTTCGGTGGTAGTCGTAAATCTATACCCTTTTGAAAAACAGAATTGTATTGAAAATATTGATATTGGTGGTGTTTCATTACTTCGGGCTTCTGCTAAAAATTATAAACACGTGAATGTTTTATCTAATCCGGTTCAGTATGATTATTTTATAGATGATTATTGTCATCTAACCATAGCACACAGAAAAATACTAGCACAGGACGCATTTAAACATACTTCTGACTATGATAAATTAGTTTACGAGTTTCTATCATTAGACTAATATAAAATTGATTTAATTTAATATAAAAATGTAAATATCACACACAAATACAAAAGAAAAGAAATCACAATGTCTAACTCCGCAGCATACCTACAACTATTCCTTTTGGAGATTCGTTATTACGAGGAAGGAATATACAAAATTATAGAAGATATGGTTAGGTTTAAACCCAAAAGTAAGATAGAGCTACAACTCGCACTAACTAGATATTTGGATCCCAGATACAACGGTTATAATAATTATACTATCGGTCCACCTGAAATATGGAATACCTGTCTTATTACCGATATGTCCCATCTATTTGAAGAAGCTACAAAATACTTAATTAATCCAGATTACCTAAATATTAACCTTAATGGGTGGGATGTTAGCAACGTGAATAACATGGAAGGTATGTTTTCTCATTGTATCAAGTTCAATAGCCCACTTGATAAATGGGATGTTAGTAAGGTAACAACTATGAAACTAATGTTCTGGCACTGTGAACATTTTGACCAGAACATTAATAGTTGGGATACAAGTAGTGTTACTAATATGGATAGTATGTTTTGGCATTGTTATAATTTTAACAACCCTCTTGATAAATGGGATGTTAGAGGAATTACAATTATGCAATTTATGTTTGCTAGTTGTTACAAATTTAATCAAAATATTAATAGTTGGGAAGTTCAAGATGTAGGCAATATGAACTATATGTTTTTCAAATGTAATGAGTTTAACCAGTCTCTAAATAATTGGGATGTAAGTAGTGTTACTGAAATGGCAAGTATGTTTCAAAACTGTTATAAGTTTAATCAACCACTTGATAAATGGAAAGTTGATAATGTCGAACAGATGGAATACATGTTTAGTGGTTGTGAAAAATTTAATACAAATCTTAATACTTGGGATGTTTCCAACGTCCAAGATATGAAACAAATGTTCTTTGATTGTTATGATTTCCCACGTTCGTCTACAGATAGTTGGAATATTTTAAACACAGACATAGAGGATATGTGGTTGTGGTCTGGATGGTGGGTAGACGATTCAGATTCAATGCAATTATAGATATTATTATCATTTATATTATATTTTTTATTTAACTTGACATAAATGCCTTTATACTTACCACTGTATCTGTATTTGAAGAATCATTAATTACCTTTATTTTTAACAAACTTGCATTTACATTAGTAGTGCCGAAACGTAAATATCCATCTACAAAATAACCAATCGCAACTGGACCATAAAAATCGGCAATGTTAATTGAATCACTTATCCACATTTCTATATAACATAAGTTATCAGAAGTAGCTGTAGCTGGGGTTTGTTTTCCTGTTAAACTTATAGATTTTATATCTGTTACATCTATTATATTCGGCGACATATAGGATGTTTCTAAATTTACTGTTATATTATCTATTAGAACACTAGATGTTTTGGTTGGTGTGTTTTTTTGGAGCAACCCTAAAGCGGTTTCTATTTTTTTTTGTTGATAATATGCCATTATATTATAATAATATAATAATATAAAAATAATTTTAGCTTGTCATAAATGCCTTTATTTTAATAGTCGTATTATCGGTTGTAGAATCATTAAATATTATTAATTTTAAATATTTAGAATTTATATCAATAGTACCGAAATCTAAAAGTCCTTTTACAAAATAACCAGTAGCGACTGGACCATACAGAGAAGAAGGAGAAGTATTATCACTTAACCATACTTGTACATAACATAAGGTATCACCAGTCAAGGGAGTAGTAACCTAATACCCGGTTAAACTCATAGATTTGATATTTGTTACATCTATTATATCCGCCAATATATAGGATGATCCTAAGTTTACTGTTATATTATCTATTAGAACACTAGCTGTTTTGGTTGGTGTGTTTTTTTGGAGCAACCCTAAAGCAGTTTCTATTTTTTTTTGTTGGTAATGTGCCATTTATATTATAATTATATAAAAATATTTTCATTGTAAATAAATAAAATTGAATTCATTTATAATGAATAAAATAAAATATAGATATTTTAAATGTCAGAAACTGAAATAGAAACAGACACAGACACATACACAGACATAGACACAGACACAGATGAAAATAACTTCAATCAAATATTATTTGAAGAATTTTTAGACTATATGCGTAATGATTTAAAATTACAAAATGATAATATTGATACTGGGGGGTTATTTACTGATATTGATGATTACCAAGAAAGAATAGATGAACCTATAACCGATAAATTAACTATATTAGTAAAGGATAATAGAAGCAGTATTTATTGGGATAGATGGGGATGGACAAAACAAGATGCACAAGAATTTGTAAATTACACTAGAGTCTATGGAACTTTAGAAACTCCAATTACACTACGTATGGTTTTTGTAGCGATGAGTAAAGATACACACTACTCTCTTGATATGGTTCAATTACAAGCTCATAACTTTTTAGAATTTTATACTTGGAAAACACCGTGTGTTTTAGAATTCTATTATAGTAGTTAGAAATAAGAGTTAGTATAACCTATTATAACTTTCTTCTTAATAACTAATAAAATTTAATAAACTTACTTATATATATTTTTTTATTAATAATATCATTATGCAATCTGTATCAGTTGCTGAAATATACTTTTTTTTACAAGATATTTTATATTATGAAAAAGGTATCTACAAAATTATAGAAGATCAAGTTCGATTCAAACCAAAAACAAAAGAAGAACTTAAAAATGCGGTGGATTACTATTTTAAAGATTCTAATTATAAAAAAAATAAATACTATCCTATGGAATTATGGGATACTTCTCTAATTACTGATATGTCCTTACTTTTTTCAGAAAATAAACAATTTAATCTAAATATTAATAACTGGAATGTTAGTAGAGTTACTGATATGTACGGTATGTTTCATAATTGTATCAATTATAATCAGCCACTAAATAAATGGGATGTTAGTAGAGTAACTAATATGGGATGTATGTTTGAGAGATGTAAAAAATTTAATCAATTATTGAATACTTGGGATGTTAGTAGTGTTAATTATATGATGTATATGTTCATATATTGTGTATCATTTAACCAAAACTTAGAGAATTGGGATACTCGTTCTTTAATAAATGATTTTAGAATGTTTGAGGGGTGTAAAAATATTAAATTATTTAGGAATCGGATATATGTTTAAGGTATATTAATATAGTTCTAATTTAATAAAAAAAAATCTAATCTAAACTAAACTATAATTTACTACATCACTATACTAATTACTCAACATCTTCACCCTTCATTTTCAAATACTTCAAAGCTCCAGCAGCATGTCGCAAAGTATATTTACTTCTAAGTTTCCAATCCGCACCTACTGCTTTTTCACTCATAAAATACAATGAACCACCCGGAACATCTAATGTTAATGTTTTACCTACAACATTACTTTTATGAAACCATCCAAATTTCATAGGCATTCCTTCACCTACTCTAAGACAAGAAACTACTACTCTTTCCGTATCCCCATGAGCACCAATTCCATTTTTTTTTACATCAGTATACTTATTACCTTCTACAATTAAATCTTCATCTTGCATTAAACTTTCAACTGTTTTTTTTAATTTATGAACTAAAGGAGATTTATCATATCCAATAATTGTGCCCTTTTTATTTTCATAATCTGCTTCACTACTCGTTTCCCCATAACACACATTTGTTCTTGCAAGTTTGTTCAAAACTTTTTTCCTCCTTGTATCCCAATATTTAGAATCCCACTCGTAACTCTCAAGTTCCGTCAAATAGTTTTCATGTTCATTTGTATCTAAAAAGTTTTTTACCAGCATAAAATAGGCTTCTTCTGGTTTCAACTTTTCCTCTATTTCTACACCTTCTAAAAGTTCATTTAAATTATGAATTTCTACATCTAACTTAAATTTGGTTTCCAAAATTTCCTTTGCATGTTGCAACCTTTCCAAATTCCAACCCTCTCCTTTATTCCTCATTTTACCAATAAATTCCATTCCAGTATGATTTTCTCCACCATTTCCTACCGTCAAAGAATAAGTAGGTTTGTATTCTACACTTTTTTTTGGTTTTGTCGTTTTTTTTGTTTTTGTTTTCTTAGTATTTTCATTTACCCATTCAATAAGAGTTTCCGCAAAACTTTCTACATCACGGTTCTCATTAATCCAACTTTGAATCTGATCATTTTGGGCACTGGTGAATTTAGACATGATTTTTGTTTTTATTTGTTTTTATCCTAATTATTCAATTTTTTTTTTATTTTGTTTTTTATTTTGTTTTTCAAAAGTATTTTAAAACGGTGGTATTTTGTTTGATAGATAGACTTTGGTTGTTGTTTGTTGATTACTATATTGTATTTTTATCCTAATTATTCAATTTTTTTTTGATTTGTTTAACTATATTTTTATAGTAAATCTAAGTTTTTTTCTATTTTCAAACCCCTTTTGCTTTGTTCTTTTACTTAAAAATTCAAAATATTTTTTAGATAAATGATACCGTTTATATAGATTTTTTACCTTTAGAGTTTTTCTACGTTTATACATAGATTCAAGCCTTACTTTCATTATCATCCCAACCTGCCAGATCCGTTTATGGCTATATTTTTGGGTTTTATATAACTTTTCTAATTTTCGTATTGTTTTCTTAACATCCTCTACTGTTGAATATTTTATAGGTATTGTATCATCTGGATTTTTATCTATATAAACATCAAAAGATAGTTTAGGGTTATCGGGATTATATAAAAATCTCTTTTTGGTACAATATTTATATGGTGAACAGGATGATTTCATAGAAAATCCCTTTATAGGTTTCGTGGTGCATTTTGTTTTTGAAAACTTTCTAGGCAATAAAAAAATTCTTTTATCCTTTCTTCTACATTTTTTTGTTTTATAGTTAGAATTACAGCAACTTTTCATTTATTATTTATCTATATTTTTTTTAGGAATACCACATAGTCTACTACCACAATGGTCATAGTTAGAATACATAAATTTAATCTGTTTTTGGGTTTCATTATGTTTTATGTTCCACCTGCCTAGTTTTAATGGCTGTGCTACAAACACATTTTTGATAGAGGAGATGATTTTTTGGGTTAGTTCAAGCATGATGTATTTATTCATATTTTATGATACATTTTCAATTTTATTTTATAAGTTTTAATATTTCTTCTTTCATATAATCAAGGTTAGGTTTCTTGAGAGAACTATAATCTATTTTTAGACTATCATCGCCCCAGGTTTGTGGTTGTTGCCCATTTACATAAACTGGGTAGGGCCAGTGTGAAGTAGTCCGTCTTTCTTCGAAATATTTTAGTTTTTTTTTCTTTTGTGTTTCTGTGTTTTTTTCATTTTGTTTTGGTAGGTAGCAGACATATTGGACGATCCGTTCTTCCGAGTTTGGTTTTCCATATTGGTTTTGGTGGAATACCCTAGAATCCCATAGAACAAGTGCACCAGCAGGAACGGTTAGTTTTCGGTGTCTTTCATTAATAGTCTGGAGGTAGTCTTTATCTATTAGGTTCCAGTTTTTGGTCCCTGTAATTTTTCTTTCTTTAAAGTATTGTTCATGTAGTTTATGAGACCCTTTGTAAACCCTTAGAGTTCTTTCTTCATTTGAAGTAAGAGCTACAAATCCCTGGTAGCATTTTAGACCTTTCGAGTTAGCCGCCTGATCTGTATGGGTCCAAATATTATCCTTTTTTTTGCAGTTTTTAGGGATATGACAAGAACCATCAAATGATACCGATAATTCATCTGTTTCCCACACATTTTTAAAGATTTTTATAACATTCTGATTCGTCCTGATTTTCCAAGAGAATTCTTGATGTCCTGCTTCGTGGTGTTTAAAGATACCGTGAGGGTCTATTTTACTATGAATTTTATCCATATCTTCGACACTATCCTTCCATTCGTAGAATAGTTGTTTTGCTTCTTCTACCTCTTGTGGAGATAGAACATCTTTTATAACTACATATCCGTTTTCTTTCAGTTTTTGTTTTATGGCATCGATGTTGAAGATGCGGTGAGTCATGGTTGTAAGTAATTTTGTTTAAAATATAAAAAGAAATCAATTTTTTTTATTAGGCATTTGTTTTTTATAACTATAGATACTATCAGAATAGTTCTTAATCTTTTCGTTTAAATTATAAGTAACTGATGAATAATTTTGACGGAGTTGTTTATTATATGTTTCAAAATTCTCCTTGGTAAGTTTAGTTTCCATTATTACATATCATAAATATTTTTTTAAATGTATATTTAATGAAAGTAAAACTAATTAAAAACCCATTCCTAACCCCCAGAGAACAAAAATACTGTAGATGTCTCGTTCATGTAAGAACTAAAAAGATTAAACCCTATGGTATCTGTACTAATAGTGTTTATAATCTACAGAAAAAAAAGAGAACTAAAATTGTTTATTGTAGCAAAAATTATGATTTTGAATCTTTTACTGTAAAGGAACTTAGACTTTATGCAAATGAAAAAAAAATTAAAACTAGAAAGAATAAAAAGTTAATGAAAAAAAAAGATTTATTAAAATTAATCAAAAGAAAAATGAATAAAAAATATAGTAAGTTGTAAAATATTTTTTTTTTAATAATAATAATATATGGATATAGACGAACGAATCGATTTATTAGAATACAAACTAGATAGAATATTAGAGATACTTGAAAAAAATACTGAAGACTGTAAAAAAATGTCTAGTCATATTGATTTTATTGAAACGATTTATGAAAATGTAAAAAATCCACTAGATTATATATGTGATAAAGTAAAGGTTCTTTCTGGTTCTTCTACCAGTTCTTCTGTAGATTCTATTGAAGATACAAAAAAAAACTAGTCTAATTTTTATTTTTCACCTATAAAGTGATTTTTATAGTATAATTTATATTCTGTTTAATAATTCATACAACACCCTATAACTCGAGTCCATTCAACCGGTGTTCCCTGACGCTTTGCACGCCCCTCCATGTTATCACGCATACATTCTCTTTCACGTTTCTCATATACTGTATTCGTTCTAATTGGCATTGGTTCCTTGATTTGGTCTTCCGAAACATATTTACTAACCCACCACCAGGTATCATAGTAATAGTATACTCGGATTGTATCCTTTTGTTTATCTAGAAATACTTCTAGAGTATCCGTTGTACGTGTTGTTTCATCTATGTCTACAACTGCTGTAAAATTCACACCGTATTTCGTTTTCTCATAATATATATTTGTTTTTATGACTTCTCCCCATCCACAATCTTTAATATGTTGGCTTAGTAACTCATGGTTCAAGGCTCCCTCGCCTTTTACACAAATTCGTCTAGTGATCACAGGATTAAATAGAGTCGTGTCGGATGATACTGTCTGACCCATGTTGTTCTCTTTGTTGATTATTTATATAAATAATTAAGTAATCAATTTTCTGATTGCTGTTTTCTGATTGCTGATTGCTGATTGCTGATTGTTGTTTGTTGTTTGTTGGTTAATATTCATATACACAAAAAATATATTCAATTTTATTTTTCATTAGAAAAAGATAGTTTTATAGTAATTATACCGTATTAGTTTCTTCCTTTTTTTTTACTATTTTAAGTTTAGGACTTCACCCATCCACAATCTTTAATATGTTGGCTTAGTAACTCATGATTCAAGGCACCCTCGCCTTTTACACAAATTCGTCTAGTGATCACAGGATTAAATAGAGTCGTGTAGGATGATGCTGACTGACCCATGTTGTTCTCTTTGTTGATTATTTATATAAATAATTAAGTAATCAATTTTTATTTTGCATATGTGGTTTTATAGTTCTATTGAAAATACAAAAAAACTTGTCTATTTTGTAAAGTTTAACTTAAAAAAAAATGTTTTGTTTATTTTTTTTTGTATTTACTTTTTTATTTTTTTTTAGTATTTTCTTTTTTATTTGTTTTTGTATTTACTTTTTTATTTTTTTTTGTATTTTTTTTTGTATTTACCTTTTTATTTACTTTTTTATTTACTTTTTTATTCCACATCTTCTTCCGAAATTGTATTGAAGATAAACTCAATATCGCAACGGAGTGCCTCAATGTTCCGGTTCTTTCGGAAACGGATTGTCCACTCGTCATCCAGATCCTCGTCTTCACTCAGCTTCTCGTAGAAATCTGCCATGTGTGGGATAATTGCAACACACAAGTCAGCATCCGCCTCATCTGGGCTTGTCTTTGCAAGGTATGCCTTGTTCACCATGTAGATAATAGGAGTGATCTTCCCGAAGTTGGGGTATCCCTTAGCACTCTTCTTGAACTGCTTTACATCCCATCCATACTCCGCAATCTCGAGGAACCCGCCGTCGCCATTCATCTTCAAGAAGAATGTTTCCTTCATTGTATCATCGATAGTATCTCTCAGACCATAATTACTGATGATATCGAATGAGGTAGTGATAGCTTCGTTATTCCCAGTCAGGAAAGGGACGACCAACCCCGCGAGGAACGTCAGTTCACCGTTTGAAGTGTTTGACTTGATACTGAATTCTGTCTTGCAGAAGATTTTAGCCCACTTCGAACGAAATTCCTTGATATCCGCGGCAAACTGACCCTCATCATCGATATCTTTGATGAACACTTGTCTGATAAACTTCAAAACATCATCGTCATAGCATGACTTCAGGAGTTGACCAGGGGTAAGCTGCTTTGACTGAGTATTGATTCGGCGAAACAGTTCGACCACAACCTCGCTGGATTCTCCTTCATCGAGAGTTACACCCATAACTGCAACATTTTGATTACAGAATTTGAACTGTTCGAGGTCGGACCAGTCGCTCCACCATTTGTCGTTACTATCTTGGAAATCTCCATTCTTGAAGCTAGCCAAGGTTGTGCACCGTTGTTTTCCATCAATAATATCAGTCGTTAGAACACCATCAACTTCATGAGTCCAGATCCAGACCATACCGAAAGGCATACCCTTCTTGGCGCTGTCGATCAACTTTATCTTCCTAGAAATATCCCAGACCTGCTGACGCTGAAACCATGGGTCCGAACTCCACCTCTGAGTAACTGGTGTCTCTGAATTAAGGGCCCGGAGAATGTGAGACACCGTCTTTGAAGAAATATCCGAAATCATTTTGCTGATTGGTTAGTTTTTAGTTTTTTTAGTTTTCGATTGCTGATTGCTGATTGCTGATTGCTGATTGCTGATTGTTGTTTGTTGTTTGTTGTTTGTTGGTTAATATTCATATACACAAAAAATATATTCAATTTTATTTTTCATTAGAAAAAGAGATTTTTATAGAATCATACGATTGTAGTAGTTTCTTCCTTTTTTTTTACTATTTTAAGTTTTGGAGACTTATTATCTTTAACTTTTTCTTTAGGTTTTTCAGACTTTTTTTGTTTTTGACGTTCTCCTTCTTCAAAGGCTTCAATACCGATAAGAATAGAATCTATATTGTTATATGTAATCCCGATATGTTCCATTTCATTTGCCATCCAGACACCACGCCTCTGTGAAATTTCGATAAGTTGTCGGAATTGGTTAAGAATATCCTTTTGCTCTTCAATATCCATTTAGATAGAATCACTTATTAACCTTAAATATTTATATTATATTTCTCTATAAATTTGCTTTGTGTCACTTTATATTATTATAAATAAATTAAACTAAACAATTATAAATAATTTTTTTATAAAATTGATTTATTACATTACTAACTATGTATAATAAAAATTTGTGATATCATGTCTGACCAAAAATTAAAAGGGGTACAGAAAGTCGTAAATGACCAATGGACCGTAAGAGATTTATTGTCCAAAATATTACAAAATAAAATACGAAAACCCAAATTTCAACGCAAAAGAAAATGGAATAATAAGCCCTCAAAGAAAGGAAAAGATACAGTACCTAATGAAAAAGCCTTTATAACGTTTCTATATCACACTTTAAATAGTGTTCATGCTATTACATTTGGACAAATTCATACATCTGATGGTATGGTATATTCAAATATTGATGGTAATAATAGAATAAATGCTATGGCTAATTTTATGAATAAACCATTTCTAATTTTTGAAGAAAAGTTGGAGAAATTAAATGCGTATATAGATAATTTATCTACTTTAACATCAGACGAAAAACAAACATACAAACAGTTAATAGCTGATTGCACCTATACAGAAATTATGAAATTTAAATATAAAGAATTTTTTAAGAATAAAGGAGAACCCGATTTATATAATAACAAATTAGTAAGAGAAAGAGATATTGGAGAAGATATAATAGAACAAATTAAACAAAGTCTACAAATTATGGATCCTAATACAGGTGAATTAGAACCTTTTGATGGAATAGTAAAAATTAATGTTAATCTTTTTGAAAATTATTCTATCGACAATCTTAGCAAAACGTTTGAAGATATTAATAAATATAATAGTAAATTGACCGATAATGAACTTCTTGCTTCTAGACTATATCATGTGTTAGAATTTATAATCGATAATAAAATTATATATGCCTCAATTATAGAGGAATTGAAAGATTATTATAGTAAAAAATCAATGAACGAGGCATTGGAATGTTATGAATTTACAGAAGAAAAAATAAACGCGTTTGACTTTATTACTGGATTTCAAAGGTATTGTCATACATACACTAAATTCACTGAATATAGTATTAACGATAAAGAAGTTTCAATTATAGAGAAACCAGATGAAGATTTGTCTTTATTTTTCAAGCTGTTTAGAATAATATATGATGGTTTTGAAAACGAAAACACAAAACTAACTAATTTTACAACAGAAAATGTAAATGAATTTATACAATTAATCACGTATTCATGCACAATATTAAAACAAACCATTAATAACATTTTTTCAGATAAGATTAATTTATTTGGGAATTCATGTCAAGAAAGAGTTTCTTCACTGAAAAAAAATAATATGGTTGTCCTTATTAGTAGTATTATAGGTTACAAAAAAAAAAATCATGACGAAAAAGAGATAATAAAAAATATAGAGGTCTGTCTTCTTTATCACTTCTTTGTAAATGATTTACGGCCAACAGATTCTAAAAATTGGTTCAAGGAACATGACAAACTCACATATCGGGCTGGTGGAGGTGTAATTGAAAAAACTTCAAAGACTTTATTGTCGAATCCAGATAACATCATTAGTTCAAACATAAAATCATTATTTGAAAAAATACTATTACAACTAAATACGGAATCAAATATTCCATCTAATAGAAAAACCAAATCGGGTGGTATTAATAAATCAACTCGCCGTTCTCCAAAATTTTACCAAAAACTAATAATGTATTATTACTTTAAGAACAAAATTCCGATTCAGATGCTAAATAATAAATTTAGTATTGAACATATCTTCCCAAATAGTAGTGAATGGGATGGTCAATTAGATAAAGATCGTACTGGTAATTTAATTCCAATCACAGTTAATATGAATAGTTCTAGAGGGAATAGACATATTACCACCTATAAAGATGACCCTTTCTTTGAATATGTAAAAGATATAATTCCCCAAATATCTATATACAACACGATTATTAAGCATGAAGGAACCAAACCCAAGATTATTAGTGTTGTAGAGTATAATAAGATTTGCGAAGAAAATGAAACAAAATATACAGAAAACTTTATTATAACGTTGTTTTAGTATTGTATCTAATTTATATTATATTTCTCTATAAATTTGCTTTGTGTTATAATAGGAATCCCAAGTAGTTCTGCTGCCTGTCTTTTACTGCCTTTACTATCCTTATCTTTTATCAAAAGTAGATTTGTATTTTTAGAAATTGTGTTGGTTATAGTTCCGCCGTTCACTTCTATATATTTAATAATTTCACTATTTCTAAATCCAGTCATAACTATTTTTTTCCCGGTAAATAGACTTCCATTGTAGTTTTTTTTTGGTATATCTATTTTTAGAAAACTATGTTCTTCCATAAATTCTTTAAAATTAGTTAAACTATTAATAAATTGTTTTGAGGTTTTTTCACTAAATCCTTCTACCGAATTAATCATATCAATCGTTACATTTCTTTCAAGAATATCTGGGAAATTTTCTATAATCTTTTCTATTTTTTTAGGTCCAAATCCTCTACCAAATGATAAACTTGCAACCATAAGTTTAACAATACTAATTGGGTTATCTATTATACTATGAATATTTGTATATAGTTTTGATGCCAGAATCTTTTGAAATCCATCTAGTTCCAACATTTCTTCTTCCTTTATCATAAGTATTTTTTTAATACTATCAAATCCATTTTCGATTAATCTTGTAATAATTCCTTCTGAAATATTTTTAAATCCAATTGTCCTGAAGAAATTTGTAATCTGTTTAATCTTTAGTTCTACACCTATATCTGTTTCTATAATATTTACACCAGACTCTATCCATGTGTAGTTTTTATCTGGGAAACTTGGTTTGGTTTTACTAATAATTTCGATAATATATGGAATGACTTCCCCACTACGTACTACCCTTATTTCACTACCAATACCAATCGAATTATCCTTTATAAATTTAGCATTAAATCCGGTTGTATAGTTTATTACAGTCCCGTCAATAACAATCGGATTTATCTGTATTCTTGGTATAAGATAACGGTGTTTAGATACATTCCATTCTATATTTTTAACGGTTGTTATCTTACCTACTCCATTTGATTTAAAAGCTATACTATATTCTGGGTTTCCATCATTAATAGTTGTGTACTTTTTGTTATTAGTTATAATCAATCCATCTATATCATAATCATATTTTTGTCTATATTCTAATAGTAATCCTAAAATAAAACTCGAATCTATTGCATTACTTTGTCCCATATTAACAAGTTGACTGTTAGTAATTTTTTTGTTAATTGTTGTTTTAAATCCAAAGGTTGTTGATAGTTGGAATTGTTTTTCTGGTAGAATATTCTTATGCTTATCGTAGTAAACAAATTCAAATAATACAAAGTCTATATCGTTTCCTTCTGTAATATTTTTTTTATTAACCATACCATTAACCATACTTCTTGGTGTGGTAAATTCCGTTTTGTCTTTAAAACTAGATTTAGATACAATCAGTTCTCCTCTAACACAGAAATCCAATGTAATAGATGGGATATTTAAAAATGGAATCAAATGACTAATATCTTTACCACGATGTCCATCTCCTCTTGAATATAGGATTTGTTTCCCATTCTTCTGTTCTAAAAGAGCTGATGCACCATCGAGTTTTCCACTAACAATATAGGGACCTTTGTATTTTTTTACCCAGTTCATAATTTCATCCTTAGTTTTGATTTTATCCATACTACCCATATAATAGGGTATCTCAACCTTGCTATCAGTTGAACCAATAAATCCTACATTAGTTAAAATACTATTAGAAGGATCCCGTTTTTTTAGAATATCATAAATAATATCATATACGGTATCACTAATAATAGGTACATCTTCTTCATATTTTTCTATACACAATTTTATAAAATTAGATAGGTCTGTAACCGAAATATCATTACTATATTTTTCTGGATTCGCTAACAACTTTTTTTTTGAAAAACCCATATTATAGTTATACAAAGTTGTTTTGTTAAATCATAATTATTATATTTCTATTCAATTTTAAAGTATAACAATAATAAAAAAGTAAAATATCTATAATAAACTATAGTCTGAACCTTTGAGTAATCCAGGGACAAGATGTGGTTCATAGCGGTCATCCCTAACAAGTGTATCTGGGACATATTCCTGAAAATCATAAACATATTCAATAGTTTTATTTAATCTTCGGTTAGCTCGGTCTGTTTTACCACCAAATCCAGAGGCATTTGCTTCGCCTAAAATATCCTCTTTGCCTTTTTCTTCGGCATGATCCCACCTATTAAATGAAGGACTATTTTTAGTAAAATCAGTTTCATGTTGACTAGAATGTACGTTAATACAACTATTATTAACTAATCTATTGAGTGAATCTAAATCCAACGGTTTACCTACACCACTCTCTGTGTTATCCCCAGTAGAAAAGGATGTAAGTAGTTTAGAATATTTTTCAAGTGTGTCTGGTCTTTGTCTAACAGTAGGGATGTCGCGTTCATCTATATCGGTATCAACCGTTTCTGTATCCGAAAAATCATCTGGATGGGACTTAATAAGTGTGTAATCTTCGTTATCCTTAGTGGAAATGGTTATTCCAGTATCTGTATTTATAGTGAAATTTAATTGTAGTCTTTCCTTGTTAATTAGTATTAACAACATCAATATAAAAACGATTATTACTAAAATATTATTATTCATTGTAATATTACAATATATTTAATTAGTCAAAATCTAAAACAATATTTAATTTGTGTTTATTGAGAGTTTTTGTTGCGGAAATAGATAATTCTTTTCGTTTCCTTCGTTTATCTATTTTTTTACTTTTATAGTGTTTATTAATATTTTCAGTCATATCTGTTTCGATTTTATCAATATTTTCATGCATATATGTTATAATTTTGTTTTCAATAATCCATTTAAAAAAGTTTAGTTGTCCAACAGTTGTAACCAAATAATTTTCTGTATTATAATAGAAATGAATACGTTCTCTTCTACAGAAAGGATCAAACTGTTTTTTAGAATAAGCTCTTAATTGATTTTTATAGTTTAAATGCACACTAAAATTATCATTAATAACTTTTCCGTTTTTTGTTTTCTCTACTGTATAAATAATGTTGTGTTTTTTTGAATAATTAGTTACAAACCAATCAATTATTCTAAGAGAAATCGTTTCTTCGCCCTTTAAAATCGGTAGAATAACATCAATGTTGTCTGTTTTTTCATAAAATTTATATAAATTTGTCATCAACAAATTTTGTTTAGATGATAAATTTTCCATATAAAAAATAGTTAAATGTCTTTAATATCTTTAATATGATTTAATAATATAATTAATCCGGGTCTTATTGTAAAAATAAATTTTCCACTAATAACAATTTTTATATTTCTATATATTAAATGAGACAATATAATAGTAAAAAAGTTCAGAAATATGTTGTGGGGGGTAAATCAAAAAAACTAAATAGGAAAACTACAAAAAAAAAAACAATGAAAGAAAAATTCACTCATATCTATGAAAAAAATATTTGGGGGTCTTCTGGAACTGGATCTAATTTTTCGATTAATAATAAATGGTTTTTAAATGAACTACGAACACTTATAGATAAATATAATATTAAATCTATTGCCGATTTAGGATGTGGTGATTGGGAAATAATGAAACACTTTAAATTTAACAAGGATGAAAAATATACAGGTATAGATGTTGTTGATTTTTTAATTAAAAATCACAATAAAAAATATAAAAAATCTAATATTAAATTTATACAAGGTGATATTTCACAAGAAGTGCCAAGTGGATATGATTTGGTTATACTTAAGGATGTTATTCAGCACTGGGATGATGAACACGTTTTAGAACAGCTACCAAAAATATTAAAAAAAAATAAATATGTTTACTGCATTAATGGTTATAAATTTATTAGAGATCCAAGCAAAAATAAATGGAAGAAGAGACAACTAGATAAAAAATATAACTATCATCCTTTGTCCTTTGATAAAGCACCATTTACACGTTTTAAAAAATATATAAAAGATAGCAAAACAAGAGGCGCCAAACAATATGTATTGATGTCCACTAAATAAGACTTTTATTATCTAAAATAAAATTGATATATCTCTTTTTATTATATGAAAAGTAACAACAAACAATCAAACAAATAACAAGCACTCATATAGAATCAACCAAAGAAATCTAACAAACAAATAAACAAACAATCAACACAGCAACAAAACAACATGTCTACCTACAGAAGTTTCGATAACAAGAAAGCACTGCCTGCTGACAAGTATGGTGATGTCTACCAATTCGCTGAAGGCACACACCGCAATGGTTCAGGATGGAACCATATCAGTACAGTCCTGAAAAACGGAAGCCCATATATTCTCAAGGGTGGTAAACAACGAGGACCATTTATGTGGTTGGACGACAACCGAATCATTCACATCGTTCACGGTCGTAAATCACCAGTAAACAAAACAAAACTGGTTAACAATGAGGGGAAAAAGACAATTTGCCAAGTATCTTGGGAGGAAGACCGAGAGGTTAGTGGAAAGTGGCAAGATGATTGGGAGTGCTACTGGCACAACTGGGACCGATACCCAGAAGCCTACATCAAGTTCTTGCAGTTTACTACAAACTGTAATTTCCTGGAATAAACAAAAAAAATACAAAACATAAAATCAAAAAAAAAACTAGCACCTTTAAACTTTTTTTATAAAGAATAGATTCTATCTGTTGGAAAAATTGCTCCATTGCCTGAATTCATATTGAAAGTTGGCATATCGGTTACAATATAACTATTATTTTTTATTTTTTTTCTACCTATTAAATGCATTTTTATTTGTTTTGCTTCTGAAAGATCACCGTGAATATTGGAACCAGTAAAATATCTATTAAAGAAACGTATAAATGGTGGTATTCCGGTTTTCCATACAAAATCACATGTTTTATCGGAACCAGTTACCGAAGCCAAATGTGTAGGACTTGTACCGTCTGGTCCAGTTGTGCCTCCATTTACACTATACATTATTTCTATCTGTCCTAAATGTCCACCCACAGCCCCAGTCATAGATGCGGTAACTCTAAGTTCGGTCCAGTCTCTTAAATCAATCCAACCTGTAATTTCTGCGTAGGTGATATCAGCTGTGGTGGTACCGCTAGTGCTTTGTGAGAAAGCAAATCCATCTAAATATATAGTTACAGGGGTTGTACTTATATTATTTGTATCACACGATGAATTAATTGTATTCATATAATATATAATACATATTTTAGTTATGTAGGAACAATGTCGTTATAAGTAGATGATGTTACAACCGGAACTGTAGCCATTACATACTTATCATCATCTTCCGTTATATTTTTTCTACCAAGTATAAATATTTTTATATTTTTAGTTATGCTGGCAGCACTCATATTACGGAATCTTATAAATGATGGAATCGGGCGTTCCCATACACGGTCATCCTCAACCGCATTTGTTGTAGAAAACCTTTCCTCTAATATTACTGCTTTGGGCCAAGTACCATCTAAACTATACTCTATCTGTATATCTCCAAGGTCTCCTGTATTTGTTACCCACGCAAACATTCTAAGTTCCGTCCAGTTTCTAAAATCAATAAACGGTGTATATTCTCCCTGTACGACACCGGTACCCCCGGTGGCTGCACTAGTGCCATGGGTTACAAAAGCTTTATCAGTTAATGTAATTCCTATAAATTTAGTTTCCATATTGTTACGATCACTTGATGGTAATTGTATGTTCATAATATATAATAAATAAATATATAATTTATAGAGTAAAAACAAATTATAAATATATTTTAATTATATTATTGCCACTTCCTACATCAGTATATGCTGGTACAGTTACTAATGTAAAAGTTTCTGTTTTTATTTTTTTTCTACCAGATATATTTATATACCAGCTGGTTGTATAAGTACTAGATGCTACAAAAATAAATCTTATATATGGGGGTATAGGCGATTCCCATATTTTTTCAGCCTCGTGTGGCCTCGTCGGGTCAGCCCCCTCATCGGTATTTAATAAATCTCCGACTTGGATAATTATACCTGAAGAAGGATCCAAACAATACTGTATTTTTATGTCTTCACAGGTTATAACACCGGGGTTGTAGTTGGTTTCAATAATTAATTTAAGTTCAGTCCAGTTTCTAACATCAATCCAGGGTGTAAATGCACCATCTGGTACTGTAGTTGCACCTGTTCCGCCTTCTAAAGCAAAATTTAGTCCAGTTAACCTTAGTGCTACATGTTCTGTTAATATATTATTACTATCATTGGATGGTATAATTGTATTCATGATATATTTATAATATAAATTAAAAAATAAAAATTATACAGAATAAATATCAGCAGAAGAACCGCCTACTACATAATTATAGGCTGGCATATCATATATAATTAATTCTTCTTCCTTTATTTTTTTCCTACCATATAAAACAATTCTTATATTTTTTGTTTCATTTGTCGGTCCATTTTTATTATGAAATCTAATATATGGAGGTATAGGAGCTTTATATTCAATATTGGAGCTGTTACTACCATTATACGAATTATTTCCTAAAGTTCTAGGGATAGAATAATGTGCCTTCCCTGTACGACCATCAAAACCAGTGTGTATATTTATATCATCGAGAGAACCCGCAATTGTACCAACACAAGTTGCAGTTATCCTAAGTTCTGTCCATCCTTTTAAATTAATCCAAGACGTAAATTCATTGTGTGCAACACCAACTCCTCCTACAGTAGATGATTTAGCAAATGTTTTGTCATCCATTGTTATTACCATAGGTTTCGTTAATATATTAATATCGGATGATTGTAGAAAAGTATTCATTATATATATTAAGTATTAAAAATATTTCCATCAACTGACGGATTAAATGCTGGAACATCTATTATAGTTTCCTCTTCTTTATTTATTTTTATTCTACCAATAATAAATATTTTTATTTGTTTAGGATCCACCCCAAAAGCACCTTCAGAGGTATAATTATGAAATCTTATATAGGATGGTAGTGGCGATTTATATATAATTTCACCTTGATCAGTTCCATTTCGATTTAATACATCTGGAGCATTATAAAACTCGGTACTAGTAGAAGGAACAGTGCCCCAAGGTGAATCACTAGTTTCTATATCAAAATCACGAAGCGTACCGGACCCGGTCATATTAGACAATATTTTTATTTCAGTCCAGTTTCTTAAATCAAACCATTTTGTATATTCGAACCATGTAACATCTGTATTAGCATTATTTGAACTAGAATCATTAGGATTAGCAAAAGCTGTTCCATCTAGATATAATCCATATGACTTAGTTACTGTATTATTAGCATCACTTGAACTTATAAATTGATTCATATACTAATACACTATAATAATTTATTTTCTAAACATTGGCATTTTATTAACATTTCTCATTTGATGAAACACATTTTTACCCATTTTAAAATTATTAATTTTAGCCTTATTAATAAACGTCTTTATTGGCTTCTTAAAAGGTTTAAACATTCTCCCACTATGGACAACTTTATCTGTTTGAACGTATGGAACTACACCTGTGAAATGTTTCGAATGTTTACCGTAGTTTTTATTTGCTACTCCAGAATATACACTTGCTTTCCACGCAGAACCTCCAACAATTTTAGGACTATTTTTCAACCAGTTTATCTTACGGTTTTTAACATTTGGGAATTTACCTGGATTTGGTTTATTAGATAAACTTCTGAGTTTCCATACCTTTTTAGATAGATTATGGACCGTACCACCTCTCTTTTTTGATACCTTCTTCTTAAGAGATTTCTTAGTCTTCTTAGTCTTCTTAGTCTTTTTAGATTTTCTACCAGATGCAACCTGATAAAATTTACCGGCAACTGGTTTATCCCCCATAGGGAATGTTTTTTTTGGTCTAACATTATTACATGATTTTGGCAAAGCACTAATAACATGATTACTCGCAATTGATCCACCTTTCATATAATAATATACAATAAAATAAAAAATATATAATAGTAACAAAGTATTATCCTAATACTTCAATTAATTGGATACAATCATATCACTTTCGTCATTATAGACACCGAGATATTGTGGGTTTTCTAGATTATATGAGTAAATATTCCTTTTTTCATCCATAAGATAAACAACCTCACCAATTGTTTTCCTTTTAGTCGCGATATAATCGTCGCCTCGTCGTTTTTTCTTCTTTCGTTCAGTTTCCTGTGTAATAACCCTTCCATCGTCTACCCTGCCAAATTTAAGATTCTTCTGATGACTCAAACAATATTCAGAACATTCCTTCCTACTTCTTGTACATTGTTCACCATCAATTTTCCGACCCATACATTGTTTATCCTTATCTATTTTACGTTTAATCCGTTTTCGGATACCATATTGAATTGCAAGATTTGAATTACTAAAAGATAACTTTTTTAGTTCTTCATAATCAATACTATAACGGTCACTAATTGTGGTCAACATATTTTCTAGTTCATCTTTAAACATTTTAAAAATAGGGTTCTTAAGGATAATATTATTATCCATTTTGATTGTATTTGTATTATCCTTCATTTTTTAAATCAATTTTTTAAATAATGACTGTTTAAAGAATTATTGATGAACACATTCAACATTTTCATTATCATCAGGTGGTTGTCTTCGTTTTTCCTTTCGATGTTCTCTTTTTTTTTCTTTATTTTCTTTATTTTCTTTATATTCTTCCAGATTTGTTTCTGTATATTCCCCCGTTAAAACTAATTTGTCTGTCTTATCATATTTTTTAAATAACTCCTGAATATATTTCCTTCTTTCATCATCAATCGATGTTGGGAAAACTACATTAAAATTAATAATTAAATTACCAGTCATACCCTTTTCCCTTATAACCTTTTTAGAAAATGGCTGAATTACATCTGGATTAGTTACATATAGTTTTTCACCATCTAAATGTTCTATAATAAATTCACAACCACATAAAGCCTCAACAAGTGAAATTTTTTTATCTATAATTAGATCACCATTATTATATTGTTTAAAAATTTTATGAGGTTTTATAGTAATCTTTATAAACAAATCACCGTAAATATCTGCATCAGGATGTTGATCTGATTCCTCACTAAACTTTAAAGTATGTCCATTCTTAAACTCACGTTTTAAAGTTATTTTTATACTACTCCTTATTTTAAATATTTTTTCACCATTACATCTCATACAAATATTATCGGCTGGATTATATCTACCACTACCTCTACAATCATTACAGGGTACCTGGGATTGGGTCACAAATCCCGGACCGAGTTGAACTAACTTTAAAATCTTTCCCATACCTTTACACGGTTGGCATTGTTTACTTAGACTTTTATCCTTTACTCCTTCTCCACGACATGTACTACAAATAACATCTTTGTCATAACTAATTTTCATCGTTTTCTCTTTATACGCATCTTCAAGAGATATTTCAACTTCTTCAATCCTATCTTTTGTTTTAGTTTGTTGTCTTCTATTATTCCTATTAAACATATTCCCAAACATACCAAATGGATCCATATTTGGCATCTGCTGTTCCGACATATTTCTATTCAATCCTTCCTCTCCATAACTATCATAAATTTCTCGTTTCTCTTTATTATTTAAAACATTATAAGCCCTTGAAATTTCCTTAAACTTTTCTTCCGCTCCTTCTTCTCTATTTCTATCTGGATGATATTTCATTGCTAGTTTTTTATATGATTTTTTTAGTTCATCTTCACTACAACCCTTTGATACATTTAGAATATCATAGAGTTTCGTATTATCTGGATTTGTCTGTTTATTAAAAAACATTCTATATTATTACTAATATTGTATTTTACTTTAAATAACTTACATAAATAATTATATTAAATGTGATAAACTAGACTCTGTATTTACACCTTCCTTTATTTTATAAGTAAATTTTAATCCTTCTAAATTTTTAGTTATTACCATTTTATAATTCTTGAATTTGGGTCTTTTTTTTGTAATTTTGTCTAAATGTGTTGTTATAATTGTAATACTTTTATTATTTAATAATTTATTACAATAAATATCAGAAACTTTTTCAGAATCTTTATAGTTTGTTGCATTAAATAATTCATCTATTACAGAAAAAACAAATCCATCTGTGTTTTTAATTTTTTCAATATAATCATCCATTCTTTTTATTTGGTTCTGAAATAAGGATAACTTACCTATTTCGTCTGTATTATAAATCTGTGTGTCTATATAAGAAAAAGGTGTAAAGAGCATATATTTAGAATAACATAACCCAATAGTTTGTGCTAATAAAATATTTATAGTTAAACTCTTTATAAATGTAGATTTACCACACGCATTTGGACCAGTTATTAATATATTATCATGGATTGATATGCTATTTTTTACTGAATTATCTAATAATGGATTCCCCATCTTTTTAAAAATAATTAATGGTTTCTTTAGTTTTATAGAATTAGGCAAACTATAACCACTTTTTCTTAATAATTGTCTATTATTATTATAATCTATTAATCCAATATATTTAATATAACTAACTAGTTTATCTGATTTAAATAATCCCATATATTTATTCATAGCTTCACCATTATGTTTATAGGTTAGGTCTATTTCTGCTAATGGTTCACTATTATAACTATGTTGTGTAAAAATTTCTTGTGTCTTTTTTATTATTGTTTTTATAATATCTAACTTTTCTATAATTTTATTTCTTAAAATATACGTTAGTACAGAAAATTTTATCGAGGAATAGATATTATAAATAAAAAATCCTATATAGAGTATTGTTTTTATTAAACCTGTAATAGTTTTTACTTTAAAAATATTTAGATTTGTTAGTCCCATAAAAGACATATCTATCATATATTTAATTTTAGGCAACAGATACTCTGGTATATATTTTTTAAAAACTGCAAATAATACTAACACTATTGGTAATGAAAATATATTATATAATGGAAGAAATAGATTAAAACAATTGTAAATATACTGTGAACTATCTTTTAAATTTTTATGTTTTAATAAAGAAACTACCTTTTTATGAATATAAATGTTTTCATATATAGGATTAATTGGATCTAGAAATGAAATTAAACATTTCTGGTGTTTTTTTATATACTCTAAACACTCTATATTATTTTCCTTTACTATTGGTTCTTTTATGTATGATATTTTTGGGTTTAGTAGTTTGTTTTTTAAATACATCTCTCCAAAAAATGTCTTACATTTATTAATTTTAGAAAAGACACTATTGTCCTTATTTCCATTATTATCAAAAAAATCGGTTTCTGTATACAGATTTGATGGAATAATAGAACTATTTTTATTAATAAATATAGGTTCTAATAATTCAATACATTTCACCTTTTCTAAATTATTATCATCTATTTCATTTTTAGATGTTTTAATAAATTCATACATACAATAACTTTTAAAAAAATAAACATTTTTATATTTACAGAAAATCAATAAATTTAAAGAAATTACACTTTATATATACATTATGGAGGCCAAAGAAAGAATTTCTTGGGATGACTATTTTGTAAAAATTATTCTTGCTACAGCCGAAAGATCCTCTTGCACCAGGTTAAAAGTAGGTAGTCTTATTGTTAAAAATAATAGAATTGTTTCGCAGGGTTATAATGGATTCTTATCAGGTTGTAAACATGAATCTATTGTTAGAGATGGTCACGAACAGGCCACAGTTCATGCAGAACAAAATGCTATAAGTTTTTGTGCTAGAAATGGAGTTTCTTGTGAAGATTCGATTATTTATATAACACATTATCCATGTGTTAACTGTATGAAACTTATTTGTGCTAGTGGTATAAAAGAAATTAGATATATTAATGATTATAAAAACGATGATGTAGTCGAACGACTCTCTGAACTATCTGGGGTTAACATTATTCAACTACCAGTCAAGGAGTGAATTATTATAGTTTCCTGTAAAACAACTGGTACAAGCATTTTTATTCGGTAGTATATCTATCATACTTTTTATATCCAGATATTTTAGTGAATCACATCCTATATATTCTTTTATTTCGTCTACACTCATTTTAGAAGCAATTAATTCTTCTTTAGTAGGTATATCAATACCATAATAACATTCACTAATAACTGGTGGTGATACAATCCTTATATGCACTTCTTTTACTCCAAAACTCTTACACTGTTCTATCAATATTTTTAAAGTGTTGCCTCTAACAAGTGAATCGTCGACTAAAATAAGTGTTTTATTTTTAATAATGTCTGATATAGCAAATTTTTGTGTAATAGCCTTTCTACGTTCTTCGTTGTTTTTAAGTATAAAGGTTCTACCTTCCTCTTTTTTTTTAATAACCTGTTGATAATTTAGATCCAGTGAATCTGCAAACCCAAGACCAGAAATAATACCAGTTTCTGGGATACCTGATACTATTATATCATTATAATCGTAAAAGGTATCACCTTTAGATAATTCTACACCACATCTATATCTAAAATTCTCTACATTTACATTATCAGTATTTGATTTCTGATTTAAAAAATAGATATATTCTAGTGAACATGGTGTAAAATAATTAAATTTAGAATAAATTTCTCTATATCCATTTTTATCAACCATACCAATCGTTCCTGGTTTAATATTTTTAACAAATGTATAACCATCTTCGATCAAATTATTATCTTCTGATATCACACACAAGGAGTTGGTTTTATTATTTCTACACAAACATAATGGTCTAACACCATAGGTATCCCTCAAAATATATATTTTATCTGCAACACCAATCATAATACAATACACTCCAAGAATTTTTGATAAGATTTCCTGTAGAATTTCATACCAGTTATTTTGTTTCATATTATTAATTATATTTACCAATATTTCGGTATCTGTAAGAGACTCACTAATATCACATTTATATAATTTATAAAGAGCCTTTCTATTACTTATATTACCATTATGAACCAAAATATAGTCCTGACCTTTATTATTAATAGTTGTTGTACCATTAAATGGTTGTGACCTTGTACTATTACCAGAAGTAGAATATCTGGTATGTCCTATATAGTATAACCCTTTATTACTATTTATTTCCTTTCCAATTTCTAACAATTTATTAGAATCAACTTTACCCTGATTATAGTAGTTTATTATCCTCCTTTTATGGAAATAACTAATTCCATAGCTATCGTGTCCTCTATGTGAAATATTTGACATAATAGATGTATTTAGTCCCTTTGGACTATAAACACAAATAATACCACACATAGATAATACCTATATATATCTTTTTATGCTTAAGTAAAATAAAATTGAATAAATTTAAACTCTTTTCAATTAATAACCATTTAGAAACCAACTTGAAACCAACTTGAAATCAACTTGAAACCAAACTAAAAACAAAACTAAAAAACAAACTAAAAAACAAAACTAAAAAACAAAACTAAAAAACAAAACTAAAAAACAAAACTAAAAAACAATCATGCTGCACACTCTTGGAAAATACACCTTGAACCTTAGTGGTTGGGGTAAAAACAAACGTTCTGAAAAAGGAGAAGCGATTGATTTTCGCGCTCCGAACACAGAAGTCCCAAAAGGACACAATTTCTCACAAATTTGTGAAGAATATGAGGTACCTACCTTCACTCCCAAACTCTGGATGTTTGGTCAGGATTTGGTTGGTATCCTTAAACACAAAGATTTCCTTCTGACGATCAATGCTGACGGACACGGTGGAACCGCACCTCATTACATCGAAGGACGGATTATCGCCTACTATTCTGGTTTGTTCGCCCTTCTGGAAATTTACAAAAACATCAAGCACATCATGGACATCTATACCGAGGAAGATGAATTATCTCGTTTTATGAACTCGCTTTACCAAAGAATCGACGACAAAATTATGCTGGACATGCCTGAAACACGTAACATCAAGACAGGCGGTTCCACCCTTACTACGAACATCAAATTCATTGATGAACTTGGGAATTTGGTGTCACTCACAACCAATTGTGGAGATTCTCTGTTGGTCCATTTTGATGTCGAGTTTCCCTACCAATACGCTGTAGTCGAAGATACACTTGAACTCAACTGCGATACCCTGGAAGCCTACCAGTTGTATGTTGATAAATGCAACGAACTCGATACTATCCCCAAGGAAGTTTTCCTTGGAAGGTTCAACTTCAAAAATGGCTTCGAGATTGATTGGCATGAAAATGCCTACGAACCTCTCAGACCTTTCCTTCTGGAAAATGAATATGGCAAATACATCGCCAAAGAAAATGTTCATGAAATGAAACAATTCTACAACTACGCACCGAAATCCTTTTATGACGCAAATCTGATGAAAGGTGGAACACAATCTGTGCGTGGAAGGGCTGGAAACATCAAACAAATAGAAGAAGGCGGCTATCCTTCAACCAATTTTGGGAATACAGCAGAAGGGATTTGTCAATGCCTTCCTGGTTCGAGTATTGGAGATAAGACCCAGAAACAAATCTATAAGGATATGATGTTGTCACAAACAACGGTTCGTATCTATAAGCATATCAAGTCAGATACAGAACTTATGGGGTCAGATGGATTCTTTGACCCAATAGCTGACTTAGAACTTCTCGACATTCTTGATAACTCAAAACCAGACAAAACCCAGAAAGCTATCGACATTGAACTTTTCAAAAATCTTCTGATTGAAAGGATGTTGGCGAATGTTAAGAGGGAACAATGGAAGAATAGTTGGGATGATGTAAGTATGGTCATTATCACAATCAAAAAAAACAAAAACAAAAAACAGAATAAGTTTGCTAAGAAGAGAGAAAATAGGACACGGAGGAAAAATATCCGTAAATAGATGATAGAGGGTAGTTATCCCAGTATTGTAGTTTAGAAGGGACTTTGATATTTAAATAGAAAAGTATTTTATCAGAATAAGACATGTTAATCCAGTAGTTAGTCCTATTTTTTTCTATCCAATTCCCAAGTTTATAGTCTTTGTATTTTATAGAATACTCTATTTCTTTAGTCATTACTTGTTTTTTTATTAAGTCATAAAGTCCCGGTTCATAGTTATCTATTTTGTTAAGAAATAAATGTAAATGAGTTGCAGTTTCTTGTCTTTTTATAGACATATATTATCATTAAATTGATTAGTTTAAATTATTATAATTTATAATAATAATAAATAATGAAACTATCGAATCTACATATTATTGGGTTTTTATTAACTATATTCTTTGTTAAACAGTTAAATTTAGATATAAATTTATTAGTAAATATAGTAATATTTTTAGTTGTTGTATACTATTACTATAATGAGAATGAAGTAGATAATAAAAATAAAGTCAACTTAACTGAATTTTTAAATAATAAATCAAAAGAGACTGGAACTCCTTTAACAGAAATAGAAATAAAAAAAACAGAACCAATTATAGAACATCTTGAAAGTCTTAGATTGTTTGCTGAAAAACACGACCATATAAATCAAGATGTAGTAAAACAACTAATAGTAAATACGAATACTCTTTTTAAAGAGAAAAGTGTATTTTATAGAGAATATATAAACCAGTTACTGGATGAGATTGAACTTTTAAATGATATTAATATGGATTATAAGCTGGAATATTTGGAAATTAAAAATAAAATAATAAATGAGTTGGATAATATAGTAGAAATCAAAGACCCCATTTCATTCTATCAATTTAAAGGAACATATAAAATGTACTAAAAAAAAATTGATTTCCAAGTAGTGTATAGAATACAATACAATACAATACGACCATGTGTTCCATTAATGATGACGTAATCGAAGGTATAATCAAATATTCACTTGCTCCTTATGCAGACCAAAACAATATAGAACTAAGCAAGTTGATTGATCAACTTAGTGACTATCACTATAAAAGTATGATAGAAAAAAAACCAAAAAAACTTAAAATTAAAACTAATACTAAAAGAGGAAGACCCGCCGGGAGTACAAACAAAGATAAACCTAAACCTACACCTAAACTAAAATCAAAAAAAAACAATGATGCGAATGGAGGAAGTTCAGAGGTAGCTGTAAAGAGACCCAGAGGAAGACCTAAAGGTTCAACTAATAAGAAACACAATGATGTTGATGTAGGTATTTAAATACATACTACATATTTAATCAAATGGGTAATTCTCTAAAGACAAATTTTTTTTATTTACAATGTTTTCATTGCAATCGTGTTTACAGAAATATGGAACAAACTATGTGTCCTGGGTGTAATAAAAATGTTTTAGTTCCTAATGAAATAGATTTATATAAAATCTATGACCTCAATCATTATAAAAAAAAAATATCAATTTTAGAACAGATGTGTTTCATAACTAAATGTAGAATACAATATGGGTATAACTATCTGCAACAGGTTGCTTTATCAAAAAAGATACGTATTACATTTAGAAATCCAGTTGAACTATCTCTTGAAAAACCTTGCGAAGATATAAGAAATTGGGATAACGATCTTAGACTAAATTTTTTAAATTATATTGTTGAATTTTATAATCATCTTGTCCGTATTAACTATAATTTATATGAAGCTATTCTATGTAATTCGCTTCAAGATAATATCTATATAAATTTTAAATGTAACTATATAGATATAGATAGACTCCCTACATATGACGAACTGTTTAGTTCTAATGAAACGTATGTTTAATAGTCTTTACTAAAACATTTCATTCTTTCCATAAACTGTAGTATTTCAAAACATCTTAGACTATTACCTTTCTTATTACATTCTATATATTTTTTTATTAATTCACAACACATAATAATAAAATTGATTTTGTTGTTTTAAAATATTTTTTATTATTATTAAATGTCTCTCCCAAACATGACAGAACTATACAACATAGGACACGCTTTCTTTTATAACGGATATCTTCCAGTGATTTCTCCACTTCTCCTAGAAACAGATGTTGAATTGCCTACCCCACTCCCATACACTCCTAACAGTCTAGTTTACGAGGTAGATAAGACATACGATAATTTTAGAGACAAAATAGAAGGTAAAGTATTTTACAATGATGAACAACAAGAGTATTTAGATTTTAAAAAAGAAATAGAGCGGAAAAGTTTCCGTAAAAATAAAGAAAAGGTCAGTATTTTTGATAATATGTTTGATGGGAAAATAGAGGAGCGTATTATTACAAACAAATACAGTAAATCTAAAGCAAATGATCACAAGACATTTAAACTCGGTAATATTAACGGGTCTACACTAATGAAACGTAGGAGTAATATGTATATTTAATCACTATTATAAAAATCTAAAATCTCATTATATCTCGTAATATCGTTATTCCCACCAGATATAACACATACAATTTTTTTATTTTTTTCCTTAATTTTTTTTAATCCTGCAACCGATAATGCCCCAGCTGGTTCTGTTATAATACCGTCATAGTTATATAGGTCTACAATTTCTTTACATACTTCATAATTTGTAACAGTATGGACCTCCACTTTTTTATTTAGAATATTAAAATTTAGTTCTCCTATTTTTGAAACAGCCGCACCATCGATAAATCGGTCAATATATTTTAGATTATAGGGTTTTTTTTTATTTATAGCAATAGTCATAGATCTAGCACCAACTGGTTCTATTCCTATAACTTTACTTTTTCGGTGTAATGTATTATATACACCAGATAACAACCCACCCCCACCTAAGCCAGTAATTACAATATCTGGTGTAAATTCTGATAAAATCTCGTCCCCTATTGTAGACTGTCCTTTAATAACATCGTGGTCATTAAATGGATGTATAAAAAATTTATTATTTTTTTTAGAATATTTATATGCATTATTCAATGATTCATTGAAAGTTTTATTATTATCCACTATTGTGATATTATCCTTTCCATAATATTTAATCATATTTATCTTTTGTTTCGGTGTCCCTTGTGGTATAAAAACGACACCATCTATACCGAAATTATGACAACAATAAGCAACCGCCTGTGCATGATTACCTGTACTAGCACATATAATACCTTTCCTTTTACTATCTGTAAAATTTGTAAGTATTTTGTTCATAACTCCTCTTATTTTAAATGAACGAGTCACCTGTAGGTCTTCTCTTTTTAGATAAATACTATTACCAAATAGTTCAGACAATCTACTGTTAAATTCAAGTGGTGTCTTTTTAATATAGTGACGTAGTAAAGACATTATTATAACTATAACCCTATATTTTTTTAAATAGTTTCTTCCCACGGTAGTTCATCTCTTTTTTTTTCTCCAAATCTAAACCCGATTGGTGTATGTGGATTAAATAGTCTATCTAAGAATCGTTTTTGTGCTGGACAAATTACCTTCAGTAGTTTATTTTGTTTATGTTTATTAAAAATAATATCCCACTTTTTACAAAAATCAACAAGGTTATTGTTTATAGACATCATATTTTCATGTAGATTATATTTATAAAATAATAAATCAATATCAATATTAAACACAATTATACAATCTCTGTCTACAAGTTTTTCTCCTATTCTTTCTGATATTTTAAAATATTCTCTTCTAAGTTTTAGTTGATCTGGTCTCGCTTCTAAAAGAGTCATATATCTATCTATATATGAATAAAGAGTACAATTACTATTCGTATAAATATAGTCATCTATTAGATAACTTAGTGAACCATTAAGAATCATAAAAAAAATACTATTACTAATAAAAGGTCTATTTTTATAAGTATTTTTGTATTAACTCTAACTTATTTTTTTGTATCTGAAGGATTAGTTCTTCTATCGTGTTTTTGAGGATAAACCTTCTAACTGTAACCGCTTGTGTTTGTCCCATACGGTAAACCCTAGCAATTGCTTGCTGTTCGTGTGTAGGATTCCAATGTGGTCCACTAAAATAGACAGAGTTGAATGACTGTAGATTTAGTCCTGTAGAACCGGCCATAATCTGGATAATAAGAACTCTATATTCTTCAGAGTTATCAATCATCGTTTTTCTGTTATCAAGACCTACACCACCGTGTATAGTATTATAGGTAATCTCAATTTCTTCTAACTTTTGTTCCAGAAATTGCATCTCTCTTCGGAAATAGCAGAAGATAACTGGTTTTTCTTCAGGATTTTCTTCTAGTTGTTTAACAATCTCCGAAATTTTTGTATTATTGTATTTCCATTTTGAGGCCTTTGTCTTTTGTTTTTTTCCATAACCATCTAGAACCAACTGAGGGAGAATTGCCGCCTGCCTCCTTCTCAATAGTGTTTCAAGGAAACTAAACTCTACACTTGGATGTGTATTATCCTCCACATCCTTATAGAGTTGCTTCTCATATAAACTCTTAAACTCGGTTATATGTTCGACATATTTGTATCCACCAAGTTTAATATTTACTTCTTCCTTTGTTCTTCGGAGAAGATAGGTCTGGATATTCTTTTTCAAATCTCCTTTTTTTACACCTATAAATCTGAGAAGTGTTTTCACATCAGATTTGTAGTTTTGGATTGGTGTTCCGGTTAAGCACCATTTGTAAGATGATTTCAGGTTACAAATTTTGTTGAACAGTTTACCTTTTGGGTTTCTAATAGTATGAGCTTCGTCAATGACGATTCGTCCCCACGGATGTTCCATAATATGGTCGCGAGTAGATTTCACGAAGGAAGTTATAACTACATTAAGTCCTACATTAATTTTACTTTCATCCAATTTATGGATGTGGATAGTAATATCTGAAGTGAATTTCTCGATTTCACTTTTCCACTGTGTAATTAAACTGGCTGGAACGATTATAAGAGTATATTGGACTTGATGGTACATAATAAGTCCGATGGTTTCGATGGTTTTTCCCACACCCATCTCATCTGCAAGAATACCACCTTTTGTAGATTTAGAACTCATCTCTCTTGAGAACATCCATCTAACTGCTTTTTTTTGGTGAGGTAAAAGCGTAAATCCCTCATCTTTGAAACTCTTCAAAAGAGGCTCGAGAGAAGGAACGATACGAAGAGACATTGTGATTGCTGGTTGTAGATTGCTGATTGTAGATTGCTGATTGTAGATTGCTGGTTGTAGATTGCTGATTGTAGATTGCTGATTGTAGATTGCTGATTGTAGTTTGCTGATTGTAGATTGCTGATTGTAGATTGCTGATTGTTGTAGTGTGTTTATGAAAATAGAAAATTAATAATCAATTTTTTTATTAGAGATAAAAAAATGATTTTTATAGAAAATAAAAAATAGCCCTGTATGGGACTTGAACCCATGACCCTCAGATTAAAAGTCTGATGCTCTGCCGACTGAGCTAACCGGGCTATAAAGTTGCATCCGGAATTGAACCGAATTCTCTTGGAATTATATTCCAATGCCTTTCCATTAGACCATACAACTAGACCTTTTTAAGTCTTTGTCTAGGACTGTAGCCTCATGCGGGGCTTGAACCCGCGACCCTCAGATTAAAAGTCTGATGCTCTACCGACTGAGCTAACGAGGCGAATTAGATAGTTTTAGTCATATCTAGGACTGTAGCCTCATGCGGGGCTTGAACCCGCGACCCTCAGATTAAAAGTCTGATGCTCTACCGACTGAGCTAACGAGGCGATGCTCCATGTGGGGTTCGAACCCACGATCTCCGCATTATAAGTACGGCGCATTACCAACTGTGCTAATGGAGCGATTTAGACAGTTTAATGTCCTGTCTAGGACTGTATTTTCCTACTTGATATATACATTAAAAAAAATCAATTTTTTTTATTCATTTAAATATTTGTCTTGAAATATAGTTAAATGGAAATACCTAAAATAGGATTTGGAACATATCGTCTTAAAGATGATACTACAGATTCGGTATTGCATGCTTTAACTATTGGATACACTCATATAGATACAGCACCACTTTACAAAAATGAAGCACAAGTTGGTGAAGCTATTAACAAAAGTGGGATAGATCGGAAAACACTATTTTTAACTACAAAAATTAGTAGGAAAGAACTAAAGAGCAATAGTATAGTAGATAGTATTGAAAATAGTCTCAGGGTAATGAACCAAGACTATATCGACCTTGTACTATTACATGAACCTATAGATTTCCTCCAAAACTGGAAATTGTTATGCGAATACTTTAATAACCAAACACAAATAAAGGTTAGACACATCGGGGTTAGCAACTTTAACATAGAACAATTAGAATTAATTACTAAAATAAAATTCCCATATTGTAATCAAATCGAATTAAATCCATTTCTACAACGCACTTCTCTTACAGAATACTGTAAGAAAAAAAATATTCTCGTTGTTGCACATTCGCCTCTGGCCAAGGGCGAAAAACTTGATAATCCGATTCTTAAATCTATTTCTAAAGATATAAACAAAACACCCTCTCAAATTATGTTAAAATGGAATTATATTAACAATAATATTATTATACCACGAAGCAAAGACCAACTTCACATTCTAGAAAATACTTCACTCGATTTTGAACTATCAAAAGATAACCTAGAAAAACTTGACTCTCTTAACTGTAACTATTCAACACACCCCAAATACCTATAACACTCTACATATATCTATACTAATATATGTTTAAATACATATACTTATACTACTTACATATTTAAGGAAATAAAAATTGATTTGACACATTTTAAAATATATAAATACTTCATCAGCTATGAACCATACCGACATCGAAAACCTTTATAATAATTTTATTAAATCTAATGCAAATAGATATGACATTAGCATAGAAACCCTGTTCAAGGGGTTTACAGATTATATCGGAAGTGAAAACTTCTTTCTCCCCGAAAAAAACGCAAATGAGTTAGAAGTCAACACAATACACATCGGCAATGACTATTGTCCGTACATAGTTAAAAAATGTTCCAATGAATCACATTATTGGAAAAAAATTAATTAATATTTAAAGGCTAATGAATTTAATTAATTGTACACTACCACAAATTTTTTTTTAAGGTAATTCTATAATCCCAAGCATTACAAGAACAACTGTAGGTTTAATAGGTGTGTCGTTTGTTGAATTATAAAGACTAACATTCCCACCTATAACTGGTATTTCGTGTTTAACGCATGCCGTGTTTAGGATATCTATTTCTTTACTAAAATTTCCTATACATTGTTTCGGATCTCCAAAATTTAGACAGTTCACTACCCCAAGTGCTTTGCCTCCATTTTTTTCAATCGTATTTTTACAAGTTTCTATATTATCTCCCCAAGATAATATAATTTTCTTATTAATTTCATACACATCCAGAATCGTATAATGTCCAGGCTCAAGAGGACCTTTGATAGTTCTACCACCAATTGTATTATCATACTGTGTCCACAATTCTGTATTTTTTACTTTAATTGGTTCTGATGTTTGAACCGCCTGTTTAATAGGTGTAAGATTTACTGTTTCTGCATCAAACATATCAATATGGTCAATGAATATCTCTTCGGTTTTATCTAAAACAGAATAGTAGCCGGTGTTATTTGATTTACCAACCACAGAATACTCTAGGTCCCATTTCTTAAAGATTTTAAAAATCTCTTCCTTATTCTTTTCCTGGGCCACAATTAGCATACGCTCTTGTGATTCAGAAATCAATTTATCACAGTTATCTAGGGCATATTTAGTCGGTACCTTATCAATATAAATATCACATCCAATGTTTTTATCGGTCTTTTCCCTACCTCTTTTTACCACTTCTACCGAAGCACACAATAACCCACCAGCACCCATGTCTTGCATCCCTTCTGCCAATTTCTTTTCACTAATTTCACAACAAGCCTCCAATAATAGTTTCTCTAGATATGGATCTCCTGTCTGAATATTATCCTTTAGATTACTAACATCACCCATAAACTGATTAGAAGCCATAAATGCCCCATCTACACCTTCCTTTGCTGTCTTTGACCCAACATAAATAAGCAAACTATCTGTATTCATCACATTACCATAAATAATATTCTCTTTCTTCACCAGACCCAAACAAGCAACATTCAGAAGTGGATTCTTATTATACGTATCATCTCTATAAAAATCTCCACCTACATTTGCCACACCAATACAGTTCCCATAATCCGAAATACCTTTAATCACTTCTGGATATAACGTATCATTATAGTTATCATTACCAAAACGAAGGAAATCCATAATAGCAATCGGTCTCGCACCCATTGTAAAAATATCCCTCATTATACCACCCACGCCAGTAGCTGAACCATTATATGGATCAATAAAAATAGGATGATTATGACTCTCAATTCTCATAGCTACACAGTAACCATCGCCAATATCAACAATACCTGCATTCTCTCCTGGACCCTGGACGACATGCTTACCCTCAGTATATAGTTTGGAAAGGTATTTCTTTGTACTTTTATATGAAATATGTTCACTTTTAATTAGACGGTCAATCCTATTATAAATATCGGTCGGACAAAATTTCTTAAACAACCAACTTTTAAAATAGTTTACATTTCGTTCTGGATGAGGCATCATACCAAATACTGTCCCTTCTTTGTTTGAGACACCTGCTATTTTTTGAAATGAACCATTATCAAAATCTTTATAGGTTAGAAAAATCTGGTCGTTTACTACCAACTCAGTATAGTCACCACTATCAATGTAATAATTACCATATGAATTCGCAATATTCATTTTCATTTCCATCTTACTAATCTTCGGGTCAAGAATACAATCTACCGGACGACTATGAAATTTATTATCACTATTCTTTACTAGTTTTCCTGGGAGAAGACCCAGTTTAATAAGAATCTGAAATCCATTACAAATACCTAAAATTGGAATCTCTTTTTTATGGGCCTCAAGAATAACACTTGTTACCGGTGAAGTTATAGCCATTTTCCCTGGATCAATCTCATATTCTCCGGTCGCCTTAAGATAATTCCTATCACCAAATGCAAACCCACCTGGAATGACCAACAAATCCATTTCTGGAAGCACCGTTTCGGTATGCCATATATAAAAACTATCTTTAAAATAACGTTTCGTATCAGAATCACAGTTAGACCCTGGATATCTAATAATACCAACTCTCATTAGTAATTTTATGTAATTTAACTTTAAACTATTATTTTTACAATTTTTTACCTACAAATATATAGTTATAACCGGAATGTAAAATATAGTTCCACAATTAAATAGAATACATCTCAAACCAAATCCAACACATTTTCTATTTTCTAAACATAAAAAATTGATTTTAATTTATTCAGTGTATATGAATACACACACTATCCAAAGCGAACCATAAAAACAAACGGAAATCAAAAGAAAATCAAAAAGAAAATCAAAAGAAAATCAAAAAGAAAATCAAAAGAAAATCAAAAAGAAAGCACCAATATGTCTAACCTTCCTACCGCATGGACGATTGAATATTCTAAAACTCATGAAAACCACTACTATTTTAACGGCGATACTGGACTGACCCAATGGACACACCCTTCTGACGGCATCTGTGATAGCGAAGGCAACCTTGAAAGGATGAGGGTGCTTCCTATTGGTTGGACTTCAGAATACTGTAAAGAACAAAAACTATGGTACTTCTATTGTGTTACTTCTGGACACTCCCAGTGGACACACCCTTCTTATGGGTTAGTGTTCCCATCAGAATCACCAGAAGACACCTCAGACGAATACGACTATTACGACAAACACTACAATGAATACAAATACAACCTCTGGACTAAACAATTGTAAGACTATAACACTGTAAACCGTGTACTTACTACTTCATTATGGGTTTCATTATTTAAATCCAGTTCAATACTTGCTATTTCAGCATCACTTGCATCTCTTCCATTAATATTAAAAAAAGTTTCTGTAATCCTAGGATTTGTTTTTACATTATTTAATTTATCTATCATATATTCTCTTTCTAAATCGGTTATTTCAAATATATCAGTTGGATCCAGTTTATTACATATTTCTGGTTTTATTAGATTTATATTTTTTTTAAATCTAGAATTAAACATTTGTTGAACTTTTTTGGTAATGGGTGGCGAAACTTCAAATAAGTGTTCGTATTCATCTTTATATAATTTTATAGCCTGGTTCGGAGGCATTCTGTCAAGAGGATGCCTCGATACTAAGGTTTTTAAATCAGTATGTAGTTTATTCCAGGAAATAGCCGCAGCTCTATAACCTTCATTTAATTCCGATATCTGTAGAAATTGGGATATAGTTGTTATTATACCAGCAATAATAGATAAACTACCAATTCCCATAACAACATATTCCTTTATATCATCTGAAAATCTATCCTGGGCAAAATTAGTTGTACCAGTTACAGTAGATATAATAATTACAGGAATAGTAAACCATGTATTTTTTTTCTGATATATTTCCCTACATCTAGAATGCATCCAATGATAACAGAGTGCTTTATCAGCCCATTGTTTAATTATTTTTTCTTCTTCAGCCTTCCAATATTCTCTAGTTTCATTTTCTGTTATTAATGAAGTATCAGACATTATTATAAAGTTGTTAGTTTCTTTAAATTTAAAAAAAAATTTAATAATTTAGATGTTTCTATTTGATTTATAACTGTATCAGAAGATTCCCTAAAATATTCTATAGATTTAATAAACTTATCACAATGTTTCTTATATTCTAACATTATAGCGTCTCTTTTATATTTTATATTCAATTCAAAATTATTATTATGTATATTTTTATTTTTATTATTTTGAGAAAGTTTTTCTAAATAATCTTCTATTAATTTTATAAATTCATCAACTATTTTTAGATTGTTTATAATATTATTTATAATTTCTTTTAATTTATCAGAACTAAGACTAGTAATCTGTGTGGTATACACTATATTACTAAATATACTATTTATACTATTTTTATTTTCGATTTCTAATTTTGTTAAAGAAATTAATATGATTAATATATATTCAGATAATTCATATAAGTCCTTCGAATATTTATCTAAAAATATATTATAAATATTATTATAATATTTGAATTCATTTTTTAAAATATCTGACTGAAACACAATATTATTATCTTCTGGTTTATAAATTTTATTATTTTCTAAACTACTATTTATTTTATTTAATTGTATTATTTTATTTTTAAGTTTATGGACGTTAGTATTTAATTTATGAAGATTTTCTATAATTTTATTTGTTTTTATAAATATATCTTTATAATCCATATTTAGTTTAATATAAGATATTTATACGATTCACAAAAAATTATAATTCTATTATTAACAATTATATCTACTAACAAATACAACCATGACTCCTTTCAAGAACTCATTTATTTATGCAATTATTTAGAATAATAGATATATATATATTTTTTATTTAAAATAATTTAAATTACATATAACATGTCTCATTCAAAACCAGTTAGAGTTTATGATATTAATACAGAAGAATACAACCTTTATAAAGAAATGCATAAAAATCAAACCCTAGATTTTGTTTTACAAAAAAAAGATGAATATTCAAAACTGAATAAAACAAAAATGACTATGAAACACGCTCTATCACTACTTAATAATTTTGTAGACCCCAGTGATCCAGATATTGACGTCACTAATATTACACACGCATACCAAACCGCCGAAAGAATCAGACAAAAATATCCTGATAACAAAGAATACCAACTTCTTGGATTAATACACGATATAGGAAAAATATTATATACCTTTAACGAACCTAGTTGGGCTGTTGTTGGGGATACCTATATTCTTGGCTGTAAATTCCCAGAATCTATCGTTTTTTATGACACTTTAAAAGAATCACCTGATTTTAACAAGTACGATGAAATAGGTATATATAGTAAAGGCTGTGGTATGGATAATTTACATATTACATTCGGACACGATGAATACCTATATATGGTTCTATGTGGTAATAAACATAATTTTTCACAGGAATATATTGATATTATTAGATACCATTCACTCTATCCATGGCACACTGATGGGAAATACCACGTATTTATGAATGACAAAGATAGACAGATATTTATTGATATGATGGATTTTAACCAATTTGACCTTTACTCTAAATACGATAAACTTGTTATAGATGATACAATTATTAACTATTACAATGATTTGTTAGATGAATATTTCCCAAATGAACTAAATTGGTAATTTTTTATACTATTAATATATGAACTATTTTTCGGTTACTCTAACTATTCTAATTCTATTTTTTGTATTTAAAACTAGAATTATTGAAACTTTCGCACTAAAATTTATTCATATACCTAAAAATGCAGGTACTTCCATTGAAAATATTGCTAAAAAAAAGAATATAGAATGGGGATTTTTAGAATGGATTAAAAAAGGATATAAAACAGGCAGTAATATTTTTAAAATACAAACTCCATGGATTTATAAACCTAACAACAAAGAATATAATATACAATCTAACTGCTTTCCATGGCATCAAATACCAGATGAATTAGGCAGAGAGTTCATAGATAAAGACGACGAATTATTTTGTATAGTAAGAAATCCATATACTAAAATAGTAAGTGCTTATAAATATAGTCATAAAAACCCAACAAAAAAAGGTCTCAATGAATTTATAAAAGATAAATTAAATAATTTTGAGAAAAATAAATACTGGAATGGATGTCATATTTTACAACAACATCTATATACTCACGGTAAAATTAAATGTAATCATATACTTAAATTCGAAAATCTAAAACCTGATTTTGATAGTAAAATGAAAGAATTTAATCTAGATTTACAAATAGAAAAGGTAGATAATAAATCTAATAGTAAATTATCTATGAAAGATTTAGATACTGAAAGTAAAAAACTTATCTATAAAATATACAAAAAAGACTTCAAACTTTTTAATTACAAAAAATAGTTATTCCTCTATTTTTATCTTCTTAATAATTTCATCTGTGACTTCAAATGATTCCAAGGGTTCTAATTTTAGAATCCAATTATTTACATCTTCTGGATTCTCGTTTAGTTCATCCAGATTTTCAATAATTTCCTCATTAACTTCTACTAATTTACAATCAAACAAAGAATTAATTTCCCCTGCGGCCTTCACTGTTTCTATGATTGCAATCGTTTCATCTGTTGAAAATTCTGTTTCTTCTTCCACATCTACATATAGAATATCTTCTGTAATTGTATTTGTTAATCCTACTTTATAGTAATTATTCTCCTTTAGATACCACTCATCTGAAGTTGTTCGGATCTTATCCGTACACAAATATCTAACCGCACTAAACCTAGGAACATTTAAAGTAGATAGTCTATTAATAACCCTCGTTATTCTAATAAGACTCATTTACTATTACTTATAATTAGTATTTAAATCTATATTCTATAATTATTCTTTTCATTTATATAGAATAATAAAATTGATTTTAAGGACAAACTACTTATATAAACACAACCCATAGCAAACAATCTACAAAATGCAAAACGATAACGAACAATCACAATGGTATGTCGACGGAAAACTTCAAAGAACTACTTGTACAGGATGTTTAGACGAACAACCCAATCAACTTGCACACATGGGTAATCATGGATGTCTAGAAGAACCCGATTATAGTGATACTAATAGAGAGTGTGATAGTGATAACGAATATATGGATTATATTATTGTTAACGATGAAGATGAAGATGAAGAAGCAATCCCACAATTTACTAACTGTTTTACGTGTGATTTCCCAATTGAAGTCTATATGACTACAAATGAAAGAACCTTTGGGAAACGGGGTGGAACTCCCATAGAAACTCCTTATGGAACTAAATGGAACTGTTCAAAATGTGTATGGGGTGAAACTAAATGGAAACAACTTATTAAAACAAAACAAAAAGGAATCTGGCCCTGTAAGGTATGTAATTCGTGTGGTCTAAAAGAAAATGGATATGGTAACTGTTTTACTTATACCACAGAATGGGATTGCGACAAATGTACAAAAATACACAAAATAGAATAGATTAGATAATAGATATAATATAAATTTTTCTATGTCCTAAACAAAAATTGATTAAATTATTTCTTTATCTAATACTTACAAACCAAGTAACCATTCAAACAAAAGACTATTTGACATGGCACAACCACAAAGTAATAAGTGTAATATTCCACATAGAGCATTTTGTATTAGTGTTAGAAACTTAAATAAATATAATACCACCACCACTAGTACTAACCTATTTCACCAAGAACAAATAGAAAAACTTCTTAACCAAAAAACAGGCAAAGCCAGCTATTTAGCATATTCATATTACTATGTTCCGGCTAACGAATGGGTAGACCTTTCATGTAGTAATAAACAAAATAGTTTGGGGAGTCCACTGTGTTATAATGCGAATGATCTTTTTCGTGATTTAAATGATAAAAACAAAAGCAAAAGAAACCACACATTTGCACTACAAACCGTTAGAGATTTTTGGGATGTTTATGGATATTATCCTCCTATGAATGCTGGAGAGAGGGTACAAAATGATATTAATAGGTTAAAGCTCATACGCGAGAGTGATAAAAGAGATACAAAAAAACAAACTAAATGTGAAATAGAACGTAAAATAAAGGAACTTAAAAGAGAATGGGGGTTCCTGAGAAATATCTACAGTAATACCTCTCTTTTTGGTAATGAAAAAAATTATAAAAAATTGGTGGACTCTAATACTCGGTCTGGACCAATATTCAAATGTGGGTGTGATTACCATTCTAGATTTAATTAATAAAAATATAGATATGTTACTATTCTAATATTGATTCCTACGAACTCCCTTAGAATACTGGGAATCTATAAACTTAGGATTGGTTTCTATAAATTTCCCATTTTCTTTAAACTTTATTTTGCAGAAGGGTAGTTTTTCTGAAAGAAATCTTTGACAATTACGACATGGTTTAGAACAATCGCCATTTATATCTACTACTATTAAAAGCTTCTTTCCCTTTTTTTTTATGAAATCTGGAAAAGAATTCGCTAGTTTCATATACACTCTATATTCAGCGCAAAAGGAAACCTTATTTGTTGCCCCATAAAGGTTCCTCCCCTTCGGACGAGAAGTATATGTACATAATTCGGTATGTCTATAAAACGCAGACGCTACAGGAAACCCCATAACATCATTTGATTATAATAAGTATATATATTTTTATCAATTTTTTATTTTCACTTAATAAAATTGATTAGTTTAAATTATATAATGAATAATAACACTCCAACAACTCCTACAACAACTCCTACAGAAATGTCTGCTCCAAAACTGAAAATCATTCGCGCTAAACCTAAAGTTAAACCCCAAACCAAATGGGTTAAAATTAAACATGTAAAAACACTTATCGAGAAAAAATCTGCTATAAAAAAAAATAAACTAAACAAACAGCTCATTGAAAAATTCCCAGAATTCCAGCAATTCAAAGTAGAAATTAGAAACATCCCTGAATGGTGTCTGGATTGGGAAGCGTTGTCTACAAAATAATACTTAGATTTCTTGAAAAAAAATTGAATATATATTTTTTGTTAATGTAAATTAACAAACCAACAACCAACAACCTCAAAGCAACCAACAACCTTCTACAACCTTTACTAATTCTAACAAACTAAAAAACAAACCAAAAACAAACTAAAAAACAAACTAAAAACAATATGTTTCATTCTTTTGTTGCTCTGTCTTCTGCTGCTTCTCTCCTTGGCTGGAGGAAGCAAGATGACACCAGTGAATGGGACTCCGTCGCAGTCAACAAGCAAAAAAAGACAAGGGTGCAAAAGCCCAAGAAGGATGTCGCCTACGAATCTTTCAACTGTAACATGTCCTATGCTGAACAGCAGCAGAAAGCGGAAGTTGACCGCATCAACACCAAGAGGCAGATGATTCGCGATCAGATTGATGCGGAAAAAAATTCACGCATCAGCTACAAGACTCAGCAGATTCGTGACCAAATCAACCAGGCAAAGGAAGAAGAAATCCAGCAGGCCTATGACGAGATGGAAATGTCCGAACACATCTGGGAGATGAATATGGTAACCCGTCTCCGCAATGTCCGCGACAATATCGACATGTTCACCTGGCAGGGAAACAATACCACTAAAAAGGACAACCAGTTCTGGTTCGACTTTATGCTTGACTACAACGAACAGCTCCTGGTAGAAATTGAATTCAACTCCGACTCCGGCTGGAATGATCCGGAAATGGATGAATACATCGCAGCCCGCGACAAAGAAATCCAGACTTACTACGACGAACAAGAAAAGGAAGAAATCAATTGGGACCTTGGTATGAAGCAACAAATCGAGGACACAGAAGAAAACCTTGAAGCCTACGCTTGGCTGGAAAGTATCAGCACTCCAAAGGAGTTCCAGTTATGGTATGACTTTATGCTCAACTACGACGACGAATTTGTCCTAAACACCGAGTTTGATTCCGATAAGGGCTGGTATAATGAATGCCCTCACTGCAACTGGTGTATTCACCGGGGAATGGACGAAGACTACTGCCGCTGCGCTAAGGTTATCAACTTCTAAATAAATCAAAAACCACAAAAAATCAAAAAATAGTAAACAACAAAAAAATCAAAAAATAGTAAACAACAAAAATAGTAGGATAGAAATCTTTTTTTTGTTAATATCTAACTATAGAAATAGCAAATAGTAAATAGAAAGTAGATTTGCTTAAAAAAATTGATTTTACATTTTGTGTTAAGTTGAAATACACAAACCAAAAACAACATGTCTCTTTTCGCGACAGTCCTCCTTGCCACCACCATCTCAAAGTCTACCTTTTCTAATACTACACAATGTGCTGCTCCAGAAATAGATTTGACTAAATACTGCAATGATATCTACATCGAAAAACTTATCGCCCCAATGGGAATTAACTATGTTTCACTAAATAAACTTACTACTATTATTAGATACTATAACTACAAAACATATTCTCTCAAGAGGTTGCGTACTAAATCTGAACGAAGGAAGCAGCGGCGTCATTATAGAAACAATTTCAAACTCTACAGTTACTCGCCAGAACTTGAAGATATGAAAAGTATCTGTGAAATTAACTACGAAAAACTTGATATTAATTCCATTAAATTCAAATACAATCGGGTTGTTAGCCTTATACAAAGTCAACGAGAAACTGATACTATATTGTCTTTCATTGCTATGTTAGCAATAATGTTTTTGATAATTATGATGCTTTCATCATGTGTTCCATAAAAGTATTAACGATTGTTTAAAATTACTAGTTCGCTTTCAGACTTAATCTGTTCAATTATAGACTTATCTCCTTTATCATATTTAGTTCTAAATTTTTCATATCTTTTATTTTTTATTTTATTGCAAATAGTTTCATAGTGAGTATCTATCATAAAATATTTTCCATCAATTAAATCATTCAAAACATCATCCTTTTTCCTATATATCCATTTATTATTACTAAAAATTTTTATTTTATTTTCCTTAATATTTGGTATAAGTATATTTTTATTTTCTGGTTTATCTTCATTAAAGTGTACGTGTTCTATCATTTTAGGTATCATTTGATATGGCATATTTAACATCTGGGTTTTAAATTGATCTGTTATATGACTTATATCTTCATTACCATAACTATTTAGATTTAAATTATTTGTAGTAGTGATAATATTTGTGTTTCCTACTTTTGAAAGCAAAGTTTCAACTAATTTCTTATGCTCTTTTTTTAGCTCCTTTATTTCTAATCCATGAGTAATTTTTTTTCTATGTTTAACAGCATCCTTATCCTTACAACGATGTAGTTCATGCCTTCTTTTATGTGCAAATGTAGAAAAACTACTTCCACAGAAAATACAAGTATTTTCATCATTTTTATTTTTACTGGGTCTTTTTTGGGTCTTTTTTGGGTCTTTTTGGGTCTTTTTTGGGTCTTTTTGGGTCTTTTCAGATTTGTTATCATAAATTACTTTGTTTCTAAAGTGTTTTGTTGATTTAAGATGACGAATGTAGTTTGCCTTTACTTCGGTTTGATAATTACACATTAAACAAGAAAATTCCACCATTATTATTATAATATATTTATATTTTATTTTTTTAACCCTTAAATATTTATCGTTTTACTTATCAAAACGATAAATTATTTATCATAATAAATCTAAAACGATAAATTGATAAGAAACGACACCATAAAAAACGATAAATAATTTATCGTTTTACACCATAATTTATCGTTTTAAAAAAAACACGTTTTTTGAAGAGGGGGGGGGGGAATCATATTCAGAATAAAAATAAAAAATAGATTCTAATATTTTATAAACTTCCTAAATATATTAATTATTTACTTTTAGGCCTTCTAACCTTTTTACGTTCCTTTTCTTCTTTCTTCGCAGGTTTCTTCACAGGTTTCTTCACAGGTTTCTTTTCTTCTTTCTTCGCAGGTTTCTTCACAGGTTTCTTTTCTTCTTTCTTCGCAGGTTTCTTCACAGGTTTCTTCACAGGTTTCTTTTCTTCTTTCTTCGCAGGTTTCTTCACAGGTTTCTTTTCTTCTTTCTTCGCAGGTTTCTTTTCTTTCTTAGTAGGTTTCTTAGTAGGTTTCTTAGTAGGTTTCTTAGTAGGTTTCTTAGTAGGTTTCTTTTCTTCTTTCTTCGCAGGTTTCTTCGGAGGGTCCCGGTCGTTTCTCATCTCCCGGACAAGACGATTAACACGTACATTATTGGGAGCATATCCGTTGTCATAACAGTATCCAGGTTCATTCCAGACCCAATTGATTGGCATGATGATTATTTAGGTTTGTTTCTTGGTTGCTTAGTTGTTAGATTGTTTGACTGTGTTGGTTGATTACTTTGATACAATCAGATTGGATAAATCAATTTTTTTTCCTTGTTTTGTAGATTTTTAGGAAATAGAAAATAGAAAAATGTCTAATACTATAAATTTATATTCTACAACTACTAATAAACTAGTTTGACGTATTCTTAGTAGATTTTATTACTACATCTGTTTTCGGCCAAGGTTTTTTTTCTTCTGGAGAATAACTCTCGCACTCTCTAATTTTAATGTATTCTCCTTCTTCTTCTACAGTATTGATCAGAATAGTTTCTTCCATATTACATCCACGGATTGCATTGCGCCTTTCAACTGTATCGGCAAAAATAAATTGGGTCTTAGAGTTGTCTGACATTATTGGATGGGTGTTATGATAAACATAATTATATAATTAAAAATCAATTTTTTCCTGATTTTTTATAGTTTAGGGTTACAAATACTTTTATGGGTATAGTTATTTTCTCTAGTTAACTTATTTAAATAGTAAACATACGAGTATTCAAATAGGTTATTCATATAAATAGTATTATTAAATAGTCTACGATGCTGTTTCATTTCTTCTATTCTCCATATATCTATTAAAAATTTATTACAATCATAGCAAAATAGTGAATTTATTATATTAAGACTCCTATCTAACCCCCACATATAGGAACTAATATAATCTAAACAGTAAAAAGATTTTTTTATAAAAATTAAATTTATATGATTATTAATTAGAATGGAAGTTGGATGTTGAATACCTTTGTACTTAAATAAAATAATATTCGTTAATTCATCTGGTATGTTTAATTTTCTAAAAATACTATAAATATCTTCCATTATAAATAAAAAATTGATTTATTTTTTAAATATTAAATATAAATAAGAGGACCATGTCTAAAACAGTTAGGTTCGCTGAAACCAACGAAGAAAGATACTATATTCTTGATGAATTTGAAAGAGATTCAAAAAGATTGCATTGGACAATTATTAAAAGTCAAATACCGTTAATTATGATGATACTAAAAATAAGGAAAGAAACAAATGTATCAGAAACATATTTATAATAAACTACATAGAAAGTATAAAAGAACTATAATAATTTTTTTTATTCATATTATCTATTTTTTTAATTAAATTAGATTCAGTAGATTTGGCTTGATCATCATATGTTCTTAGTTTTAGATGATATGTGAATAATTTATTTTGTTTAAAACTATTTATTTCCTCATTACTTAATTTACCTCCTTGGTATTCAAAGGTCTGCTTTGATGCTTCAGATAGATTATTATAATAATTAGGATCAGTTGAAATAAGATACCGTTTAGTATTGATATGATTCTCAACCAACTCGCATACATTCTCATTATATCCTAAAGAACGCAGGTAATCTGCACCAACTTTTTCATGATTCATAACACCTAAATCTGACATTTTTTCCATTTCTGGGTTATCATAACAAAGTAGATGCCCTATATCATGAAATAGACATCCTAATATAAAATCATTTTTATTATCAACATCACTATCATCTTCAGCGAACATAGCACACTGGAAAGCATGCTGTAATTGTGTAACATCTTCACCAATATATCCGTTGTCACCATATTTTTTTAACAAATTTAGTGCTTCCATTATAGGTTCCTAAATTAATTAAATAATTATCTTTAATAATAAATTTATAAATGATTATGGAAGGTACATTACACCAACAAGAATACAACAGTAAACAAGTGCGTGTAATAGAACACCATATAAAGTAGGACATCCACTTTTACTAGCGAAAGTATTTCCTAATATAGAACCAACAACCGAATATAATGCAGGACTAGATACAAGATAGAATATTAGTGTGCCATATAGAGCATGTTTTACCTTTATTCCATTATTAATTTTAGCTTTACCCATAGAGAAATAAGAAATAGTAAAAAAATAGAGGGCATTAAGAAGCAACCCAATATTAGTTGGACAAACAACCGATTTATAATTTGTAGAACCTAGAGAATTTCCAGTAATACCAAACTTCTTTTCCACAGTCCCAACCATTCTAGGACCAAATGAAAGTAAATTCGGATGATTTACCAATACAAATAGAAGAGCAGAATTTAAACTTATCATAACCTTTTTATTTAATGTCGCCATATACTATTAATATAAATTATTTATTAATATTCATATAATTTAAGAGTAGATTCGATTATATTTTTAACATTATGAACATTTACACTATTTCCAAGTTGTTTATATGAATGTCTATCTTGTTCTAAAAGTTTAAAATTTTCAGGAAATGATTGTAGACGCAAACATTCTCTCGGAGTAATATATCTCTTTTCTTTACCATAAATAGGGATTTGTGAGATTGCAACTAATGTTGGAAAATATTGTGCCTTTTTTACACGAATACCAGACTGCCTCATTTGTATAAAATAATTGAATATACTATCATTTGGTTTAATGGCACCAACTTGCCATTCTAGTTTTCCATAAATTTCTCTTTTGGTTAGTATATCCTTATAACATTCATACCAATTATCCCATAAAGATTCGTATTTTAAATATAGTGGGCGATTTTTTGTAATATAATCAAATCTCCATTTTACCATCTTTTTAAAATCTTCCTTTGTATATGTATTATATTTATGAAATTCATTTGCCATGATGGTTGGAGAAATTTTTTCACCAATATCAAATTCCTTCACCATTTCATCCCATACTTCTAGAGAGTCCAAAATATCTCCTTTAATAAAATACTTATCATCTACCTTATTTTTATCTTCTAAAAAATCATTAAAATTATAATCTGTAGTTTTTTTATAAATAAGGTCATCTTCGGTCATTTCTCGTTTAAAGATGTCCTTTCTAACACAAATGAAATAAATTCGTTCTCTTTGTTGTGGTATACCATAATTATGAGGAGACATTTGAAAGTATTGAACATTATAGTTATTATCATCCAATTTTTGTAAAACATATTCTAAAACTTTACCATTATCAACCTTTAGAATGTGTTTTACATTTTCTAAGAAAAGGAATTTGGGTTTTTTAACTTTTACAATTCTAATAATTTCATCAAATAACAATCCCCTAGAATCCTGAAATGTTTTCTTTTTTCCTGCATTTGAAAATGCTTGACAAGGAAACCCACCACAGAGTATATCAAAATCTTCTATATCTTCTGGTTGTAATTTTGTAACATCTGGATGCGGGTCTATACCATAATTTAACTTATATACTTCTCTACAATACTTATCTTTATCACAAGATAAAACACATTTCCCACCTAAAGAACCTAATGCTTGGTGAAATCCACCAATTCCTGAAAAAAGATCGATAAATTTGTTGTAAGAAGAAGACATGATGTATATTAAATTAATAACCAAATGTTTAATTCAATTTTATTAAAATTTATTAATTTAAACTCTAACTATATTATTATAAATAATGAACTATGAAATATATTTGTATTAAGATTTAGATACAGTTATAATTAAAATAAAAATGTAATTATGTAATTTATTTTCTATATTTCATTACCTTTTTAGTACGTTTACTTTTTTTTGATTTCTTTTTAGTTCGTTTATTAGATTTCTTTTTAGACCTTTTATTTTTCCTTTTACCGCCCCTTAATTCTGGATTTCCTCTAAAATACTGTATTAATTCGTTCGTTAAATCATTATAGTTATGTAGTAAGCCTACACTATAGTTATTTGTTGGAACAAAATAATAATCTATTTCACTTTGTATACCTTTATTTACATCCATCCACTTGCTTTTTAAAGATGGAATTTCGTTTGTAGTATTTTCATCATATCTTTTTTTTAGGTTTCCTTTCAAAAAATATTTTTGGAAAAAATATGTTATAATTTCTGGATTTGTTTTATTCATCAAACTTTCACAAAATCCATAGAATTCACTAATATCTAATTCAGTCGTATACTGTGGAACACACACATGGTCAGAACCATAGGAAGAATTCAAATAATATGTATCATCTATACGTATTATTGTAAAATAATGTAGTATACTACCAGACCCTAACATTGTATTATAAACGCACATATAGAAGATTTGTGATTCATTGCCATTATTAGTTAGAATATCATATGAATTTATAGGCACTATATTATATTCTGTTGCATTATTAAAATGTATAATTTTAGACAATTCATTATTTATATCTGAATTATTTAGAAAAAAGGATATAATATCACACATTTCATTAATTTTATTAATATCTAATCCTAAATTCATAAAATAATAGTAAATTACAGAAAATTTAAATTGCCACCCTCTACAAGATGTGGTAGACCTTTTAAATTGATCCCTGGTTCGTATAATTTTATTTTCGCAAATATTTAGTTTACTAATAATTTCATTAATATAAGGATAGCTTAATAAAGTTAATATATTCATTATGATATAATAAAATAAAAAATTATTTTCTATATTTCATTACCTTTTTAGTACGTTTACTTTTTTTTGATTTCTTTTTTTTGATTTCTTTTTTTTAGATGATTTCTTTTTTTTAGATGATTTCTTTCCTTTCCTTCTACTACCAACACCACGACCCGATACTTCTTCGCCCACATTATTAGAAGGCTCCACTGGAGCTGGTGGTGTTGGAATTTTAGCCTGATAAACTAAACTCGCTAGATCACGTAATCTATTACCTTCTAAACCATTGTGGCTATTATAGTGAACATTACCGAGTTTATTAACTATTTTACCAGCAATATTTTTTAACCCAAGAAAATCCTGTATATCACTTTCACTCTGTATTGTATCTGTTTTAATAAGTTTATCAATTTCATTATTAAATTTAGTTATAACTGGACTCATCGACATTATAATATAACGAAATAAAATATTTTTATATTTTAATGAAAACAAAAAAAGCAATTAAATGGGAAAGATTATCTAAAAATAAAATGGTTACCGATAAATGTAAAGAACTTAATAAAATGTATGGGAAACCTGATAGAATGGAATATAATAAAAACGATACCCTATATAGAGCTACCTGGAAAAATATAGAAGGGTGTGATGAGATTATTATTTATAATGATGTCTTCAAAAAAGTCCATCCATATAAAGCGGTTGTGTTTGTTATAGCAAAAAAACTTATGCCTATTCCTGATAATCTACTTGGACCTCTTAAATATGCTTCAGAAACGATTAATATAGAACAGATCCAAACGAATAAAAAAATTAGTGAAAACTATTATAATACAGGTAATAAACTAAAGGCAATGGTTTCTGGGTCTTGTGCATCGATTACTATTTCTGTTATAACTTTAAAATTTGTAGAAGATATGGTAAAACAATATAAAAAAACCTATAAATCACAGGAATTTCTTATGAAAGTTTTTAGAGATGAATATGATAATAGAGTTAGAGTATTTTTAAAAGGTAATGGAATAAAACCTAAAATTTCTTGGTACCCAAACAAACTAGAAAAAAAAGATGAATTTGTAAAACGTATGTAAATATAAAATTGATTTAAAATAAATACTACAAGTAAAGTAATATCATCAAACAATGGGTGGGTTTATCCTTTCAAGTCACCCTGTATGGGAACTACTTTGTTCATATGGGCTACCCCCTGAAATTATTAATATTATTTTTAGCTACAAAACCTATTATACGCCAATAAAAGCACCTTTTAAAGAATTAGCATGGTCTACGAATGAATATGAATGTATGCGCGGTGAACGCACATTTATCTATTCTGATCTGGTTGATACATTTGTAAAAATATTTTTCGTTAGTTCAAATTCTTATAGTTCATTGGTTTTAGTAAACTTTATAAAAAAATACTATAAACTCTATCACAAAGATAAAAATATTATTCTACAAGAATTTATTCTGTATCATGCTAAGTGCGTCAGAAATGCAATAAACCTAGATCACAAAATAAGAATTAAGCGGAAGTCTATGGTGTATGACACGACTATACTAACTGACCTACTTGCTACTAATCTAAAACACATATTGAGTATAAAAATTAACACAACAATTAGCAATATATTCAAAATACCCAAAGGAAGAATCTATAATTCTAGATTAGAAGAAACATCTGTTAACCATATATTAAATCCAGTCTATATATGGAAAATTATTATGAATATCATAAAAACAAATGAAATTTCTAGATTTAGCAAAGGAGATTTACAACTATATAATTTTATGATAGGATACCCTTATAAAAAATCTTGGACGAGGAAAAGATTGATAAAAAATTTAATGATAAACGAACCATATGATAATAGTTCTATTTACAATTTAATGAAATCTTTCCCGGAAAGATTTAATATGGAAACCTTATCTGATATAATGGAAGTAGTTAATATTAGTTCTGTTAACAAAACAGATACACAAATTGATTATACAAAAACATTACAAGAATATATATCTATATTCTCAAATATCCACAAGAGCAACTCAATGGTATGTACTGCTTAACTTTATGAAGATACTATATAAACTATATTTTTTTATTATAAACTTGTATATGGGGAGGAAAACTATAAAAAAAGGAGGAGTAAACAATACACTATATCCATCAAGAAGCTGGAGAAATAATAGATCACGACAGCCATCAAGAAGCTGGAGAAGAAATAATACACCTAGACAGCCATCAAGAAGCTGGAGAAGAAATAATACACCTAGACAGTCTTTAACACCGGTTAGTAGTAGAAATACACCTGGACAGCCATCTCGTAATAGTACATTAAAATATAACAGATATGTGCCTCCTGGTAAACGTAATAATGCAGGAAAACGTGAAAGAACAGGCGAGACCCTTGTTAAAAAAAGAGGTGTTACTGGTAATAATATTATCAGACAAATGAATAATAAGAAGGCAAAATCAAGAAAGGGTCAAGGGGGAGATATTTATATTAATCATGTTGGTCTGGCTAATCATGATATACACAATAATACCCAACCAGGTATTTTAAAATACCCACATCACCACATATCACCACATCATCTAGCAAAACAAACCCCAGGTAAAACGAATAATCCTTCCTTTAGAGGAAATATTTTATTAATTACATCTACAGGTGATACTATTAAACTATCAGTAAGAACAACATATGATAATACACTAAGAATTCTTTTTAATGATAGAGATGAAGTAGTTAGAACGAAAACAAATCGGTTTATAGATAGAACACTTCTAAATTCATTTAGGAACTATAGAACATTAAATATAAACAAAGAGTCTGAAAATAGATTAATAAACTATATTAAAACTGTTCTAAAAATTCACTATTTACTAATCAAAGCTATAACCGATTTAGTATAAATAAAATTGATTTAATCCTCTACTATATACAAATATCACAATCAACCACAACAACTGAAGTCAGACATTCATTACCCAGTCATGCCTCTCCAATTTTCATCGCATCCAGTCTGGGAAATCTTTCAGGATTTGAACATACCCCCAGAAATCATCAACAAAATATTAAGTTTCAATACAGTAATCTATTCTCCTATTTTCCAAACAGTAGGAGAATTAACCAATATCAGAGATTTTTTTGAGAAAAGTCGTCTAGAAGCACCATTTAATAGTCTGGTTGCAACATTTACTACTCTTTGTTTCGATTACGATGATTACGACATGGAAGAACACGTCACCAACTATATCTACAAATTCAACCATCACCTTTATACAATTAATGACCCAGTCAAAATTCTTGAAATTTTTGTAGAAACTACATACTATTCTGTTTGTCCTAACTTTGATATTATTAAGGGACTTTTGGCGCAATCACTGTTCTATCTTATGAGATGTGCCTACTACGATAAAATATACTTTGCCTTTGAACCTTCGGACAAAAAAAATAACATAGACCTTACATACTTTAATCTGATACAACACAAATCATTCGACAACTGGAAACACCGACTCAATTATATGATTTTCACCCAAATTTTATCTAACAAATTTGGAATCCAGGGGTCGGTATCAAAACAGAACCTAATTGGATATTGTAAACTATATGGTATTAATCACTACAAAAGTTGGTCTAAAAAGAAGTTGTATCATACTCTTATTACTAACGAACCAACCAAGTTTGATGATAAATATCTTGAACAATGTTGTACATAATATATTAAAGATTTGTATATATACTATCTATAATGAGACACAATACCCTATCTCTTTTTTTATCTGCTGGAACCTTTGTAGGTGTTTGGTCTAATTTGTTATACCAGGTTAATACTCTCGAGTATCAAGATGCCTATAATAATTTTAAAAATATGGAAAAATACGGAGATATTCTAAAATAAATTCATACAGTTTAATAGTAACTATCATCAAATGTTATGTTATATTATTTATAATATTAATATATGGAAGTAATCCATCCATTTCATCTTTCTTACTAATTCCCTACACATTTAGCAACTGACACAAATAATCTTACTATAATTATAATTAGTTATTTTCATTTTCTATTTCCATACTTTCTAGTTCCATACTATACATAGTCCATCCACTACTAGGATGACAGTTTTTGTGGATCCATCTACTACCTGTGTCTAATTTATAAGAACTACCGTCTCTTGTATATCTACCACGTAGTTCAATACCTTTATTGCTTTCACAACACTGTGTTATGTACTGTCCTCGAAGGATTGGTTCATAACAGCAGTGACACTTCATCTTATATAAAGACTTTCTGGTTGATTGAAACATTTTTTCTACAAATACCATTGGTAGTGAATAGGACTTTTCAAAAACAATATTTGGAACTGAATCAGACATCGGGTTATATATTTCATTATGTTATAATAAATTAATCAATTTTATAGAAAAAAACTATTCTACTTACGAATCTATTATCATTATATCTAATCAGATTTTTTGGAGTTTTTTTCAACAACCGCTCTTGCCTTCATTAAGGCACTCTTCTTATATCCTGATGGATATATTAAATTACTCTCTCGGTTATATGTTTCAACACTAAACCCAGACCTTTTCATTAGCATTTCTTGACGGGATTTGGGCAAGTATGAGAATAGGAAGGGATTGCCCTTGAATGCTGGAGGAGATCCTCTTATTTCAGCGAGCATGGCTCTTCTCTTAATTAATTGTTCAAAATAACTATCATTATACTCCTGTTCGGTTTCTTTTTTTTTCTTGGTTTTCAATGCCGCAGTCTTCTTTTTACCTGCTGCCTTTTTTTTTTTAAACATTTTCTTTTTTTTTGTTGCAGGCAATGGGTTGGAATCATCGTCTTCACTATCTACATGTTTTGTTGATTTCACCCTTGAACGGTCTTTGCGACCTTTTTTGTCATATACCGAGTAGTCGACCACTTCCTTTTCGATAGTATGGAAAACCATTTTGTTTTTTGTTTAGATTGTTTTTGTTTAGATTGTTTTTGTTTAGATTGGTTGCTGTATTCGTTTGTTTAGATTGGTTGCTGTATTCGTTTGTTTAGATTGGTTGGTTGCTGTATTCGTTTGTTAATTCTCTATTTTAAATAGACTAATATCAATTTTATTTTTTGTAGCATAACAATAAAATTATAGAAAAAAACTATTCTAACTATTCTAACTAATATCTATCTACTCTATTATTGTATTTTACAATTTGAACTACCTTCATCTCCGGATGGCTCTGATTGATCTTCTTTCATCTGTGTTTTGTAGGTATGTTCGGTCCAGACATAGGGGGCTCTACAGTCTTGGTGTACCCATCTTCCAGCGGTTGTAGGTCTATAAAATGGTGCGTCACATTGACCTGGATTTGTGCTTCGTTCACGTAGTATAATACAGTAGTGTCCTTTGATACCGTCCATACACTGTGTAATCATATGCCCTCTTTTAATTGGACTATTGCAGACAAAACAGTCAGGCATAGTGTAGTTTGATTTCCTAACACTAGGAATATTAGGCATTTCTTGGATTCGGGTTCCGTAAGGCATCTTGTGGATTGTTTGTATTAATTAATTAATATTAATAAATTAATCAATTTTTATTCTTATCATATTATATAATGAACATATTTTCAGTAGGTCAAAAGGTTTTAATCAATGAAGAACACAATAGACGGTATATAGAAGGCACCGTTATTGCTATTCCCAAAAAGAATACAATTGTTTATGATAATGATATAATAGGAAACCCTGACTTTATGATTGAATGGACACCAGACTATTGTGATAATGCTGAAAATGAGTGTAGTATAAATAAAAAGGCAAAGGAAAAACACACAATAAAATATAATAATCAACTAAAATATTTCGTTAGAATGGATAATGGCCTTATAAATCTAGTATTTGATGAATATATTAGAAAGGGACGAATCTATGCTGCCTCAGCCGCAGGATTAAAAAAAAGAAAATCTAAAAAAAACTCTAAAAAAAATAAGAAGAAATCTAAAAAAAACTCTAAAAAATCCAGTAATAAACCCAAACAATAATATTTTACTAACATAATTATAAAAATCTCATCCATATAGTGGTTTTAGATGATTTTGCTGCAAATACATTACTTTTCCCAATAGAATTACAGTATGTTTCTAATTTTTCATTTTTTACTGAAAGGTCTATAATATCACTAATGTTTGTGCTTTCTGAATTTTCTAGTTTTATTAAGTAAGTAGCACTTCCAATATTAGTTCCGAACTTATACTTACCTGAAAGACATTCTTCTATCACATCTAATTTAAATAAAGGATATCTAGACACAATTGTTTTCCACAGTTCATTACATGTTTTAGTACTAGATTTGAATTTTGTATACCATTCAAATTCCTTTTCAAATCCATTACCTGTTAAGTTAGTTTTAAATTCGTTCTTCATTTCAGTCATATTTAATTTAGAATCCTTCAACTTTTCCTTTAATATATTATCAATCATAGCATTCACTAGTTCAACTAATTCTAAATCTTCTAAATATTCAGGATTACCTAATAATACTGAACGAATAATAGCATTAGTTTCATATCCATCAGCCGAAGTGGCTCTACCTTCTCCTGATTTTAAAGAAATCCCCACAGTTTCTTGTGTATCTATATTTTTAATAATAACATCTGTTTTAGGTGAAGGCGATAGTTCTTTTGATCCTGATTTATGATCGCACCAACTACTTGTCTGTTCAATGATAATCCCATTTATAATATTTGGTTTTATTGCTATATAATTACCGGTTGATATACCTAGTTTTTCAATTATTCTTTCGTTATATTCTTTATTTTCGTTAAACTTATTTATAAATGTTACTTCATTTGTTAAAGATTTCCCGCTTTTATTTTTTTTGTCTTTTACACTTTCGATTGTCTCAGACGAATCCACTACAGTTGTCGGGGGTTCGATTCTCTTAACCCACGAAACCGCTTCATATTCCGGGTTTGTTTTAGGAACTCCTTTTGCTCGCAAAGTGTAACCGAATTTACATAATGTAATCCCTTTACACTCATCGTTTGCGTTTGCAGCCTCAATCGCTTCAGACAGTGTTGCAAATCGACCAATACCAACCTTCTTCCCAAACCCTTTCAAATATGTTTCTAAATACTGTCCCTGATATGGTCCTTTCCAGTTTTCAGGGAGTTCGCAATCTGGTTCTTTGCTAAAGGAAAATTTCTCTTTTTTTGGTGCTTTTGCCCTTTTCTTTTTTGTGTTCTCATCCACCCACTTCATAAATAAATTGAGAAATGGGGTTTCATCTGACCCGTTTTCGTTAATCCATTGCTGGATAGCCTCATACTGGGGTTCTGTAAAGATAGACATTTTATTTGTTTTTTTGGAGATTGTGTTGTTTATAAGTTTGTTTGTTTTGCTTGTTAGTAGTTTGTTCATTTGTTTATAATAAATTTGTATTTTATATATAATCAATTTTATAAATATAAATATAAATATTATTCAACATTTATAGATTAATCAAATCTAAGAGTAAATCTAAAAAAAAATAATATAGTATAATATATGAAGTTTAGTATGAATCGTCGTTCGGTGCTTGATGTGTTAACTGTGTTGGTTGTTGTTGGTTTATTATATGTTATTTTCCTATACAAAAAGGAAGGTTTCGATAACAAATTAGATGTTATCCCATGGAATAAGATTTGTAAAAAGGAATACTGTGACCTTCCTAACTACTACAATAAAATTTACCCAAACAAAAAAGGTTACAGTAACAATACTGTCTATTCTGTTAATGGTAAATGCTGTGTTCTTACTGAGGAAATGATGAACTGTCTATCTAGTCGGGGTTCGCAGGAACAATGCAAAAACCTTTTCTAATTACGAGAAGTAAACTTCTCTTTTTATATTATTCTGTAGTGAACAATTACACCACTCTTTATAATCTCTAGACCACCGCCAGTCATTATAACATCTATCACAGAATCTTAGTCCGGTTAAATATTTTTTTAAATCATTACTACTTTTGACGAATCGTTCGTACAAAGACAGTTTAGGGTATCTTTCCCCAGTTATTTTATATATTTCAAGAAATTCGTGATTATGAAACCATTCAGTATTATAGACAAGGTCTTTATACGATTCTATTTCTGGTGGTGGGTTTTTTGGTAATGTAGTATTTTTTAATGGTTTATTCCAGGTATTAGTTATAGGGACTGATATATACCCATGTGAGACATTTTTTTTTATACCCACAAATATTGAGTCTAACAATTCATCATTTTTTACCCATTTAACATAATTATAATTATATAGATTAACTTGATAGTTCTTCCAGTAATCTGTATTTGTTTTGTTCATAAAGTAATCCATATTATTTTTTAAAAGTTCGTTAAAGTTTTTAGATACCATCCCAAGGACAAGAAAGTTGCTGTATCCAAGATAGCCTAGAATAATATTCATAAGATCTGGATTGTCGAACACCAACGCTCGCGTTTCATTATCGTATCTGTATGTTCTTGAATGTATCGTTACATCTACATCGTCATATTGCAGACTATAGTCGTACTTATATCTTCTGGCACGACTACGTTCCTTTGACCTCCTCTTATCCTTTCTTTTGTTTCCTGTCATGGTTATTGATACTACTTGTTATTAAAAGTATCAGGATATAGATATTCAATTTTATATATACAAAAAAGGGTTTCTATAATTCCAGAGTTACTTTTGTAGAAAAAAAATTGAATCAATAGAATATTAATAGATAAGTAACACACGAACAAACAAACGAATCAATCAAACGAATCAAATCAACAACTTAACAACTAAAAAACAAACAAACAAAACAAAATGGCTGGATCGATTTCTTACCACTGCTGGGTAATGGATACAAATACGGGCAAGGTCATAGACCCACAGTGGCAGATATACGAATTGACCAAACAAACCCACAATCTCGAAGAAGAAACACAATACCAAAAATTTTCAGATGATCGTACGAAGAAACTGGTCAAGCAGCACAGGTTCAAAGAGCAGGCCGAAAATCTGAAAAAAATGTATGATGAAAACCAAAGGTCATACGAAGGGATGAAAAGAATGCTGTTCAAAGAAAACAACTGTTCCCAAAATGCCCTATTCTCTTTTGTAGAAAATGGTGCAGGGGATAATCTCGAATTCTGTGTTGGGCGGATGGGTTGGAAGCAGCAGGATGGTATGGTGTTTTGGGAATACGAATAAAAATTCAAAAAAAGATTAGAGTAGAATTGTTTTTTTTGTGGTCTAAATTTTCTATAAATCCAGACTTACTTTGTAGAAAAAAAATTGAATCAATAGAATATTAATAGATAAGTAACACACGAACAAACAAACGAATCAAACAAACGACAAACCAACTAACTACAAAATGATTTTTAACAAGATTGAAGAAGAACTAATGGACGCAGTTTTAGAGTTTTGGATAGAATGGAACTATTCGGCGGACAGCAACGGGAGAGAAGAATGGCTAGGGCAATATGATGATGAATAGAGTAGAAAGAGTAGGTAGGGAAGGTAGAATAGTTTTTTTTATTATTTAGAGAGTTTTATCGATTTATAGTTTGTATGTCTATAAAAGTAAAGTATTTGTTGTAGAAAAAAAATTGAATTTATTAAAGACCAATAGACTAATTAACCAACGAACAAACCAAACGAATCAACAACCAACAACCAACCAACTAAAACAATCTAAAAACAACTAAAAAAAAAAGACTAAAAAAACAAACTAAAAAAACAAACTAAAAAAACAAACTAAAAAAACAAACTAAAAAAACAACATGTCTATCTTTACAGCAACCCAGTATGATGCTATCCAGCAGTGGGTTAATGAAAACGGTGAGGATGAAACCCAAGGCCTCATCAATCCGGTTGCACTTATGAAGTGGATGGATGAGAACACCAAGAAGAAAAAGGTGAAGGCAGCGAAAAAGGAAGAAGATCCTAACCGGGTGAAGAAGCCGGTCCCAGCGAGTTGGATGTATCGCTCGGAGAAGCGCGATGAAATCATCCAGGAGCATTTTGAAGGAGAAAAGGTAAAGGGAAGCTTGATTGCTAAGAAGGCTCAGGAATTGTGGAATGAGCTTTCGGATGAAGAAAAGCGTCCCTACGAAGAGAAGCGCCAGGAATTGTGGGACGAATACCAGAAATACAAGGAATCTAACCCGACTACTAAAGTAGAGAAGAAGAAAAAGGAAGAGGATCCCACCAAGGTGAAGAAGCCGGTCCCAGCGAGTTGGATGTATCGCTCGGAGAAGCGCGATGAAATCATCCAGGAGCATTTTGAAGGAGAAAAGGTTAAGGGAAGCTTGATTGCTAAGAAGGCGCAGGAATTGTGGAACGAGCTTTCGGATGAAGAAAAGCGTCCCTACGAAGAGAAGCGCCAGGAATTGTGGGAAGAATACAAGAAATACAAAGAGTCTACAGCAGCTTCTAAGGATGAATAAAAATAGAATAAAAAACAAAAAAATTAGAATAGCGTAGAATAGAATATTTTTTTTTACTATAAAACTTAACTAATAGAAATAATAAAATTGATTAAATAATTGTGTATAAAAATACATACATACAAACACATCCACAAAGCAATCACAAACATGTCCGACATTACTATGGCTGATATTCGGTGTATCGGAAAAAATCTCATCCAACTATACTGTTTTTGGACGAAGGATATTATCATTGGAGAACAGGAAAAAAAGGAATTAAGTAATGCAAGTAGTATGGGAGAAGTCATTTGTAAAATTTTGAACGGATGTAATAAAGCCGGTTATGAAAGGAGTTATAAAATAGATGATATAAAAAAAGAACTTAGTAAAAATATGGAAGAACTATATGAAAAACTTGACTCAGTCTCACTTTTTGGTGCTGGGTATTCTTACAAACAAAAATATTTTAGTGGGTTGTATCGTTTGGTCCGGTTTCATAATGCAGAACAACCACCCTGGAGGACCTATGAAGACTATTACGAAGAGTTTAAGTCGGTTATTTTAGAATCAGGAGTACCGATAGTATCAGTATTTCTTGAGAGTGTTTCGCCAGACTATCTTGTATGGGATAAAATGACAGTAAATTGGCTTTTTACTGGAACCAAAAGAGGAAGATTTCCACCTTGGCTAATCGAAGGAATCAAAAACAAAGTGATAGAAACAACCGTATAGATTAATCATATTCTAGTAGTTCAGGAATAGCAAGTCGTTCTATAACGACATTTTCTTTTTCACCTGTCTTATAACATTCAACTTCAGCCGTGCACAAATTATAATAGTGTTGGGTTTCTAGAGAAAGAAGTTTATATTTAGGGCAATGGTATTTATCGATTTTGATACCATTTTCGTTTATTCTCCTAATAACACCTACAGTTTTTCCAATAATAGAATCATTATTGTATTTTTTTGTTTCTGTATTTTTTGTTAGTTTAAAATAGGTTACAGCCTCAGGTGAGAATTTAATAGGCCTTGCGTGGACCGCCAATATAGATGTTTCAATAAGACCACCAACACCAAAGATAGGAATATATTCCTTTTTACCATGAGGGGTTTCACTACATTTACTCTCTCCAAATTCAAACCGATTAAAGGCATGAATAATAATATTCGGTTCTTCGTTTTCTTCTTTGTAAACTGAGGTAACCATTATAGTTTTTCTTGTTATATTTTTATATTAAAGTTTTAATTATATCAATTTTTTAATAAACTAAGGATTTAAGGGTAATAATTAATATTAATTAAATGAATACACGTTTGAAACTGACTGATCCAGTGTTATTTAATTTGATTAGAAAGGAATTTACTAGACAAAAAAGAGGATTAGAATTAATTGCCTCAGAGAATTTTACTTCAAAATCGGTAATGGAATGTCTAGGTTCTGTGTTAACAAATAAGTATTCTGAGGGACAACCTTATGCAAGATATTATGGTGGTTGTGAAGTGGTAGATGAAATAGAAACACTCTGTCAGAATAGATGTTTGGAAGCATTTAATTTAGATAAAACTAAATGGGGAGTAAATGTGCAGCCCTATTCTGGGTCTCCTGCTAATTTAGCAGTGTATAATGCTTTACTAAAACCACACGATAGACTTATGGGGTTAGACCTTCCATCAGGAGGACATCTAACACATGGATTTTATACCAATAAAAAAAAAATTAGTGCGACTTCTGTTTTTTATGAATCATTGCCCTATCAGATTAAATCGGATGGTTATATTAATTATGATGATTTAGAATCCAAAGCAAGGGCATTTAATCCTAATTTAATTATTTGTGGTGGTTCTGCTTACCCAAGAGATATAGACTATAAGAGATTTAGAGAAATATCTGATATACATAATTCTTATTTATTGTGTGATATGTCTCATATTAATGGGTTAGTTGCTACTAAGGAACTATCTAATCCCTTTGATTACTGTGATGTAGTTTCATCTACAACTCATAAAACATTACGTGGTCCTAGAGCAGGAATTATTTTTTATAGAAAGGAATTAGAAGAAAAAATTAATTTTAGTGTATTCCCTATGCTACAAGGAGGCCCACATCAGCATCAAATAGCAGGAATTGCTCACCAGATGCTAGAAGTTTCAAAACCAGAATTTGTAGACTATATTAAACAGGTAAAAAAAAATATTAATTCACTATCCGATTATTTAATTAGTAAAGGATATAAATTGGCTACAGATGGTACCGATACTCATTTGATTTTGGTAGACCTAAAAAACAAGGGTGTAACTGGTTCTAAAATAGAATACATCTGTTCTTATGTTGATATTTCTATTAATAAAAATTCTGTATATGGCGATAAGTCGGCACTGTCTCCTGGTGGTATAAGAATAGGTAGTTGTGCACTAACAACACGAGGGTTTAAGGAAACGGATTTTCTAAAAATAGGCGAATTGTTGGATAGAGTTGTAGGTATATCACTTGAAATACAAAAAGAGGGTTCGAAATTATCTAAATTTAAGGAAAATGCTAGTAAATTTGATAAAGAATTAGATGAAATCAGAGAAGAAGTCCATAGTTTAACCGGCGAATTTGATTTTTATGAATAAAAAAATTGATTTAATTTACAAAATATTAATATAGCACACAAGAGAACCGAGAACTAGGAATAGACAAACAACAAATAATAGACATCATGGCAGAAGCAGCACCACAATACAATTCGGAATATGTAAATACTATGGATTATTTTATAGACTATTATGCCAACCATGATGAAAATCTGAAGGAATTTGACTACCATAATTTCTTCAATAGCAATGCAGTGTCAAATGAGAATTGTTACATAGAGATAAAGGTAGACAACTCTATGTCCTTGTATTTTATCAAAGGAGGTAGGTATTCGATTCCTATCGGGGTTGAATGCTTCTATCAGTTCAATAATTGGGGAGCGGAAACTAATATGGCATTGGAATCACAGCGGAAATCTCAAGAACTTATTGAGGGTAATGAAAATATTACACACTTATACGATGATATTTTAGCGGAATATGAACGGGATCGCATTGAACAAAATACAGATATTGTGCCTGTGTCTACAGTAGAACCTTCGGTTAGTACACCACAAGAGACAGATGATTCTTGGGGACCTTCACCTCTGGCTATATTGGTAAGGAGCGAACCTGTTATTGATTATTCTATACTAGATGATTATGCTATACCAGTAGATGTAGTGTTTTCTACAGGTATGGACGATGTAAACCGACAACTTAGTTTCGATGATGATAGCGATGATATGCCAGATCTTATAACTGATATGGATGATTTGACAAATAGGATAATAGACGAGATTCGTAATACAACTATTATTAAATGCCCCCTTTGTAGGGCTGAAAACTCAAAGGAACAGTGTGTAGATATCAAGGGTTCTGGTGATACTTGTTCGGTATGCCTAGAAGCAACCGTGGAGGTATTCTTCATAGGGTGTGCGCATGCTACAACTTGCAAGTCCTGCTACCAACTACTTCTCAATGTCTAAATAACTACAAATATATTGTTTTCTAATCTATAATAAAATTGAATTTTTTATTTATGTAGAGTATAGTTAACCTACAAACAACAAACGAATCAAACAAACGAATTAACCCGACAATCAACTACGAATACAACAACAAACAAAAACAAACAAAACAAACAAAACAAACAAAAAATCATGTCTCTTTCTACCACTGAAGCCCAGCTTGCTCTTATGATGGAAAAAATGTCTCTCTCTGAAGCGGATGTTATTGCTCTTTTAACCAAAATGACAGATAACAAACACGGACCTAACGGCAAAATGAAGTTGGCACTTGACAAAATGAAAAATGAGGCTCAGTCGATTGGACAAGAGCTGTACTACCCAAACCAAGAAGCTACAGCAAAGGAAGTAGCTGAAAGGATTATCAACAACAAACAAATGTTTTTCCAAACGGTTGTGGCGAGAACCCAGTGTGGTAAAACCGGTTGCATGATTGCCGTTATCGACCAATGCTGTTTCATAATGAAAACCGAGAACAAAATTCAGCAGGACAACATTTACATTATCACGGGACTTAGTTCAAACGACTGGAAGACTCAGACAACAGAACGACTGTCTTTTCTCGGCGGAAAGGTTTACCACCGCAACCAGCTGAAAAAATTGGCAGAGGAAATCAAAGGCAAGAGTAATGTCCTTATCATTATTGATGAGGTTCACATTGCTAGTGGCTACAAAAATACCATCAACAAAATGATGATGGAACTTGACTACAAAGATACCGACAGTCTCGAAGAACTCAACATCAACTTTGTAGCATTCAGCGCTACACCAGAAGCTATCCTCAAGGGAAATCGCGAATGGGAATCTGAAGGCAAGGCCAAGGTTCATCTTATGAAAACCGGAAAAGGATACAAAGGCACCACCGAACTTCTCAATGGTCGGGCTTTACAGTTTAAGAAGTTGGACGGTGAGGATGAAGAACGTGAAGGCTCGATGAAAGCTATCCAAGAAATCAAGACAAAAATCGAAGAAACTTATACCGAACCCAAGTTCCATCCGATTCGCGCGCCAAAAGGAGAAGGTTTCCGTGTTGTTATTGACCGCTTCGCACAGATTTTTGGAACAGAGGAGTTCGATTTCATCGAATGCCACTCCCAATCGGAAAAGAACTTTGCAACAATTATGAGGAATGGTGCTTCAGATGACACCAACCCCAACAATTTTCCACCTCCTCTTAAGCACACCTTTATCTTCATCAAAGAAAATCTTAGGTGCGCAGTCACAATTCCATCCAAACACAATATCGGTATTCTCTATGACCGAAAGCCATATGACCCTAAGGTTCATGTTATTGTTCAAGGGTTTGCTGGTAGGGCTTGTGGGTATGACGTCCCAGAACATATGATTGTCTATACCGACCTTAAGGCACTTCAGGCCTATGAAGATGCCTGGACAAATGACTTTACGGGTAAAATCAAACAAACCCAAATAAGTTTTGTTGATCCAGAAACATTTGGAAATCCAGATTATACTCCACAGAAGAAGACCAAGCTCAAGCACGAAGCATTTGACTACAAAGTGTTTACTGATGACAAAGATGCAATCGACTTTATTTGGAAACACTTTCAAAAGAAAGCACAAAAGACAAGAGTGAAGGCACGAAAAGCACTTCAAGAAAACAAACAAAACCCTACACTCGAATATGTTAACAGCAGAAAATTTGGTTCGCACACAGACATAAAACAATTTCGCAAAGTAATGCTGATCGACAACACAATCTGTGTCCAATGGATGCCTACTCCTTGTGGGTTTGTAAGAGGTCAGTTTAATTCCGAGTAAGTAAATAGAGTAGAGTAGATTAGAAATAGTTTTTTTTATAAACACATTGGGATATTTAAAATTGAATTATTTATATATTTATATTTAAAATACATAAAAGAAAGAAAAGAACACAATGGCATCGAATAGTTACAGACAAACCTGTGGAAGAGATATTTATGTATATCAGAATTTCTCTGGAAATAGTCTACCAGAAGAAAAAAAGATAGAAGAAAGGGGTGAAACAAATGTAAACGTTGCAGAACTTATTAATACACCTACACCCATACCAGAAAAGAAAGTAAATGTATCAAAACAACAAAGGGATTTAGATATGCTGGTATCTATAAAGAAAGAGGATGATAGTAGAGCAGAGAATAACTTACCACATATAGGTGTTGAAGAACTTGTACATAGTCTAGTTACAATTGAAAACCTATTTATGAATGCTAATGTAGCGGATTTGTGCGAATAGATAAACAATAACTATATGATTTATTTATAATACTTTTTTTATTTAGAAATTTGTGATCAACGACCTATAAAATTGTCATTAGAATTCTCAAAAAAAAATTGAATTAGAAAAAGATGTAAAGGGAAAGTAACCAACGAACAACCAAACGAATCAAACAGTCTAAACAATCTAAACAATCTAAACAATCTAAACAATCTAAATAGTCTTTACAGTCTTAACTGTCTTAACAGTCAAAAAAAAACAATCATGTCTACCATCAACCAGTCCCCAGTCCCAGAAGACGTTGTCTACTCTATGTTCATCCCGTGGGTCGAGACCTGGGTTACGGAGGAGAAGGTTCGCCAGGAGGTGGAAGAGTGCGGATTTGGCACTCTGGTCAAGGTGGATTTTGTAGAAGTTGCTACAAAGAGGAAGCATAGCAAGGTTTACCTGCACTTCTCAAGTGTAGATGAGGATGTGAAGGCGCACCTGGATGGAGGTAAGCAGATGAAGGTGTTCTACAACGGAACCTATTTCTGGAAGTTGATGAAGAGCAACTATGTCCACAAGGAAAAGGCAGCGGCACCTGCGAAGAAGTTCGAGCTGACCGAATAAACCCATAAACCACAAAAAAAATATAAAATTCCATAAAACGACAAAAAAAGTATAAAATCCCATAAAACGACAAAAAATAATTTTTTTTTTTTCTTTCTATATATTATATGGGTGGAGGATTAATGCAATTAGTAGCTTACGGCGCACAAGATGTTTATTTAACCGGTAATCCACAAATCACTTTCTTCAAGGTTGTCTACCGCAGACACACTAACTTCTCTATGGAATGTATCCAACAGACATGGAGTGGAAATAGTATTGCTGACGGCAGATGTGTCGCTACTATATCCCGTAATGGCGATTTAATTCATAAAATGCACCTTCAACTGGATATTGGCGCTACTAACGCGAATTATAACAATATATCAGATTATATAGATTACGTGGAAGTAGAAATAGGCGGCCAGAAAATAGACAGACAGAGTGGCGCTTATATGCTGGCCTATAATGAAGTCAGAGATGAAATATATGGGTGGGGGAGGACAGGCCATACCCTAAAACAAAAAACATATGGACTTAATCTAGACGCTGGTCAAAGTAAATTTATACCTCTTAATTTCTGGTTCTGTAAAAACGCCGGCCTCGCTCTCCCTCTTATCGCTCTACAGTATCATGAAGTAAAAGTTATACTAAGCCATAGACTTACTACCCGCTTTACTAATTTAGCCGATCCTGATCAAGACGCGGGTTGGGCGGGTGATATGAATATACTTAGAAATACATTATGGGTCGACTATATCTATCTAGATACCGATGAACGCAGACGTTTCGCGCAGGTTTCGCATGAATACCTTATTGAACAGGTACAGGAGCAGATACTCCAGGGAGGTGTTTCTGGAGACCACGAATTACGATTTAACCACCCGGTAAAAGAACTAATGTGGTTTTCTACTTTTACTTCAGGTGGACCTAATTATAAAGATGAGAATTTTTTGGTTGGTTTATCATTACCAGTAGTAAGGCATAGTGATTTAGATGATGTTACCTATACATTAAAACTCAATGGACATGAAAGATTTAGTGCGAGGCCTCATACGTATTTCTCAAGGGTTCAATTATATCAACATCATAGTGGTGATGGGTCTCTAAATTACTCAGGTGATGCTGAGGAAGCTTTAGAAGGTGGGCTGTTCTTGGCCGCGCGGAACGCTGCGAACTATATATCGGATAGTATTTGTATCTATTCTTTTGCTTTAAATCCAGAAGAACACCAGCCATCAGGTACATGTAATTTTTCAAGAATAGACAGTGCAGTATTAAACACCGGTAATATTGCTATAGCCTCTTCTACTGACCCAAAACTTAAGGGTTTAGGGCTTGCGAATTACCCAAATCCTGACGGACCAACTGAAAATGGTAGAACTACACATTTATTAACAGCGAGAATAGTAGCGATAAACTACAATGTGTTAAGAATAATGAGTGGAATGGGAGGGTTGGCTTATAGTAATTAGCTTATAGTAATTAGCTTATAGTAATTAGCTTATAGTAATTAGCTTATAGTAATTAGCTTATAGTAATTAGCTTATAGTAATTATATAAATAAAAAAAAGATATATATTAGTTTATTGGCGTGTATGGATTATTTTTTTATTTTTATATTTTTTTATTATTTAATTTTTTTGACTGTATTGCATCGTTTATCTTTAGTGCCATCAGCTTTAACGAATTGTTGAGTGGCGAATCGTTTATCAACTTTTCCGGATTTGGTTTTAACCGTTTGTAGGTGTTTGGATGTTTTAGTCGCGCGTCTGGCGCGGCATGTTTATTTGTTTTCACGTAGGAAGTATTTGTTTTCACGTAGGAAGTATTTGTTTTCACGTAGGAAGTATTTGTTTTCACGTAGGAAGTATTTGTTTTAGACATTGAGTATTTATATTAAATTGTAAATATATTAATTAATTTTTTTTGTGAAAATAGTATATATAGTAGAAATATTCTAAATAGTATAAATATAGTATAAATAGTATAATATAGACCTATAAAAGTGTAATTAGAATTCATAAAAAAAAATTGAATTATAAAAAGATGTAAAGGGAAAGTAACCAACGACCAACAAACGTATCAATCAGTCTTTACAGTCTAACCAATCTAAAAACTAAAAAAACTAAAACCAACTAAACAATCTAAACAATCTAAAAAACTAAACCAACTAAACCAACTAATCATGTCTGTCGTTAACCAGTCTCCAGTCCCAGAAGGGATCACTTACTCTATGTTCATCCCGTGGGTGGAGACCTGGGTTACAGAAGAAAAGGTTCGCCAGGAGATGGAAGAGTGCGGATTTGGCACTCTCGCCAAGGTGGATTTTGTAGAAGTTGCTACAAAGAGGAAGC